ATTCGAACCTGCTAAGAATATAAGAATTAGTTATGATAAGACTTCTGAAAACTATATTATGGATAATACTCCAGAAAATAGAGTTGGTACTTCTGAAGTAGAAGTTCCTTTATCTGTTAAAGTTATTCAATCTTATCAATTCTATGGATTTAATAATCTAACTAGAATGGATTTAGAAAATACAGTATTAAAGATTATGCCTGCAGCATTTAAAAACTGTGGTAATCTTTCTGCTATTAAACTAAAACCAAACTTAACTTATATAGGAAGTGGAGCATTCTCTAATAGCGGATTAAATGAATTGAATATTCCTTCTACAGTTACTACAATGGAAGAAGGAGTATGTAAGGGTGCTACCAAATTAACCCGTGTAGTTATTCCTAATTCTATTGAATCAATATTAGAATACTCTTTCTATGGTTGCGATAAATTAAATGAAGTGGTTATAGAAGATGCAGTAGAACCTACTCTTGGTGTAAGAGGTAAAGGTTTAAAATATATAGCTGATTATGCATTTGGTTCCAACGAATTAACTGAAATCACTATTCCTGCATCTGTAAAAACTATTGCTAAAAATGCATTTGCAAACTGTCCTAATTTGAGAACTATCAATATTGCAGAATATCCTGGATCCCATGTATCTGATTTATCTGCACAATCTATTGATAATGCTCCTTGGGGTGCACCAAATGCTAGAGTTAATTATTTATAATAGCTGAAAGGAGTACACATGGCTAGTATAGTCGATAAAAATAGCGGCCAAACAGTATTCACTTTCACTCCAAATAATGGAATCCCAGTTGAGTTAGACTTGACTGGGGTACACTCTATAAGAGTTCAATGTTATGGAGCTGGTTCATTATGTGGAGATAATAGAACAGGATCTAGAGGTGGTTATACTTCTGGTATTTTAGATACTTCTAAAATAGATATCTTGTATCTTACTGTTGGGTGTTTACCAAAAGGAAGATCTGGTGGTCTTGGATTTGGTAAAGGCGGAGATTCTAGATACCCAGAAATATCTCAAATGATGGGATATGGTGGTGGAGGTTCTTCTGGAGTCTCATTGGATAAAAATGATAAAAATACTGCTATCATGATCGCTGCTGGCGGTGGTGGTGGTACTGATTATATAGATTATAAAGGATCAAAAGTATATCTAGAAGGCTACGATGGCGGTGGATATACCGGTGCTCCTATACTAACTGCCAATGGTAATGAAGATTATGATGGAGCAGATAGTTGGTATAGATATGGATATACTGGACAGCCTGGTACTCAAGACCAACCTGGTATGGGTGGTAGTTTAGATAAGTTCTCTACATTTACTACAACTCCAGACTCTAATGGTACAGCCTTTAATGGCGGTCCTGGTAAAAGAGATTTAGCTACTGACAAAGTACATGGCGGAGCTCCTGGTGGTGGAGCTGGCTGGTATGGAGGCGGTGGTGGAGATATTAGGGCTGGTGGCGGTTCATCTTATATCTCTGGAGATCCTAAATGTAAAGCCTTCCCAGGAAGAGCTGAATTTACTGATACAGATATTATTACTGGTGGTAATAATCAATCATTTGAAGGTAAGATTATTGTTACTGTATTAAAAGCAGAAGCAGATGGAAAAGAATTCCAATGCACTGTTACTATTGCACCAAATAATGCTGTATTAGATATTGAGATTCCATTCCCATATAAACAATTTACAGAAATGCAATTCTTCGTTACTGATAATGAAGGAAGATTAATTCCTCAAGCATATTATGATAGAATTGGTGAAAGAACTATTCGTATTAAAAATGCAGTACCATTTGGTATTACAGAAGAAGACGATATTAAGTTTACCTTCTGTCATAATAAAGGGCAGTATGCTGTTCAAAAGATGGAATTACATATTTCTGGTGAAGATGGTATTAGAAAATACGATATCAATTCTCCATACTATGCTATGCTTGATCTTAGAACTAGATTTAAAGTATTCTTAAACAGAAAGGCTTTGGTTCAAGGAAGAGATTACAGTATTAATATCTATAGAGGATTTATCAAGTTTGAAGATCATATTATGATTGGTCTTCGTGATGATATTGATATTATTTGTTTCTATACTGGTACTAAGTATAATAAAGCCATTCCAGAACTTCCTATGAGTGGATATATCTATTTCAATAAATATGAAATAGATAGAAATCTTAATAAGAATCTAATGGCTGTCTTTGTAAATGGTAAACTGGTACAAAGAAAAGATATATTAGATATTTCTAATAATATCCATAAAGTATCTAGAGATATCAAATCTAGATATAACTTAGAAGTATTAAATCTCAGTCCTAGAGTAGATTCTTTGGTTCCTAGATTTAAAAGACCTATTAGCCGAGGAGTTGTTAAAAAGAAAATCGTTAAATGGATTAACGGTAGAATCGGAAACTACGAAATCGGTAAATTCCAAAAAGATCTATTTGAAGGTCCTAATGGTGGCGGAATTAAGTTAACTTTGGGACAAGATGCTATTACTCCTTTATATATCACTGGTAAGAATCTTAAAATCTTTAAAGAAGATTTCTCAATGTGGTTATTCGATAAAGGTAATGGTATTACTTTTAATTATCTTCCTAAATATAAAATAACCATTCATCAAACTGATCATCAAACAATTGTAGTTCATAGCAATGGTCATGATTATACTGATAATGAGATTTGGTTAACACATGGAGATACTTTTACAGTAACAGTTAATGCTCATAAAGGTTATAATCCTGGTAGACCTAATATTGAAAGTGGAACTGTTACAGGTCCTATGGATATTAGTGCTACACCTGCCCAACCAATTGAATTTGTAACAGCTTTGATTCCTTGGAATGCTGGCAGATTTACTGATCTAGATACTAATGAAAATAAAGTCTGGAAAACAAAATTCGTTACTATTCCTGAGGGAGTACATAAAGTCTTAGTAGTATATTCTTGGCATTACAGAAGAGATGAAAAATGGGATCAAGCTAAAGGACAAGAAGCTTATGAAATCTATAAACGAGATATCTCCCGTTTAGATAGTGATGTTATGAATGATAGACTTTCTTCAAGACTAGTGCATGGTCATGATGATACTGATTATACAGTAAGATTCCAGGGTACAGCAATATTCGATTATGATAATATGATAAGTTGGTTCGATCCAGGCAGGATTATTTGGAGAGATTGGAAGAATTGGCCATTACCTAAAGAAACAAATATTTATGGTGCTGAGGCATGTGCTGTAGTAGGAGTAACTCCTGGCAAGACTTATAAGTTAGCTTGTTTCTCCAGTTCGTTTAAATCTAGACCATATGGTTATTTCATTATCTATAAAGAATTTGTTAAAAATCTAGATGTAAATATTGCAGATTATTAATTTTGTGAGGAATTATGGCAAACGAACAAACTCATGAACTGAAATCTATAGGTACTGATCCTTCTTTTCAAGGTATTACAGTTCATGTAAAAGCAAAAAAGAAAGAACCTAAAGAATCTGATTTTGTTACAAATGTAGATTTTTGGGCAGTTAATAAGATTTCAAATTACAAAACTATAACTAATTTTAATGATGCTACTTATACCACTCCTGGAGATCCTGAAAATAATCTGGTAAAAGATGAGTTAGACAAAATCAATGCTCCCCAATCTGGTAATTGGTGGGAATTACCAACTAAATTTCCTAAGTATTTAATGATGAATCTAGGTGGTCCATTCACTAATATGGAAAACTTAAGATGGACGAATATTGAGAAGTTATTTAATCACGCATATCCAGGTACAGATGCTGTAGGATTTTCTATTGCTAAGACAGAGAGTGCTCAAATGTTTTTTAATAACTGTAAAAAGTTAAGATGGTTTGATGCATTGCTAGGTCTTAGAATAACTAGAACTTGTAAAAATATCAGTTATTTCTTCTCTAAATGTGAGGCACTAGAATTAGCAATAGGTCTTACAACTTGGAATGTAGGCAATGTAGAAAATATGGAATATGCTTTCTTCAATTGTAAGAATCTAAAAAGTATAAATATATCTACGTGGAATACTTCAGCTGTTAAAAACTTCAGTTCCATGTTTGGGTCCTGTGAAAACTTAGAAGAGATTAATGGAGTATTCGATTTAACTTATGCTGAAAATTGCAATAATATGTTTTCTGGTTGCACTAAGTTAAAGAAAAAGATTAAATTCAAAAATGTTCCAGAAGGATTTGATCTTACTAGAACTGGGCTTACTACAGATCAATATGAAATTGTAGATGGTTTTCATATTGATGACATGTTTTATTCGGAGAACCATGGTTATCGCGCAGCTAATTGGTACCCACTCTTTGGAATGGAAGATGATTTAGATAATCATGAAAACTCAACAGTAGCCCCACCAGATCATCTATAATTAAATTCATATATTAGAATAATCATAAAAATAATGGGTAGAGTCATAACGACTCTACCCACTAATTATTCTTTTTCAGGATATGAATAAAATTTGAAATTGCTATGAGCAGTCTCATTATCTTCATCAAAGAGAATTTTCTCTTTCATCTTAAGATCGGCAGTAGATGATTTTTTAAAATATACTGGTCTAGTAATTTCTACGTTATCTACTACATTATCCCATCTGGTATGATTTGTATTGTAATTAAATGGAGCTCCATATACATAATTAGGCTCTATACGAGTATTAGTATCTGGAAGCTCTATTAATTCAGGAGGGAATCTTTCTACAGTTTGTCTAATATCGACTAATTCGAAATCATCAGTGTAGGTACTATCATTACAAACGTGTAGTTGATCTAATTCATATTCATATGCTCCAGATTTAGGCGCACCATATGGATTCCCGAGCTTAATATTCTTTAAAATACGACCAAATTCATGGCCATCAGGATATTCCCACCATTTTTTACCATCAAAGAATAGACGTTCTACAATCAATTCTCCTCTAGAGAATAATATATTATGCCATTCATTATCAGGAGTATAAGGACAGTCATAGATTAGTTTATCATTAATCAATAATGCTACAGATGGTTTACCAGGAATAGATCCATGATATGCTGGAATAAGTTTGATATTGTTCCCATTCTCATCACTTACTTCCACTCCTGGTATATAAGAATTTTTATTATTATCAAAATCAATAATAGCAGAGTTATGTAATTTGAACCAGAAGGATATTGCAAACCTTCCATCTTTTTCTAATTTACACTCAGCATCATTCTGATAATAAGATCTTTCATTCAAACAATAACAAGATTTAAATCTAGTACTAATATAAGGATCTTGGATAGCTGCATAATTTTCAAAAGATATAGAACCATTCTTTACCCAAGTATCTTTATTAATACCAACATCAGATATTCCTGTATCGGTAAATCTAATTATATTAAAATAATTTCTTTTTCTAAACAATCAAATCATCTCCTATTCTTCATAATCGTCGTCATCTATATCTTTACCAGGAACGATATCAGGATAGGGATTATTGTCTGGTCTTAAATAAATTGTTTTGCGATAATATACATTACCTTTACCATTTTCTTTATCAGAGATAATCCATTCAAAGATACCAACAGTATTAGAACATTCGTAACCTGTTGCTTCCATATTGTAATATACTTTCTCTATATCATCTTCAGAAGATGGATTGATTTGCAATGAACACAATATGCCATCTGCATTAATAGGCCCAAAAGAGTCTAATTTCTTAATAAGTTTAAGAGGTATAGAAACAAATGGCTCATCTATATAAGACTCAGTTAATACTTCTGGAACCTTTCCAATAAGTATAGCTGTATCACTATTATATTCTTCATCATTTGTAGGATAACTTAATTGAGTAATAACATTTACCTTTTCAGGAGTTACTCTATAATCATCTCTGAAGAATTTGAGTGTATATTTTATATTTTTTTCTCTTCTTGATTCATTGACATTGTGGTGCACTAAGCATAAATGCCAATCATTGAGTTTATTCATTATTCCTTCAAAAGTAAATGGAAGAGTTGGATCAAGAATAGATTTTCTATTCTTCTTTTCTCCTCTATCTACAACGATCATAGCATTTATATCTTTAGGTCGTTGGGTTTTAGGAAGAACTAACATTTTTTCACCACTATTCTTTTAAATACAGTAAATTCATTACTTATTGTCAAAAAATCACAAAAATCCATCAAGTATCAATTAAGATACTTGATGGGTTATTAGCAATTATTGTTGAGCTTCTTCTTCGTCAGTCTTTTCAATAATTTTACCGATCACAGAATCGATAACATTCAAAGCTACAGCGATGCAGATTGGAAGTACAACACCATCACGGATTTTGCACCAGCCAGCTTCTTTAGCTGCATCTTCTTTAAGTTTATTTGTATAAACGTCAGCGATTTCTTTAAGTTGAGGAATACCAGATTCTTTCAACCAACGAGTGAAATATTTTTTGGATTGATTAGTAACAACTTCATTTACGTTGTTAATCAATTCTTCTTTGATGTTATTGAAAATAACTTTGTCGATAATTTTAGCCATGCTATATTAACCTCCTAGAAAATAATATGAAGAAACTAATCTTCTTCTAAAATAAAGCTATCAGATAGTTTTCCATCTTTATAGCATTCAATTGTTACAGAAGAACCTTTGTAGAATTGAACAAAGTCTTTGATTATTTTACCATTGGCTTTAAATACTACGCCGTCTTCTTGTTTTACATGAATCGTAACTACTTCACCTTTAGAAGCATCTACTTTATCTTCTTCTAGAACTTTAGCAGCACTAGCTTCTTTACGAAGCTTTTCAGCTTCAGCTTCTAATTCTGCAATTCTATTTTTATAAGCAGCTTCTTTAACAGTAAGAGCATTCTTATCTTTAGCAAGATTTTCATTCTCAAACTTTAAGTCAGTAAGCGATTTCATGAGATTTTTATTAATCTCAGCAACTTCATTAGCTCTCTTTTCTGCTTTAGCAACATTGAGAGAAGCAGAGTTGAAATCTTTATTAAGATTTTCAACCTTATTTTTATAATCAATATTACTAGCAGTAAGTTCGCTATTGTCTTTGCTAAGTTTAATAACTTTGTCTTTTAAGTCCTTGATTTCATCTTTATACTTATTAAGTTCTTTAGCTACATCAGTCATTTTAGCTTTAGATTCAACTAATGTAGTCGTAGAAGGATTACTTGTATTAATAGATGCAATCTTAGTCTTATAATCTTGAATAGCAATATCAAGAGCTTCGATAGTCTTAGCTTCAATAGCTTCTTTTGTTACAAGAGCATCATGTTGTTCTTTTAAACTTTTGTATTCATTTAAAAGTTGAGAAGATCCAATTTGGGATTCTAGATCATCAACCTTTTCTTGTAACTCTTGAGCAAGCTTATCAGCTTTCTTATATTGAGACTCTAATGCTCTATATTGCGTAGTCGTATACAATCCAAGCATTACGAATTTTCCTTTCCATAACTAAATGAAATAAGAACTGCTATTATTATAATAGCTTACTCTATTGTTTCTTAGTTCTACTAGTAGCTTTCTTTTTAGTAGTAGTTGTTTTTCCTTTTACAACTTTTTTAGCTTTAGAAGTGGATTGTTTTCTTTTAATAACTGGAGTTTTAGTTTGCTCCACCTTTTTATCAGTGTCGATACTTTTGGCAGATTCCAATTGGTCTTTTAATTCTTGGATCTCTTTAGATTGGTTTTCAACTTTAAGAGAAAGTTCAGCAATATTTCTTGTAGCTTTACCATACTCATTAATTTGACGTTGTAATCCACTTTCTAATTCTTCCACTTGAGTTTGTAACTCTTGTGCTTTATTAGAAACTTCGGTTAAAGTTTCTTGAAGTTTTAGATTGAATTCATTGAGTTCTTGCAATCTAATTTTAATTCCACTATTTTCTTCAATAAGATCTCTTTTATCTTTTTCTAGTTTAGCGATACGATTAGTTTTACGAGCTTTGTCTTCTAATAAAGAAGAGTTAAGATTCTCTAATTCTTTGCATCTTTTCTCTAAAGATTTATATTTAGCAACGGTTGTTAAGCCTAACATCTATAATCCTCCAAGTGATTAAATCTTAAAATAAAGAGGGTAGGAGATTAACCCACCCTCTTGGTATTTATTTATTAAAGATTGTATCTTATATAAATTAAGGTTGGTCAGTATCTTCTTCACTAGATACATGAAGTTCAGAAACCATGTAACCAGGGTTGGAAGTAGCAGCAATAGTTACATCAGTACCAACTCTGAAACGACTTTCAGGAGCAGAATTACCATTAACTGTAATAGTACCATTAGCTGGAGTTACTGTTCTAACTGCTACATAGTATTGGTCGCAGCGTTCGCATAACCAAGTAGCGCCACCATTAAATGTTCTAAATGTGAATACTACCTCACCAACTGTTTTAGCAGCATCATCATTGAATTTTTTAATAGTAGGGAAACGTAATTCATTACTGAATACAATTGTATTTTGAGCCATCTTTAATTTATTTTTATTCCAGATAGAATCAACGTATACCGTATACATACCAGCATCTAAGTTCTTAGGAAGTTCTAATTCGAACTCAGCACCTTGGCTACCATCTAAATTAACTTTATAAACACTAGAATCATATAAGTTTTCTTTAGTAATAGATAGAGTAGTTACCGCACCTTTATCTTCAATCTTATAGATAGGAATTGCAGAATCTTTAGATTTACTAAAACCAGCATCATTGATCAATTCAGAAGTTTTTGTTTTGATCTCAGATTTCAATGCATAGTTTGTCAAATCTACAACTTGAGAACCTAATTGTTCCCAAGCATTATTAATATACACATATTCTGTATATAAGTTTTGATTTTGTTCCGCAGGATTCTTAAGAAGATAAATAGTAGAAGCACCAATATCTTGAGTAGGTAATGCAGTTACTACTTGGATATCAAATTTAGGAATGCGTTGAAGCATAGATTTGATTTCGTTAGCAGGCATTGTATCAATTGTTACATTCTTACCAACGATTGGAAGTACGTTTGTGCCAAGAGTAATAGATTCGATTTTATTTTCTTGAGCAGATGCTTCGATTGTAGCAAGTTTGTCTTTTTCCGTAGTTGTATAATCGTTTGTTGATAATGTCTTACCAGATTCTTGAACTACAAATAGTTTACGAAGTTCTGCTAGGAATGTCTTTAAGTTATCAAGACTAACAAATTTAGCCATTCATATACCTCTTTCTATAAATTACAATATATCTGGTAAAGTGATTTCGCTATTATTAGCAGTTTCAATAGTAGGAGTGGAACCACTTCCACCTTCTTGAACCTCTGCCCAAGCATCAATAGTTGTAGTAGGACCATAAGTTTCAGAAATATATCTATATTTCTTTTGATCGCCTACTACATATACTTCCATACCAACTTTACGACGTTCTTCTGGAATACCAAGCATATCTGCTTTGTGTTGTACAGTTCTTAATCCACCAGCCATATCTTCATCTATCATAATAGGAAAAGAGTCATTAACAGGGTCTGGTGTGGTTAGTGTGCTAAACACAATAAAGTTCTTTTCAGCAGCCATTTTAAATTATCCTTTCATATTAAATATGAGCTAATGGGTCATAAGCAGCTTCAGTAGTTTTGAATAACTCTTTTATTTCACTTTCTTCAGCAGCAATATCACTAGTACCACCAGCATTGATTACAATATTTTCACTACCATCGAATGGTACACCATTAATAGATCTAGGAGTCTTTAATTTACCAGCTGCAACAGCATGAACTTCTACGGTAGCTTTATTAGCTTCATCGCCATGGATATTCTTAACAGTCATTACGCCATCATCATTAATAGAGATATTTTCAATACCTACAGATTTCTTTTCTACGTCATCCAAAGTTTGTTTAGATTCATTAGAAAAATCATTAGTCGATAATTGTTTGCCTTCAACTTTGTCAACTTTACCACCCAATTGATTTACAAATGTATTCCATTGAGTTTGCATTCTATTAGCGACCAATCCAAGAGCAAAATTTAAATTATCTAAAGTAATTAGTTTCATTACTCTTTCCTTTCTTAATACTATTAAAGAGTTTTAAGGGCAGCAGAAACTTCACTGTCTTTAGAGATAATAGTAATAGGAACAGCAAAGTTATCTAATTCACCATCTGTATTATTTAAGAAGTCATAATAACTTCCTGTAATACCATCCATTCTTCCTTCGTATACCAAAGATCCAGGATTGTTCTTAGTAAGTTTAGCATATTTATATTGGAATTTAGCTACATTAGTATCTGTAGTCTTGTATGGAATAGCAACAAAGATAGCAATAGAATCTTCTAAATTACCACTGTTAATTTTGAATGCTACTGTAATATTGAAAGAAGAAGTTCCTTGAGGAGTAAGTCTGATTTCTTGCAAAGCTTCAGACATATTTCTTCTTCTAAGAATATTAAAATATGTAACTCTATTAGACTCAAATACGCAGCTTAAAGAAATACCAGAAGTATATGTATCTCTCAATGTATAAGTAGATGAAATAGCTGCTGGAAATTCTGTCCCTAATGGAACATCACTACCTTGATCAGATGTAAGAATTAGATTATAATCTCTCATATGATCATTGATCTTAGTGGTAGTATAAGAAGTTTGATATAAAGGGGTCTTGATGGATTTTACTAGATCAAATGTATCAACTCTTAATGTATCCCCAACATTTGCAGAGATATTTTTAGAGTTATCTTCGCCAAGAGTAGATCTTTCATCAGAAATCATATTAGAGATTCTAGTAGCAAATCTTGGAAGTAATAAGTCATAAGCTCTCTTAAGAGTGATCTTACCATTATCAAAGATTTCTACAATCTCTCTAGCAGTATAGAATTCAGCTGGGAGTTCAATATCAGTAGTCCCATCAAATGGTACTCCATTAATGGTTCTTGCAGTAGATAATCTATCAGAAGATAAAGCAGACGAAGATTTTAAAATGGTCCAATCATCGTCTACTGTTACTTCTTTACTGATATCATTAGTTCGTAATATATATGGAGTTTGAGTTTCAAGCACAAATACTTCCATACCAGCTTTACGTTTAGTAGCTCTGATTCTATTACGGTCTGTAGTGGTAGCTACAATCATTCTACCACCATTGATTTCATTACTATCTGCTACAGGAAGGCTACCTTTATTTTCAATCAGGTTATTTTGGTTATTAACCGACATAACAAAAGAGTTGTCATTAAGTGCCATAAGTTAGTAACACCTCCATATATAAGTAACTTATTGATATTCATAACCATTAATAAGATGTGTACAAGGAGAATTACTCTCCTTGTACAGTTTAGATTTATTAACCGTGATTAATAGGTCTATGATAAGTTACAACGTAAGTATCGTTTTGGCCATCTGGGTTTAGAGGAGTTTTTAATTTAAATACTTTTACTTTATAAGCTTTCAAACCCCAAGTTGTGTCATAATAATATTTTCGATTAGAAGTATTAGTTGATAAGGTACCATCTTCAACAGTTTCAAACAAACCAAATTGACCATTCAAGGATAAGCAACTTGCAATATCATTGCATTCATTACCAGCATTTTCTGTAATAGCAACTGCAATTTGTTTATTTGTGCCTTGTTCTAAAGAAATTTTAAAGTTATATACAAAATTGTTATCATCTAATCTTGCACCTTTAAATTTATCAGAATTCAATTTATTTTCACTATCAATATCAGAAACTGCAATATATTTTTTATCATCAACATATTCAGATTCATTACCATAATACTGTAGACTAATTTTTAGTTCGTAGTTATCAAAACTTCCATCATCAGAAACTGTGAAAACAACTGGGAAAACTGGTGAGAGTGAATTATTAGTATAATCATAGCTCAAAAGTCCTAATTCAGAAGAGTATTGGTTTGTAGCATCTACGTCATTAACTTTAACACCTTTAACATTTTTAAATGGTAATAAATCGCTATTCAATTGAATATCAAGATATTTATGCCCTTCTAAAGTATAGAAGTTATATTTTTTAATGATATTCAACGCGCCTATTGCTTTTGAAGTTTTTAATTCTTCTTTAGTAGCCAAAGTAGAAGTATCTGGAGCATGAATAGCATCTACTGTATTTTTCAATTCAGAAATTTTACCTTCAAGCTCTTCTTTAGCTTCAGTAACTTTGCCTTGAGCAGCTGTAAGAGTTTGGTTAGAAAGTTCTGTTACAGAATCTTTAGTAGCTAATTCATTTTTAAGTTCAGATTTAGCATTGTCGATATCATCTGCATTTGCAAAATGTTTACCAGTAAGGATTTCATCTAATTTAGTCTTTTGACCTTCAGTGAAATCTGTAGGAGCAGCTTTACCTTCTAAAGTAGTTACACGAGCATCAATAGCTGGAACTGTAGTATCTTTCAAAGTATCTACAGATTCTTTAACAGTATCTACTGCAGCCAATTTAGGTTCAGCATCAGTTTTGAAAGATTCTAATGCAGTAACTTTAGTTTCCAAAGTACCAACTTTAGTATCAGCATCAGTTGCTTTAGATACTGCATCATTAACTTTAGAAGTGATTTCTGTAAGTTTAGTTGCAGCTTCTTTAGCAGCTTGGATATCTTGTTTAGTTTCTTCAGGAAGACCAGCTGTAGCAGCTTGTTCAATGGAGTGTTCTAAAGCTTGTTTAGCAGCAGCTAAGTTATTAGCAGCTTCTTCTTTAGCTTCAGTAATTTTAGCATCTAAACCTTTAGTAGTACCATCTTCAGAACCTTGTACTACAGTTTTCAAAGCAGCAACGCTATCTTTTACTAAATCAATAGAGTTATTGATAGCTTCTTTAGCAGTAGTGATTTTTGCATCTACAGCATCAGAATCAGGAAGAGCATCTACTTTAGTTTTTAAACCATCAACAGCTTCTTTATTAGCTGTAACTTTAGGTTCTAATTCTTCAGCTTTAGCTTTAGCAGCTTCAGCAGTGGATTTTACATCAGCAATGGATGCAATAGCAGTTTTGTCTTCTTGAGTCAAAGCAGCTTGTTTAGCTTCTTCAACTTTTTGAGTCAATTCTGTTTTAGTTTGATCTAAAGTTTGTTGGAAACCAGCAAGAGTAGCAGCAGCGTCTTTAGCAGCTTGAATATCTTGTTTAGTTTCTTCAGACAAGCCAGCAGTGGATACTGCATGGATAGATTCTTCTAAAGCAGTTTTTGCAGCCAATGCATCTGCTTTAGTTTGATAAGTTTCACCAGCAGCATTTGTAGCATCAGCAATTTTAGTAGCTACTTCTTCTTTAGTGATTAATACATCAGCCAAAGTTTTGTCTTCTGCAACTTTGATATCAGCAGCAGTTGGAGCAGCGGAAGTCCAATCAGAAGCTACAGGCACTTCAGATTTATTAGCTAAGCGGTAATCTTTTGCTTCGTCTTGAACAAATACAGACATACCAACTTCTAAAAGAGAAGTAGGGATAGTTAAAAGGTCTGCTTTGGTAGCAACAATACGATTACAACCAGCAATGTCAGATGCATAAGCAACAGGAGTTCCTTCAGGAGCTACAAAAGGAGCAAATACTTTAATGCCATTTTTATTAGACATAATCAGGTTCCTTTCTATATATGAAATATAATTTGTGTATTTAAATGGGAGGAAGGATCACCTTTCCTCCCATGAGAATATGATAATTTAATTATTAGAAATCAAGGTTAGCATATTCAAGCAATAAGCTAGTAGGTTCGTTTAATTCGAATAAGAATACTTTCTTACCAGCCAAATCGCCAGCAGTAACTGCAGGAACTTCAGTTAAAGTTGCTTTGAATTTATTCAAGAATAAACGATCAGCAACGTTATTAGCAGCAGCATATGCAGTTTCTACAGCGATATAGAAGAATTTCTTACCAGCAACTACAGGTAAGAATTTGGATTCTACTTTCTTAGAATCTGCATTGAATTTCCATTCAGTAGCACCTGTTACAGTATTGAAGAAGTCAGCAGCTACATTGTTTTGAGCAGCATCCCATTGAATAGCATTAGCTTTATCAATAGCAACGAAGCCACATTTGAATGTAGTGAATTTGTCTGCTAAACCAGCAGCGGATTCAATGTAAACATCTTGACTCAAGTTGTTTTCTTCTACTTCATCAACAGCAACTGTGAATGTAACAGTGGAACCTAATTTAGCATTAGGAATAGTAGCAGCAAATACACCTTCAGATACTTTAGTAGTAACTACAGGAGTTTCTACATCTTGAAGAGTAACTGTAGGAGCTTTTGTAGGAGTAACTTTTTTGTTACCAATTGTGAAAGTTACTTTAGTATCAGTAGAACCTTCGATTGGTTCAGATGCTGTAACTTTTACATCCAATTTAGGTTTGGATAATTCTTTAACTTGTTTTTCTAAAGCAGCAACTTTAGCAGCTTCTTCATCAGCAGCTTGTTTAGCTGTTTGAGCAGCTTCTTTGATGCCTTCGATAGCTGTAGCATTTTCTTCAGCTTTTGCTTTAGTAGTTTCAAGAGTACCTTCAACTGTAGTAACTCGACCATCAGTATTATCTAAAGCGTCTTTAACTTCTTTAGCTTTAGCAGTAGCTTCTGCAGCTTTTTCTGTAGCAAGAGCAGCAGAGTTTTTAGCTTCAGAAACGTCAGCAACTGCTTGAGTTACTTTCTTTTGCATATCAGCAACTGCAGTTTCGGCATTTTTAACTTTGTCTAAAGCTGCTTGAACTTTTTCATCAGTTGTACCTTTTTCAGGTTTAGCCATTACGTTTTGAGTATTGTAAGCAGCACAACCAGTAAAGTCGCCAAATGCAACAGGGGAATCACATACAGCAATTACGGAAACTACTTGTTTTTCAACAATTTTACGAACTGTATTTTCAAGACCGCAAACAACATAAATGTCATCTTCCATGTTTACGCCGATAGCATTAGGACCATCGCCTACAGGGATATTAGTTACGTTGTTACCAGTAGCAATAGCTTTAGTAGAAGTTTCAATAACTGTTACAGAGTCACCATCATAGTTTGCAACAAATACGTTACCGTAAGAATCGCAAACCAATGCCATAGGACGAGCACCTACTTGGTAATCAGCAATTTTCTTGGATTTAACAATACGGGATACTGTATTGGAACCAGAGTTTGCAACCCAGATAGTATTGGATTCATCACAAGTAATAGCAGCTGGGTTAAGACCTACAGTAATAGAATCTACTACAGTATCATTAACGATCTTAGATACAATACCACCTAAATCAGCACCAGTTTTGGAATCGATTTTGTGGCTTAAGTAACAAGCAACCCAGATAGTACCTTCTTCATCAGATACTAAATCACGAGGACCAGCAGAAACAGAAATAGTTTTAACTACTTTGTCTTGACCTTCTTCACCAGCTGTAGCTACGCTATTTTTGAAGGAAGGAACTTCGATTTTGGATACAGTGTTGTCACCATAGTTAGCAACGTAAACGTTACCATGAGGGTCTTCACACATTGCAAATGGTTGAGTACCTACTGTAATTTTTTGGAACAATTCCATTTTACCAGAATCAGAATTTTTCTTGTAGTGGTAAACACAGTTTTTAGAACGAGAAGCAACGAATACGCTTACACGGTCTTGGGATACCATTACAGAAGAAGGTTCTAAAGCTGTATTAGCTAAGTTACCAGTACGAGTAGTTTCAACAGTAGATTCTTCATTAGATTCTACAGTGCCATCATATTTCGTAGTAGTCGTGTTTACAGTTGTAGTTTTCACAGTAGTGGAAACATTAGACACATCGGAAGTGGATTCGATTTGAACAACTTCAGATGGTACGTCATTTACAACTGTCATCAATTTTCCTTTATAAGGATCAACGATCCATAAATCGTTAGGAAACATATGGACTTACCTCCTATAAAAAAGTATATTAATATATTAATATAATTATTTTGATGCATCAAATTTAGGCACTTTGAGCAAAATAATTATAATAATGTCAGATGACCTCTGACACGTCCAAGCTAGAAAAAACCTATTATTCTTCCGAATCTTCGGCTACTAATATATTGACGTGATAGAAGTCATCTAAATCTTTTTTCTTACTTACTAGAATCACAATCTTGGTCGTTAATACAAATGGAACATAATCCACAGAGCGGGTTATGTCTCTAATCGTATCATATTGCTTCTCAATCTCTATATACATTTCATAGAAAGAAACTTTGTCATGATTTCTATAATAGGTTGCCATAACTATTTCTATATTATGGGTAGTACTAAGAATAGAGCTTTCTAATAAATGAAGCACAGTGTATTTGTCTATATGATAATCTTCTTTTCTAATAGAAGACTCCATATCAAAAGAGTTGGAATTGTTATTATTAGAAGAATTATCCTTATGAGGAGTTTCCTCTTCTTTATCATTGTTTACTTCTTTGCCCCGAAATAACCCGAACACACTAAATGCTCGGGTAACAAGGTTGAATAAAGAGTTTACTGATAAAATTTGCATAATAAAATCCATCCCTATTACACTTAGAATGAATGGAGTTAATGCCATCAATCTTTTAGAATATAATGATACAAATGGATTAATCATTATAGAAAGAATCGTAGAAGTTGAAATGACAATAACAGATTCTACAAATGCCTTTTTAAAAGGTCTCTGAGTATTTCTTCTCAAAACAAGTTCTTTTAATGTAAAACCGATAGTAGAAAATAAGAAACAGATTACGAATTCAGTGATTGTAATTTCTAGAAAGAGTTCATTATCAAGATACTCCATAATTACATCTATGAGTCCTCCGTTTCTTGTTAAGAGAGAATTAAGATATATTTATGAATGATAGTAGTAAAGAAAAATAATTAGTCTGTATATTAAGATCAATTAGATCTTTCAAATTAGTCTTTAACCGATATTCTAAATTCATACAATATATCAGATTATTTAGTCCCTGTATTAGGGTCAAATGTTTTTCTAGTATTAGTTTGTTCAGTAATTTGATCACCGAGATCGACATATGATCCAACAGGACTATTATACTTACTATTGATGAATTTGTTAGTAGTTTGAACAGCTGCCCCAACAGCCCCTGTGTAAGTAGCAAATACTGGATACCCTCCCCAATCTATATTATTAACTAATAGATAGAGCGAACCAATTATGAATGTTAGATAGCCTAAAAAGGCTATTAAGCGGGTCAATGAAAATGTCCCACTTTCATAAAACAACTGTTTAAATAAGCCTTCGTTTTGTTCAGCCAATAGATAAAAACCTCCTTTACTTAGACTTTAATTAAATGTTTTTAAAGCCCATGAGGGCACTTCTGCTTACATTTTAATAATATCATTTTTATTATTAAAAGTAAAGGATTTTTTCGATGGAATATCTCATGCCCAGTATTATTGTCATTGTATTAACTCTTCTTATTTTGGTATTCTCTTTCTTCATTACTAAGATGAGAAATTATCATCGTGATGAAATCTCTAATGAGATTATGAATCTATTAGGAAATATAAATGATTCTAATACTGATATACATAATCAATTTGTCAGAACTAAAAAGAGAGCTGCCAAATTAAGCGAAATCACTAAAGAGGTAGTTGATATAAAACAAGACATAAAAAGAATAGAAAATGATATGGAAGATATCAATAAATCTATTGAAGATCTTAAGCATAAAATAAACAAAAGAAGAGGATAGGCGATTAAAACGCCTATCCCAAACATTTTGTTAATATGACTAAATTCGCTTATATATGAAGGAGATAATATAACTTATGAGCAAAATGAAGATTACTCCTGTCGCATATGATAATGAGAGTACTTATAGAGAAGATATGATATCGGATACTGTCTTTACAGCTAGTACTCCGTTTTTAATTATCTCTAGTCAGCCAATCCCTAAAGATACTAATATGTATTTTGAATTTGAGATTACTGATTATAAAGAGAATCCCTTATTCAGACACCTGCCTTTATATGTAGGTATTCATAAAGAACCATCATCTGGTATATTTGCTACAGACTTTAGTTTAGGTAGTATTTATTATACCAGAAGACAAGATTTTGAAACTTATGAGCAGTATAATAAATCTGCTTATAGTGCTCATTATAAAGTACCAACCACTAAATCCAGAATTCCTATTAAGGGAACAATTATTGGTGTTGGTGTAAATGCTTCTAGAAACCAGATTACAATATATTCTGATGGAAAACCATTCTATTCATTTAGACCAAGAGAATTCAATCTAAACGAAGATGGAGAATTCTATTTTGCTGTAGCATCTAAAGTCTATGCTGATATTACTGGTAATATAAACTTTGGTACTTATCCTATGAAGTATAGACCAGAAGGATATTGGGATATGAACCAATACTACGTTGATAGATATATTATGATGAAAGACTTAGTAGGTTCTATCAACTATTCTACTGGTAATGATGAAGTGGATTCTTACTATGCTAATAGAAGACCTATTGGTTATGACTTTAATTCCAAAGTAGATATCAATAATATCTATGCACCACTTACAAATCCTCATTTAAGAGATACTTATATCCAACCAAATCTAGGACCTTCTCAATTATATGATCCTAATAACAATGATGCATTTGTTATAGACTCAGAACATCAGAATCCTGTAGATCATGCTTTCTTGCCTTATCCTATTCCTACAGATCAAAAGATCTATTTTGAATTGCAATGTAAAGAAGCACCTTTAGATCCAGGATATATTGGTGTACCATTAACTGTTGGTATTACCAAGGTAAAAGATACTACAGATTATATGGGTAAAAAAGAAATAGGAAATAAATCATTCTCTATTGATTTATGGCATAAGAGATACCAATACCATTATGCTAACGTTCAATTAGGAGATAAGGAAATTCATTATCCTATTAGAACTGTTTATAATCCTATTCCTCCTATGCAACCAGATATAATTGGTATTATGCTTGATCTTAAAGAGCAAACTATATCTGTTTATACAAATCATAAGTTATTTATGAAAGCAGATTTAAATGAGTACTTGGGATATCCTGATGATACTAGAACATTTATATCTACTGAGAAAGATCAAATATTCTTTAACTCTAAAGATGAAGTATATCACTTATTTATCAAAGCTGTTCCAGATGCATTTACAGGTAATGGATATGTAATAGGAAACTTTGGAGAACCAGACAACCCTGATTTAAGATATGCTGGATTGTATGATAATATTGATGTGATGACTTATTGGTATTACTACAACTATGGTATTAGATATCTAGCTAGTGGTGATATGAATTGTATCATTACAACCCTTCCTTACAATATCAGTGTAGCCAAAACATTCTCTGGTATGGTGTATGTAAAATCTAAATATGATGGAAATGATTTAGATTTCTCTCCTGGCTTGAATATGATGTATGGTACCTATAATATCGTTACTGACACCGAAGAAAAAGCAAATGTGCCAGATTTAAACCCATTTGAATTCCATGAATTGATCTATGGTCATAGATACACAGAAGACCCATATAGGTATGATAAAGATCTTATTATATTTGGATCTGTAAATATGAAACTCAAAGATCCAATGCATAGATTTATTAATGGCAAAATGAAATTCAAAGAAAATTGGCTTAATGATGGTAATGGTATAGATCTTCTCACTGGTAAAGATATGATAGTTGAGAAACTAACCCCTAAAAATATGCCAGAGATTAATGGTACAATGTATTATATCCCAGTAGTAACTGTTAGAATGGCTAAATACAAAAACCAAGTAATAGTGGTTACTTACAAAGGTAAAGAATATACAGATGAGTTTGAAATGACTCCTGGAGAATCTATTCAAGTAGAGGTTAGATCCCTTTTGAGTACTGATCTTCGTGGAGCAACTGAATATAATGAATTCACACCTGGTGAAGCTAGCTTTAAAGGTGGAGCAGTTCATCATGATCTATTTATAACAGCTACTACAGCTGTAGTTACTAGATGGATAACTTCTATTATAACTCAAAATGAAATATATTCAAGATGTGCACCATTCGATCCAGTATATGAAAGAGACTATATGATTCGAAAGAAAAAAATAACAATACCTGAAGGTGTAGATCGTGTAGCTGTTTGTTATAATGGTGGTTGGTGGGGCAGATATGACCGAGCAGCATTTTCACAAATGTGGTCTTGTGTAGGTTCATATAGAGAACTTCCAACATATAGTGATGAAGTATGGGCTAAGTTTATAGAAATAAATGGCGGTCCAGAAGAGCAAACTTACTATCGACAAGTACTTCCAGTACCAGATGGTGTTGATGATCGTGGCAGACCTAAACATCATAGAAGTGGAGACGTATCTGGGTTATTAGATATTGAAAACAGAAAATACTGGTGGGATAATGGTAAATTAAAATCTCTTAATGGTGTTAAATGCCCTCTAGACATCAAATCTCAACCAATAAATGAAAATTTAAAAAACTGGCCTTACATTTGGTGGAGAAAAGATATAGATTGGTTCCCAGCATTCAATCTAGTCAGAGTAACTCCTGGAAAAACTTATCTATTATGGGCTATGGCTGGGTCTCGTGATAATGATAACTTCGGATGGTGGATTTATTATGGACCAGAAATTGCTAATATAGAACCTATGGATGAGTGGATGGATGATAGATAATTTATAAAATCATTGGAGTAAGGGATTATCCCTTACTCCATATCTTTGTGTTTATTATAATTCATCCATAGCTCTAGAGCCAACAATTACTAAAGGGAAACTCATATTAGCATTAGAGTTTACTGCTCTACCATTTCTTTGGTCAATTCTCATATCATCTAATAAGAATTCACCAGGTCTTTGAATACCAGGAACAGATTGGCCAGTTTGTACATTTACAACGTCAAAATACTTTGTTCCTGTGGCTTGATTGTAAATAACCACTGTTTGAATATTAGGATCTTTTTCAGAAATCATCTTTCTTTGAACAGGGGTTAGGTTACCGATGTAATCATTAAAAGATTGATCTTCTCCACCTGCTGGAATTATATTAGGAGTAGCTGGAACAATATCACTCATACTAACAGTTGTAGGGGCTATACCAGAACCAACACTAGCAGTTTCTATTACATTACCAGAAAGGTTTACACCTGTATTAATAGATTGAGGTGCTAATGCTTGACCTACAGTAGGTAAACCATATCTAGGAGCATTAAGTAATGCATAGTATGCATCTGTAATAACTTTATCAGAATTTTCATCCTTAACGTCTTTGAGTTGTTGTTCTCTCTTAAGAACAAGATCGTTAATTTTATTACGAGTAGAGTTAAGTTCTCTAACAGCAGCAATCTTAGTGTTTAAGATAGTTACTTGAGTATTCATAAAGTTAGACATATGTTGGAGACGCATCTTACCACCATACGTTCTATTAGTACGGAAATGATTTAATTCATCTTCGATATTATTATAAATCATTTCTGTTTGTGCAATAGTACCATATAAGAGTTTGCTATTATCAGCATAACCTTTTTCAAACTCTTTTACTACAGAATTTTTACCAGAAGATTTCTTTTTACCATCATCATCAAAATTTGTATATGTGATTACACTAGATCCATCTTTTGGAGGGCGTCCAGGACCTCTACGTTTAGAGATCTTTTGATCAGTAGAGTCGATAATCTCAGCCTCTACAACTTTGCTTTCATCTATAACATTATTAGAACTAAATCCATACGTTCTATCATCTGCATCATGTTCGTCTTCAATAGTAACGAACTTTACTATTTCTTTAGCCATAAGAATTTCAACTCCTTATATTTTCTATTACTATGGGAAAGTATTTACTAAGCTGTTATTTACTTTAAAATCTCTATTCAGTTGTATACTATAATTGTGTATAATATTAAGTTGACTTCTTGATAATCATTATGATAATTATCGGGAGAAACAATAAATGAAAATAATATATTTATCAACAATAACTGCTTTGAATGCAGTTGGGTTAATGATAACAAATGATATTCAAATAGCTGGAACTCTGGCTATTATCCTAATAACATCAATAGGATTGATATTCATTGATAGCCTAGATACCTTAAAACAATACCATACTATGAAAGCATCTGAAAAGGTATATAAACTTGGGGTTATAACGACTTATATTATACAGAGTATTGTATTTCTATATATGGTATATAGAGTATTAGAGGTTTATTATTAAGGAGTGTAGAGAATGAAAGAAAGAAGTACTATTAGTGTATTATGGGAAAACTACTCAGAGCTTTATTGGACGAATTGCATTGTGCTATTAATGATTCATTTCTTTTTACTAAAAGTGACAGTAAGTGAGAATCTCATGCATTATATAAATTACTTCTATTTAACAGTATTATCAGCTGTATTTATAAAGTGTACTATTAAACAGCTTACTGGATTTGGTAGAAAAAATGTAATTATACTCAGATGGTACTATGTTTTAGTAGGACTGATTAGTTTGTTATTACAAGCAATATTGATGATTACATCTGTAATCTTATCAGTAAGAGTTCTTATGGTTAGTATAGGTATTTTATAAAAGTTAGTCAGTATGGGATTATTCCCATACTGATTTCATTTTCATAATTTTGAAAACTTACTTATAATAAATTTTTTGACGATTAGGAGGAATAATGGGCTTACAAGAAATAATTGGTTATCCAAGAGGTGCCAATCTTACAATAATGAATGTATTCTACCAAAGACCAGCAAAGAATGAGGCTACTGGTAGATTTGATAGAGACTATGCTATTATAGTATTTAAAAATAATGATACTGGTAAAAAAGAATTTAGAATGTATTATGAGCCAGAATATACTTGGTATCTTCTAAAGAAAGAATACCAAACAAATTATAATCTTCACTTTATCGAAAGGGATAAAGTAGAACCTATAACTTGCAAGTATAAAGATATTAAGAAATCTATAGCAATAGAAACTGGCAATGAAGATCTTTATAAACAAAATATGTATTCTGGAAATTATAGAATGAATGATGCATTCTTTGCCCATCCTAGAGCATTTGCTGCAGATATGAATATTCTAAACTACATTCGTAGTGAATTCTCAGAGCTATATCAAAATCCAGTTTGTAATATAGACTTACTGTTCTTCGATATTGAATCTGATATTATCAATGCATTGAATCCAGATGTAATCACCATTGGTGAGTGTCCAGTAAATGCTATTACAGCTTACTTTACAAAAACAAATACTTTATATAATTTCATATTAAGAAATCCAAAGAATCCTCAAATCAAAGAATTAGAAGATGGTATGAAGGCTGACTTTAAAAAGTATATTAAAGAAGTTCAAGATTTCATTGAATATGATTTAGGTTCTAAAGAAAAGGTTACTAAATATAAGCTCGATAATGTAGGTTTATCGACAGGTTTCTTTGATACTGAAGAAGAAATGATAGTTTCATTCTTTAATTTAGTACATGAGCTATCTCCAGATATCTCTGCAGCATATAATATCGCATATGACTTACCATCATTAATTGCCAGATTAAAAGCAAAGAATATAGATCCTAGAGATATTATATGTGATCAAGATATGCCAGTAAAATTCTGTGAATACTTTGTAGATGAAAAGAATCAAAATGACCCTCAAGAACGTGGGGATTATTCTTTCATATCTTCAAGAACTGTTTATCTAGACCAAATGGTATCATATGCATCTAGACGTAAAGGTCAAAAAGCTATTGACTCTTATGCATTAGATTTCGTTGGTGGATTAGAATGTGGTGTAAGAAAATTAGATTATCATGATATTACTACAGATATCGGTAAACTTCCTTATATCGATTTCCATACATTCTGGTTATATAATATTATTGACGTTGTTGTTCAGGCTTGTATTGAATCTCAAACAGAAGATTTCAAATACATGTTTAACAACGTAATTGAAATGAATACACCATATCAAAAGATATTCAGACAAACAAACTATCTATCTACAAAAGGTGCTGAATTCTATAAACACCATGAAGGTGTTATTATGGGTAATAACGTAAATAGATTTGGTAAGAAACCTACAGAAAAGTTTGCTGGTGCATTCGTAGCAGAAGCTACTAAGATTAGTAACAAGAATCGTGTTAAAGTAAATGATATCTTTATATCTAAATTCAATAATGGTAATGACTTTGACTACAAACGTCTATATCCATCTTTGATGCAAGAATTTAATATGGCTCCTAATACTCAAGTAGGAAAGATCTTTATTGATGATGCACCATTTAAAGATCCATCTTATTTGAAACTAAGTACTGGTGGTACATTTACAGAAAACTTAGCATCATATAATTACGTTGAATTCTGCCATAGATGGGTTGGTCTTGGTAATGTAGAAGAATGCATGCAAGATATAACTGAATATGATCAAATCAAAACTAACAAGAAGTCAGTTATTGATATGATAAATCCTAATAGAGTAATAGGTATTCAAAGACCAATTCCTGATTGGGTTAAGAATAGAGTAGATGGTATTATTATGAGATTAGGAGAAAAATTATAATGATTAACGGATTATTCGAAGTCAATATAGATTCTACTAATCTCTATGCGGCATTAGAAGAATCAAAAAACCTAAAGTCTGAAATAACTATTATCCCAGCATGGTTATTACAATCTTCTCCAGATACTTCTATATGTGGTGTAAGTTTCAACTCTGTTGCTACTATAGGATATTTTGAAAAGATAAAAGATAAAGTTCATATCCTTCCTAGAGATTTAGGATTGCACAATATTGCATTCTTATCCAAGGATTTAAATCCATTCTTTAAGTCTATTAAGGATAACAACTTAGAAACTAATAATTTCATTCTTGGCTTAAAGCCGTATGATATTAATGGACAGCCATTCATGGCATGTCATTATATAAGAACTCAAACAAAGCATATGGTTCATAATGAAAGACAACCTCATACTAATAAGGTTATTACTACAGAACAAGATATCTTTGCACAGATGAATACTATTCCTTCAGCAGAAGTTTTGAAGTATATAAATTATTATTCATTCTATGCTTATGATAATCAGTGTAGAGTTGTTTTAAAAGACTATGACTTAGATTCTGATGAAGAATTCCAAAATATAATGAATAACTTCAAAGCATCTGATGGTATATTCCCATTTACATTTAAAGATCAAGATGGTAATAGAAATTATGAATATTTAAGCTATGTAAATAAATCTATGCTTAATATTGCTAAGGGTGATATTACTACAATGGAGATTAAAGATAATCTAATCAACTCTAGTGCTAATAGATTCTTGGTGAAATACGATATCTATAAGAAGTCTAAGAAGTGTAAGTTAACAGTAATCTTTATGGCATTGAAATTTTAGACATAATAAAACCCCATAGCTATTACAGCTATGGGGAATATTTTAGTGGCAATATTTAACAAGTCTTTCATCTAAGCATTTTAAATATTCTGTCATAGCAACTAACTGTCTGCTAAGAACATTAAAGTCTTCGTGATCTTTATTTTCATCCAAGAACTTAGCCAGTTTTTTGATACGTTCTTTCAGTTCGATTTGCTCATTTACTAATCTAATTTTCCAATCTTCCATTTCTATGACCTCCTAGGATATAAATCTAAATATGGAATTTATATTAAAGTCAGACATTTAATATTTTGGTAAAGTCGTATATTTTGGTTGTATACTATATCAGTGAATATGCATTTATATATTAATTATAAAGGAGAAATAAAATGCAAACTTTGAAAGTGGTTTTAAAAGACAAATATGTGTTGGCTATGATTCTTATTATTGTTGGTATGTTCGTAGGATACAAAGTATCCGAATATCAACAACAGGTACAAGTTCAACATCAAAAAACTGTTGAACAGGGTCAAAAAGCAAAAGCATTGACCCAATGGAAACTCGACCATCATGGCGAGATTCCTGCATATAAAGACTAGATCAATTCTAGTCTTTATTTTTTTTCATTTAATAGCTTTTCCACATTAGGATAATAGAAAATATTCCGTAGAAAGGAAGTGTAAATATATGCCAATGGCAAATGAAATGACTAAGCTTCTTAATAAGATTGAAAGACGTTTAGGTACAAGTCAAATGAACTTGCCAGATTATCTCTCTAAAGATGTATGGGCTAGAGATGTAATCTGTAATGAAACATTAGATACATTCTCAAGATACTTTCCAAATAAAGTTCCTTATACTTTAGGACCTGAAAATCAAAAGGGTGATTATTGGTTAATCGATGAAACTATTTGTGAAAGCTTAACTATCTTAGGTTGTGGTGATATTGACTGGCATGCATGGTCTGCTCACTATCCAGGTTTGACCTATGGTGGTGTAAATACATATGATATGATGACCAGTTCAGTAGATTTCGGAACATATGCAGATATTACCCAAATGGCTGACCATGTATCTGCTTTCTCAAATGGTATTTATGTAGAATGGATCCCACCTAATAAAATCAAATTAAATGTGGCTATCTCGGCATCGTTTATTACCAAATTCCAAAGAATTCCAATTTCTTTATTTGTAAAGCATGCTGACAATCTTAAAACAATCCCTCCTACTCAAATGGAAACATTTGAAAGATTGGCTACTGCAGATATTGCTACATTCTTATATGAACAATTAAAGATGTACGATAATCTAGAAACGGTATATGCTAATGTGGATTTAAAACTATCCTCCTTAGAAGAAAAGGCTAGAGATAGACAACAAGTGGTAGAAATGCTTGATAATACATTTGTATCCGCTGCTAATAGAAATCAACCTGCTATGATCACTATTAACTAAAAAAATAATAGGTTATTAAGTACAGGACTTATTTATAAAGATATATAGAAGAGATCGGTAAACACAAACTGATTATATACTAATGGAGGTATTTACCTTTATCCAATAGAATGGATATCTAATCACAGATGTTTTTTGATTTTCATAACAATGAAGTCAATTAGGATTCTAATCAAATTCATAATGATTGAGGCTACAATCATTCTTAGAATATCAATAATATCCATATAATATATATCCTTTCTATCTCTTCTATTATATCTTTAAACTTAAAATCTTATGATCACAATTATAGTATATAATCAAAAAAAAATATAAGAGAATGCGGTTATCGCATTCTCTTATTACTGTGTGAATTTGTATCGAAATAAGATGGTTGTTCATTGCTAAGACTCATATCATACATATTATATCCAGGTACTGGTCTTGGTAAGAAGTTTACCATAGTACAAGCATATTGATAGATAGAGAAAGTTCTAATAAAGTTAATAAGCTGTAATACCGTATTGAAGTTCATACTAGTTATATTCATCTCATTGTTTAAATACATATCTAAACAAGGCTGAAGATCTTCATTATATAACTTATGAATTCCTGGTGCAAATACTAAGAACTTATTATTACTACATTCTATGGTTGTTGCTGGAGCTTCTTTTACATACAGTTTATTATTTCTAGATTCAAATATAGTTTCTGGTTCCAATATCATCTTCTCTAATTTTGGAAGAAGTGTTAATCTCATTAACTCTAATTGAGCTCCTCTTATAGTAACAGATTCTTTATTTCCACCTTCAGTTTGTTTTATATTTTCAATAGTCAGAAATGCATCAAAAGTTCTATTGATTTTCTTTCTATTGATCCCTTCATCATCAGTATACTTTACTTCACCATAATAATATTTTTTTCCTTTATTAGGATCCATAAATCCGCCAGTATATAATACCACATTCATTTTCAATATAGCATTCATACCTAAGAACATAATCTTATCCTGAATCTTATTATATAAGAGCACAACCTCTTTCATACGACGTTCTTCTGCTGGCAACATAAAAAATATCTCCTCAATAAATAAATCAAAAGTTAGAGCCTGACCTCTAGATTATTTAGAGGTCAGACTTCTTTTTGTTTTTAATCTTCTACATAATTGGAGATATTAATCCCTATCATTCCATCTTCGTCAATTTTAATAGAATTATCATACTGAGGAGTTTGATAATTTGTATTAACCAAAGATGTTTGTTTGGTAGGAATAGGTTCTGATATTACTGGAGGGACTTCCTCATTCTTCTTACCAATAAACTCAATTCTAGGAACTGGTTTTGCTTGTTCTGGAGGAATCTCCTTAGGATCTAATAGTACTTTCGTATTATATAGATTCTTGTATAGATCTATTGCATTCTTAGGAGACATGATATAGATCTTATTGTCTTCTGTAGCGATAAGAACTTCATTTGTTGCCTTACTATAAATACCAAATTTATCAGTATCCATATAGAATGGTTTGGATAAGATTAACTTATCTTTAGAATCTAACATATCTGGCACTAGATTTTCAAGACAAGCAATAATTCGTTTTATACGAAGTAATACTTTATCGTACTTATCTTTATCATCTGCTAAGAACTTAGACATAGATCTTTTATCTAGGTATTTGAAAATATGTTGCTTATCCATATCATCCAATACATTATCTAGATAATCACCAACATCGCTGATATTGATATTCGCAATCACCTCAGCTTCATCGATCATTCTATAAAAGTTTTTATCTTCCATAGCCGCTTTATGTAATTTATAAGCAGCCTGCACATTACCAGATGCTACAAATTCAGAAGCTGCTCTAAGATCTATTGTAAATCCAAATGCTCCTTCTTCTCTATAGATGAGATTAATACCATCTTCGAAGTTAGAGAAGATTTTGACGAATTCATCAAACATTTCTGCATCAGATCTCAATGCTGTTATGCCATTATATTTCTCATTAGCAACTTTCATACTTGCTTGGATTTCACATTCTCTAATTATAGATAATAGGAAATCAGGATCTATAATAGATGCTACAAATAATGGTACAGGATCTAAGATAATTGCCTTACGGAAATACTTAGTATAGTTTCGGAAGCAATGTTCGAAGTACACTTCATCTACATTTGGATTGATATTATATAGACGACGTACTTCGATATTAGAAGTTAACCAGCTATCTTGTTTCCTTTTAACTACTGCTTTTCTAGTAACTTTATAACCATTTTCAATCAGAAGCTTAACTTCTGTTTCAGATGGTAGTTTAAAAGAATGAATATAATCTAAAAGATTACCAGTTTCTACTTCACCAGCACCCCAGATACAAACTATGCGCATTAAGTCTAATAGACTTGTAGGACCCAGTAGCATCATCTTATGTTTAGTCATTGGAATATCCAGTATATTTGTAGATTCTTTAGCTATCCATTCAATAGGTTTATTGAATTCAGGCCATTGTAATCCTGTAGGACATTTATCATATCCTAGGTTATGAAAAAGCATAGAATTGTATGCATGATCTGTTAATTGTTCATATCCATCTATACCTTGTTCATATTTTAATAGACGATCATAAGAGGATATCCGTACTGGATATCCTCCTAGATTAATTGTAATAAATTCTTTCATATACTAACACCTTTCTTACTTATTCTTTAATTTCAGTATATTCATTTTTAATAGCATAGATTGGAGTTTTTGGAATTACTGGTTGAGGTCCAAGGTCTAATGCTTTAATTTGTCCATAATATAGACCGCTTGTTCTATCAATTACTCGCCATCTAGTAATGCATTCATCAACTGCAAAGTCCTTACCTCTTAGATATAGATTATCGTTATTAATCATAACAGCTTCTGTAACATTAGAATTTACAGATCCTTTATAACCACCTATTGTAGCAAGTCTGCTTGCAAACATGTGAGCAATACCTTTTTGGATAGAGAGAATTACTCTAGCCTGATAAGATTCATCAGCAGAATAACCTGTTAAACGATCAGCCATATCTATATTAAATAGCGGAATATAAGATGCCCAATAATCATCCGTGGTATCTTTGTCACATGGTCTGAATAATACGACATGACGACTATTGCCATCTTTTTCAGGTTTTGGTCTTAGAATCTTTCCATTGATATCAGAAGTCAATCTATGATCAGTTTCTCTAGCAACAAATAGCTCGATGTTATCAAACATTTCAGACCCAGGAATATCTACGATAAATCCTTTATCATAATAATTATACCCAGATAGCATAATATTTGCAATGACGTATTTGACTTCATTCTTGAACAAAGCTACTTGTTCTCTTACCATATCAACGAATTGTTCGCTAATATTATCAGACAAAGCTGCTATAGTCATTTTGGAAGCAAGGAATGAATGATCAATATCCATTTTATGATAACCTTCAAATGTAGCATAATTGATCTCATTAATAGCAATAGCCTCATAAGGCTCTACAGCGATATTAGCGAAATATTCGTCATTCGCAATATCGATTATTTCCTTATAAGCATTAGCAGCTCTGTCATAATCATATCGTTTAGTTAGCTTAGTAATCCATACGAAATCATAACCGCAATCTGTTTGTGTATCGAATGCTTTTAGGATTTCATTACTAATACCGCTTCGAATAACATGATCATTTTCTACTAAATTGAAGAATTTTTCTTTATCTTCAATACTATCACGTCTAATAATATGGATCTTTTCAACTTCATAAGATTTATCCTTTAGAGAGCTGATAAAATAACAATCATCAAATTCCTCTTCTGTAGGATTTTCTCTTACGAAGCTCCAATGATCGTTATCGTCTGCATCCTCATCTCTTAAATTACAAGGCAAGCCATATGGTTCAGATAAAGAACCAATATATACTTGATCAGATGGACCATAGTTCATGAAAAGCATTGGTGTTAAGAATGGTAATTCCATACCAACTACAAGATGGAAGTTTTTATATTCCACATGATCCTTTTGATCGTTGTATTTATAATCCAAAAATTCCATCAACTCTTTACCATACTTGCCTAATCTTTCTTTTAGAGATTGCATGACAGCACCCATTTTCTTATTATAAGTTCTGGATGGATTTAATAAAGATTGAATATAGATCTTACGACCATCTTCTGATCTATAGATTTCCATTTCTGGAGAATCTATCTCATTGATTTTAAACATTGTAAAATGTTGTGAAGGGATAATACGATTATCGCCTTTTGTTGTAATACGATATAAGTTTTCGGCAGAATATTCTTTAATAATAAATCCTTTTTCTGGGCACATCCAACCGATCATGTCTTTGAAGCTTAGTTGTGTGTAAATCATTTTTGTTCTCCTTATCCATTAATAATATCAGCTACACGTTTCAAGCGGTTAGCTTTAGCAATTAAATTGTTGTAGTCCGAAACAGCACCATTTCGAATTTCGATTGCTTGTTTTAACAACTCTTCTAATTCTTCAATGCCATTATCGATTTTTCTAAAGATGATTCGCTTAATATTCCCATCTTTTAAATCAGCTTTAATAGCCATTTCTCTAGTATGGCGATAACTAGCTAATTTCTCTTTAATATCGGCAATTTGATTATCTAACTTTTCGACGAAAAAGTTTCGATGAGTTTCACCGCTATTGATTAAATTTTGAATTCTTTCTTGGTTTGTTACAATTGTTTCCATTTTAAATTCCTCCTATAAACTAAAAAAGATTAAAACCTTAAACAAAATAATTTTATGAAGATACAATCTCTTCATAATTATAGTATATAATTATACAAAAATTTGCAGAGAGGAAATTAATCCTCTCTGCTTTATTCTAATCTAAATGCAATATCTTTATATTCAAGTGCAATGTATGTATGTGTTGTAGCATTATCATGTACTTTCTTAAATACCATTCTCATATTGTATTTATTTCTAAGCACATTAATCACTTCTGTCTCTGATTCGTTTTCTGTTACTAAGCATTTTACAGCATCTAAAGCTATCTTAACTTCCTCTTTCATACTAGAGTTATAAGCATTTATAACTTTCTTAGCTATAATATCTGCAGTAACTTCTGCTTCTAAACCTGTTAACATATAAACCTCTTAAAACTGTAGAATATTTGTATGAGTTACATTCTTACTATCCATTTTACTAATACCAAGCTCTTCTAATGGGAAGTTTCTTAGATTTGATTGAATGATATCAGTATAATTAATGAATGGAATTATCCAGTCTGGGATATCTATATTAGATGGAATTGCTATAGAAGTAATACCAGCTTTATAGTTAGGATCTTTTAATAATTCATTGGCTCTCATACAATGCTCTGGATAATCTTTAGCTATCTCATTTACATTCTTAGAAGTAAGATTAGTTTTGATGATCAATACACTATTGCGTTCTTCTAGATTAATACCTTCTTCGGATCTATCTTTAATAGTATTATATGCATAAGCAGCTTTGATACCTTGAACAGCCATTGGATTTTTATAGAAGTTCATAGACTTAATACGAGCAGGTTTGTGGAAGTCTTTACTTTTATTCTTTAGAGATTCATAAATTTCTTTTTCTAGAACTGTAAACTTCTTAACCAAATCTATTTGATCGATGAATGAATTTCTTAATACATCATATTCTAGAATTTGTTCCAATCTTCTAGCAGTAGACTCTGGAGTACCAACCTTACTCATTGGCATACCTTTGATATCCATTTGCTTATCTTCTGGAATTAGATTACCTTCTTGAACCAATTGAAGAGTAGAATAGTTCTTTTTACCTTTTGTAAGTAATAAGGATTTAAATAAGAACTCATTCTTCATAATCAATAAACAACTTCTATCTTCTGCATAAGTATTATAGTTTTCACTAAATAGAATCATATAATCCAAGATAAGCTGGCTTACTACATAAGACATGATATCTACAATACTATATCTTAGAGAATCTTCTTCTATAACAACTAAAGGATATTTCTTTCTCTTAGCTTCTACAAGTTTATTATTATAGAAATCATAATCATATTTAGGTTCGTTTTCTTTATATTGTAAAACAACCTTATCAGATTCTTCATCTATTTGGGCTTGAGTATATTTGATCTTCATAGGAATACCGATAGTATATTTCAATACAAATCGATACCATTCATCTAGAGATATAATGCAAGAATCTGTATCTGTAATTAATACAATATCACGTTGCATTTCATATACTCTTGGAAGTTTATCTATAAACATATGGCGATAATAGATATATTCGAATATTAGATCTTTAAATAATCTAAGTTCATAATCTATAGTTTCTGGAACTTTATTTGGATCAAGATATGGTTCTTCCATCTTAGTAAGCATTCGAAGAATTAGATTAATAACTCTTTGGTTCTCACAGAACTTATATAAGTTATTCTTATAATATAAGATATTGATACATCTTTGATTTAGATTACAGATGGTATTCCAAATAGCTTCTCTAGCTTCTTCTGATGGAATCCAATTCTTAGTACCACAAATCTCCATAATGCGAATATAACATTCTTCTATTGTGATATTTCTATCCAATACATCACAATCATTGAATTTACTGAATCTTTCTTCCTTCTGATCATTTACAATATTCTCAATATATTGTAATACTTCAGTAAGAGATTCAAATCTCATATTATTTCCAAGCAATCCCTCAAACATTGTGATTGATGCGGAGATACATCCACGACCTTGTCCAGTTATCGCGGTACACAGATAAAGGTTGTAAAATATACTACTATACTGACCAGAACAACCATACAATGCATTGGCAGATACTTTATAATTCAACTGTTTAAGATTCCATGCATTAAATTGTTCAGATCCTTTAGGATACTTCTTCATTTCCTTTTTAGCTTCATCGCGTTTATCTGCTAGATATTGAATGAAGTTGTAGAATGGATTCTTTACAGATCCATGTTTACCAAATAATACACCTTCTGTGGTCATTATGGCTTTACCACCTAAAAGGTCATTTGCTAATTTCATGAAGTCCATTTCTACTTCAGTTTTCGTATAATTATTATGCAATCTGGCTGTACCAGCTTTATATCGTTTTTGAATACTATAATCTATAGCTTCTAAGATCTCCATTCTAGTTAATTTAGGACACGTTCTTTCTAGAATATGGAGCATAGTTTCTTTATATTTTTGAATAGTTATACCTGTTGGTAATTGTTTATTTTGCATCTTATCCTCCTATTAAACCTGTAATAAGGTGTTTAATCTATACTACATTTTAATAGTATATAACTAGATTAACGTTTATTATTTCTTTGAGAAGAGGAACATATTGGTAAACTCCTGTGCGAGCACATATATCGCACACAATTCAGAGTTATAACTCAATTTTTATTTAAAATTTACTATCCTAGGAGGTAAAGAATTATGTTGTTCGATAAAAGCGAAGGATTCATGATGAATGAATCTCACGAACCTGTAGTTGAATCCCAAGGTGCTGGTATTGTTGATCAAGACGCATTATTGGAAAATATGTTGATTGACCAAATGAACCGTATGACTGACGAAGAATTCCAAGCATATACTGAATCCGCTGATTTCCAAAACTTAGTTGAAGCTGGTGTATTGGGTCGTCGTTCCGTAGTTAAAATGACTCGTAAAGATGACTTGAACCGTCGTATCCATTTGGCTTCTATCCAAATGGCTCGTGAACAAGGCGATGCTGACTGGGAAGCTCTTCGTAAAAACCGTGTTAACGAACGTCGTTTGTTGAAAAAGATCTACACTAAATATTCCAACCGTGTACGTCGTGACGCAATGCAATCCCAAAAACGTCTTATCAAATTGACTCCAGACGCTTTCAACTTCAATAAAATTGGTCGTTAATCGTTAACGATTTTCATCTCCAAATTAACTTTAAAAATATCTAATAGACTACGGATTTATTTCCGTAGTCTCCCTTTTTGTCTCAATATTTATTTTGAATATACACTATAAAAGTGGTAGTAGATTTGTACAATCTCCTCTACAACCTTATAAGGTTAAAAAGTGATAAATTTAAGGAGGACAAAATGCAAGAACAATCCGTTAGTAATCTTACCAATTATTATATCTATGCAGAATTGGTAAAGCAAGGAAAGATGAAAGTTGATACTCGTGTCATAACGAAGGACAACTGGGATCACCACTTTAATGGTGTAATGAATATTTTGAGAGACGGCATAGAAACAGAAAAAGTACAAAATTATTTTATAGAACCATTCTTTGAAGGTAATCAAAACCTATCGGTCGAACTGAACATCATGGATTATTTATTGAATCTCATGATGTGGTTCCCGATAGTATATATTGAAAAGGGTATTGAACCACGTCATTTATTTTTTGAAAAGTTTACTACAGCAGACGCCATTAAAGCATACATCGATAAAAATATAATCGATCCTAATAAGATCTATATCGAAAACAAAGCATTGAATAATGCTATTGCTGATACAGTATTCCATTTCTCTTATATTGATGAATTTTCTTTGTTCTTAGCAAATACATTGAACTTAGAAGATGATATTGATATCATGCAAAAGAGTCAAGAATACTTTAACTTACTTCATGCAGATCTTAGTAATGTTCCTATTGGTGAAGTAAAAGATAAAGGTATGGAATTAGTTCATGATGCTATTGATAATTATATCATGAGATCTAATGAAATCGTTGGATATGACCACTGTTTAAAATATGCATTCGGTGCTCAAGAAGGTATTAATATTAGACAGTATAAAGAAAACAATATTAATATCGGTACCAAGCCAGATGGTCAAGGTTCTATCTATCATGATATTATCAATAGATCCTATATCAATGGTGGTTTGAATACTCTAGTAGCTCAATATATTGATAATGGTGCATCTCGTGTAGCACAAATTATCTCTAAGAAAAACGTAGGGGAATCTGGTGGTTTCTCTCGTATCCTTGGTTTGAATAGTATGGATACACATCTCCATCCAGATCCTGTTTATGATTGTGGGACTAAAAACTTTGTTCATATTACAGTTAAAAGTCCTAAGCATCTTAAAATGCTTACAGATAGATATTATAGATTTGAACGCTATGGTATTGAATTAAAAATAAGAAAAGAAGATAAACACTTAATAGGTCAACAAATTTGGTTAAGAAGTCCTATTACTTGTAAATCTCATGCAGAAGGTCATGGTGTTTGTTATAAATGCTATGGTGATTTAGCATATACAAATAGAGATATTTCTATTGGTCGTATTGCTACAGAAATCATTACTGCACAATATACTCAAAAACGGTTATCTGCAAAACATTTGCTAGAAACAGTTATTAAGATTATCAAATGGATTCCTCAATTTAATGACTTCTTTGAAGTTACTAATGTAAATGAGATTTCCTTAAAAGAAGATATCTTTAAGAATAAGCAAATGTCTGGTTGGAAATTAAGAATCAAGACACAAGATATTCAATTAGAGAATGATGATGAGTTCTTCAAACATAGAACCTTCTCTGATGATATGCATGCATCTGAAGATGAAGGACCTTTCATTGATCAATTTATTAATAGCTTCGAAATCATCACTCCTGATGATGAAGTATTTGTTAGAATCACTGCAGTTGCAGAAGACGGATCTCCTATTGATGAGAAGCTATATATCTCTAATAAATTAGCTAGTATGATTTCTAAAGCAATAGAAGATGAAGATATTGTAATTGATAATGTCGATATAGATATTCCTTTGAATGAATTACAAGATACAGAGTTGTTCTTATTAAAGATTCAAAACAATGACTTAGGTAAATCTCTTGATATCTTTACAGATACTATTAATAAGAAGGCTGTTACTAAGTCTTATGATAAAGATACAATTGTAGAAGCATTACAAGATGCAGCTATCCAAGGTAGTGTAAAATGTCAATCTATACACTTAGAAACCATTATGGCTGCTCAGATTTGTGCGGATACGAGCAGATTAGAGATGCCTGATTGGTCAAATCCCGACGCTAAGTATGAGATCTTAACCCTCAATGAGGCATTGACTGATAATAAGTCTGTAATCGTATCTTTGGATTATCAAAAGCTTGCTAAGGCATTATATTATCCATTGAATAAGAAAAAGAATGCTCCTAGTATTCTTGATCCATTCTTCATGGATAAACCTAAGAAGTTCCTTAATGCTCAACATGAAGTATGGGCTGAGGTTAATAAGCCTAAGATTAAGAAAGGCGAATGTCCTGTAGCATTTAATCATGATCATAGAGGCAAGAAAGCTCCTAGAGATGTAAAAGCATTCCTAGCTCCATTCAGAAATGAAGAAAAGACTGAATTGGACTAAATATATGGTAAAATATCTGTGATACCAAATGAGGGGTAGGGATTAATTCCCTACCCCTATTCTTTTTTGTAAAACTCCGTTATTTCAGTTGTATACTATATTAGTGAATAGAACCAGTGAGAGTCTATTCATATATTTATTTGCCGTATTAAAATGAAAGGAAGGCAATCTCATGAAAATCAATATCCAATTTAGCGAAAAAGAATCTTTAGCATTAGCAAACTTGTTACACAAATTCGACTTTGAAGGCAATATGCGAAAAGTTGACTTAACAAAGAAATACCGCGAAGGTAACAGTGCAGGCCACTTAGAATATAGTGGTCTTTGCAAAGCTAATGGAAAAACTGTTGTTGATTTTGAAAGCCACGAAAAGTTAACTTTGGCCGCTGCTAATGTATATGAAAAGTATGCATGCACTGTCAACAGCATTTTCTGCACTTTAAAAGGGTTGGTATTAAATGTGAAATCTTTAGTAAAGAATTTCAACATTGATTACGAAACTTCTTTAAATTCTGTATTTAAAGAAATCGAAGATGAAGCAAAAGCTGAAAAGATTCGTAAAGAAGCTAAAGCTAAAGCAGAAGCTGATTTCAAAAAGAAATTTGCTAGAATCAGACACATTGAAAAAGAAGACAATGACGATGATGATGAGTTATACTAATACAAATCGTTAGTCAGTCTTCGGAAAATAAAGGTGGATCAATTCCTGGCGGTTAATATCCGCCTTTATTTTTTTGTTTTTAAAGGCATTTTTCTGGGTTACTGAGAGTAAAATACTCTCTAGTCAAATAAATGACTAGAGATGAGATGGTATTATTTTTTTATAAGTATTATAGGTATAAGTGGTATATTGTTATTTTTAAGGTATTATAATGAAAAAGTTTGTCCATAACAGTGTGCAGATTACAGACGGTCCTAAGAGCAGTAAGAAAACTCTTTAAGGAGGTATTTCACTTTTAAGGAGAGTAACAAGTTAAAAGTTAAATATCTAACAAAGGCTTTATATTTGTTAAACAAAGGATAATAATACCATCTCATCTAAATGTCAAATAAAATTCTGTTATAATTATATACTATAACTATGAGAACTTATTTAAGAAGAGAAGATTTTATTTTAATAGGAGGAAATAAAATGTTTAATTACGCTGTATTTGATGATAGGGGAATACTAATAAGTGATGAGGTATGCGATGTTAACGAAATGGCAAAGCTTATTCAATATAGGCTATTATCTGAAGCAACAAATATAGAATGGCATTTAGAATGTGAAGAAAAATGTCATTTAGAAATATGGTTAACTAGCTTATGTAATTTTGTTGGTCAGGTATTAATAGATGGATGTATGAAACAATATAGAGATCTAACTTTATTAGATTCTATTTCGTATGAAACAAATGATGGAAAAGAATTAATAAAATTAGTTTCCAAGCCAGAATTCTTTAAATTCTTTGAAACAAAATGGCCTTGTTTCTATAGAATAATAGATAAACTTTTATCTGAAGAATCTAAAGAATTAGAAAACTATATATGGTCTGAGATGATGTTTAAAAAGAAAAGTAAATACAAAAGACCCAAAGACGCAATATATGAATATATGAAATATTGGTTAGAATTGGTATACGGGGAAGAAGTAAAAAGATTCTGGATTCCAGATATTAGAATAGTAAAGGGGTAAGAATATTGATTTATAAAGAAATAATAGATGGTAGAGTTGGTAATGCAAAGGCTACTGATGTAAGAAGCTTCTATCAACTTATTATTCCATCTATACATAGAGCTTTTGAAAAAGCTAAAGAATATACTTCTAATGATAGAAATGATCCTCATGATCATACTAACACACTTAAACACAGAAGACGTGGTGATGAAGCTTATTTTAGAATAGCACTGGAATTGTATGAGATCCTTGCAGTAGAAAAACCACTTCCTAATGGAATGGCCTTCACTGAAATGACTATTAGTTCTTCTGAAAGGGATTATATCCTAAGTAGGGCTTGTAAGGAAATCGTTAAATTAGATTTCCAAAAAATGAAATTGGCATTTAATCTAGTGCCAAAATTTAGATGTTATTTTGTATTTGGAGATGAGGAAGAATATGTTTAATTTCTTTTGCGAAAAGCAATCTATGGCATTATCTGCTAAAGGGTTATTATGTGAGCTAGACCATGTATTTAAAGTAAATACAAAAGTCACAGATACTTTTTACAATAATGCTAAACTATTACATCAAATCATTTATAATCACCGTTTTGTATTCATCGATACAAATGGTAAAGAAGTAACTTACACTAAGATCTCTCTTACTGCTGAAGATAAGAAAGAGTTTATTAAGTTGGTAGCTAAGAAATTAGATCTTGATAGACAAAAGCTTATCCTTGCATTGGAGATTCATCATAGAACTATAAAAGAAGTTGAAAAAGCTATTATGTCTTCTATGGTGTAAAATAAAAGAAGGTGGATTAAATTCCGCCTTCTTTTTTTATTCGTAAACTTAGTTGTATACTATAAATATGAGAAATGAGACGATATAGTAATCTAAGTTTAAGGAGAATATTATAATGAATAATTCAAATAGTAAAATAGAAATGCGTCATACTACAACCATTATCCATGATTACACTCCTGGTGATAATGAGTTTATAGAACGTAAGTTTGCAGTATTTAATAAGGTATGCCATAGGTTAGAACCAAAGGGCATGTATTATGATGCTGAGAATAAAGATCTTTATTTACCATCTGGTATGGAACAATATTATATTGAAAGATCTTTTGGTAGAGATATCTTCCATAAAGTGTGCCCAGATAAATATGCTATGGTCAAAGGGGTTAAATTAAAATATACTCCTAGAGATGAGAAACAAAAAGAGGCTATCAAATTCTGTTTAGGAATGCCCCCATACGAAAGAAATGAAAGAGCTGCTCAATTACAAGTAAATCTAAATACAGGAGTTGGTAAGACATATGTGGCTATAGTAACCTTTGCATATCTTTCTATGAGAACAATGATGATCACTTCTTCATTAGATTGGATTGATCAATGGAGAGAAAAGATTAAAGAATATACTAACCTTAGAGATGATGAAATCTATACAATAGCTGGTGTTAGCTCTATAGCTAAACTAATCAATGGTATGAAAGATGTATCTAAGATTAAGTTCTTCTTATGCTCTCATAGTACCATTAAATCTTTTGCTAAGAGATACGGTTGGAATATGGTATCAGCCTTATTTAAAAGATTAGAAGTAGGAGTTAAGATATATGATGAAGCACACTTATGGTTTGACAATATCTGTATGATAGACTTCTTTACAGATGTAGCAAAGACTTATTACCTAACAGCTACTCCTATTCAATCAGATTTCTTTAACAATAGAATTTACCAAACTGCTTTTAAGACAGTTCCTTCTATTGACTTATTTGATGAAGACAAAGACCCTCATACAAGTTATATATCTATGCTATTTAATTCTCATCCTAAGCCAACAGATATATCTGCTTGTACTAATAGATATGGGTTTGATAGGATCAAATATACTGAATATCTTACATTCCAAGAGAATTATTATAAGATACTAAAGATCTTATTAGTTATGATAGAACAGACCGTATCTCCTCAGGGAAAGGTTCTAATTTATATAGGAACTAATTACGCTATAATGAGAACGTACTACTGGATAAAATACTATTATCCTCATCTTAGTATAGGTCTGTTCTCATCCCTATCTCCAAAAGAATTAAAGAATAGAGAGCTTAATAATAGAATCATTCTTACGACTACAAAGTCTGCAGGAGCTGCTTTAGATATTCAAGGATTAGAACTTACTATAGTTCTTAATGAACCATTTAAATCTCCTGTATTAACTAAACAAACATTTGGTAGAACAAGAGCTCATAATACGAGATATATAGATATTGTAGATGTAGGGTTTTCTACATTAAAGCATTATTATGCTTCTAAGAAACCTTTGTTTAAAAAGATAGCAACTGATTGCGTGGAAATACAATTATCAGATTATGATATAAATCAAAAGTTATTAGAGATTGAAAGAGAAGAAAGAAGAAGACTTCAACTAATCCAAGATAGGCCTAATTTAAAACAAGTTGTTGAGTTGACACAAAAAGCAGGAGAAGGGAATTAATCCCTTCTCCAAAACTTTTTGTGCAGTTAAAAATAGTAGTACAAATTACTTTCAGGGTTTGTAATTCTTTTTTTACATATAAATTTATAATATTTTAAGTACGGTTTTCTATATTTTTTTGTAATAACATATATCAAGCGATAACTTTATCACTTGAATCATCGGAAAATTTGAAATATATCTATATTGAAATAGAAAACATATCTTCTTTATAACCAAGCATCACAAGTTAAGCTAGTTTTCTTCCACTTGCGTATTATATAAAATTTTAGACGTATTTTTATTATACTCTATATTGTTATCTATTACTTGGGGCAATGAGAATACTATTAAAACTTATTAGCCAACTATCCCTGCGTTTTTGTAACAAGTTTTTATTTCGTGACCAAATATTTATTAAATATTTAATACCATTCCTCTATAATGGGATTTTGATTATATCAAAGATATATGAAAAAGCTAGTCGTGTATATAAAATACTTACAGAGGATTTATGTGAATGATCAATTGTAGCGACTGCATTGGAAAAGTAAAAGGTTTGAAAAAATGCTAATCTTTACAATCTATCTAAGTTGAAGTAAGTCCTGAAGAGATAAATTAATATTTTAAATTACCTTAAGTATCGATAATCAATAACAAAGGTCATAATGTATTTAACTTTTCTGATTTTCAGATGATAAGAATAAAAATAAATATTAACTCACTTTAAAGGTTTATTTTAATATAACACTATCTTTTTGTAATCGAGAAACTAGCTTTCTCATTATTATTTAGTTAAAAGGATCATTTAGAACTAATATTGGCCTCCACCCATATCAGCTCCGCCTTCTGCTCCACCACCATAAGGTTTAGCAGCAGCTGTTTTAGCTTTAGCTTTATCAGCCATTTCATTAATCTTATCCATTGGTAAGAATGAATCATAATAGTATTCCATAAGCAAAGATGTGAATGCTAATTTTTCTTGTTCATTTTGAGTAGTGCCAAACTTCATTTGAACAATGTTTTGAATCAACTCTTGAGACATAGATAAGATTTGAGAAGTATTAGTAAAGTTCAACATGATTGGAGGTGGAAGTTCTACTTTGATAATAGAATTCGTATTATATTCATATTGATAGAGTTTAGTATAGATAGCAGATAAGATTGGTTCATAAAGTTTTTGTCTAGCATAAACCTTAATAAGGAATCTAGAATTACTCATAGTAAGATGAGTAGCTGTAGATTCTTGGTATCTACTATTTACCATTTCTAGAGAAACACCAGTTTGATTTACAGCCATTTCTTCTAGCATATTCATAAACTCTGTTTTAACTTCTACGTTTTGACCAGGCATGATTTCAAAGCTTACAGGAGATTCACCATTAGCATTTTGAGGGATTACCAAGTCATTAAATCTACCAGTAACGTTCATGATATTATTCATATTTTCAATCTGGCGTAGATTGAAGTTAGAACGTTTGATTTGGTTAATTACATTAAGAAGTACTGATGTGATATTTGTATCGATTGTTTGTTTTACATGATACAAACGTTTATCATAACCACGAGTTAATAATGCAATTGTATTAGAGATGTATAAGCAAGTGTATAGTTTAGCTGGGAATAAGGATTTAACAATATCGGATACACCACGATGAGTCTTCTTATTCAATTCAAAGTAAGAATGAATAATATCAGATGGTGGGATAAAGCTAATACGAAGTTTAGTAGTCTTACCATTATTATCAGCATTATATTTCAATACTGTATAAATCTCTTTAGCTAAGTCTTGGTTAGCATTTACAAATTTCTTATCAATTCTTTGAGATATCTTTCTAGCAATCTTCATAAGAACTTCGTTATCTTGAGTAGAAGTACCACCATTTGCTTCATTTTCTCTAGCAGTTCTTCTAGGTCTCATACCACCTAATGTAGAAGTAAACGTCATTTGTTCTTCTGCATTACCACCATTAGGATCATTCATCTCAATATAGTAATATCCTAAACAAGTATTATTGATATAGATAGGTTTTACTCTATCATGCTCTAATATCTCAAATACTGCACCTGGCAATTCTAATTGTTCACCAGAATTAGCAGCTTTTGTAGGTTCGTTTAAATCTTTTAAACCATCATCTGCAAGACTAGTAGGTCCTTGTAAAGTACCACCTTGAGCAGCTTTCTTTAATTTTTTATTAATATTTTTAAAATAAAGAGAGTTGGAAAGGTAAGCATTGCGTGCAGAACCAAGCGACTCCTCACCAAATAGAACAGCAGTTTCATCGAAAATACGTCTTAAACCATTTTCTTTTACGATGATACCAGGAATGACTCCTGTTTTGTTTATTTCGATATCTAGATTAGAATACTCAATATTGTTATTAGTTAAACCATCAATAGCTTTACTAGATAAAGTCTCTTCATTTAGATTATAAACACTCTTAGCACCAAAGGAGCTTAGCTTATCTTCATCAGTAGTAGAATAAGCAAAACTCAAAGTCTCATTAATAGATTGAAGACCTTGGTTTACAGAATCTTCTGTAAGGATACCTTCTTCAGATAATAAGGATGCACCATCTGTTCTAGCCATTAATTTATCAAGAGCTTTTTTATAAGGAACAATATAAACAAATTGTTCACCATATTTGGCAGTCTTAGAATATAATTCATTTCTAAAAGCTTCTAAGTCATATTTTCTAGCAAATAATTCTAAGTCTGATCCATCAGCTTCTGATTTGTTATCACTATTAGTCTTATCTGTTGCACCACTTACATTTTCAATATTAATACGAACAGCATCGTCATTGAAATGGTCTGCAGACAATACATTGTCTTTCTTGATATCTAATGCCTCATCTAATTTAGGCATATACTTACAAACAGTATCTATCTCTCTATCCAAATCTCTAACAAGAGCATTCTGAGAGTAGATATCCATTATATCTGCTAATACTGTTTCATCTTCTAATGCAGATCTAATTTCATTAAGTTGATCTTTATCATTTCTAGCAAGAGTTCTAGCATAAAGATCAGCCATATTAGTCCCACCATTATGGGACTTAGCTTTATCGATGAGACTTTCTAAGTCATCATCCATTCTACGTTTTACAGTGTCAATATATTTACTATTATCATTATTAGTAAAATACGTGCTTTTATATAAGTCATCGATGTTAGCTTGGATACTGCCTGCAATCTTTTTATTTACATCCATGCTTACGATAGGTAACTCATCGGGTTTCGGATTACGTCTTCCTTTTTTGTTATCATCAGCCAATGATTTGTACCTCCTAAAAATCAAATGTCAATTTTAGCAATAATTACCTTAATGTACCAGGGATACTATTTAATCACTTTGGCATAAAGAACCTCTATACCGCCGAAACGGTATAGAGGGATAGATTGTGAGTTATTAATCTTAGATTGTAGATTTAAGGTTAACAATGCTATCATATGTTGGGGAATCTGCCACAGTAGCGTCAGAGGAACCAGCATATACTTCAACAGCTGCTTCAGGATGCAAGGATTTGTTAAGGATATTGTATCCGAATTCCATTTCATCGAAGCAAGTATGTTTGTTAATGAAATCCAAGAATTCCACTGCACGTTGGTTAACAATTCGACCAGGAATTGGGAAACCATTGAATTGCAATGCGATTTCAGAGAAGTTGATTTCACCACGAGTTACGTTGTAAATAGAAGTATTAGCAACGTTTGGTTGACAAGAAGCAAGGATGTATGCTTTTTCAACATTCAAGCCAGTGTTATCAGTTACGATCAATAAGAAATGGAAGATTTCAGATTGGTAACCTTTAGTAAGACCAGCATTGTCTTTACCTGTATATTCAGGATATTTAAGCAAACCATTATAACGTTTGAATTGAGTACGAGGGTCTTTTACACCACGAATGAATAATTCGTTAACCTTAGTAATCAAAGAACCAGAACGTTCGTAATAGTTCATGCTGAAGGAAGTACCACCTTGTTCAGTAGTTTTTGTAATGATGTTGAGATCAGTGATACCATTTGTAAGTTGGTTAGTTTCTGCACTGATATCTTCGATACCTTGAGCACCACGGAATTCATATTCAAGGATATGACGGTAGTTACGGATCAATGTATCATAAGTGTTGTTACGGCTTCTAAGAGCTGTCAAGAATTTAGGAATATCAAGACAAATCAAGAAGGAGTACCCAGTTTCATACAAATCAAATTGTTGAAGATTTGTGAAGTCTGTTACACCACGCATCAATGTATATTTGGTTACATCGCGAGGGTCGAGGGTACTGTCAAAAATATTGCTTACGGTTTCTTTAGACATTATTTATTACCCTCCTATTAATCCAACGCAATAATCTTAAAGATTTCTGTTTGAACGAAATTACGGAATTTAACGTACAAGCAAGCATAGATAATTTTATTGGAATTATACAATGCATTGGATACATATTCGATTTCGAAAGAAGAGAATAAGTGGGAATAACGGTTAACGATCAAATCGTTTACGTCTTTCTTATACTTAGTCAAATCATCGCCATCAAGGAAGCTATAACGGATCTTAGGACAAAGTTCACGAATAGCTTTGATTACTTGTTGAACTGCAAGAACGTTGTTGATCCAAGATAATTGAGTATAACGAGTTTGAGAAGTATACTCAGAGTTCATAGTCAATACATCACCATTATAGAAAGATAAGTAGTTGATACGCATATCATCTAATTCTTTGAATTGGTCAACGTAAGGAGTATGTTTAGGAGCAAAGTTCAATGTACCTTCAACATAGGAATCATTAGGAATAATGATTTCGTATTTTTGACCACAGAATGGACGGTTACGACCATTGATGAAGTGTTTAACAAACAAACGAGTCAAGTCATAAGTAACTGTAACAGGAATTTGTTTCTTAGTATAAGGATCATAAATTTCGTAAGAGTTCATGTATGTTGCACAGTAACGATTCTTAGCGTTTTCATAATCTTTAATACGAAGTTCTTCAATGGAGTTTACATTAAGACCCATATCACGGAAGTATACAAAGTCTTCACGGAATGCAGCCAATTGTTCAATAGCGCGTTTAACTGGTTTTGGATAGTTAGCATCGAAAATACAGTCAATACGGTTGTTGTCCAAATCATAGATATCATCGGAGTAAGAACCGTCGAAAGCTTTGATCAATTCTGCTTCATATTCTTTAGCGTTAATAGGACGATCACCAAAAGAACCATTGGAACCGTTTTGTAATCTAATACCCATAACGTTGGAAAGGTTTACACCATCAGAAACGTCAACAGATAAGTTATTGTAGTCACGACCATTCAAATCAGTACCGAACAATACGTCAGCAAATTTGAATTCGTCATCGCCAATCAAGTAACCTACGTTGTTAACAAATGCTTCATATTCTGCATCAAAGAATAAAGCACGAAGTTGTTTAGATTGCATACGGATTGCATTAGACAATGCCATATTTTTATCTCTTTCAACAACGTCAGGATTCATTGTGAAGGAAAGAGTTTCTAATGTAGTACCATTTTCGATGATGTCGATGAAATAGCGTACATAGGAAACTGGATGAGAGCTAGTAGTGTCAGAATAAATACGGAAGGATTTATTAGAAGCACCACGGCCATTGTCAGCTAACAAGAATAATACATATTCGTCATCTTCACCGATTTCATGTTTATGACCGAAATCGTTTTTCAAGATTTTACCGAATTTTTTAATATCGTTACCATCAGAAGCAACAGATTTCAAACGGTAAGTAACTTTAACGAAGTTTTCCAATACAGGAATATTCGCAATACCATTTGTATTAGCATCTGTAGTAAGTCTGTTAGTTGTAGGGTTTGTAAACAATGGAAGACCACTGTCGTTTGTTTTTTGTTTCTTTTCGTTCTTAACTTCTGCAACTACACCAATATTTGCAAGAGTAGCATCAGTAGCAACAATACGTTTGAAAGTAACGTAGCCACCAGCATTAATAATATTTGCAGCTTGGATTAAAGGTTGACCATGTTTGGAGTAAGAAGGAGTTTTTCCGTATAAATCAAAGAATTCACTACCGAAAACTTTATGTTTCCATTCTTCAGGACCTTTATCAGCAGAACTTACGACCATAAATATCGGACGGTCAGTGGTATCTTCAGCAATATCCGTAAAGGTACGAATATCAGACTGATCATCGATGATGGTAGTTACACCAGGAGCTGGCATATCGAGTTCCTCCTTTTTCATTAAATAAAAAAGTTATTAATTTTTCGAAAAACTAATAATTTGAAATCATTACAATCAATGATTATTAGTGATTCTATATATATAGAACCTAAGGATTATCATAATTTACTATAATGACTAGGACACATAGCAAAAAATGGCCCCCAGATTTAATATAATGTTATTCTAGAGCCTTCTAGCTTGACTGCTATTCTTGACCTACTAGAATCTCTTCTAATGGTGTATCTTTAGGGTTTTCATTCATCATAGCAGCTAATACAGACTCATCAAAGTCTTCAGAAATTAATGCTGTATATGGAGAAATAAGTCTAGATACATTACGAAGAGACATGGACTTATATGCATTCATATCTTTTGAGCCTGATAAACGGAAAGGTTTAGTTTCATCATTCTTTGCTCTACATACTTCAGAAATTGCAAAGCCAAACATTTGGTTATTGATCCCGTATGAAGAACCATTTATTTCCATATTTTCAATAACCAAATCTTGAATATTTTGATATGGGATTGTATTAATTACATAACCAAGCATGAAGAAAAGGTTAAGCATCTTTTCACAGTTACCAACGAATTGAATAACTTTGGTAGATACGATGATTTGATCATCATCTCTATATCTAAGTATACGATAATCTTCTGGATCGCTATTGGCAGTGAGTTTAAGTTTCTTAACCTTAGTAACTTCATAAGGTCTAGTAGCAAACATGGATGGGAATCTAAACATTCTTAGTCCATCATTCTTACCAGTTTCTATATCTTGAACAGTATAATTGAATATACCCATGATATTTATATAGTCGCCTTCTTGTTCTGCAATATTTCTATCGAAATACTTTTCTGGAACGTATGCTACCATTTCTTTTCCTTTAGCTGAGAATAAGATAGATTCTTTCTCTTGCTTGCAGAAATAAGGAAGTTTAGCCATTAATTTTCACTACTTTCTTCTCAAACACTATAGAGAGCTTTAAAATATGGAAGTGCTAGTTTATCTTCTTCAGTAAGATCTTCTGATAAGGATTTCTTAAAAGCAATCTTACCAACTGTTTCTCTTTGATGAGGATCTGCACCATTATCCATTAAATACTTAGCAATGGCATATTTACCATGCTTTAATGCATTATAGAATGGCCAGTTATCATAACAGTCAGCAGTAGCTCCTAATTCCATCATATATTTAACCAAATCTAAAGAAGAGTATTTTACAGCTTCATTAAATGCAGAACCATTTCTAATATTTCCGAAAGATCCACAAGTAGGTTTGATATCATTTTCAATAGCAAAGTCTACTAATACTTTTAATCTTTCTATTTGGTTAGCATTTACTGCATCCAGCATAAGATCTTCTATTTGGAAAGGTCTATCTAATCCAATATATTTATCATATACAGCAGTTAGTACCTTCTTAACTACTGATAGTTTAGTATTAGGATTTTGAATAATGGTAGATAAGATAGGTTCATCTAATTCCCCAATATGGAGTAATAAGATAGAACTAATAATATCATCATATGGTTTCTCAAGTATCAATTCCCATAAGAATGGATTATTATAGAACTTTTTGTTCTTGATAATAAATGGTTTCTTTTGTCTAAATTCTTCTGTGTCTATCTCATTTTCAAAAGAAGAATTGTAATTATAATCCTTATAATTGATGCCTTTAGATAAAAGGCTACTCATCAAAAGGCTATCATTAATTAGTGCTTTTTCACCCAATTTGGTCATCTCCAATCATTAAAAATATCTATTATAAGTAAGTCAAGGAAATAGAAAATCCCCTAAGGAGAACTAACTCCTTAGGGAATAATTGAGTGTTAAGTGTTACTATTAGAATGAACACCAGCTCTGTGTTCCCAATCTTCACTCATATTTGTACCAAAGTCATTGAAATGACGATCTGCAAATAAGATTAAACCATTCTTATACATTACATTTTCACCATTACAACCACATTGGTTTTCATATCCATCGACTGGTACATCGAATTGTTTAATAACTTTAGGCATAGAAGTGGAACTTCTACCAGCATTTTTAGCAATAGGAGTAGTATCAGATTTGGAAGCAGTAATAATACCTTCAGATGTTGTACCACCAGTAGTTACCCCATTGGAGTATACGCCACCTTTAATAACTGCACCTACAATAGTTCTACCAACTGTAGTTCCTCCAATAATAGTACCACCTATCAAAGTACCTCCAGTAGATACTAAGTTACCAGTAGTTTTACCACCTTCAATAGTAAATTGTTTACCATTGATACAACCAGTAGCAATACCACCTTCGCCAATACCACCTTTTGTAGTACCACCAGTAGTAATATCTCCTACTGTAATACCACCAGTAGTGATCATATCTTCACCAGTGATTGTAGCATTAGTAAGAATGCTATCTTTGATAACAGGATTAATGATAGTACCATTAGAAGTCTTACCACCAGATACAATTGTATTGATAGCAATTACATTGGAGATAGTTCCTTTAACTGTCGCTTTAGAAACGATTTCTGTTTTAGGATCTTTCTCTCCATCTACACTACCAGAACGAAGAATAGCATTTAAGATTTGACCTTCTGTAATAGTACCGTTTAAAGTATCACCATTGATGACTGTAATATCCATCATACGATCATTCTTACCTTGAGCTAAACCATCTACAGTATGACCATTGATTTTACCATCAATAATAGTACCTTCAATAAGGTTACCATTTTTATCAATAATAGCATTTACGATAACTGCTTCTTTAATGACTTCTGCAGATGTAGTACCATATCTATGAATAGAATTATCAATAGTAGAATTTTGACCAGCAAATTTAGAGTATTCGGATACTCCTCGTAATTGGTCTGTTTTGATAACTGTTTTGCTAGTAGTATAATCTACAGAACTATCGATTGCTAATTTAAACAATGTAGCATTGTTGCAATCATAAGTTTTATAGATATCAGTAAGTTTACCAGTTACTTGTTTTAATACACCGTCTTCTACATATTGGAAAGTATAGACTTTGCCAGGTTCTAATTCGATAGTAACATTCATCTTGGCATCACTATATTTGATAGTAGCGATCAATGTACATTTTTGAGATACATCAACACCAGTAATCATAGAAGGAGTACAACAGCAACAAGATAAATTCAAAGGACCTTCTGCTCTATATAAACCACTCATCTGACCAGGAGTGATATTGGAATTCTTCGTAGTAGTATAATCAGAACAACATCTTCCACCAACTACACCGCCATTATATGCTGGAGTTGGATCAAAGACATGATTAACTTCATAGCAGTCATTACTGCTAGAAACTGTATAATGACTATGAGAATTGCAAGATTTGCATTCAGACATTTACTTTACCTCCTTTAAGAAATTTAGTATTATAAAGATGTGAACACACAAGAAGATGGATAAGGGAAATGAATCCCTTATCCAATGGTTTATTGTTCAGTTGGAGTAACTTCGACTTTTGTAGCGTCTTGTAGAGGTAGATCCTTAATAGTCTCTGTATCCTCTTTAACACCTTCAGCAATAGCTTCTAATTCTTCCTTAGTAGGTGGGTTTATAGCACTGTAAACTAGTACTAATAGTTTGAAGAATTCTCTTACTTGATTAATAACGTCAGGATATTCATCAATTTGAGATTTAGTCATATAAGACCAAATAGAGATATTCTTCATAATCATCATAATGAAGAAATTTGTATGACTATCAAAAGGAGAAATACCTCTAGCAACTTTAGATAGAACGATAGAGAATAAAGCGCCAAAGTCATATTCCTTTTCTGCTCCATTCTTTAATTTAAATCCAAAGTGTACTAATACCGCATCAGTAAGTTCTGGTAAGAATGCATTGAATTCAAAACCAGATCTATTTCTTGCAGTATATAGATCTTCGATAGCTCTTCTTAATCTTACTTCGTTATTATAGATCTTAAGAATATTAGTTTTCAAAGCTTTGATAAAGATAGCTGGATATGCTTGAGAAGTAAAGTTGGCCATTTTATAAGCAAGATATACTTTATCAATGATCTTCTTAGTCTTTTCTCCATCATTAGCAGCTTCAACTTTAAGCTCTTCCATCATCTTATCACGTTTATTCAAATCTTTATCTTCATAATAGATATCAAAGATCTTTTGAATATACCTAGCATTTAGCTTTGTATGTTTAAAGAAGATAGAACCAGAGATATCATGTTTACCATTGAATAGAGGTTCGTTCAATTCAGCATCAAGTTCTGCTTCTAGTTCTTTAATAGTTGCATTCATTTCATCTGTTTCTTTTTCTAAGATTTCAGATGGTTTTAAGATTGTTTCTTCAGTCATGTTTCCTCCATTATTTAGTCATATTAGCAGCAACTTTAGGATCCAATGTTTCAAAGTAGTCTTGTTGCATTTTCAATCTTACTAAGGTAATGATATCACCACGAAGAATTGGATTGTTGATTAATTGGTTATATAGAACAAATAATGGAACACCATTCGTTATTTGAGATAAGAAGATATTAATAATATTAGTATCTACCATACCATATGCATAACCATAAACTGTTGCATCTGGAACTTCCATATTTTTAATATAAGAAAGAACCAATGGAAGGTTAGCAGTAATTACTAATAATGCATTATCTTGACCAAAGATTGCTTTACCATAATTAGAACTCATATCTTTATTTAGTTTCAATTGTTCTAGATTAAAAGTAGAATAGATATTATCTCTTTCTTCATATAAGAATCTAGAGAAGAAGGAAACTAAATAGTTATTGAAATTGGATACGAAGAAATCATAGATAAACATTGCAGCCAAATATAAATCAGTTTCTTCATTTTCAATAAATTGGAATCCATATTTTTTAGATACTGCAGAGATTGTATCTCTATACATTTCTTTTTCTTTAGCAGAGATCTCTTCTTGATCATATGGATAAGTTGTATAAAGTTGTTGAAAGGTTTGTTTAAATGCTTTGACGATATTAGGTTTTGGTAAAGTATCAAAGCGGTTAAACATTTGAGTCAAAGTATCTTCGACCACATTCATAGCATAATCGCTATCAAATTGAACAAGAATACTAGCTAATTGGTTATCAGATTGAAGCTCGTATTCTCTGTTATTCATAAGGAAATCTAACATTAGGCGGTACCTCGATTATAACAATTAAAAGTGTACAAAGTTCTTATCTATTTGTAACCATTGCCTTAATTTTTTATATTGAGAATATAGGTATTATGCCATTTGTTGATAGTCTATTTTGTAATGAGTTCTAATAAGCTTATTATTTTCATCCGTTTTAAAGTTAAAATAATTTTTTCCAGTAACCATTTTAAAGAAATAATAGAACTCATTGGTTAGGTTATAACCATACACATTGTTCATATCATTTTGGAGAATATCAGAAACTGCATGATGGAAACTAATAACCCAATATTGGTTTTCATCAATATTCTTAACTGACCCTCTTTTGACATTTAAAAATCCCAAACCTAATAAAATTCTAAATTGAATAAGCTCTAGCAAAGAAGTAGATTCATTTGATTCGAATTCAGTATATAAAGCATCTTCTTCGATATACAGTTCTTTCGATTTTGTATCTACGATTATCCCTTTAAAATCACAACAACTATGATTCTCATCGCAGATATTATCAAGATCAAACCTTTTTACAAATATTATATTTTTGAATGATACCCTATAAGGCTTAATCAGTTCTGAATTCAATATTACTTCTTTTGCTAGATCGTTTAACTTACCCATTATAATACTTAACTCCTATTATTAACTCTTATTATGTTTTAATTTATCTATTGTAATCCATTATCTTCTTTATTGTTTTCGTAATAAAGATCTCGCTCTCCAGCGTTCATTAGATTATAAATAGATGACTGACTCATTTCTTCTTCTGTTTTATTGAAATCTAAGAAAATCGAAGTTGGAAGAGAGCTATTATTTGATGCCATAGAATATTCATCATCAATAGATACGTCATCTGGATTGATTTTATATTTTCTAGCATAAGCTTCTCTTACAACTGGGTTTTGAAGCATTTCTCTTAACAAAGCAGTCTCTTGTTTACGTTGTTTAGTCATATAATCACCAAACAATGTATTCATGGCTTTTTGCATTTCACCCATTTGATTTTGGACTATCGATCCTCTATCATCATCAGGCCTGTTGATATATTCTATTTCTTGAGTAATATCGGTCATGTTTTCATCGATACTCATATCAAGAACTTCATCTATATCATCTTCTGTTTTGATACTACCCTTTTCAATACCAAATAATTCTTTTAAGTTTTTACCTTCATACCATACATAAAGACCAACTAAGTATGAGAATATTTGGTCATCGTGTGTTAAAGCAGAATGTTCTACTTTACCATTACGTTTTACTTCTAGACCACGCATTTCTTGATAAATACTTGGAGATATAAATTTATCTTTATGATAATTAACACGTTCTCTAAGTATTTCTATCAATAAATCACGAACGTTGTTTGTAGATGTAAGACCATATACTTTAGTCTTACGTTTATTTCTGATAATACGATTACCATCAGTAGTTTCTTCAAGAACTCTATCTTTAATTTCATAATAGAGGTTTTTCTTCACTGGAGTTTCTAATAATTTGCCTATTACCGAGAGTCCGTAACCGTTGTCTTTTGATATTGGCGCAACTCAATATCAGATGGTCAATTCCATTCCACCCTCATTACAAGGAGTGACGAGATCATATGTCGTCCCTATTTCCGATATAGGGCCAGGATTTTTCTTCCACCATTAGCTTGTGGTTCTACTTCCCCCGCCAGGGGCTGATCGTTGAACGTATATCTATTTTCTTCTTATTTTCCAATCTGTAAAAATTCCATTAGCTATAGGAGTATTTCTGAATAAATAATTTCTAACCATACTTTCAGTAAGACCAGTTTTTTCTTTAATATCTGTAGAACCAAAGCATTCTATTTCTACACAAGATGAGTCATTATAAATCATATAATGTTTTCTATTATCTGGTCTTGGAACTATCATATGTCCTTCTTGAACAGCTTGTTTATTGTTTTCACTGTAAGTTCCCCATTTTAAATTAGTATAATGGCAATTTAATCTATTAGAATCTAAATGCAACACTATTGGATGATTAAATGGGTTAGGACAAAATGCCATAGCTACTAATCTATGAACATATTCTTTTCTTCTCATATTTTTATAAGAGAAAGAAATTACATAATATCCTTTATTACTTATATATGGTTTTAGTATATTTCCTGTTGTTGTATTTCGAACAACACCATACTCATTTACTTCGAAATTGTTATCAAAAAATGGAAGTCTTTTAAACATAAGTATCACCTCTTTAATTAGAAGTGATATAATTTTTAAAAATAGATATTTCGCTGCTAAACTAGGCCATTTGCAAACTTTTTAAACCATCACGATTATCATCACTGATTGCGTTGTGGTATTGCAACTCTTAACAGCCTTTTCTAAGCAATTAACTCTGTAGGAATATAAGAATTACTTCTTATACTGTGCTTACTTACACCATTTCTTTCGACGTTTACTACTGCATTAGGCATCATATTAGTTACTAAATATTGAACTACCCTAGCAAGTTCTATATTAGAAATTGTATTACATTTCAAATCGGCAAATACTCTAGTTGTCTTAGAGTCTATACAAGTAATACAAGAACTATCTTTAGATACACCACCAGATGGATCGACACCAATGATTGGTGGGTATTTAGGAACTAAGTTAGACTTAAGTGGAATTTCTTCGTAAATATTGAATTGGTATTTACCAAAGATAAGAAGTGTCTTCTTAGGTTCTTTACAATACTTACGAATGCCATCTAATTCATCTTTAGTGAATGGGTTATTTTCAGATTCATCAGACCATTCAAGAAGAATTTCACGACGGATAAGAGGCCAATCCCATTCCAAATCTTTACATTGTTTTTCAAACCATTCTTCAGTATAACCGAGTTGTTGATATGTAAATTGAATATGAACAAATGTAGAGAGTTTATTAGCATCAATGATTTCTCTTAATTGAGGATATGTGAGATCATACCATTGTTCACTAAACTTAGAAGCATTATTTAATACTGTATAAGCGTACTTACCTTCATCATTGGTTAAGAAGCCAGGAGTTGTAGTATATACTACACCAAAAGGAACATTGTTTTGTTTAGCAATTTCAATGGCCTTACTCATCGCTGGTCTCATATTACCATAGATAGTTTTCATGAATGGAATAAATGCAAATTCGTCAGCCCATAAGAGAGGGAATGTTTGCCCCCGAAGCAAGTTAGCAGCTGCTAATTCATTTCTTGCTTTAGCATAGGTCTTGATATTATTTCTATTAATAGCATTTTCCATATAGACTTGAGTACTTTGAACTTGTTTCTTACGAGTACCATCCATAGTAAACTTAGAGTCAAATCTAAGATAAGATGGAAGTAAGTCACGAATTGCTCTAATACGAGATAAGTTCAAGCGGCAGTCTTTAGCTTCTTTGTTAAGAAGAGAAATCTGTGTATTTTGAGTTCTAAAGTTATAGATGTATGTATATAGAACAGCTGTACCAATAGTTTTACCTGTCTGACGAGGCTGTAGTAATAAGCAGTCAAAGTTCATGATTGCCATGTATAAGAATGCCATATTACCACGGTTTAATATAAACTTAGACGGTTCGCCAGATGATGGGATACGAGCTACTTCTCGAAGATAATACCAGAAGTTATTTCTTACTTCGGCCAGTACCTTCATTTTATATAAAGTACTCAGATTTGGATCGTGTGGATCTATATTTGCAAGATCTGGATCTAATAAAGCCAGCATAAATCTATGGTTTTTGACACCAATAGATTTAAGATAGTTACTCATTTCGATGAAGGATTTATTAGTAGTAGATCTTTGATAATATACCTTCTGACCCTGATTCTCCATCATAGTTGGAGCATCATAAATCATATTTTGATTAGGCATGATTAAGCAATAACCCTCCTTTGTAAATGTAATCTAAAAGCAGATTATTATGTAAATGTCGCAGTTTATAAAAGTAGATTTAATCGTATACTATAATAATGAGATATGTTTATATTATAGGAGGATATGATGGAGAATATTTATTTACAGTTAATAGATAATGCATATAGGGATATATTATCTCATATATTTGGTGCAGATAATACTATGCTTAATACATATCATGCTTTATTTTTAGTGATATTTCTAATTATATTTGCTAATAGAGGGATGGCTTTTCTATTGAAAAGGCATCATATTATAAGCAAAATAATTTCATATATCTTATATTTTTTAATCATTATAATAGATCTAAGTCTATTAATAGGAGTTTAGAATGTGTGAATCATTATATACAAAGAGCTGCGTGTTTGCAATAAAGGCATTTAATTATTTAAATACAAGAGTTAACAGAACAAGAATACCATTCTTTCAATTAGAAACAGCTCCTAATACTAATACAGTCGGTCATGTAGTAAATGGTACTATGACTCTAAATATTCATAATATATTGGAGTTAGCAAAAACATTTGACAAATATGATTGGGCTAATATTAGAGGGTTGATTTTAATTACTATAATTCATGAGTTATCCCATATTAACCAGAATATAGATTATAATAGATTTTCTAAAGATGAAGCATATCATCAAAGAATAGAATTAGAGAATCATTATAATGCATTGAATTTCATGCTAAATAGAGAGGAAGAATTACATAATCTATTTGGAGATTATTCTGATGATATTTGCCTTGATCTAGAATTAACTCAAAAATGTTTAGAGAATCCACAATTAAAGAATTCTTATAAGTTAAGAAACACAGATGATGTAGCAATAGTATCATTGCTAAATATGTTTACTGGATTGAAGAAATCTGATAGAGTAAAGGTGGAAGAATGCTTGATAAACTCTAATCAGGTATTTGTAACTTATAAAGATAATAGCGATGATTCTTCATATAAGTATAGTGAGATAGTTAAAGATATAAAAGGTATCTGGTATACTTATAAGATATTCAATATCATTAAATTTATCTTTACCTTACCAGCATATAGAGTAAATATAGTATTAGAGGATAATACAGATCTATATATAAATCTAACTAGAAATGATAATGGTCAATTATCAGAATCTGCTGGTCAGTTTGTAGCAAATATAGTTACACAATAAAATCAGGGTATAGGCTATTATGCCTATACCCTATATCTTTTTAAGCATGTGTATTTTCTTTTTTTAAATTGATAAATAATTCACACCAATTCTCTAGTGTAAGATCTACTAATTCGAATACGTCTTCTTTTTTATACTCATCATTTGAGAAATTATAATCTTTATCAATATATTCTAATACGGATTCATAAATTCTATCAAATAATTTCTTATATAGATCTTGGTCTATAGACTCTTTATCACCTTCAAATAAAACAGTCGAGTAGAAATTTTTGAAATCTTTTGTATCCATAAAAGAAGATATCATTTTTCCATCTAAATTACCATAAACATTTTTTAATCTTTTTAAACCATTATCATCTAAACTAAGATTTCTATCTTGGTATTCAAAATAGATAGTAAAGATATAAAATAATGTAGCTCTAATAACTTCATTTACAAAATGATCATAGTGTCTATCTTTAACTTTATTACGTGTTGTAGAAACGTTACATTGATCAAATAATCTACAAGCAATTCTATTTCTAATAGATATACAATTTGTAATTGTTTTCTTATAAAGTAATCTTGTTACTTTCCAAGTATTTATTGTATATTTAAATTCTTCTTTAACGTACTTTATTCCTTTTTTACTATGGTTACCAATCAATGCATAGTATGTAAATATCGATATAACACAAATGACATACACTGTTGAAACCATAAATAATTTAACACCAGATACTGGAACTGGATCTAGACCAATTGCATAGAAATAGTGGTCTAAAACATATGGAGTGATTGCTCCAAGAATAATTGTAATAAGAAGCATTGAAAGAAAAGTTGCTTGCAGTCTCCATCTATACATTAGATGGGATAATATGATATTGGTTAAGTCTTTTTTTAGTTTTAAGCTAATTATAATATCTTTCATAGTATAGTCTATCCTTGTATAAGATTCTTTACTCTCCGTTTTAAGAAATCTTGTACATAGCTATAGAATTCTTCCTCTTCAAACATACTAGGGATATTATCGCTTGCGGAATATTTCATTAAGAAGATTTTTTCATAGGTTGATCTAAAATGAGCTCTATCAAAAAGATTATATCTATCGTCCCTATCCTTTCTATCTATACCTAAGATATAATCGAACAGGCTATTATATATACTATTTGATAGCATTACATTTTCAAATTTATCATTTACCTCTTGATCATCATCAGATTTACGTCTGACGATACAATGTTTTCTTAACATACCAATTCCAGGCGATAATAAATATACTTTGTCTGGGAAAACATTTAACCCACAGTAGTATGAAGAAAATTCATCTATATCTAAGAACAATTTTCTAAAAGGTACGCCTAAATCCTTGTACCCAGATTTGGTACAATTTATTGGTTGGGTTAGGCATATGTGTCTAATAGCAGAATCAAATATATTACCTTTGTTCATAATATTATATACCAAAGTGGATAGTAGCCATCTGTCAAGAATAATAATAATCTTTTCATTCTCCAATTTAGGAGTAATGATATTGTTAAAAGTATCCCTCATATTTAGAATCATCAAGCTTTGAAGAATATCTGTAGGGTAATTTTCAATGGTTAATAACTCTCTGATCTTTTTATATATCTCGCTACCATCATTATATGGAAGAGATAAAGTCATAGCAGTATAACCATCGAATTCTTCAGGATGATCGTTTATATAATCAGAAAGCTTTTTACATGTTGTAGTCTTACCAGAACCATCAGTTCCCTCTACAACAATCAGTTTGCCTAAACGATTATTATTTGAAAACATATGTATCCTCCTTTGGATATTATTAAAGTGTTGTTTTAAATTACCACAAGAATAAAGAGTATACCAGTAAAGGTATACTCTTTTGTCTTTGTGTTTATTAGAAATAATCAGCAACACCATTCAAGATTTCGTTTTGAATAGCTTCTTCCAAGGATAATACGATTCTATCGCCATTTTTCAATTTCATAGAAACAGTACGGCCATCTTCATTTAGATTGATCCCATTATATAAGCAATCAAATGTTTCTAGTACTGTTTTGATATTAGCAGATTCAGAAATTAAGAAAGAGTTAATTTGAGATTGAGTAAGAGGTACTAAGATCTCAGTAGATTCTGCTAGGTTACCATATTTAGCGATATTATTAATTTCATCATTACGACGGAATAATTCAGAAGTAGGATTGATCTTATAATACTTCATATCGCCATATTGACCAACAGATTCTGTTGTTACGATAGAAGTAGTATATGCTTTAGAATGGGAAGGGAAATATACACGGTCATATGTAATGATTTGCATACCCTTTACAGTCATTCTACCATTTTCATTTGCCAAAGAACCAACAGCTCTAAGAGAGAAAGAAGGTTTTTGACCGTCTCTTAAATCATCATTAAAAGATCTACCGAGGTCATTATTAGTACCACGGAAATGAGCTTTTACAAAATTACCGTCCATCCAAAGTTTAGTATACCATACTTGTTCTAAAGTTGGATCTATTTTACTTTGACGTGCAAGAGTTGCATCAGATGGATGACCTGCTTCACCTTTAAAGTTACCAGTTTCTACTAGTTCTTTTGTTCTAGGAGAGTTAATACCTTTTTCTAATTCATCAGTTGGATAGTATCTTCTATTTCGGTTAAGTTCATCACCTTCTTGAAGAATACCTTCAGCAATGATAAATCCATTTTTATTAACTTCTTTTACTGTAAATTCTACATTGGCTCTAGTTTCTTCACAGATAATAGTGCCCACAAGATTATTTGTATCCAATTATTTTTCACCTACTCTTTAATTCATTATGTATAGAAATTATCTATATGTTTCCCAATACGATATTAGCAGTAAGATAAGAGTAGATCTTTAGTGATCTACTCTGTATCTATTTATTTTTTATATTGCTTATTTTCTTTTTTAGGAGAAGCTTCAGAATTTTCTACTTTTACAGAACCATTAACGTCTGCTTGTTCTAAAGAACTTTTTTCTTCTTTTATTTCTTCTTTAACTTCAGGTTTTGCAGCTTCTACAGGTTTACGATCTGTAACTGTTTCTACAACAGGTTCGGAATATTCTTCTGTAATAGCTTTAGCTGTTTGAATGTTAGGCAATTTGGATGGACCATTGTAAGTATTGTAGTTATCGAACCCTAGTGGAACTGTTACACCACCAGCTAATACCTCTTCAACCTTTGCTTTGAATTCTAAACAAATAGCAATATCTTCATCGCGAAGAACCACTAGATTACAAGTGCCTGTGAAACGAACTCCATTAATAGAGAAAGCTTTATCACAATGCACGTTTACTAATTTTTTAACCATTTGATATTACCCTCCTAAGGTAGATGATAGAATTAGATTATTAATTAATCGTCATCCTCATCATCTTCATCGTCGTCTTCGTCCTCATCATCGTCATCATCTTTTTTATCTTTATCATCAGAGTCGTCGTCATCAGAATCCTCATCGTCTTCGTCATCGTCGTCCTCATCATCATCTTCGTCTTCTTCTTCATCGAAGTCATCATCTTCGTCGTCATCGTCTTCTTCATCTTCATGATCGTCAACTTCTTCAGAATCATCTGTATCAGATTTTTTATCATCTACGATATCGACCAAGATTGTATCACCAGCATAGTCACCTTTAAGAATTTCTTCTTCAGCTTCTACTTCTTCATCAATGATAGCATCGATTACAGACATAACAGCATCTTCATGCAAGTCTTCATCGAATTTACCTTCTACCATAGCATCTACGTTTAGGTTTTCTAAAGCCATTTCAATACCTCGCTTATTAATTATTCATCAAAATTAGTAATAGGTTGTGGGAAGATCATATTTTGATCTTCATCATATTCTTGGGCTTCTTCATCCCAACCACACATAAAATCAATGGTAGAGCCATCAATATCATTATCACCAATCATCATATTTTCTAAAAGATCTTTTTTCATATCTTCTACAATGATTTCATCTACAGGTCTAGACATTAGTATCCTCCTATAATATTCTTCTTTAATCCATTACTACTAATGTAGGAATTATCAATTATTTGCCTTCCATATATGTTTTCCCACCACAAGTATTGTCATCTAAGTATTTTTGGTACTCAGTACTATTAGTAGGATTTACATTACTATTGGATTGCAATCCATTTATATAAGATCTAAGCATGAATAAGATCATAGGAATTTCATAATATAGATCTTTTGTAAAGTAGTAATCTTTAGATTCTAGACTTTCTAGATCTTCAATATTTAAATTGAATGGGTCTGCAGTCTTATTCATATAATTGATAATAATATTCTTATAGAAGTCTTTCTTATCTTCTGTATAAGGTCTATTATTAACAATTCTATCAAATAGATCCATATCAATCCAGTTGATAGGATCTGCATTAAATTTATTTCTAAGGTTAATAGATAATTCCCAATATTCTTCCATACGATCTACTAATAAACTATTAGGATCATGAACAGGTACTGGATAGCAGCTATTCAAATGAAGTTTATGGTCTACATTTTCTATATCTCTAAATAGAGTTCTAGAGTATTCGATAGCAAATGTATCTGGTTTATGAACTGCTTGGGAGATGTATAAATAGTAATCATCACTTTCAGAGAAGATACCATTTCTGATTAAGAACTCTATCAAATAAGGATCATAGATAAACATTCCTAAATAGCTATATATAAAGGTTTGAATATTGCCTTTATAGAATAGATTAATATAGAAAGATTTGAGCATAGTATATGCATCTCTAACTCTATCTAATAATTGAGCATCACTAGATAACAATACTGGAGATAGGTTGGTACCAACATTCCCAGGCATATACTCAAACTCATTTACTAGTAATTTGCCATTTAGGAATCCATAAGATCTTTCGCTAGAAGTTTCTAGGTTATATTTAATCTTATAGAAGTTAGCACCAGATTCTAATGTATCTGGAGAGCAAGAGTTTACCCTAAATAAAAGAGTATTATCTCTAAGATAAGTGATCATAAAATAATCATCAACGCATGGTATGATTGTATTAGGTAAGATAATAGCTTCACCTTCAATAGGAGATTCAGGACCAAATTCTCCTCTTTGAAGATCTATCATCATTCTTTCAACACCATAAATTTGGAAGTTCTTAATTTTATTATATCTTAGAGGAGTATTTTCACCTAGTTGATGATATACTTCTTTATCACCTTGATCTAGGGTTGATTGCTTATCATTTATATTCCAATAAGTTACTGTAGTTGGTTTCTTATCGGTAAATAAATAATAGGGGTTATTTGCTAAACGATTCTGTAAACCTGTTACCAAGCTTTCGGTAGTTTTTCTATAATTCGTATTAGTAAAACTTCCCATATTAGGTTTCACCTCCATTAAGTAATTATAAGATTATATTGATGTGAACTGATAGGCATTTAAACAAAAAAAAATAACGGAATCCCATAATAGGATTCCGTCTATATATTATATCATTTCACTAATATTTTCAATATATGATGAGATTACCAATTTAGAATCTTCTCTCAATTCATCAATAGATTTGTTTTCATCTAGAAGTATACCACAATTCTTAGTATACTGATCATATAACTTATATAGTTTCGTCTTTTTATCTACCCAAGAAGTTATTCCTTTTTCTTTAGAGTTCTCTTCAATTAGATTTTTGGCTTTACCAGTTATACTAAATAAAGCAGCAGAAGTTAAGCGAGCTATATTATGCTTTTTCTCTGCATCACTTTTAAAAGTACGCATAGGATTTTACCTCCATATCTTTTAAAGAAATATCTATTCTTTAAATCAGTAATATCTTTCTTTTGCAATTATTAGAAATTAGTCTAGATAGTCATAAAAAATAATGATAGGGTAAACAAATATATAGTATAGAGTGTGTATATGTAATAAAATATATTTTCTACACTTTGTTTAGCCTGCTAACCTACACAATTTTTCTGGCTTGAAATTGTTTGGTTAACCTCTTAAAAATTATAAACAAAAACTCTTTTTATTTATTTTCTATAACTATACTAACGGCATGAGAAAATACTTATCTTGTTTTAAAAATTATTTACAGCTTTCCTTTCTTGTAAATAAAATATAACACTACTAATACGACTGCTTTTAATAATAGTTACATATACTCTCTATACTACTCTCTTTCTAGACGTAATATACTCATAACAGTTTGGGATAAGGTCTTAGACCTTATCCCGCTCTTATTGTCTAAAGTCTTATCCAAATGTCACTGAGTCTTAGTTATATACTTTGAATCCAGGATGATTAACTCCTTTTAGTTTATTAGTGATAGGATTGGAATAATCCTTATTAGGATCAAAGTCTGGAATGTTATTAATTGGAGTAGATACAGGTTCTTGTTTTTCTTCAGGAATATAATCCTTTCTGCATCTATTATTCAATTTGATTACTTCCTTTTTGATTCGACGGGCTGGATCAATTCCTAATTGAATAAAGATATCAGCCATTAGATTTAATATGAAAGATGATCTAACAAATCCATCTCTATGAGCTGCAAGTCTCCAGTTATGATAATTTGGTTCATCTTTCCAATTAGGCAATTCTAAAGAATCGAAATCGACTCTATCTCCATAATTTTCAAAGATATATTGTAAAGGTTCTTTTTCTTTAGCTACATCTTTTTCTAATTTAGGAAAATGAATGATATTCGTATTTTCAGGATCTGGCTTGGCAATTGTTAAAGTTTCATAGGCATATTTCAATTTATTGAAATACAGCTCAGTTGCTAAATCAAGATTATAAGTATTGAAGATCATAATTTCTTTAGGTTTAGCATCTAGAGTAGTTACATTGAAGAAGATATAATTAGTTCTTTCATAACTGAATGGAATGGCTAAAACTCCAATGAAGTATTTATATTTATACTTTTTAAACACATGGCGATTATAATGTAATAATCTGATATCTCTTCTTGCACTTTCTCTTCTACGAGCTAAGAATGGAAATCTTACATCTTCAGGAACTTCTTTTAGGTCACTAAATTTCATAGTGGATTCATAGTTGTATGTCACACTAGAGAAATCATGATTTCTAATATAGATTTCAAACTCTTTCAATTCTATTCCTCCTTAATTCTAGCATAGCTTATACACATATTCACTTATCTTATCTTTTGATACACCAAAATCTTTTTCACCTTCCATCATATTCACATGAACATAGACTGGTATACCGATTCTGATCATCTTATATTTAATACCTTTTAAAACATAATCCTCTATATCATTATCTATATAGATATGAAAGGTTACGTCTATAAGACTTTGTGTGGTAACGAAATACTTAATAAGACTTATGTATGTATTACCACCTATAGCTGCATAGATATTATTAGTTCTATTAGCACCTCTTAAGTTATAGAATACAGATAAGATATCGAACGTGCCTTCTGCTATATGAATATCTATATGATCATAAATATTACAAACTGATGGAATAATATAATACCCACTTCCTTCTCCATCTGAGATAGTATATTTTATATATCTACTATCTAGAGATTTATGAACTTTCTTTCTAGCTTCGTCATTCATAAGATTTCTAAATATAATAGCAGAGTTGTTATTATTTAAAAATCCTATGAATACGTTGTTGATAGTATCTGCAATTTGTTTTGATCTTGTTATTTTATTGAACTTATTATAATTTAAGAATTCATATAAGCTTAAGATTATTTTACAAGATGCCAAATCTTCATAAGTAAGATTTAATCCAAGTCTTTTATTAAGATAACTCAATTTATATGCTGAAATTTTATTATCTTGTGGAATTGGCACTTGTAAATTCAATTTACCTTGTCTATTTAAACGATACCTGCTTAAATTAGACACTCTCTTATTGTTAGATTCGATCTCAGATAATAATTCTGAGTCTATGATGTCGCCACGTCCACTAAAGTCTTCTAGGACCTCTTTTGTTAAAATACCTCTATGATTAATATTTCTAAAACAATTAAACATAGGAGGTTTTCCATCAAGTCCTAGAGAGATATACATATGATGGCCTGTATCGGTCATACCTTCTCTGTTACATAATGGACAGTTTATCGTTACTTCTCTTTTAGCCGATGCATCTTTAGAATCAGGGAACAGCAAATGAAGCTGTTCCCTTAGTTTGTCTGATAATTGGGTATTGATTAGATCTTTATTCTCCATTGCTGTTCACCTTCTTTCATTATTAAAGTATATGAATCAGATTAGCATTACGAATCTACATACTTCTTCTGATACGATATCTGGAATTACATTGATTGGTCTGCCATTGTTTTCTGGATTATGATAGTCTATAGTTTGGAATTCAGATGATAAGATTTGAGCAATAAGCATTAAGATTACATCATGCTCGATCTTAGGATTATTGTACTTCTCATGAATCATTGGGAAGTATTTAGACGCTTCAATCTTTTGCAGTTCTTTCTTGTTGATATTTTTTCTAGTAACAACACGAACTACTTTACCACCAACCATATAAGGCAATTGGCATAGCTTGTAAGATTCTAACAATCTTCTAGCTGCAATTATTAGAATGATATATTGTCTTACATTCATAATCTTAATAGATTGAGGGTCATCAAACTCTTTAGCAAAGAGATAAGTTACGAGAGTCTTTTGTAAAGAGTTTACTATTAGTTTGCCATCTTCATCACAAAGTTGATTGTAATAGAATTTGATTTCTTCTTCATCAAATGGTCCATATTTCAACTCAATACGTTGCATAGTAGTTTCGCAGTTTACTTGAGTTTGAATAAGAATAGCTTCATTGATCTTAGCAGCATGTGCTTCGAATTTATCACATTCTGAGTTATTATCATCATCTCTATTTGAAGATGATAACATTACAAAGCCATATTCATAAGGTACATCTGTAACCTTAAATCTGATATCTCTATTGATGGCATTATAGTTGAAGTGAATGATATTCTTATTATAGGTATATTTAGGAATAATCTGCATGATAATATTTTCTACTGTCTCAATAGAATGAGTAGTAGTATTTCTACCACGGATAGTTTGCATTTCCCATAATACACCATTGTTTAATGTATTCTTAGTTACATTACTTGATGCGGTTTCATATAACTTAGAAGACAAGTTAACCCCATATGTTTTAGAAGCTGCTTGGAATAATAAGTCGAATGCTTTAAGCAATACTGTTTTAATATCTTGAGGATCTATCTTCTTCTTTTCAATAAAATGAGTTAGAAGAGGAATCATCATATTTTGCATAACAGAAATCTTAAGCATGATTTTTGCATGGAAGTCAGAATATTCTAATACTGGAGATTTAGCATTCTTATATGCTTCTAAATCATCAATGGAATATTGTTCCATATTCATTTGATCCAAATGATAATTCAAATAAGCAGCCATAGAAGAGCCATTAGGATTGATAAAGTATTTCCATAAGTCATTCAAGAACATATCAAGGCTATAGTCATCAGTATTTACATCGATCATATATTTGATCTTTGCATATAATGCTACTAGTCTATGCTCTTTATCATAATACTTCTCAAAGTAGTTTAGGTAATTTGTACAATGATCTCTAAACCCAATTGCAATAGTTCCATCTTCTTTTACTTTTGAATCACTATTATAGCAGCGTTTTGCTTTAATGGAAAAATAATCAATCATCATATTAGCTTCGCAATCATCACTCATCCCAAAGAGTTTATGAATAGGAGCTATAATCATACCTCTAGTATGTGTAAATACGGCATCCTCTGGAGTTTGTGGTCTCCAATCATCAATATGTGGTTTTTGTTCCATATAAGGATTACCTTGCTGACTAGCGGCCATCATAGTCTTAACAGTATCATGTTTAGCAACCTTATCACCATCTTTTGTGATATTGTGGTTAATAATAGATACTACTGGAATCTTTTCCCCTTTAGCATACTTACTTCTATCAAGTACAAGTCGAGGCATATAATATGCTTGGTTATTATACGTTAACTCATCCTCGATATCAACTTGATTATCTTTGTAGTAATCCATTCTTTACTCCTTCTCCTTACTATTGTTAAAGACTTATGTGAATTCTTGAGGTTTTCCACGCCTCATATTTATAGTATACAGACAAAACTATGATTAGTAGTGTCTACTAACTTTCTTTACATAATTCCCACTACGTTTAGAAACGCTTTTATTTACATGCTGAACAGTCTTGACTGTCTTAACTTTATTAGCATAAGCTTTTCCTTTTCCCTGCAAACTATCAGTATCAGAGAAATCATCCTTTGAAACATAGTTGCTACCATACTTAGTACTAGACTGAAGTTTCTTGATGTTTTGAACTTGGATAAGCTTTTCCTTACCACTCATAATTTGACTAGCAAGATTTTGCGGTTTATAAGGATAAGCATTCATCCACATAATTTTATTTTCTAAACCTTTTAGTTTAAAAAGGAGGTAAGCAAAGTAAATAGATTTTACATATCCTACTATCTTATTTGGGTTTGTAGTTGTAGGGTGTTGTTTGAATACGATAGGGTCAAACTTTTTAACTAATTCTTTTATAAGAAGATCGTTATGTTTAAATGCATTAGCATAGGTAAACATGAAGTTTGGATCATTAGAGAATACTTTGATATCATATCCACTAATTTTATTAAGTCTTTTTTGTACGTCATCATTCGTAGTAAACTCTATTACTACATCATAGAATATATTCTCATCTTTTTCTGACGGCATCATAATATAGAGAATGTATTTTTCATTAGTGTTTTTATATAGAGTATAGTTTATCTTACCATTTACTCTAAGCATCATTTCATCAAATTTCTTCGTATAGAGTTGTCTGGCAGTCTCTGCCTCTCCAACCATCCTAGTACGGCCTCCAGATGGATTTTTAGCATAATCATCAAAAGTAATTTGCATTTTCTTCTACCTCTTTTTCTTTTACCACTGTATAATAATGACGTCTAAAATACCCAGTAAGGATCTATTCCTTACTGGTGGTATCTTAGATTATTCTAAATTCGAGGGCAAAAATGACATTAAATCATTTAATAATTTGTAGTTCAATGTGTAAAAAATTATTTTGAAAAATTGCTTTCAATTATATACTATAAATATGAGAAGTGAGTGTATAATATGACTCTAAGAAAGGTTGTGATAATTTTTTATAATAAACTAAAACAACATTCATTTCAAAAGCAAGTTATTTCAAATTATTTAAAGAGGTTTTAAAAATGGAAAAAATGGAAAAAATCAATCTTAATTTTGGTGGTGTAAATTTAAACGGCATTCTAATTCCAGAAGCAACATCTGCGGAGACTATTAAGAACTTACTTGAGTTGCGCAGTCAAGTAAATTACTTCATTGATCTATTAGAATCAATGAGGCCAGAAAAGGAAAAAGAAAAGGTTTATACAGACGTTATTCCTATTCCTCCAGAAACAAAATCTTTAGCTCAAAGAGCACAAGAATTCCAACAAGAAAAAGAAAAGAAAAGTGCAACTATTAAAGGGAGTTTTGAGATTAAAGATAAAAAGAAGGAAGAGAAAGAAGAAAAGAAAGTTGATACTGTAGAAGTCTTGGAAAAGCATTTAGAACCAACAGAAGTTGAAGAAGTAGAAGATTGTGGTAAAAGAAAATCTTCTAGAAGATGTTTCTCTGAAGGTCAAAGACAAATTACTCCTTACAAAAAGAAATACTGGTACACATTGAACAGTACTCCTGATGAAAAACTAATCAATGTGAAAAACATTCTGTCTTTCAATGAAAAGGTAACTCCTGAAATACTTGGTAAGGAAAATGTTTTGAGAACCAAAATATTTGAAGATAATGGTATCAAGTATATCTTATTATCAGTATTCTGTTCTGTTATGAATACTGCATATTCAAACGTGAATATGTATGCTAATGAAAATTCTAAAGATGTTACTACAGCAATTGCTTTATTTGAAGATGAAACTGGTAGAGAATCTAGTAGAAAGTTTATCTCTTTAGATTCCGCTATTCATATCATTAAGCAGTATAATATCAAAATTAAGATTGAGGATATGGTAGAAGAAACTCAATTGAAGTTCAAATGTATTTTACCTGCAAATAACTTTATTAGCAAAAATACTTTAAAAGCAAAATACTTTGAAGCGAAACCCACACTAGCATATATCATGAATAATTGCAAGTATCCATGGTATTTTGTAAATGGTTTTAATATCAATATTAAGAATGCGTGGGAAGCATATTCTGATTATATCAAGGATAACAATTATAACTTTGAAGAAAAGAAACGTCTATTCAATAACTTTATTGATGTAGCTTCTACTTCATTTGATAATCGTTATTCTAAAAACTTTGTTCGTGAAGATGTAAATCTATGCAGAGAGGCATTAGTAGTATATGATGCTGATAATCAAAATTACTATTGCGCATTTGCATCTTCTAAAGATAAAGTATCTACAGTTGTTAAATATGTAAATAATATGCTTGATGAAATCATTGAAAAATCTTATACATTGAGAGATAAAATGTATACTCATCAAGAAGTTGCAGTATTGTGTGATAGATCTATCTCTTGGGTTAAGAAAGCTGCAGAACATTTAGGGATTGATACCGATACATATTTGACTAAGGATAACGTAAAGGATATCATGCATCTATCTACAAGATCTGTTGTAACTGAATCCTATGCGGATGCATCTAAATAAGGAGAAACAAAATGGAAAATATCTCAGAAAAAATAAATTTAAACTTTGGAAATATTTCTTTGAATGGTACTCTGGTATCATTTGATGAAAAGCTTTTAGATAACTTAAAGTTATTTAGAAATGGTATTGATTTCATGTTAAAGCTATATGGCTATGAAGAAGGGCAAGAAATCAAAGCAGCAGAACCATCTGTTACAGAAATGCCAGTGATAGACTATTGTCCTAGTAAGTCTTGTTTAGAAACATATAAATTCCATGGGTATGATAATAAATGGATTGAAGAAAACATTATACCATTATATGGTGAAGCAGATCTTCTTTATATGGGTTTATATGTAATAGCTAAAGACGAATTTAAATATCCTAACCTATTCTTCGAAAAAGTTGTTAATGGATTAATGTCTCCAAGAAAGATTGGCTTAGATAGATTTTGGTTAGATCTTGAAATTGAAGTTAAAAAGGAAGTTCAAAATGAATTGAATTATGCTGAAATGCTTAGAATAGCAGAAAAGAAAATTCATGAAATTGAAGACAAAGTTGAAAACTTATTTCATGAATTAAAGAAACGTTGTAAAGGATATGACTTTGTAAACGTCTCCACATTAAGCAAACGCTTAGATATGTTCAGAGGCGATGTAAGACTTAGCGAAGCATATAAGAAACTATCTTACTATAAGAAATCTTATCCAGCTTATATCACTTCTACATTCCCAGGTGCCAAGGTAAAGAATACTTCAAATAGAGGAGGCCCTATGTATTTCATTAAGACTGCTGATCTAGATAAACTATTTGAAATAATTACTTCTGAACCTTGCACTGTTAAGTCATTTTATACCATGGTATTTGGATTTAGAACTAGATTCATTGGTGATAGTATATAAAAAGATAAGGAGTAGAGCATAATGCTCTACTCCCTCTTTATTTTTTTTATTAGATATCAGTCATTGTCACACCGATATACTCTTCTTTAGTTTCTTCTTCCATATTGTAGATATTGAATCTAGCATCTGGAACTAAGAATTGATTTGTTTGGAAGAGTAATGTGATAATTCTAGAAATGGAATCTAGAATAGCAGGTTCTGTTTTGATAGAAGTTAATACTTTACCATCAAAGTCTTCAGAAAGAATATTGAATGGAGCACCCTTAGTAAGACCTTGACCAACTGTAAGAATAGCTTTATCAGTATCATCATCAAAATATGGTACATAGATCAAAGAGCAAAGTTTCAAATAAGAACGGCATAATAAAGTGGCTACTGCTAAATTAATATCCTTTTCATCACCTTGAGTTAGATCATAGTATTTCTTTTCTAATTTAGAGAATGCACGGAACCCTTCAAAGTTAGCAGCATTACCAACACCATCTTTAGCAGCAGAACGGCAGTTCAATACAGCATCTTCGATAGCATCAGATAAAGGCATACGATCAGATGTACCAATACCACCTACATAAAGATCTACCATATTAGCTTTTAAGATATTGATACGACGTTTTAAGTTACCAATCTTAACAAGTTCTTGACGAGTTTCTTCGTATTTCTTCAATGTAGCTTCTAAGTTACCAAGGTAGTTTTTGAAGAATTCAGTATATTCACCTTTACCATCATACATGTTTTTAGGATTGATGATTTTAGTAGAAGTAGAATCTACAATAACTTGTTCAGCTTGACCAGCAAATGTTTTTACATTGAATGGAGTCATAGCCAAGTCTTTAGCTTTATCTTGGTTATAAGTTTCTGGATCAATGTATTTCTTAATGAACTTAGCACCAGTGAGTTTCATAATATCCATCAAGTATTGGTTTTCATTATCAATATTAGCAACTACACAAAAATATCCACGTTGTTCAGCTGGAGTATTTGTAAGATGTACCATGATTTGATCAATGAAGCTATTAGCATCACGAGAGATAGTAGGACACACGATCAAAGTAGGAGTTGGCATATCTTCTTCTTTGATTTGTTTACCTTTGTTAGCTAATTCGTTCAATTTTTGTAGAGGTTCAAAATAAGATTTAGTAACAATCATTTTGAAGTTTTCTACCATATCAGGAGTGTCGATTGGAGATTCAAATACATACACGTTAGGATGTGCTAAAGTACAAGTAGAATCTTTTTCATTGTTTGCAAAGCAAGGATCAATGAAACCGGCATCATAAGTCATACCATTATATGTTTTTATTTTAGTTTCTGGAGTGTTGGATGCAGATACATCAATAAATACATCCATACCATTTTCTTTATAGATATCTGTGATCAAACGAGCAATTTCATCATTGCCATTTAAAGAAGTATAAGCGATATTATAGATATCTGTAAGATTGGCTTCATGACCAGCAGCTTCAATTTCTTGGATACCTTCTTTAATGATATCTTTCAAAGCATCTACTAGTTTACGTTTAGGGAAACCTTGTTCTTGTAATTCCAATAGACCTTTGAAGATCAAGTACGACATAATAACTGCAGAAGTAGTACCATCACCAATGGATTTAATTACTTGAGTACAAATAGTACGGATATCATCTTTAAGAATATCTTCGATTGGTTTATCCAAGTCGATATTCTTTAATACTGTAAAGCCATCTTTTGTATAGTTAGACATGATAGCTTTAGAGCCTTTAGCTCCATCTCTATAAGAATAAGCTGTATAACCACCCATAGGACCATAAGTGCCTTGGATAGTATTAGCAAACAAATTAAGAGCACGCAATTGTGCTTCTCTCAATTGTTTTTCAGATACTACGTTGCTTACTAATTTCATTTAAATACTCTCCTTTACGTTAACCTTATTCTGGAAATTCAAAATTAGAATAAGGAGATATATATTTTATTGCATTGGTTTTAGATAAGAGAACTGCAAATGGATGATATTTCTTTTCGAAGAAATCTTCATAATTTAATGCATAATCATATAGATATATTGCTTTACCAGATACTCCTTTGTAATTTGTAATACTATCTATATCGTGAACGAATATGGCATCAAATCCAGATACATCATCCAGTTCAATAACTGTGTTCCACTTACGGGTATGAGGGAATGCCTCAATTTGAAGTTGATCTGTTAAATTTTTGCAGTTCACTGTCACCTTGATTGAGCTGGTAGATTCTTCAGTACCTTTTAGTACACTTAAGATATCTGTAAGTCCAGCATACTTAATAACTTCTTCATATTTATTGTTAAGAAGTTCTTCATATATACCATCAATTCTATTTAGATACTCTGGTTTGAATATGATAGAAAGAGGGTTCTTTTCAGTTCTTGTAAGAGTAAGGTATTTGATATGATACATATTACTACAGTAAACCCAATCATTGAAGTAAGCGGATTTACCATAATTATCGATAAGGTAAAGCACACATGCCATATCGATATCATAAAGCATATCAAAGTCTACCATTAACTTTTTTGCATCCTTATCCTTTTTATCAATCATATATCTTCCTCAAAAAGAAAAAAAAAGAAACGACAGTTGAGTCGTTTCTTTATTTGATTATCATATTATTGCATAGAACCCATGATAGAATCTAATTCAGAACTTTGAATAGATTCCGTAGTTCCTGCACTTGTATGAGTAGCTTGGTTATTACCACCGCCATTATTGAAGTAAGATTTATTTTTATAACCACCATTGTAGTTAGAATCTAAATCCACACCAAGTTTAGCAGCAATTTTATTCAAGTATGGTTGAGTATGAGAAATATTGGAGTATGCTTGTGCGTTACTCATAGCTGTATAGTACTCACGCAATTGTAAGGAAATCATTTCTAATTCAAGAGTATTAAAATGATCGAAGTCTTGTGTATAACCAGCTGTTTTAGGATCGAAACCTACGATAGCATTGTAGAAACCTTTACGAGTTTCATAACTGTATGCTTGTTCGATTTGACCATTTTCATTAAGTTTCTTAATGCTGATAACGATACCAGCTTCTGGCTTGCCATATACTACTTCTGGATCTTCTACTGTAATAAGATTATTACCAGAAGCAACACCAATATTACCTTGGGTTAAAGCTTGTTGTTCTTCTTTAGATGCTTGTAAGAATTGGTTAATCAATGCTTCAAACATTTTAGCTTTTTGAGGTGTCAAATAAACAGAGATGCCGTTTTTAGTGTCATAACGAGTTTCCCCATTTTCAGATTCAATTACTGGAGAGATTGAGATCTTTAGATTGTTTCTCCACATAGAAAAGCTGATCATTGTTTTATCAATAATAGATTCTTTGTTAAAGAAACTGTACCCATATACTGTAGGGGTTGATTGTTGTTGGTTATCAAAATTGCCGAATGCCATTTTATAACTCCTTTTCTTTTCTTACTACCTCTAAATAAAAATTCTAATATAATGTATCCGATATCATAAATTATAAGTTTTATGAGGCCTATATCAGATTAGCATTACACTAGTCCTCATAATTATAGTGTATAATTAAGATTGCAATTGATTATATACTATAATTATGAAGTCATATAATTTTAATAAGGAGGATTTATAATGACTGTAAAGAAAAACGAAACTGCTACTGTCGAAAAGAAGCGTAAAAGAAAAATTGGTGTTGGTGATCTAATTGAGCTCTATAATGAAGGAGCATTTAGCAACGAACCAGTAGGTAAAGCTATAGCAGCTGCTATGGAAATTCATTTAAGAACTCTCATTGTATCTTATAGAGAAGAACTTACCAAGTTAGCTGAATCTCAAGAAGCCAATGGGGAAATTGTTTATACTCCTATTTATTTTGGTAGAGGTGGAGCTGGAGTAAGAAAAGCTATTGCCGAAGGTAAAGAAGTAGAAGATCTTAAAAAAGGAAAAAGAAAGATAGGATTTGCTAAGGAGTGATAATAATGAATCATAAAGAAAGAATACTTATTGGAAAAGCTTTGTTAAAATTTGATAATGGAGCTTTGCCTTTTGATATTCAATCAAGAATATTATCTAAACTAAATGATTATAAAGAGTATCTCATCTATAGAGAATTAGAAAATATTATTGCATCTAATGGCATAGATACAGATATTAGTGATACTGTAGATTTACCAGTTGAAGAAGAAGCTGCATCAATATCTTTGAGTAATGATGTTTTAGATGAACTCTTTAAAACTTGTATAAGAAATAATAAAGGAATGTTTGATACAGCTCTTAATGTAGATATACCATTTGTAAAATATCTAGTTAAGATTAATAGTCCATTTATTATGCTTAAGGAAGAATTGACTAAAGAAAAGTATCCTATGACGTATAAGCAATATGTGGACATAAGAAGATTCTTAGGGGCTAGAAAGAATACCAAAGAAATATTCTCTGATCTATATGATGAGTATTGTAGATTTAGAGCAGAGATAGCTGTACCATATTTAAGTACAGTTGGGTCTAGCTTGAATAACAATGTCGGTATTGTTAAAGAATTTAGAAACTTTATTATAGCTATGCAGTCTAATAGCTTAAGACCTTATACAAGCAAATACTTCTTCTATATCAATAATGGAGAGTATCCTACAAGTATAATTCTTCCTAATATGGTAAAGAATGGTATTACTAGAGGCAATGATCTAGATAGAGATAGGAGAGCATGATGTTAGAGAAAGAATATAAGATAGAAGAATTGTCTGAATTATATGAGCAAGGATTCTTCAAGAATACTAGAATAGGTCAAGAGATTGAAGATATGGTGGCAGAGTTCAAAGAGAATTTATTAAGAAGTAATAAGATTGAGCTTGCAAATGCTACAAATCTTATTCTTCAAGAAGAAGGAATAGAAACTACTGATGAATTCTATGAAAAGTATATTACAGATAAAAGACGTACTAGAGTAAATATGGCTTTATTTTCTTTTATCAAATATCTTAAATCCAATCATCCTGAAATGATTAGATCACAGAGTGAGCCATATGATGATAATTTTGTAGATCTCAAAACTGTTAGATTGCAATTTAGAAATGCTAGAAACTATTTCAATGATTTGCATCTATTATATAAGAACTTCTATAATAGAAATAACTTTACTTATATAAATCAACGTCTATTCTTGGAGAAATTATCTGAGTTCCAATATGATTTTAGAATAGATCCTGGAAAGATTATACCTCCAGATTATTTTAAATAAACACAAATAAAAGAGAAGGGAACTAAATCCCTTCTCTTATTTTTTTTATTGTTCAGCTTCAAGTTCGTATTCATCATAGATCTTCATGCGTGTATCATAAAGATCACCTTTGAACAATTGATCGCGTTTAACTGTAAGTTCTTTATACATACGATCAAGTTGTTTGAATTCTTCTTTTGTAAGTTGGTTATTTTCAACGTAGTCTTGAAGATAAGCAAGTTTAGAATTGATATTAGCCATAAGCATAGGAATGGCATCAGGTTCGTTTTCTAATGCATTTTGTTGCTCCATAGCGATCTTAACTAAATCATCTTCCATTGCTTCTGGAACAGATTTCATTTTCTTATTAGGAAGGATAGAGGATTTTACTTCTTCATATAAGATATGCTCAGCCGTACCAGCAGATTCAATCAATGCATCATCATCGATACGATTTAAACGTCTAGCAATATTATCCAATTCTTTGATTTCAATCTTAGAAGGAGATAATTGTTTACAACGGTCAATCATCATAAGAGCAGGAATTCGGTTATCACGAACATTTTTGTATACTCTTAGTACCCATGCTAATACAATAAATTTATTATTGATTTCTTTGTTGTAGTTGTACCAATTCAATGCAATCTTATTGAATGCAGATTTGATATTTTGTTCATAACCACACCATTCAAAGAAGTCATTCATAACTGGATTATTATCTACTTCTTTTTTATCAAAGATAGTAATAAATTTACGAACAGCATCTCTGAAGCCATAGGACAATAATTCCATATAATGGATAGAGTCAGAAATCTTTAATACGTCATTATTTTTTGTAAGATGAGCATCAATTGCTTTACATACAGATTCGCATGGAGCAGCGTCACTTACCAAGTTATATACTTCATGCATAAGAAGTGCAGCAATTTCTTTAGCAGAAAGATTGATATCTTCTTGGAACAATTTAGAATCTAATTCTAAGTAATATTGATCAATAACGTATTTTTCACCACCAGTGATGATTTTGATTACTTGTTCAGCATCGATCTTAGGCATAGCATAGATACCAAAGAAGAGTTTATCTGTATTATTAGTGTATAAAACTCTAAGACATTTAGCATCAAAGAATTTATTCAATGCATTTTGCAAATCCAAAATAAATTCTTGTTTTGGATCTTTCTTTATATTCTGAATCGCTATTTCGATATCATCATAAGCGTCTTTAAGTTTAGTTTTAGCTAGGATATCCAATGTTAATCCTCCTTAAATAACTCTAGAGTAAAATAAATTGTACAATTATCTAAATGTTTCCAGTATAAGAAAGGATGGGTACTATGAATAACAATATTTATGTAAGTGCTAGACGTGCTTTAAATGACTATGATGCTAATAAGGTTACTTATAGTAGAAAGAAGTTAAATAAGAAAAAAGAAGAACCATTTATAGAACCTAAAAAGTCTGATATATGTATTGGAACTGGTTCTCCTATGGATGTAAAAAATCATAGATAGATATACTATATATTAGAGGTTCAGCGTACCTCTTAAAGTAAGTTTTCTTTTCTTCTACTCTTTAGGGATTGTGATATAGAGTTTAACACTCTATATCATACCCTCTTGTCAAAAACCAGTTTCAGTTATATACTATAATAGTGAACCTGTGTTAAAGAAAACTAGGTATTTTGTTTAATTTAATTATTTTTTTAAGAGGAGGTTTGTTTAAAATGAAAACAACAAACAGCAACAATCAAAAACGTAGTAGTTATTCTCGTGGAGGAAACCGTAACAACAATTACTCCAAACCTAAATATGGCAAGTCTACTACTAAAGGCTCTTATTATGGAACCCCAGCATCAAAGAGCAACTACAATAGTTATCAGCAGGATAAGTATGATAACTATGGCCGTCCAGTATCTGAAGTTGTAGAATATGGAAAATGTCAAAATGCAGCCAATGATCTAATGATGAAAGGGAATAAAGCCCACATCAAACATTTCCCTACAATCTGCTACATTAAAGACGTTCTTAAAAACAACATCCAAGATCCGACAGCAGGATTCTTACATATTACAGAACGTGGTCTTGATGGAGTATCTTTTGATTCTATGAAAGAAGAATTCGATGTACTTCATCCAAATGAGTTGAAAACAAATATTCAACCATTCATCGATGCTATCTTTTCTGCATTCGTAACTAACGGTGTATTTGATAAGAGAAATGAAAACAATATCTCTATCATCAAACTATTGGTTCGTGAAAAGAATTGTCTAGAGAAGACATTCAATTACGACAAGATGGCATTATTAGCATCTAAATATGCTGTAGAGTATTCTAATGAAACTCTTATTACTATCGATGCTATTAAAGCAAGAATGTTTAACTCTCTTGCTGAAAGCGTATTCGCTATTGAGACAGAGCTAGCTAAAGGTCCTGTTGATTTTAAACGAGATGAAACTCGTGTAAACTATATCAAAGTTCCTATCCGCTCCTTCTTAATGGAGTATGCAACCTGTTGCCAAGAAGTATTGGCATTGGTTAAACCAAAACGTTATCGCGGTTAATATCTACACACATTAAAGAGAATGGGGTGAGTTCCCATTCTCTTCTATTTTGTCTAAAAGGAGAATAAAATGAAAGAAGTAATCAAGACAGTAGCTAAATTGGTAGTGGTACTAAGCCTATTTTTTGCATGCACTAACGTAAGTGCATTCAGTACATATGTGCGAGATGACGTTACAGGGGCTTTAAGACTTAACTTTGTTTCAGAAAGTTTTGGATTGTTTAAAACAGACAAAGATAACGTTTACAAAGGTCGTGTTACAATGAAAGTCAAAGACTTAGAAGGTAAACTTAATAAAAACAATCCAGAAATTGAAGTTTATTATTTATGGGATAAGAATACAGGGAAGTTCTATCTAACTACTGGTAAAGTGGATGGACAAAAAGTTCAAGGTGCTAAATGGGGTCCAATTAAAATGGATTCTTCAACATTCGAAGTTGATAAAAGTGTAACTTATTATATCTTCTATCGCATGTGGCTTAATAACACAGAAACTGAGACAGGTGATAGATTGAATACCGTTACATTAATGCAACTATTCCACTTAATTAAAGATGGAACAATTCCAAGTATTGATAACTAAGGAGAACAAAAATGATGAAAGCAAAACATATTGCAGTTTTAGTATTGGCTTGTGTAGTTGGTAGTGGTGCAGGCTATTTGCAAAATAATTATGATATCTTTAATACTACTGCAGCAACAAATACAGAATACTCCTCTTCTAAAGATATGAGTGTTCAAAGTTCCCATCCTCCTATTAAAGAGGACAATCAAAAAATCACAAAAAATGTAGATGCTAAAGGTAAGATGAAAGTATCTGCATACCCAGAGACTTATGTATATCCAGATACTCTAGAGTATACAAAAACAAATGAAAAAGTTACTGGCAGCATTACTGTAAATAACATGGATCAAGATTCTGTAATGGACTTTGAAATCTATCTAAAAAGCGGTATCATGAAGACATCTATGAAAGGGTCAGATCATTGGGATGAAACAAATCCTATTAGGCCAATGGGCACTGAACCACGCTATTACGTTGCAAAATATATTGTAGATGTAATGCGTAACAATAATAGTCACATTTTAGATCATGGTACTTATCAAATGATGACTCAACGATATTAGTTTTAATTAAGGAGAGTATCTTATGAATTTTAAATCTATAATATTATCTATTCTATTCTTATTTGGAATCTTATTCATTCCAAATACATCTTATGCATATGATAATATCTATTCAGGATATTATGATGATGGAACACCTATTCAAGTAGCTACATATGATGAATCTTCTTTTACTTATCACAATATAGAAAATAGTGATGTAATAGAAGGTGCTGTAGCTGTAAATGAGTATAATACAAATAAGATAGTCTATTTCCAATATCACCCAAAATATAATAATTTATGGGTTAGAGTTGGAGATGATGGAGAATGGATGTATATAGATGGAGTTGAAGATACTCTCTATTATATCTATGCAATGGATATTTCATTCCAATTGTTAGATAGTGGTAAATTAGATGAAACAAACATAAAGAAATTCGTTCCTAATTACAGAGAGGAAATTTAATGAGTGATAAATTCTCGATAGTAGCAACTGTTGTGACTGCTATTATCGTAATAATTTATGAATTGATTAAAAATGGGGTGTTGAAATGAGTATGAAGGCTATGATTATCATTGCAGTATTAGCAGTGGTTATCCATCAATTACTAAAATAAGAAGAGGATTAATTTCCTCTTCTTTTTTGTTGTGTGTAAATATTAGGAGGTTAGATTATGTTTTCAGCTATAGTAAAAGATGCAGAATCGGGTTACATGAACTTTGCTAATTCAATAGATGAGTTGATAGAGCATATAGAGACTCTATATAAGAAAAATAAAAATTTTAAAAGGTCTTGGGATAAATACGATTCTTTTGGCAAGATAAAATTTATTTTATTTTCTAGTATCAAAGATAATCCTTTAGATAATTTATTATTAAGCCATACATTCAAAATCCAAGCTAATTATATGGATATCGAATCTCTTATTAAATTAGCTAATTATCTAGGCATAGATGAAAAGGCTGAATATAAATCTATGGATGGCACTGTTACTACTAACCTAAATGTATTATCCAATATATTAGGATTGTGGCGTGTATGGGATAAGCTCAGTATTCAATACACACGAATGAAAGAGAATATAAGAGATTATACTAATGGTGAGTATCCATATTATGATAGTTTAGATACTGATCCATTTTATTTTATGAGTTAATTGGAGGTAAAACTTATGTTTGAAGCTATAATTAATGACAAGTGGTACTATGAGTCTATTGATGGGTTTGTTGATAAATTGGATTATTATATAAATCAGAATAGTGCTTTAAAGACTAAATTAGATTCTCTTGATCCATATAGAAGATTGAAGTGTATAATATTTAATATCGTTAATAAAGATTCTAAAGGTTCTATATATGAAGACTTAGATGTCGAAATCGAAGACTTAGATTTTAAATCTATTGTATCTATTGCCATGTATACAGGAATGGATTTTTATGATAATGCTGATAAATCTAAAAACTTGGCTATCGTCTCCAATATGTTATTTAAATGGCATATTTGGAAAAGATTAGATACGAATTCTGATGCTGTGCTTAATAAAACAGAAGAATATGTTTTTAACAAATTTACTTTTATAGATGAACTCGGATATCCTCTATTTTAAATAAATCAAGAAGTAAGGAATAATTCCTTACTTCTTTTTTTGTAAAATTCCTCTGGTTTGATTATATACTATTATAGTGAAATAGATGTGAGAGTCTATTGGATTTAATTTCATTTATTAATTAAAGGAGAAAGAAAATGAAAATTAAAAGTGTATATGGTGCTAAAAATGTTAATAACTGGTTAAAAGATGGTGTTATTTCATTAGAAAGCAAAGATTGTAAGATTGAAAAAATGTTCAATAACAGTAAAAAGAATCCTAAAAAGGCAGTAAAGGATATTATTGATTATATTAAGTGCCGCATAGATGATAAATATCAATTATTAGGATTTTTCAGAGATATTATAAAAAATGATATTTCTAAAACAGCATATAAATGTATCGTAGATGATGAGTCTACAAAAATATGCTATAGTTATTGCACAAGCAAAAATGTACCTTTTTCTATAAGAGGATACGATTGGGAAATTAGGAAATTTATCCGAACTATCCTTAATGATGGAAATTGGATAAGAAGAGATGATCATAATAATATAATTGATAGATCAAGAATAAATGTTATTTTGGGTGATTCATGTATGAGTCAAAGTGATCTATATAATTATTTGCTAAAAGGTCTAAAACTTTCTGGAAATAAACATGTAAGATATCCAGAGATATTCATGAAAAATTGGAGAGGTGAAATATTTAAACCTGATGGTGGTATTATAGACTTAAGAGGTATTAAATAAAATTATAGAATAAAGAGAGCTTTGTCTCTCTTTATTTTTTTTTTACTTATATACTATAGCAATGATATATTAATAAGAGGTGATAACAATGGAAAAAGTTAAAAGAATTTATTCGATGCTAGATTATATAGATTTGGATAGGTGTAATGAATTAACAGCTTATATCATTATCAAGAATTCAAATGACAAAAAACCTGATACTTTGTTAAAATTAGATGGTCAAGAATTATATGATAATATAAAACTATTTGATCTAAAGAAACTTACTGGATTGGATAGAATTAATAGTTTGGTTCCTATAATAGATTTGTTTGGTAAGATGCTAACTAATACAATTCTTATTACAAACTATAAGACTTTATACTTCAAAGACGATACTGGATTTGAAAAGGATACGGAAGCATATAAAGTAGAAAATGCGAACTGTTATACCTCTTATAAGGAGAATTGTGGAGATATAGCTCTAAGAGGAGATATAGACTCTTTAAAGAACTTTATTAGAGCCGTTATCTCATACAACTTCTGTGCTTATAGAAAAGATATGGTAGGAGTATTCAATTACACCTACCTAGGAAATGGAGAAGGATTAGAAGAAGATTTAGATGGTATAAAAGAATCTAAAGATAGAAAGTTTGATACCTATGTATTTCCAGAATTAGAGACAGAATTAAAATATGCATCTGATGAGCTTAATAGTATAAGTAAAAAGAAAAGTTTTACAAGTAGAAAACATATGGTCAAATGGCCTTAATAATTAGACACAATCAACCCCATAGACCACTACGGTCTATGGGGAGTTGTCATCGGATTTTCAAAAGCTTGAAAATAATTTTAAGATCTTTTCTCTAAGATCTATTAAAGTTTATTTTTTTCTGATCTAACTAATTAGATTAGTTTTTAGGATCAGTTACTGCATAGTTAGGGGATGGGTATGCATAGTTTTGATCTGCAATACCATCTTGAGGAACGCCAGGAGCTTTGCCATCAGGATAGATTACGGAACGAGCAGTACCAGGTAATTCTGCAGTATGGTCTACATATACACCGTTGCCTTTAGCATCATGAGTATAAGTAATTTTGTTAGCAGTGTAGTCGTTCATAGCACGATCTTTGCTTACAGGAGTTTTGTTTTCGATATCTTCAACAAGACCTGTTGGGTTAACGATTTGAATACGACCTTGAACTGGTTGGTATTGAACGAATAAGAAACGTTCGAACGCAGTTACTGCTGGCAATTGGTAGTTTGCAGTGTCGCGGATTTCGTTACCAACGTATAATTGATAATCGAAGATTTTGTAAATAACACGGTTAGTGTTACGAGGGTTCAAGATAATGATAAGGTTGTTATCATTACGCATTTTGTTGGAGCTAATGAATTGGTATACACGGTTATCACTAGTTTTTACAGTTTTCTTGTAATCCAAGATAACTGGACCAATGCTAGGAGGAGTTGTGTATGTGTATTCTTTAGGAGTGATTTTACGGATCAATTCAGGACGACCAAAGATAGATACTGTCATGTTTTCATCATTCAATACTTGAAGCATTGTAGTGATTTGAGTATCAAGGTAATCCATGAATGTTTCGTATCTCCAAGTTACATGGGAACCCAAGAAGTTATCTGGTGGTACGAAGTTGAATGCACCAGTAACTTTGGATGTTGCAGGAAGATTCAAGAAGGAGTCATCCAAGTTTTCCAAGATTTTGTCATCTTTGTAGTTAAGAATAGACAATTTAATCATGGACATGATTTTTGTCAATTGGTTAACATTGTACATTGCTTGAATGTCTTTTGTTTCTTCTGGAGAAATAGTTACAGTCATATGAGGTGCTTCTGGAATTTCGAAGTAATCAGTACGGCTGGACCATTTAACTTTAGGAGTTTCATATGCTGCGGAAGATACATCCAATGCTGCAGATAATACTACGCCCACGATGTTAGCAGAAGATGCCATGAATGTGAAGCGGTTTTTATGCATAGAACCAGCGAATTGGAAAATTTCTTTACGAGTACCACCAGCATTATCAGTAGGAACGATTAAGTCAATACGTTTTTGGAAAGTACGATCATATTGGCCGTATGCAGCAACGAATTTAACTGGTTCAACAGTGATAACTTTAGTGCCTACAGCACCAGCAGTTTCAACTACGATTTCTTTTGTAGCAGCGTCATATTTTTCTTCGCCTTTAGCAACATAAACGTCTTTAACCAACAATTTAGTTACTTTGGAAGAACGGGAAACGTTAGCTACAGTTTTATTTGTAGCACCCAATAGAGCAAGAACATCAGTTTCTTGATCTTCTGGAAGCATGATTACGATGTCTTTATGAGGAACTGCACGTTCGATAACATCTTTAATTTTGTTTTGTTCCAAGAACATATCGATTTCACGACCATCTGGACTGTACATAGTACGAGTTTCCATGGAAAGTGTGAATTGAGGAGTATCAGCTACGTCCTTAGGAATAGCACCTTTGTCGAATACAGTTGTCATCAACAAGTTTTTGTGCATAGGGAATGTGATACCAACAACTGGGTTGTAAGCACCAAGTGGAGCAGCTTCGCAAATACCTTTAACGTCGTTTTGGTATAAAGCATTAAGCATACCATATTCTTCGTTTACAGCATCGATAGAAGAGAATTTAGGATCTTGTTTATCAAAAGCGTTTTCAACGAAGAAGTTACGCATTTCGCTGTTCAAAGTATCGCTCATAAAGAATTTGCGAGGTTCGCTATATAAGTCTACTTGTTCGCTTAAGCCAGCTTTCGCGATTTGAGCAAATTGACTAGCAATGCCATGCATGCTATCTTGTTCATAACCGCGAAGGATGGAATCATTTTTACCAGTTGGATTGCCAACTACTGCCATGTTTTATTTCCTCCTTTTTGAGAAAGAGCCATTTATGCATAAATTGTGTTTTTCTAAAAATGGCAAAAAATCTAATTAAATTTAATTAAATCTATGAAGGTAAGACACCCCTGGCTAACCCTTGCAAAACAAGGGGAATGGAGGCATCTATAGATTTACCAATATGTTTGTATATATAATTTGTATCTTTTTAATTTTTTAATCTAATTCAATATCTTTTACAAATAGATATGGATAGTCTTCAGAACGTGTATTGTTGTTCTTATCATTTTCCTTAGCAGATCTTATATATTCTGCTTCTCTATTTTGTTTGATATTAGAAAGAAGATTAGTGATATAATTAAAAGTTGTAACCATCTTCTGTAATTGAATTTGGTTTTCTATATAGCTCTTTGTATCATATACATCAAGCAAGTAATCTCTACTCATATCTTTCAACTCTAATAGCTTACGAGAAATAAAGCTTAATAGAGAATCATCATATGAAGCATGAGAGATATTATTAATCTTATCAATGGCACTAAAGATAGTATCATTAAAGTTCTTAAATTGTTTTTTAAGCTCTTTATGTTTTACTGCCATTTGTTCAGGTTTTAGATCAGAGAAAACTTCTTGTTCATCAGATGAGAAGTCGTCAGCTTGTTGTTGATCTTCAGGACCTTCTAGTCCTTCGTCTCCACCTTCTTCGCCGCCTTCCATATCTCCATCTTCAGAACCCTCTTCTCCTTCCCCACCTTCACCTTCTTCAGGGGCTGGTTCTTCTCCACCACCCATATTCATATCAGGTTGTTCTGGAGAATCTCCACCACCATCTTGAGGAGGAGCATCTTCAGGCTGTCCTGCATTAGGATCTTCTGGAGCAGATTCCTGAGCTTCAGGACCATCAACAAAATTAGGAGGTTGTTGACCTTCTTCTTCAGGATTAGGTTGAGGAGGATTAGGAGCTTCTTGTAAGATCAAACGCTCAAATAAGTTCATCTAATATACCTCCATTAATAATCGAAGTCATCAAAATCATCATCGTCATCTTTAGACTTAGATGAACTATCGTCATTAGATAAAACTGGTTTGGTTTCATCTTTCTTATAGAAGGAATTGATTAAAGATTTATCGGCACCAAATTTAGCTTGAGGAGTTTCCTTACCTAAAGGATTTACTAAGGAACTGCTACCATTATAATCAGGAGATACTTCCCGTTTATCTTGAGTACTATTTATTTCTTCCATAGTCTTATCTCTAAGCTTTTCATACTCATTCTCTAAAGTTTCGATACTCTTATCAACTTCTTCTAAATAAGTTTCCAGTTTACGTTTCTTTTCAGGATCGGTTTCTTCTTTAAGTTTCCTAGTAACAGAATACTTATGCTCTTTCCATTCCTGAATGGATTCTTTGAGATATTCCTTATTCATATGCTTGTGCATAATATAAGCAGTAATACCTGCAAACAATCCACCAACAACATTAACTGCTAATGCACCAGCTACAATGACTGTATAGAATACAAGAGATAAAGAATTCCTAGTACCTTTATTTAAGTCTTGTAATCTAGAAGTAACTAGAATAGATCTAATAGCTTCTTTAGTCATAGCATTAGTTTTCACTGGAGCCATTTTAACCTTTGTAACGATATCATGAATCTTATCTAAGGTATCATCTTCACAAAGTTTCTCTAATGCTTCTGTAACTATAGACATTTGTTCCATAGCTTCTGCCAAGCCATACGCCGAAGTCTTGGCATAGTTATCACTAACAAGTTTGTCTAAATCTATATTATCTTCACTAATCATCTCTGCATGAAGTCGTTGTAATCTGTTGATATAAGATGTATCTTCAGAGAGATTAATAAAGTTATCTTTCTTAACAGCTTCGGATATTTTATCTAAGAATTTATTGATATCATTTGTACCACCATTCATAAGGAAGTAGTCGGTAACATTTTCAACAATATCAGATCTAGGTATAGTATCTCCAGCATATTTAGAAACAGAATATAAACAAGTTTCTAAAGCAATACAATACTTGGTTTTGAAATCCATAGTATATGTATCGATTAGAGAGCATACTTTATAGATAGTATCAGGAACAGCATCTTCATATAAGATATTATTCTTGATAATCTTATCTATATTAAATCTCTTAGATATAGTAGATAGATTTCTTAATAATCTATCACATTCTGTTTGTTCATGAATTCTTTCTAATACAGAATCCAAACACTCAATAGCTACAGTTTCATCAAGCCCTCTTTTTGTTTTAAGAATAGAATTCTTAAAAATTGCAGGGGATTTGACGTATGGGATAATATCTCTATTAATAATAGAAGTCATTTCTTCTAATTGAGATTGAGTCCCCTCTTTTGAGACGTACTCGAATAATTCTAAAACCTTGTTAAAATTATTGCTTGTATTATCAGAGAAAGATTGCCATGCATAGACAGACTCTTTGATATTTTCAAAATTGTAATTAGTTTTATAAGTTTCATATAATGGATAGGATCTATTCCTCATAGGTTGAAACTCTAGATTAGTCTTTCTATTATATACTTCAATAATAGGTATAAACTTTCCCATACTATTTAATCCTCCCGTTCGATTGCATAGGCTATGATTACATCAATGTTTGTGAAGATAAAATCATAGTTACTTCAAATACTTAGGTTTGGTTTTAAACTCTGCTTTATTTAAAGTTTTTGCATCATCTGGAAGTGTTTTAGTAAGGTCATATAAAGCCTGTTTACCTTCTTTAGAAGTGGTCATTTCATTTACACCACCCATAGAGATATAGTGACGTTTAGATGAAATAAGTTTATATAATTCTTCGTTTGCTTCGATAGAGAATGGTGTTTTAGAAGATACTGTATCACCATCATAGTCACCACCGATAGAATCCAAACGAACATTATTTGGCAATGCTACATCGATAAATCTGTTAGTAGTATTTGTATTCAAATCTTCTGCTCTGATCTTAGGATATTCTTTATAGAGTTTGCCATTAATGATCATAGGTTCAGTTTGAATAGTAGAGATAACTTTAATCTTAGCAGCATATTGGTTCCAATAACTATCGATTGGGAAACGTGTGATAAGAGTCATCTTATCTTTAGTGATATCTAATGCTGCCATATAGATTAAGTCGCACCAAGTTAAAGGACGTTCATTAATAGGAAGGCTATCTACTTTATTTGTGGAAATAAGATTTTCAGCAGCCTTAAGATCATCTACCATGTAGCCTTTATATCTTAGATAAGGTTTCATTCCTTTAGGTATCTTCATACCAGTTGTATCAATAGGAGCTTCGATAGGAATAAATCGATTACTCATACCATGCATGAATCTATCTAGTTCTTTTTTGATACGTTCATCAGAATAAACCATTTGCCAATCTTGGACTCTGTTCCTAGTAATCTCTTTTGTTTTTAGATTAGTTACTAGCATATCCATTTGGTCACTGATATTATTTTCAAACCAACGTCTAATCCAATAAAGCATATAAGGGAAGAAGTTGGCACATAATGCAGCGATTGGTAAACCAATACTATCGATATCTATATCAATATCAGCAATAGATTCTTTTCTTAGGTTTTGAGTACAGATAACTAGACGAGCACCCCAGTCAAAAGACTTCTTCATACCAGCACGTCTAATAAGACCCATCTTTCTAGAAAGGCCTGATGCTTGAGCATCTTTGCCTTCGTATCTACCAAATACTAACCAGTCATAGATGGCAGCTAAATTCTCTTGAATACGCCATCTAGTTTGACCATTAAGGGTCAAACCATACTCGTTACTATTCTTTAACGCTTGAACGTCTCTAAGAATTTTGCCATATAATTGGTTGATCTCACCAACACTAGTTCTTGAATCTTTATCTGTATTGATATCACGATAGCCTACTGGAATTATTACACAATCTTTGATAAAAAGTTTATCTCTGTATTTTTCTAGAAAGTCAATCTTAACACCACGTTTAGCAGAATCGGTTCTTTTAAAATCGATTACTTTAATTACTTTTCTTAAGAACTCAATTCCAGTTTCACCTTCAGGATCTGATTTTAATTTGCCAGTTTCTTTATCTAACACAAAATTATCTGCCTCTTGAGCACATAGTTTAATATTAGAATCTAGTCTTGACCAAATCTTGTAAGCAAGTGGGTGTAAGAATGTTTCTCCTGCTAGATTTACATAAGCAAAGATACTACTTCTATCTTCTTTGGTAATACCAAAGATTTCATTAGAAAACAAGCCGTCTTTATCTGGAAGATTGCCTCTAGAGAAAGACATTGGACTTGTAATCTCTTTTAAGTCATTTACTTTAATAAAGTTAGCGACGTTAAGTGGAGATAATTTAAGATGCTTGGTTTTCCCATCATTAGAAGCTTCATCTAATGCATAGAATTCTACTACATCATTATTCATTTAAAGCATCCTCCATAAGTATAATAAATTCAAATTTAATTAATAGTTCCCATCTAGCCATTAGTGCTAGATGGGAGTTCTATTTGATTAAGTTTAGAAATCTATTAATTTGAATTTTAAGATATTCTTATTAGACTCTAAGGATATCTTATATAGCGGCTGGAATGCTCCAGGAATAATCTGGTTATCCAATCGCTCCTCTATAGTATGAGCCAATTCATCTGATAATAAGGTTACTGTAAAAATACTATCGCACTCAGAAATATTAATATCTAAGATATCAGTATTTCTACAGTTGCCTAATAAAATATCGTATAATGCTACTTCTCGAGAGAATAGCTTATCGTCTACAACTTTAGAGGAAATTAACTGACTGAATTCTATTAAATTCATCGAATTATAAAATCCTCCTTTATGCCTATCAATCACCTTTAAGGATAGAATCCATTTCTTCTGCTTGGTTGGCTTTCTGTACCGTCTTATTTTGTATCTCTTTCATATATCTAAAATGAAGATACACTAGAAACCCAACGTCATAGTTGAATGCTTCAGAAAACGATAATCTGCCTTTATAGTAATTACATAGGGTCATTACTATTGAATAGAAAGCGCCCCGATCGGTAAAAAGGCCCGAGTGAAAAGCAATTGAAGAGCACCTTGAGGAGTAGCTTCGATAGTAGTATGACATTTACCACATTCTGTAGAAGGAATTTGATAAGTAATCTTATCATTAGTAAATACACGAGTGATTTTGTATACTTCACCCATAAGAGTAGCATGTTCATCAGAAGATAAGTTCTTCATGATTTCATAAATAGCTTTAACCTTACGCATTACTGTTTTGGATAAGCTGTCTTCTACAACACCTAAATCGATTGGATATAATTGTTTTGTTACGTTATCGATTTTGTAGATAGTATCAATATTAGCCATGATTTGAACTACGTTAGCATATTTAGATGCAAATTCATCTGTCAATGCAGCACGTTCAATCATATCACCATAGATAGATTCGGTACAGAAACTAAATGCATAGTCTCTGGATACTTGGATAGGTTTTGTTCTGAAAAGTTTAGACTTTACAGGACGGCTATGCAAGATATCTTCAAAGCGTTGTTTAACTTCATCATTAGGGTATACCACCATATCTTTAACATCCTTCTTATTGATAAAGAGGTTGTTACATTTATTATTAGGGCATTGATAAGATAAGTAGTTTGTATCTTTGAAGTTTGCCATATACATAGCAAAGATCATACAGTCCAAATCATATACAGAGATTTGTTTTAACCAAGTATCAATATCTGGTTTCTTACCTACAGTGTGGCGATACATGATATTGAAAATAGTACGAAGACCATTAATGGAAGTCATATCTGTATTTTGAGGATTCAATTGAAGTAACTCTTCGCCAGAGATAGGAGTCATTTCGATTGGTTTACCAGTGTATTGTAAACCCCAAGTTACTGTGTAAGAAGAACGTTCTACTTGAAGAGCAGATTTTAATTTAATAGGTTTATTGGAAATGGAGAATCCATCTAAATCATTACTACGTTCAAGTTTCAATTCTTCCAATACTTGAGATTTATATTGTTGGCTAAGTTCACGAATTTCTTCTTCAGTCAATTCTGGTTCATCAGATTCTACGTCAGCCATTAATTCTTTTTCTTCTGGATCTTCTTCCTCAGCTAAAGCAGAAGAGTAGCTTACATCTTCTTCATCTACGTCTTCTTTAATTTCTTTTTCAGCCATAGAATTAGTTACTTTAGTATCATCAGATTCTTTCTTAGAAGCTTCTTCTTTAATTTCTTCATCTTCACCTTGAATAGGAAGAACAGATTTAGGAGTAACTCCTAATTCGACTGTATCATCATCTAAGAAGGAGAATTCATCTTCTTCCTCTTTATCATTTGTGAAGCTATCTACTTCTTTTGCTACATCAGAACTCATACGAGGAACTCGTTTGATAGTTTCTTCTTTAATACCGAAGTAATCGTTATTAGTTTCAACAGTTTTATCACGAGCCACAGTGAATAAGATATAACCTTTGTGTTCGTAATCTGTAATACCATCAAAGCGAGGTTCTGTCTCAATGATCTCTTCAATCTTTTTAATAAATTCTGAGAGATGAGGATTGTTTTTAGCCCGAGCCATTAATTTTTCATATTGATTATTAACGTACTCTTCCTTACCTTTAGTGATTAGACCTTCAGGACCTGTGAGTTCAGATTTAGTACGAGCAATTTCATGATCTGCCATATCTACTAAATTATCAAAGTTCTTTTTGATAGCATCATCAGGTTTTGTTCTTGGTTTCTTAGCGATTTTATCTACATTGTGAATTACTTCACCATATTGAGTCAAACCATCATCACCGATAGAAGTGTTCTTAGCGATTTCCGCTAAACTAGATTTAGCTGCTTGAGTTTCTGCAGGTTCAACTGCATCTGTTAAACTACTTTTAGATACAGTAGCAACAGGTGGTTGTTCTTCAGTAATAGGAGTAACCTCTACTGCATTTTCATTTGCTGCGGCCTTTTCAGCAGGGGTTGTTTCTGCTTCCAAACCAAGTTCAGATAAGGATATTTGTTTAACTTCTTCCATTTATTTCTTCCTCCTAATAGGTACTTTGGTTTTCTTAAATGCATTGCCAGTTGTATTTTCTCTTTCGATAGCACGTTTCTTAGCACTATCTAAAGTAGTATCAAGATAATCTGCCACTGCTCCCTCATCATACTTTCCTTTATATTGTAATGACGGTTCAGCATTAGGCGTTGTGTTAATACCAGGCGCTCTACCAGACTTCAATATTGAATCTAGTTTAGACTTGGTTTCTTTCTCCCTAATCATTGATTCTTCATTATAGTCTTCTTCTTTGATTAGTTTAAGAATAGATGGATTGTCCTTCATTCGAACCCATATTCTCATAGAGCTACCTATCCCCTTTACAAATAATATATTCGAATTTACATTGACATCAAACCGTCGATAGTGTTTTGAGCAATGTTATACAAGATACTAAATCTAGTTTCTCGTATTGTTATAGAGAAAAGAATCTTATTATCTAAAGAATCTTTTGGTCTATAAAGAGATACTTCTACCTCAACTGGTAATAGTTCTGGTAAGTATAGAGTCATTTGCTCTTCAAGTTCTTGCCTTAAAGTAATAAGTTCTTCTTCAAAAGCAAATCTGTATCTACCACGAATATCTATACCTAAATCTGGATAGTCTGGGTAGGTTCCCTTTTTGAGGAGTAATAATCTAACTATTAATAATGCTGCAGAGTTCATCTTGCCAGTTTCAATTTCACTGAGGTCTAAAACCTTTGGTTGGTTAAGATCATTCACATCTAGAAGATAATCCCTAATATTAGCATTTGTGTTAGTTAAGCTATTAGCCAATTTATTCACCGCCTCTTTACAAAATTGTATTACTTATAAAAAAATATACTCCAAGTACTTGGATGTCGCGAATTTAAAAATTATTGGGGACAAAACATTTAAGTGTAGAAGTATATTAAAGAAGATTTCTTATACCCAACCTAAACGTAGATAATCTATCCATATTGATTTTAATAGTCATGCCATCAGATAGATAGTCTATTCATTTCCAAAATCTTTTTTTGATATACTGGATTGGTAGTTTTACTCTCCAAGTATTAAAATATAGAAGTTGTTTTTCCGTTTCGTTTTTCCAAATAAATTCTATGTTTTTCCTCCTTCAGTATTATATATAATATACTTCTACAAACCTCTACTTTTACACATGTATTACTTACTTAACCTTATGAGTATAGGCTTAATTTGCCTATACTCGACATTTTTGTAATTACGAATAACTTAATTTACAGGAGGGAAATAAATCTTATGATAGATGAAGCTATGGGTTTAGCTAGTATGAACCCTATGGTTGGTACTACTCCAAATAATAATGTTATGCTCCTTCATAATATTGATGATAAAGACCTATCTGATGGATGGGATAGTTATGGATTAGCAACGACTTTAGATAAAGATGATGCTCATATTACAAAAGATAAAAATGGTAAACTAGTTGCAAGACCTAATAGAGATTTAGAAGGTAAACTAGTAGAGGTTTATATTTGTAAATATGATAAGGTTCAAGAAAATTTTGATACCTTATATAATATCTTAGATACTCCTTATGAGTCTAGAGAATTAGAGCAATCCATTTATGAAATGGCCACTGGTCATATCTCTCTTATAGAGAACTTTGCTAAGATAGATCATCTTTTAGAAAAGGTTGAATTAAAGAAACTTAGCAAGATTATATCTTCTGATGCGGATAATATGGAAAGAGAATTAGGTCAAACAGATCGTTTAAAGAATGATGGATCTTATACTCCTTCTAATCCAGATGAAACTGCTGCTAGCGGTGTTAGTTTATTAGCATCAGCTGATTATACTTTCTCAGAGTCTTTTGGTCCTGAAGATGATCAATTAGAAAATAAGAAAGCAATTATTGAAGCTCTTATGTGTGATATAAAGAAGGATCTAAAAAATGGGAATTATTAATGCAGAACGATACTTCCAAGATCAAGATAGGGAGTTTAAATATAAAGAAATAGAAAAATGGGTAGCTGCTAATGGTGGAGCTATCATTAAAGATTATTATAAATATGAAAAGGATCTAGAAGCTGATTGGTATAAATTCCAATCCATGCCTCCAAATAATTGGTATGAAGCAGATGATGAAGCTATGAAATTATTTGGTATGGAAAATGAAGCTCTTTATTATAAAAACAAAGCAAAATTCTTAAAAAGAAATATCAATAAAGATACTCTTGATTATGAATACTCTGGTGTGGCTAATCTTGATAAACAAGATTTAGAGAAACTAAAAACCACTAGAATCGAATCTAGTGCTGATAAATATATCAGAAAGTTTGATAATGAATATTCTCCAAACTTTAGAACCATTGTAGATATTAGAGCAGTAGATGCTAAAGATAAAACTAATACAACTTTGAATCCATTGAAAGATATATACTATCCACATTCTGCTATTAAAGAAGAATATGGTTTTAGTCCAGAACAAAAAAGAAAATGGACCCAAGAATATATTGATGATGGGTATCCATTATTATTTGATGATTATAAAACTAGAGATGAGTTAGAAACTGCTTGGTATAAATACAAGTCTGTAGATAGGGATAGACAATTAAATTGCGATGATTTTTCTGTTCAGATTTATGGCATGGATGTTACAGAATTATATGAAAAACAACTTAAAGAATTCTTAGCCGATGACTTTGATGATGATTTTGAAACAGAATATTCTGGATCTATGAATGAAAGTAAACTAGATCCTATGAAGGATTATAACTTTGGCATTGCTGATCAAATCAAAAAGCATCCGACTCCTATGATTCTTCCAGAACAAGATATCTTCTATAATATGAATAGATTCAAATTCTACAGAATGATTCTATTAATAGGTTTGCCTACTACGAATAAATCTGAACTAGCTAAGACTTTATGTAAGAAGTATAAAGCAGAGTTCTTGGATATGAAGGAATTTTTTAATATCAAATCTGCAGAAGATATCCAAGCATGTGTTAGAATATCTCCAGCTATTTATAAATATGCTACTACTCATCCTAAATATATTAAGTTCATTAAAGATTCTGAGTTATATGGGCAACAATCAGTTCAGTTTAAATTCAAGATTAAAGAGTTTATGAACAACTTCTTCTATTGGTTAATCAATACTTATTCTAAACAACGTAAGGTTGTTGTAGAAATGTGTAATGAGTCCTTACCAGTATTTGATGTACACCCTAAGCTCTTTACATATCCTATTGTAATCAAAGGTGATTCATTCTTCTTACAGATCTTTAGAAAGTTGGCTAGACATGAGAAATCTAAGATCTTTGATTTGTTTAGTAATTTCAAAATGATTGATGCTATCCAGTTTACTCTTTCTGTAATAGAAAAGTCTGGTGATGATGTAGATCTAATGGATTACTTTAGAAGAAGAATTAGAGAATTTGATCCTATCAAATTTGATATTAATGAATCCAATCTTCCAGATCCTGGTTTATATATAGATGCGGCTAATAACAATATTAGAGAATCATTCGATCCTTTATATTGTGCTAAGAAAGCATATTCTGTATTATCTTTAAATAGTAAGACTTTAGTAGAATCTGAAATGATTGATCATACAGTACAATCTGCAGAAGATAGAATTGATTATCTTCAAGAACCAAACTTTAGATCAGTATTTGCTCCTATGCTCAATTATACTGAAATAGAAACATTATTGCAAAACTCTCCTAAGAGTAATAATGTATTTGCAATTAAATGGTATAATGACTACAAAGGATCTTGTAGTGGTTTAAAGACTACATTTAAAAAGAATGAATGGGTTACAGAAGTTGCTAAACTTTCTACTAAATTCTTAAATGAATATACTTTAAACAAATGGAATATAGAAGTTGGAAATGATCTTATCAGATTAGGTTGGAATCCTACTGTAGAATTCAATGATTATTATAGAGCTGCTGCTTCTAAGATGGCTGATTCTTTCTTAAAAGATAAAGTTATCTGCAATTATGTAAATATTGGATCTATGCCAGTATATAATCATTTAACCGAAGATGTAGAATTCAAATTACCAGTAGATGGTATTTATGTAATTACCATTAATGGTAAACATAAGGAAGATACTTTGGATACTATTCCTCAAGTATTATTATCCTTAGATGGATTTGTTGATGGCAAACCTATTTATCCTATTATAGATAAACAACTTGCTAAATCTATCTCTTTAGATAAGCTAAAAGAATGGTATGAATTAAGTACTTGTGAATTTAGCTTATACTTATTACCAACTACTAAAGGATTGAAGACAGATATTGCTAGTAAAATAGAATCTATGGTATCTAAAGATAGCTCTGAACTTACAACTTCTAAAAATAAAGAGTTATTAGTTGCTGATTTTAGATTATATATTTCTGATACTTTAAAGGTATTGATTGAGAAATATAATAACTCCTCATTTAGAGTTAAAGATATTGATACTTTACTTTCCAAGAAGTCTCCTGATAAATATACTGTTTATAACTTAGGAACTTTCGATGGTGATGAGTATGATACTTTAGTTCGAAATGTTGGAATCTGCAATACTAGAGCTGCTACTCTATTTGAAGAAAAACCTAATATGGAATTAATTGGTGAGCATAAATCTTTAATCCCATATCTAACTTTAGTAACAGTAAATGAATTCGTTACTTCTACTCCAGTTAAAGGAATGGATAACTCTAGAGGATCTGATACTTTAAATAAAGATAAAGATTTAGAAACTTTTGATTCTTATTATAATCTATTAAATCCAAACAAATAAACACAAGGAAGAGGGTCATTCCTCTTCCTTACTTCTTTTTAAATTTCATTTTAATTATACACTATAATTATGAGAATATATAAAGTTAAACAGTTGATAACGTATTCTTAAAAAATAAAAACAAATTTAAAAAGAAAGGAAGTATTTTTTTACTATGGAAAGAAACTTTAAATACTTTAGAGGTAGGAAGTTCTATCTATCTACAAGAAGAAGTTCCATTAAAGCTACTTACCCAAAATTAATCAGAGCCATATCTGAAATGAAAGATGGTAAGATATTTGCATATGTAGAAGACTTTGGAGAAGTTCCTATAGAAGATGAAAATAAAAGAATGTTCGAGATAGAAGAATCTGAACTATTTGATTTCTATACAGCTCTAACTCCTAAAGGTGTTTGTACTGTAGAAGTATGTGTAGATACTAGAACAAAAGAGAATGGTATATTTCTAATATTCAATAAATACATCAAAGAAGATTATGTTCCAGAAGATATCAAAGATGCTGATATAGTAATCATATCTCTATCTAAAGAATTAGATAGATTAGCATCTAGAGCTCTAGGAGTTGATTTTAAAGATAAAAAGACTTATAAAGATGCTATGAGCCCACTATCTATATTTGAATCATATCAACTAATGCCGTTAAGTTCTATAATCAATACTGATAGATTCAATTTAAAAGGAAGTATTCCAGAAATTATCTATGATACCGATGAGGTTATAGATACTAAATTTAAAGGTATATCGTATTTATATTATGAAGATAACTATGAATCCTTAAAGGGATTAATAGGTATTGAAGACTTATCAGGAACCTTTAAAACTAAAAATCCAGTAGATGGTAATGAAGGTCCAATAACAATAAAGTTTTCAACTATATACAATAATTTAGATAGTACCTTTATAAATGGTAATTTGTGTACTATTTTAAATTGCTTCCCTATGGTTGGAGTAGAGAGCTACGATGAATTCGTAAAACTATATGGTGAATTAGTAATAGGCGATTATAAAGATAAAGATGAATTCAAAAAGGCTAAATATAATTCCTTAATCAATCTATTATATATCCTATGCTATACAACTCTAGGAGATCCAGTTATATTAACTAATAACGATATAGATTATAAGTTAAAATATATCGAATTAGATAAGGTTGGATTCAAGAAATACGAGTATGATCATATCTCTACTATTAGAAATAATGATCCTAAGTACAAAATAGTACTTATTAAATTTGATAATGATGAAATTGCTATTTTGAAACTTAAAGTAGTTAAAGATTTGGATCTAATGAAAATCGGAAATTCTGAAGATGACGTAATGTCAGAAGAGGAATTTTCGAAGTTTATGAATCTAAGTTAGTCTCACGATATTTTTTATCGTGTTTCTATATATTTTCCAGGTTAGTGATGGTAGGCCTCCATCGATTTATACTAACCTAAGTCCATTTTCTAATATATTAGGAGGAAAAACAAATGGCTGAATTATTTAACAATGCTAAACCAAACGAAAAAGTTGATTCTAAGAAAGAACGAATCGAACTAGAAGAAAAAGCAACTTTCCCAGAACTTCTTTCCGCTGGTTACATGTCCTTGAGTGACTTGTCTAAAGTAGTAAATGGTTTGTTCTATTCCGTATTCGATGACTTCTTTGGTTCCAAATTGGAATTAGATCCTCAAACTGGTCGTATCCAATCCCGTATCTTCTTCTCCTTGTCTTCCGATAAATCCAAAGATCCATCTGGTTGCTATGCAGTAGAAGATGCTAACAGCGGTAAAAACATGAACGACATTGCTAGCCGTCTTAGCTTGGCAAATCGTTTGAACAACCCAACTGGTAACTGGAAAAACATTCAATTGACTTCCGAAGGTCAAAGCAAATTAGAAGACTTCTTACCTAACAATGCATTCAACCGTAATGGTGGTATTAACTGGAATTCTGTTACTAACGAAGTAACTACAGCTCCTTCTCAATTCTCTCGTCCACAAATTTACTTCTCCGTAGATATTGATATCTACAAAGTAATCAAAACAGTATTTGGTCACAAATCCTCTACTGGTGGTAAATGGAATTACAACATCGAAGTTAAAAACCCAATCAACCCAATTCAAGATCCTGTAACTGGTAAAGTAACAGCTACTAACTTCAATCTTCTTCTTTGGAGAGTAGATTCTGGCGATGTATATCGTTTAGCTGAACGCTTTGGTTTCAATGGTCTTGGTTCCAACTCTTTGGGTATCAACACAGATCGTTAATATTTAATGATATAAAACTGTCTTGCTCTAATATAGTATAAGGGAATGAGGATAGAGAGAAATCTCTCTATCCTTCCTTTATATTTATTTTTTATGAGGTACAAAATTATGGCTTTCAAAAAAGATGGCGGTCCTATTAAATTTGAAATCAAAGAGAATGGGATCAATGAATTAATCGATGAAGGTACTGGCAATTCTTCCATCATGCTTAGAGAAGTAGGTTGGAATGGCAGAGATCCTAAATTAGAAATCCGTAAATGGATTATCGATGTAGATAAAGAAACTCCTATGAGAGGATTATCCTTTATCACAGAACAAGGTCCTCATACTCTTACTGAAGTATTAGCAGAAAAAGGTTTTGGTAATACTGAAAAGCTTATTACTAATATCAAAGACAGAGAAGACTTTGATGATTCTCTTGTAAAAGTAATTGGTAAAAAGAAAATTGAAAAGTCTAAAAACACTGAAGTAACCATTAGTGAGGATGATTACTTTGATCCTAAGAGTGTTTTAGATGATTAAAGTGTCCTCTTTTATTCAAAGAGGTGAAATAGATGAAAAGTAAATACGAAGAAATAAAAGGTGATAACCAGAATGAGTCTATGGAACAATTAGAGATGTGCAAATATCTCGTTCAAGGTATTGATAAACCATGCAAGCATAGAGATATGTATGGACGTTGTACTTTTGAAAACTGTATCCTAGACGAAGAAGAGTCACCTTTACGTTCTAAGAAATGGTGGTTCCAATGTGTTATCTGTAAGCATCCTACTTCTATTGAACCAGATGCTATGAGAGTACCATTCTGCGAATCATGTATTTCTAGAATGAATGAAGCTGAAGTATTACCATTCACTTGTAGATATTGTGGTAGAAAACAATACTCTCCATCGAAGTGGATGTTCTCAAGAGTTTGTGATGAATGTATTCCTTTATTGTATAATAAGAATGCAGGGCAAACTTGTTTAAAATATACCCCTAAAGTTGGTAAACGATCTATCTCTAGAGGTGGTAGTTTACATGATTACAAATAAGGTGGAATTATGACTAATAATAGAGTAAAAGAATATGATTATTTAGAAGCTGTGCCTATAGAGCATATTCTTTATGCTCAGTTTATCAAATACGATAAACTTAATAGACTATTTACAGAATACTATAAAGATAAACCAGTTCCTAAATGGATTAATATTTATATAGACGTATATCAAGCATTGCTTCCTATATTTAGTTTCTATAAAGTAACTAATCCTTATAATATAACTGCTTGTATTGCTAACCTTGCAATACATTATAAATCATTCTTTAGAAAAGCTGGAATAGATAGCTTTGTATTTTTATTATATTCTCCTACTACTGGTGCAGCTACTCAGCAAAGATTCTGCCCAGAATATAATGGAAAATATACAATGCGAATGATAAATAATAAAGAAGTATATGATATGGTAAATCAAAATATACCTCTTATTCAAATGCTATGCCAGTATATGAATAATATATTCTTCAAGATGGGTACAGTAGAAACTTCTGTTATGGCTTATGATATGATCACTAAGTTTAAGAATAGACAGATTACTGCTCCATCTTTATTTATAACTTCATCTCAATATGCATTCCAATTACCATCTAAAGTAAAAGATCTTATTATGCTTTATAAGAAGAAACCATTGCCTGGAACTTCTGATGATACTTCTTATTTGGTTACACAAGAAAATGCTTTAGATTCTTATATTGCAGAAATAAAGAAACAGCATATTGAAAAGTTTGAAGTAAACCAATCTTGGTTATCTGGATTTATGACTCTTTCTGGTATTCCAAAAAGAAATCTTAAATCCCTATTTAACTATAAGCAATCTTTAAAGATTCTTAAAAGTATAGATGAACAATTTGATCAAGCTACTCCAGACTCTCTGTTTAATGTGGCTTGTAAATTATATCCTAATAAAGGATTAGATTCTCATTCTTATGATGAGATAGTAAATAGGTTTAGATGTATTGATTTAGATTATCAGCTTTATATGTATAGAACCATGCCTGAAGCTATAGATACAGTATTCTTAGAACAGGTAAATGATCCTGAAGCATTAAAGAATATCAATGATCAATATTTCTCTCAAAATCCTATCTTATTAGAAAAACTATGATATCAAAATATAAACAAGAATGAGGGTAGAGTCATAACGACTCTACCCTTTATTTTTTTTTATCTTCTAATCAATTGAGTCATATCACTCATGGATCTAGTTCCTAATTCTTTTTTGGTATTGGAGTTCTTATTGACTTTAGATGTTGTAATACCTTTACCTTCAGAAGATACTACGTTTACATTACTATTCAATTTATCCATCTTACCATTAGAAGCTTTGTACCAATCCATCTTAGTAGTTTTATTATTATTTGCTGTAGTACTATTAGCATCAGCGGCCTTTTCATTATTCGGAACTTCTAGTATTTTAGAGAAGTTCATCATAGTAATACATTTGAAATAGTCTGATTCTCTAGTATAAATTTCTGTTTTCTTATTTAATAAGAATAGACCATCCTTATCTGCATGAGCTGCATAGTTCTTTACAACATATTTCTTATTAGGTGTAAATACAGATGGATCAAGATCATACTTATTTACTGTAAGTTTATTGATTCTATTCTCCAATTCTGATTTATGGTTCTTTATTTCATTAGGATTATCATTCTTTGTAACGATAATTTGAGTACCTAGTCTACTATCCCCAAAGGAACCACCTAGATTTACGTCAGATTCAAAACTACCTACTCCTAATTGACCTATACCCGTTAAATCTGTAACACTATCTAGATTATTTTTCAATAATTGTAGATCGGATTGGTTCATGAATCCACCAGAAGCCATATACTTACCTGCAGCAGATAATTTATTATAAATAGATTCTCCAGTAAAAGATATAGCAGATACATCTGTTACTAAAGAAACAAATTTACTCTTAATATCACAAGATAAAATATCATTAAAGCTAGGGAAGAATGAGAATAGGTTTTTAGCAAATCCAGTTATAAAGGAAGTGATATTTTTAAGACTACCTATTACTCCTTTTACTGTATTTACATAACCTTGCATCTCATGAACATTCTCCATCAATTTAGATGCATTTGTAAATAGATCTTCAAATTGAACATGTGTACTAGAATCTGTAAATACAGAACTGTATCTATCGTAAATAGGTTTTATTTTATTTACAAATCCAATAGCCTTATCAGCAATAGATCCTATCTTATCCATACTACTATCTAGAGCATCTGTTTGCGAGAAGATTCTAGATTGTGAATGGGATGATGCAGAATAAGAAGATGAGTTGATTTTAGATACAGAATTCTTTGTAGCTTCTATAACATCTTGAACATTAATTTCTGTAACAGAGTTTAAGTAGTTATCAAGATATTCTGAATCATAGAATACTGGAGAGATCTTCTTGATATTCTTATCAAAACTTTCACTCATCTTAGTAATACGCTCATATTGCTTATTAAAGCCTAGTATACCATTACCAAGGAATTTACTAGTAATAGATTTAAAAGCGCTTTGTACTACTGGTACATTGATTGTTACCTTGCCAGGTTTGGCAGGGACAGATGTTGGGAACCCTGTTGCTTGTTGCATAACAGTTTCTGTTAGTTTATTTTGATATTCATGAAGTTCTTTGGCTTTGTTTAAGACATTATTCTTGAATACACTATTCCAATGATTAAGTTTCTCTGGGACGTTGCCCATTTTCTTAACCATCTTTTTGATCATCTGTTTAAACTTCTCTACAATACGATCAATATATGCTTTAGTCTTAGCAATATTATCATAACTAAGAATACTATTATCTTTAGATGGATTTATAATAGCATCAAATTTATTTATGATCTTAGCCACATCATGATTTATCTTATAGGCAGTTTCTGTTACAGATAGATCGATATAGTAATGATTTCTTTCAGTATCTACATACATACCTTGGTTAGCAGTATTAGGGTCTGTAGTTTCTCTAATATTTAAGATTACATCATTAAATCTTTCATTCTTCATAGGAATACCCTTACCAGATTTTGATATTAGGTAAGTACAAAACGGTTCATCTATAAAGAATTGATATTTAGTTGGATAGAATACTTCTACAGAGTTTAGATAAGATACTAGCGATACAAGTGTATCTGTTGGTGGTATGATTAGTTGCTTTTGTAATCTGTTATATTGGAATGGTTCTACTAATAAGTGTAAGTTACTCATATAAGAGCTTAAGATATCCATCATATGGGTATCCATCATTGTAGTATTTGCTACAGTCTTATTAGCATCGATACATTTCTTACTCATAAGACCAAGATATGCTTCTCTATACACATCTTGCTTTTCTTTCCCATCACTATCTTTTTCTTTGTAATCTAATTCTTTATAATAGTTTATATCATTAGATACAAATACAGAGAATTCATCTTCTATATAAGATTCTACTGTAGGAGATTCTAGTTCTTGATTAGAATCATATTTATCTATTTTTAAATACATTGTAGCAGTCTTTGCATTAGCAATAATCTTATCAAAAAGATTCTTGTCTAAATTTACATGTGCTAACATTGTAGGCATATTTTTATTTTCATAATCACTAATTCTGATTATATTTTTAAAGTTCTCAGGTTTGATTATAAGACCATCTGACTTTTCTCCAGGTATTAAAATCTTACCTGATACCTTGAAGTTCCATTGTTGCATATAATAACCTCCATTTTATATTATCAGAGTGTCATTATAGTTAAACACAAGAAGATGAGAAGAACCATAACGGTTCTTCTCAAAAAAAATAATAAATTATTTCATCCACTTATAAGTTCCTTTGGAAGCAGCCTTTCTTTGGAGGAAATCTTTTTTATCTGAATTCTTTAATACAGAAATACGTCTTAGTACTCTATCTCTAGCCTTTCCTGTCATTTGGTCCTTTTTATCCATTATTTCAAAATCAGAACCAATACCACCTGTTGCCATATCTTTACCAGCTTTATAACCTATTTTAGCTGTGTATACAGTTTTATTAATAGCTTTAGCAATAATATGACCTACTTTTACTAAAAATTGTTTAATTCTAGTAAATACTTTACTAATAACTCCAGTTTCTTTATTCTTTAATTTTTGGTCATATTCGCGAAGTTTCTTTTCCATTTTCAATTGCAAACGTTCTAACCAGTTAAGATCATCAACGTGTTGAATTGTTTTATTAATAGTAACTAATTTAGATGCGTCGCCATTAGCTTTGATACCAGCATAAATCATTTTGATAATAACTTGTTTGCCCATAGCTTCATCGGCATTGTCCATTGCTTCGGATAAAACTTCATCATTTTCAAACTCAATGGAGAAATCTTCTGCGATCTGAACTAGGATCTCTCTCTCTTCAATAGTAGGTAATAATGCCATTATTCTTACTCCTAAATATTAACAATTAAAATTTTATTTCTTTTTATTTTTAATCCAGGCATGGGCTTTGTTAATAGCTTTTACAATAGCATGAATAACTTTAACTATAAAAGCTTTTAATCTAGTCCAAATTTTACTAAAAGTACCAGTCTTATCAGACTTGACTTTTTGTTCGTATTTTTCTAATTTAGCTTCTAATTTAACTTGTTTACGTTGCAACCAATTAAGATTTTTTACATTAGAAATACTATTAATAAGGGAGGCCTCCCCAGTAGGCTGGCCTCCTTTTTTGATATTATTTACAGCAGTATTAAATCCTTTAGCAAGACCATCTAAATCTTCATCAATACTACCTGCAACAGGACCTTCAACATTTTCACAGAGAATATTATTAAAGTCCATAAAACATTGTTCAACTAAATTAGAACTCATTATGAATAATCCCATAACTGTTCACCTAATTTATATATTATAAATGATCGCCATTTTGTTCAGATGCTGTTGCTCTGTCAGTTGTGGAAGCTGTTGCTTCAGTAGAAGCGCTTCTGGAAGACGCTCTGCCGCCTTGACCTTGATTACCAGGATTTCCAGATTCAGGAGTTCTACCACCTCTATTAACTGGAGTTGTACCTGCGCCAGCTGCAGCTGGAGTACCAGAAGTTTCAGAAGTAGCTGTATGTTCACCAGGAATTGCAGGTGTTGGAGGAGCTACTGTATGGGAATCTTCACCATGCACTTCTTCTATATGAGTATCAGGTTCTAAAGAACCATCAGCAGCATAACGGAAAGTAGAAGAAGATGGTTTATTACCAAAACGAGGAAGTTGACGATAAACAGCGCCTTTATCGAATGCAGTTTCTTTAGCTTTTTCTTCTTCAGATTTAGCAGCTGCTTCTGTTTTAGCTTTTTCTTCAGCAACTAAGTCTTCGAAATGTTTTTTGAAACGAGCAGATGCTTTTTCAGTAATAACTTCTTCTTCAGTTTTTGGAGTAGTTTCAACTGTTTCTTTAGCATTTAATTCTGCAATATGAATTTTAAGCTTTTCACCAACAGCAGCTTCACGATTTGCTTCTTCTTGTTCTAATAATTGTTTAGCAATGATTTCAAGATCTTCAATCAAAATAGCTTCCAATTCTTTAGAATCAATATTTTTCTTACCACCATTATCAGTAGAGTATTCTTTGAAACCGCGTTTTTCGAAGTCTTCTTTTTGTTTTTCAGTAAGTTTTTCATTACCAACTTCATCATGAGCATTATAAAGAGGAGTGTAAGTTACTTTTGGTTCTTTTCCTTCTTGTGCTTCTTCTTTAATTTCAAATACTTCACAGCCACGATCTAACAATTTAGCAATAACTGCAGTTTCCATAAGAGCTTTTTCTGTAGTGCCAGTGACACCAACGAAATTTAATACAGCACCGCCTGGAGCGATGATTTTTACAAATTTACCTTCACGCATTAAGGTCACCATTCCTTTTCATGATATATCATAAAATAGTAATATTAAAGATTATTATAATGTGCAGAGCATTTAATAGCCAGCTAGTTCGCTGCTAATCATAATCAAAGCTTCCATCATTGTCATCTCTGTAAGTAACCCCACGATCATTTACAGCAATTCCAACTTTCTTTTGCAAGGCTCTAATTCTACCATTAAATTCTCTATTACGATATCTTGTAAGATGTCTAGCACCATATTCATCATTTTTAGTACCAATATGATTTGCAACTTTTTGAAGTCTTAGAGCTAGCCAATCAATTACTTTAATACAAATACGCATAAATTTTCTTAGCATATTTGTACGATTCATACTTCGTTCTTGATCAAGTTCTGCTTCTAGTTTAGTATATAAACTTCTAAAAGCTGCTATCTTAGAAGCAAGCCATGTTCTAGGAGCATTTTCATATTCCCTTTTTAAGGTATCCCTCATAAGATTATCACGACCAATAATTATATCTTGCAATGTCTTTCTATCTCCAGGATTTTTTCCTATCTTTTCATAGAATGCTTTTCTAGCAGCATCTTCTATTTCTTTAGGACTTTTTCCTTCAAAAGGATTTTTTTCTTCTTCTGCTTCTAAAATGACAGCTTCTTCTAATGCTGTTTGTTCATCTAATGTTAAATTTAAGGAACTTACTATATCCTCAATATTATTAGATGACTCCATAATATATAAAGCCATTATTCATCCTTCTTATCTAACTTAGCTCTAAATGCACCAGTTTCCATAAAGATAGTATGGATAACTTGAGATGTTTCTTTATAGTAATCTATATAAAATTGCATAGAAGCAAGATTGTAGTTTCTAAGAATTTTGTGGATATGCAAAAAATCATCTAAGTATAATTTAAATACATTCCGAATTCTGCTTTGTTGATCTCTAGATAAAGATCTGTCATTAACCATCTTCTTGAAGAGTATATCTATTTTATCTTTAATAGATTCAATTTGAGATATATAGTTCTCATAATCTGTATGGATAATTTTTAACTCTTTAGCAATTTCAATATCATATTGATTAGAGATTTTTATAATCTCAGATGGGTTTAGATTATCGGTTCTATGAAAGTACTTAGATCTTTTTTCATATAAGGCACGAAGAGATTCTTTACTTTCATAATCTTTATATTTATAAAAATTAATGGTTTTTAAACTCTTTGTACCAGTCCAATACTGTTCATCTAAATATAAACTTAATAGACCTTTAATATCAATCTTTAATTTAGGAATATCTGATTTAAGATTTCCCAACTGATATCTTTCATAATCTAGTTCTGGATAATCTTCTAATTGCTTTTCTATATATTCGATCTTAGTCTTTTTACTAGTAAGCTTATTAGCAGCATACTCTCTAAAATAGGCTAAAACCTTTTTAGAATTAAATAGATTATGAATAGCTTCTTTTACATTTAGATTATCCATCATGATTGAACTAATGAAAGAAAGTTTATTACCAAATTTAGTAATAATTTCCTTTTGCCATCCAATCTTTTCTTTTCTAGAAGATACCATGTTTCCATAGAATTCTTTTTTGAACTCTGTTTCAAAATCTTCTATAGTATTTTTATTGTAGTCTTTGTTTTTAGATTCAGACAAAGCCTTTGTAAATATATTCATTGAAAACTCCTATTTATTTATTCTTGAAATTGGAGTAACTTTATCCTCAACAACTTGCATTTTTAATTCAGCAAGCATTGTAAATAATTGAGAGAAGTCATTATCTGTTAAACGAAGATAATTATATTCACCCATGTTAGTAATCATCTTTTCTTTAGCTATTTGTTTAGCCCTATATTCAGTCATAGTTCTAGTATTAGGATTTTTACCACCGTCCTTAACCTCTATGATTAGATTATAAGGAAGTAGTAAAAAGTCTGTGATCCAATGTCTAGTTTTACCGCCAAAGGTGTATTCTAAGATTGGTCCTGGAGCTATAACTTCGGATGAATCGAATTCGAGTACATCATCTAAGAACTTCATGAGATTTAGCTCATACTTGCCAGTATAAGTAAATTCTTTCCCATCAGACCATTTATATTTACCACTAATACGTCTATTAGCAAGCATCTTTTCTTGTTGTTTAGGATCGTCTAGTAAGTGTATCTTATTGTAGACTTTCATCATACGCTTCTGATAAGTCTTTTTAACAGTCTCATAACATTTAGGATTTCCACATAGGCGTTCATACTTTTGACGTTTTTCATTCCATTTAGTAGGATTGCCACACACAGTGCAGTTACCATGACCTTTTTTATTATTCACGATATCATATACTAATCTATATGCCGTATAACCCTCTGGAATCTCTTCATCATGTTTACGTTCTATATGCTTAACTAAATCATCTCTATGATAAGTTTCACTACAATAAGGACAAGGATATCTTTTCATCATTTCCTCCTATCATTATAATTCAATTATTAAGTGGTCAGTACTTGCAAAAGTAAATGATGAAAAGAATTATGATATGAAATAATTGATCAAATTTATTCAATGTAGCTTCTAATCTTCTAAACTTTTCATTATCTATTATCCCATTAATTCGTTCTAGAATCAATGAGTTCATAGCATAACACTTACCAAAATCTATTAATAGATGGGAAATGAAAATGATTAAAAAAATAACTTTACTAAAATAATCATGAAAATTACTTCCAGTAATCAAACAATATCCTACCCATACTATAGAGGAATATAGAACACAATGACAGGTTAAAAGATATAAAGACTTTCTTTTGTTTCTTTCTAGATATTCACCTTGGAGAGGATAATCTGCCAAGCAATGTACTGCAAATAATAATAGCATATCAATAAGCATTTATATCGTCACCAGCTCTCTTTTTACTTATTTTCTATTATAGTAAGGTCAAGTGATATTGAGCGATGATTTCAAAAAAAAAATAAAAGAGGGATTAACCTCTCTTATTTTTCTGAGCATTAAATACTGCTTGATATTCTTTCATACTACAATACTTCTCAGATTTAGAATCTTCTTCTATATTGTCTGAAAAGTCATAAAAGCTTGATCCTAAATTATCTACATATGGTCTATTGTATTTATATAATAAATTAAGACCAGATCCTGCTATAACAGGAACTGCAGATATTAAAGACTCTACTGGTAATAATATAATTGGAATCATTACAGCCTCCTATTTAATACACCTATTACTACTCACTATTATAGTATATAATTAAACACAAAATTGTACCCATACTCATAAAGAGTATGGGTATTTATTATTTATATGTGTTAGGATTTCCATCAGTATCTTGTTTATTTTTCCAGTCCCCAGCCTTCTTAGGTTGGGCTACAAACCTATCTCCTAAGAAAGTCTTTTGATACTTTCTTATATCAGGTTTATGATGAGTTTTTCCAGATGTAATGCGTTTAAACTTTCTAACCAAACCTTCAATAGTCTTAATAGTTCTTGCTTCATCAAGTTCATATAGAGGCATTTCTATTCACCTCCATTTTGAATATTGTTTTGATCAGTAGATTGCTTATTAGGATTTGTATTAAGTTTTTCTTGCTGTTGTTTTTGATTATTTTGGTTTGTTTTCTTAGAATAGCTGTTTACATGAGATTGCATATAAGAGAATAAGTCTCTATATAGCATACCAGCTGCCGTCATCTTAGCATTTAATGCTTGTTTTAGAATATCACAAACCAATTTCTTTTTATTATAAACTACAGTTTCACTATCTTCAGGATCTTGTTTTGGTCTGTTTTGATTTTGTGGTTGATTAGAACCATCTTGAGTATTATCATCATTAGATGAATTACTAGAGAAGGACATTTTAGGAGTTGCTGTAGACGTTTTAGTTTGATCATCTTCAGATAATAGATCTTTGAAGTAAGTCGATCTAAATAAAGAATAATCTGTATCAGCATTCACTGGTTTGGTAGCCATGCCTTGAGTATTTGATTTATTAACATCAGAAGCATTCTTATTAGCAGCTAATTGAGCTTGGCTCAATGTAGGTTCTTGATTACCTGTAATAGGATTTTTATTGATATAATTTATAATCCCATTTACATCTGTTTCTAAAGATTTAATCAATGCATTATAAGTAGTACAGAAGTTATATGCTTTAGGAAGTAGCTGCTGAATATCTTGAGATTGTAAGTTTACCTTTTTATCAATTCCATAGTAATAATCTCTAGCAAATTTATCAAAAGGTCCTTGTCCATTATAATCTGTTACAAGCATCTTTTTAAACCATAAATTATTTTTATAATCAGCTTGCTTTTTAGCATCTCCTTGTAAGTTATTTGCTTTTGTATCTAAGATAGTAACTCTTTTTATATCTATACCACTTATATTTGAACTTAATGGTTTTTTAATTCTAGCAAAAGCAGTTGTGTATGTAGGAGCATTTTGTATATTTGCTCCACTTTTAACTGGATACTTTTGTTGATCGATTATATAATCTCTATTTTGAATAAGCCATTCATTATTTTGTTTTCCTTGATTATTTGCATAATCTTTAAACTTTTTAAGATTAGCTTTGATAGCAGTTATATTATCTAATCTCCATTGATCATTTCCAGAGTTTTCTGCTTCTTCAAAATATTCTTGAGAGATGTATCCATTTTCATACATCCAAAGAAGCATATCTCTATTCTCTTGAATCATATCTAAGATAGCATCATATTCACATGATTCAGAGATTGCATTAAAAAAGTCATCTTTTAACATAATTCATCTCTCAATTCTTTAATATAATCCACAAGCAATTGGTCTGGATTTTGATTAGTATTTTTATTTTTATATTCTTCCATTTTCTTAGTAATCTTTTTCATATCTTCTTTTGTAAGTTGATACAATCTTACTGGAGGTCTTGGAATTGGTACACGGACAATATCATTATTTTCATCGAAGCTATACAACTCTACTTCATTTATAAATAGATTACCAGTCTTACCAAAATTGAGACCTAACAATACTAAAGCACCTTCTATTTCTAGAGCCATATACATAAAACTTCTTCCAAGTCCAATATGGTTTTTATTTAATACATAGAAGATTGGGATGATCATAGATTTCCCACCAGGAAATTTAAACATAGCTCCAACTAATGCATTTATAGTACCAGCAGCTAAAGCATCTTTTACTTTCTTAGCTACAGTCTTAAGATCTTTCTTATTATAGAATGCTTTCATCTTTTTAGACAAAGGTGTTTTAAGATAATCTTCATAAGTCATTCTCTTATAAGCTGGATTCTTTTTATAAACCTTAGATACTTCTGTAGAAAGATAGTTATAGAATTTCTTATTGGATTTATAAGCTTCTAGTTTGATAACGAAATCTTCTGTTACTTTATCTTCTACAAATATTTTTATAGCTTGCCCTATTAATGTGGATAAGGCAAAGCTTGTAATTATTTTTATATATGCATCTAGAGTAGATGATGGTTTTGAATCTTCAGTTAGATTCAAAGAATAAGATTTAAAATATCCCATATAAATACCTCATTACTTTTTATCTTGATTAAATTACTAAAGTGTCATAGGTATTTGAAACACAAAAAAGACCTAGGAGCATTAAGCCCCTAGGTCAATTGCATTATCTAAAAATAATTATATCTTTTATAATTCTTATAGATTATTTTGCTTCAGCGTCTTTTTTAGCTTTTTCATCAGCTAATTTTTTAGCTACTTCAGTACGGCGTTCTGGGCTAGACATTTTAGCAGTCAACCATGCGATAGCTTTCATAATCATATCAACGATTTTTCTGTACCAAGGAGCTTTGTCACCCATTTCAGCTGTTTTCTTTTTGTAAGCTTCAGCTTTAAGGTTAAGAGCTGCAATTTTGTTAGCAATCCATTCTTTTGGACGGTTATAGCAGTTTTCTTTAATTTTGTCTAACCATTTACGGATAGTACCAACTTCTGCATCGCCGTTGTCAGAGCCTTTTGTAGCATCAGCAGTTTTTTCTGCTTGAGTTTGGGAGTCGCCACCTTCATTTTCTTCAACAAGCATGTTCATGAAAGTAACGTCACCAGTGTTTTCAAATGCTTCAAGCATCATGTCAACATAGATAAATGCATCGGAATTTTCGCTAATAGGACGAACAACTACGTTATGGCATTCGTTAACGATTTCTGGGTCCATGATGATACGAGCTTCATCAACAGCAACAGCGATGGAATCAACATCAATTTCATTAGCTTCAGCGATAGCATCAACAGCTTCGAAGTAGTCCATACAGTTTTCTTCTGCTAAACGTTCAACGTCAGCAAAGTTAACAACTGCAGCACCAATACGGGAGTTTTCAACTACAGGAACAGCAACAGGGCTGAGAGCAGATTCAGTTTCGTTCAAGTATACTGCTTCGTCAAGAATATTTTCGAAGCCAGTTGTGGAACGGTTCAACTGAGATTCAGTGATTAACATAGGTAAATACCTCCATTATGATCATAATGATTTTAAGTAATAATTTATAAATTATTTTCATTGCTTTTAGAGATATCAAATCCGATGAAAAATCTATATCTCCAAAGATTTATTATAATGTAATTATTATAAATTTCAAAATTAGTTATTTATTACTTTAATTTTGCTTTAATAAAACCAATAGCTTGTTGAGTTTTATTCATAAGAGCTTTCACTGTGACAACGTTCATATTTGTAGGAGTTGTACCTTGAACTTTGTTTCTTAGAGAATAATACATATTTCTCATAGAAGACATTTTCTTTGCAAGATATTCTTTATCATTAATATTTTCAGATACATCTTGTGGTACTCTCTTAAGTTTTTGAAGAATCTTATTTTGAGGATTGATATCTACAGCCTCTTTCAAAGACTTGAAGTCATCATTCAAATAAGCATTTAATAGATCATTAGAATCTACTTCTTCTCCACGTTGCATCAAATCATATAGTTTATCAAAAGTTGATTCAGCTATTTGATATATAGGATCGTTCTTAGAAATAGGATTTAAGAAAACTTGAAATCCTGCTTCTGCAAATTGTTTAGCAGTGTCTAACATTTCTTGATCTGCATAAGCATTAACTTCATCTAAGGATAAAGAAACTGTGGAAGTATGAACATCACTAGCTTCACAAACGTTGATGATAGCTTGAGTACCATTAGTAATACCATTAGAAGTCGCATATTCTACTAAATCTTCAATTCTAATGATATTAGTATTATACTCTTTGCTTTCTCTAATAATAACTAATTCTGGAAAATACTCTGTGTTTTCATGAAAAAGAGTTTTAGAAGAACCAACAATAGCAGATGCTTCATCTAAAATACCTTTATCCATATTATTAAAAATCATAAGTTATCCTCCGATTAAAAAGATCAAGCCTAGAGAGTAAATCTCTAGGCATTGATAATTATTTATTATTAGTTTTTAGAGAAGAATTTAGCACGGTTGCGAGCAGCTCTGCTATCTGAAATTTTATTCGCACGATCAAATTTATCATCAGAATAACTATTAACATGATCACGAACAGCTCTGTGTATATTGTGTTTACCCTCATCCCTCATTTGTTTAAAACCCAATCTTTTGACTCTGTTTTTTACTAAGGATTTAGTTGCTTGGATAGCTTCTTTACGAGTATATGCTTCGTGAACACCATTTACACCATTAACTTCTGTTTGGTCAAAAGCTACACCACCAGCAGTTTTAGCAGCTAATGCTGCAGGGATATTAATTTTGCTAGTTTCTTTTTCTTCACCAGCACCAACGAATAATTTTTCTTCGTCGTCATCATATTCATCAGCTAAATATAAACCTTTTTTAGCGTCATTATCTAGACCAATAGTACCGCAAGCTTGATCTTCACAAGCTTCTTCATTAAAACGGAATAATGCCATTTTATTATACCTCCATTAATTGGATTACATTAAATCTTTATCGTATTTACCAGCTGCAACGTCTCTTAGATATTGAAGGTGTTGTTGATGAGGATCTAAAGATTCTTGAATTTCTTCAATTTCTTCTAAGTCTTTATCATCATCTTCACTTTCAACATCGCCTAAGCCCATCATATCATCTAAGTCATCACCAATATCTTCAGATTCGATATCATCAGCAATGAATTTGTTAGATGCTTTAGCAGCTTTCTTAGCTTCAACTGGTTTTTCATGGATAACTTGATCTGTAGGTTCTACTTTAAGTTGAACGTCTTCTTGTTCTGCAGCTTCAGCTAAACCAACATTGTAGTTTTTCTTAATAAGTTGAATACCATATTTACCAGTGAAAGTATCCATCATTTGTTTAGTATTAGCAAATTTGCGATAAGTCATTACATTGGCTTGATCGCCCCATAAGCCTTTACCCAAACCAGAATCATGCCACTTGGACAAGTTTTCATCAGTACCAATACCAAGAGTACTCATTTCATCAAGAATAGAAGCTTCATCAATGATTAAAGCAGTATTATGGTATTGACCTTTAAGACCATTACATTCTAAGATAGAACCAATAGCTTCTGTTACAGAAGAGATATTATTGGTAAGCATAAAACGAGAAAGGTCTTCCATTTCAATTAAGTATTTACCAAATCTTTTAGATTCACGAACTGGAACCATTTCTGCAGAGAATTTGCATTCGCTTACAGGAATAGTATCTAATCCATCTAAAAAGGATTTAACTTCTTCAACTACGGATACTTTTGTAGTTTGAGGAATTTTGGTACCATTGTCAGCAATAGCCATTTCAGATAAAGTCTGAATAGCAGAATTAAACATGGCCATGTTCTCCTTCCATATTATAAAATTAGGATCCTTGTTTTGCTGCCATTAATTTATTTTTTAAATTCATAGCAGTATCTTTAGCCTTTTGCAAAGCATTATTAGCAGATTGTTTGAAGGACTCCGGAGCCTTTGCTGCTTTGTCTGCAAAATTCTTAACAGCAAGTTTTGCTGCAGAATATTTATTAGCTAAAGTTTTTACAGTATCGCCAGTATTAGATACAGCAGACTGTACAGTACCTACTGCATTTTGAACATGATTCTTGATTCGAAGCATATTCTTACCAGCTCTATTACCAACTCCACATACCGCATGTTTTACACTGTTTAAATTTTCTTTAACAGTGCCTTCACAATATGCTTGAAGATGATAAGATTCTTCGAAGCTTTCTGCTTCGAAGTCATTTTCAAAAGCTTCCATCAATTGTTGATAATAAATAGATTTTTCAGATACTGGAGAGATAAATAAATCATATCCAGATTCTTTAAGAGATTGAGAAATCTCTACTAATTCATCATCTTCATAAAGAGAAGCTTCATTAACAACAAACCCAATTGTGGAATCATTGTCAATCATGCTAGCTTCACAGACTGCTCCGATAGCTTTATGACCATTCGTAATACCATTGGAAGAACCGTATTTCACGAATTCTTCTAATTGGATTAGATTACGATTTAAACGGTCAATATGTCTAACAGGAACCATTTGTGCTGTATAAGCCATTTCGGATTCGTTTAAAGAATCAAGAGATTCAATAAAGTCGAATTCAGTAGATCCACGAAGATCTGATTCTTTTAGAAGCATATATAGTTCTCCTTTAATGACCACTATAATATATTAGAATAATCATTAATAAATAGTCCTTAAGGGGTATTTATATCTTAAAGAACTACAATCGTTGAATAACGTTGTTGTATTGATTATTAGCACGTTTCCAATCATTTTTAGCATTAACTAATTTTTTATCTCTACTAAAAGCACCAGTAACAGCATTCTTAGCTTTAAAGAACCCACTTGCAATTTTATCTTTTAACCAAGTAATAGCTCTTTTTAAATTAAGAATGATAGTAGCATACCAACCCTTTTTAGAAGCAATAGCGCTTTGTTGTTCTCTAAGCTTTTGATTCAATTGGTTGGTAAGCGCTTTAATTTTAGCAGTAGCTGCTTCTACACTAGATACATCTTTGAAGTTTGGAATTTCGGCATTAACTGCTTCAGACAAAGTTTCTTCAGTAATCCAAGATACTTTATCTTCATCAATTGCTTTAAGTTCTTTAGTAACTTCAAATTCTTCTTCTAAAGTATATTCTTCGCCAAAGAGAACTAAACTTGCAAGCCCTTGTTCTAATAAATCATTTTTGATCATAAAGTCTAATTCTTCATTAAACTTTTCTACCATAGTACTTGCAGTTGCTTCTCTTGTAGATAATAAGCTCATTATTATAATCCTCCTAATCTTTCTTCATATATTGATTCTCTGTAGCACCATTATCAATTTCATCAATTCTAGTTTGAAGTTTATTGATAACTTCTTCAGTACTTGGGAAATCATAAGAACCTGTTGGATCTATATGAACCATATGAACGTCTAGTACTTGAGTTTCTTTATTGTAATCGTAAGTTCTAGAAATAGCTTCAGAATATTCTAAAGTAGCTTTCAATTGTGGATCCATATATTTCCCATAGATCTGAACAAATGTCTTATAATCTCCATACACATAATTTGTAGGTATAAATAAGTAACCGTTATGAACTAATTCATGAACAGTTTCTGATAATGGTATTAATCCAACGTTTAATCTATAATGATTAAACATTACTTCTTTAGCTACAGCATTCTCCGAAATATTTTCTTGGCAAGCAACTCTCTTAGAGTAAATAGTAGTTACTAGGTCAAACAGTGTTAACGGAGAATGGTGTATATGAATCTTAATAGAATAAGTATCGATATTGTTTACGTTCTTATAAAAAGAACAACTAGTCATATCAATACAGTTTCTTAAATACTCAATATATTTCTTATAAGATCTAGAAGATCTGCAAATACGCTCAATGTTTTTGAAGTACTTCATTAGATCTTTTTCATTAGTAAAATCATAATCAGCTATATCAAAAGACGGAAGATGTTCTAGTGTAATAGTCTTTTTAGCATTAGGTAATTCGAGTTCATTATATCCTCGCATTTTACAATATCACCTCCTGATATTACCACAATGTCTAGGATCTATAGGGTCTATAACCAAAAGGAAAAGCTCTAAGTAGAACACTTATGTAAGTCATATTTTTTAGTATAATTTATTAACTTTGCAAAGGATGAAAATACTAAATGGGATTATATTCTATAAGAGATTTTGATCGAGGAGGTATGCTTAGCGAAGCATATGTTCCAAAATCAAAAGAACTCAAAAAAGCGGAGGCTCTTTTAGATCAACTAAGAACTCCGTATCTTACAAAAGACTCTAGTGGATTAACTGGTGTCGTAAGAACAACTGCTTCTAGATTTAAATCTATTGGTGGTAATATTCAAAATGATCCAAAATGGGTACAATTTGAACACTGCTTGGAAAAACAATTTGGATTTAGAACTTTTACTGTTAATATAGTAAGAAATAGCTTACCAAATGCATTTACACTTCCAGTATCATTAGATATTACACACTTTGGTAGTTTCGATGATGTTTTAGATAAAAATGGTTTAAGATATAGAGAAAGTGCAAATATCGACGCTATCTCCTTTATTACTGATGGATTGCTATTTAATGGTAAATTATCATCTGGTCAGGTTATGGCAGTAATAATTCATGAAATTGGTCATAACTTTACACAAACAGCTATAGACTTTATCGCTAAATTTAAAGCAGGTCAAACTTTATTGGCTGGTACTATCGGTCTTTTGTCTCTATTTACAAAACTAGATAGAACTTTACTCCATACAGATCTTCCTTTATCTCAAAAGCTTTTGATGACGTCTATGCTATTCTTAAATGATACTACAAAAAATAAATTTAATACTTTAAGAAGAGATGAAGATACAAATGGCCTAAAGCAAATACTTGATTTTGGCTACTCTGTTTCTAAAGTTGTGGATGATTTCAACTTTATTAAAGATGAACTTGATAGATTGAAATATATGTTTTTAAATATATTTAGAAACCAAGTTTTCTCTATAATCAAAAGTAATCTTAGATATTCTGTTGCCACTATGCGTAATAGCAAAAAACAAATTATTATGTCAAAAGTGATGTCTTTCCCTGGATTTATGGATGAATCATTTGCTGATAAATTTGTAGCTATGAATGGGTATGGTGTAGAATTTACTACTGGTATGAGGATATTTGAATCCGAAATTCATGGTGTCGGTATTTATGGTACAGTGGATAATATTCCTATTGTTGGGCAATTGTTTGCTGTAAAATCTATGATAAATTCGGTATTTTCAAATATCATGGGTGCTGACCCTCATCCATCTATGGCTTCTCGATTACAAACCCAAATCGATGTTTTAGAAACAGAGTTAAACCGTCCAGGAGTTTCTGAACGGACTAAAGCACTTATCAGAAAAGATTTGGCTAATATTGAAAAAGAGAATAAAAAATTAGATGTATTGCTTAGTAAAGAAATAAATCTAAAATCTTCTCATTATAGATATTATATTATGACATTCAACAAATGGCTATCTATAATTCAACCTAAGAATGATATTAGAGAATTGTTTATGAGTGTTGTAAAAGATAATGATTCTATTATGCAATCTCTCGAAGATAATGCTAGAAGAGCTGAAGAGAAATTTGCTGAGAAGATTAATAGTATTGGCAGATTAATTAAGAATAAATAAAGGAGAATAAATAAATGGCATTATTTATTATGAATGAAAATTACGAATATGATGAAGTTACTGCGTTTTTAGAATCTTTAGAACAAGACGTAGAATGTGTTCTTACGGAAGCTGCATTAAAACAAAGCAGCAAAGCTGTTAGAGATGCTAAAAGAGCTGCTAGATTTAAAGTTAATGATTTGAAACAAGAACCAGCTAAAGCAGAAGCTGATTATGAACAAGGTTTCAAAAGCATTGATTCTAAAAGACGTCGTGGTCTAATTCAAGACTTAAGTGATAGAAATCATTCTATCAATAAAGCTGATGAAGACTACAATGCAAAACTTCAACAAAATGAAGCTCAATTGAAAAAAGTAATTGAAAGCAAACCTAGATCTTGGGTTGAAAGAAAATTGGTTCAATTCAAAGCTGCTTTGCGTCGCTTTAAAAATAAATATGGTACAGCTAAAGATGGTAAATCTAAAACTATCTTACAAAAAATTATTTCTACTTTAACTCGTATTATTTCCTGGATCACTGATAAAGTATTAAAAGGTGCTAGATTCATTCAAAATAAAGTATTGGGTGGGGCTAAGAAAGCTGAAGATTATAGAGAAAAATTCGGGTATGCTAAGCAACTTAAAGACTCTAAAGATCGAGAAGCTGCTGGTGAAAAAGAATCTGCTATCGATCGTGCTAATAATAAATTATTGGCTAGAAGAAAAGGTAGAGAAAATATCGCTAATAGAGATCTAGATAGATTAACTTACGATCACGATCAAAGAATGAGAACCAATGAAATTGGTATGAAAAAATACGAAGCTAGTAAAAATAGACGTAAATAATTGATTATATATGAATAGGGGTTGGTTATCAACCCCTATTTGTTTTACAAATAATTGAAAGTTGGTATAAAATTGGGTCTATATAGAATGAACGAATCTTCCATTTTGGAAGATTTGGATATGATTTGCGAATCTTATGTATTATTTGAAAATAATGATGATCAACCGCCAAAGACTTTTGATGACTTGTATAAAAGAGCTAAAAAGAACCAAGCTCTTGGAAAACATAAAGATGTTGATGAACTATATGCAAGTGCCAAAAAAGCAGGAGAAAGATTAAATAATACTATTAAAAAATTAGAAGATAATTCTAAAAAGATAAAAGAAGAAATTGACAATCGTTCTAAATCTTGGCTTGAAAAGAAATTAGAATCTTTTAAAGCTGCTATAGAAAGATTTGAAGTTAAGTATAAACTAACTGATGATAATAAATCTAAAACTCTTATCAAGAAAATTTTATCTATCTTAACAAGAATAGTTAAATATATTAATGAGAAACTTCTCCAACTAACAAGATGGGGAAGACAAAAATTCTCTAATAATTGAATATAAATTAGAAAGGATGGAATTAAAATGCCATTATTTAAATTAAGTGAAGAAAAATTACAAGAAAGTATCGAAACTGTAGGACATAACCTTTTATCAAATACCTTCGGTGGTGGTATGCATTCTTTAGATTATAAACGTTGGAATTTCATTTTAAATGCTATAAACCCATTAGCTTTCCTTTTACAAGGCGCATTATCCGTATTTGGCGTTCGTGATAAATTAGACCAAGCTTATTTCCGTCAATATTACAAAATCGATTCTAAAGTTGAATCTCAACTTAAAAAAATGATTAAAAATATTGATGACGTAGCAATTTTCAGTAGCAAAAACTCTTACAAGAAAAAAGGTCTTACTGGTGCTTTACATGGTTCTAGAGATTTCAGTGGCGATGAAACTAGTATAGAAGATAGAACTGCTATGAATACCAAAAGAAAAGCAAATGAAGTTAGTTTGGGAACGGCTACTGCATATCATATTCTTCATTTCGGTGATAAATTTGCTATTGTATTCTTTATCTTCGATAGCAACCGTATTAAAGAAGCTAAAGTTGTTACAGCTAAAGATGTAAGAAGCACTTCATACAATGTAGCTACAATCCAAGACTTCCACAAAATCAAAGCTTCTGAATATACTAAATAATTATAAGGTGGTTAGATAAATGGGTTTATATAGACTACAGGAATCTAATAATTTAGATACCGAAACGTTGGTTGAATTTTTCTTATCTGAAGAGACAACTGCTGAATTAGAGCGTCAGGTAGAATATGATGAGCAAAAATTAGTCGCATATACTAAGTCTCTAGAAGATAATGAAAAAGAGCTTAAAAAATTAATTGAAAGCAAACCTAGATCTTGGCTTGAAAGAAAATTATTATCTTTTCATAAAGCTATTAAAAGATTTGAAGCTAAATATGTATATGCTAAAGATGGAAAAACTAAAGGCATTATAGGTAAGATCCTGTCAATTCTAACAAGGATAGTTAAATTTATTAATGATAAATTATTAAAATTGACTAAATATGTTGGTAATAAATTTTTTAATAGACAAGAAAAACTAAAAGATCATCATAATAAAATATTAGACAAAAAAGAAGAAAATAGAATGCATAGGCTAGATATAGATAGTACTAAGAAATCATTAGAGATCAATAAAAAACGTTTAGCTGATAATAAGAAAAGCGATTCTGAAACTTCCAAGCTCTTTGATACAAATATCTCAAAAGAAGAGCGCCAAAAAATAATGGATAAATTAAAAGCCAAAATGGATAAAGAATCAAAACGAATTACTGATAATATGTTAAGAAATTAAGAAATAAGGAGTATAACTAATAAATGGCTCTTTACAAACTAAATGAATCCTCTGATGTTTTATTCGAATCTATGGATTTTATTCTTGAAAATACTGATGATTTTAAAGATAGATTAGAAGAAAATTTATTAGAAGTTGAAGATAAGATAAAACATTATGAAGCAGAATTGAGGAATACTATAAATTCTAAACCAAGATCTTGGTTAGAAAGAAAATTAGTTGAATTCAAGGTAAAACTTCGTAAATTTGAACTTAAACATAAACTTACTAAATCTAATAAATCTAAATCTATTCTTCAAAAAATTGTATCAATTTTGACTAGAATTGTTAAATTTATCAATGATAAATTGCTTAAATTCACAAGATATGTAACAAATAAATTTGGCAAGAGTGATGAAGGCGATAGAGCATCTGAAAGAGTACATAGAACAAATATGATACGATTACATAGAGACAGAATAAAAAAATATGAAGCATATAGGGATTCATACAAAAAAGATATAGATGAATGGACGAAGTATAAAACGCAGAATTAATTTTCTTAAAAATAAGGTGTAAATATGTCTCTTTATAAATTAACGGAATCGTCAGATTCTTTACTTGAGTCTATCGATCTTCTTCTTGATGAAGCATATGAGGATGATTTAATAGATTATCATAAATCAAGAGTTGAAGAGTTGGAAAAGAAATTAAGCTATACGGAACTTCAAATAAAAAAATCTGAAGAAGCATTAAAAGCCGCTATAGATTCTAAACCAAGATCCTGGCTAGAAAGAAAATTAGTTGGATTTAAAGCCAAGATTCGTAAATTTGAAATAAAATATAAGCTTACTAATTCTAATAAATCTAAAGGCATTATAAAGAAAATCTTATCTATTCTAACTAGAATTGTCAAATTTATAAATGATAAACTAATCAAATTTACAAGATACGTTTATAATAAATTTGACAAACGAAGTGAAGCTAAGAAGGGGTACGATAGAACCCGTAGGTTAATAAACATAAAAACAGCAAAAACCGATAATGAAATGAATAGAACAATGTCAAATGATTATAAAGATCTTATAGATGATCATAAGAATGAAATAGAACGGCTTAAAGCTAAATACAAATCTGAATAGAACAGGATTGATACAATGCCATTATTTAAATTAAATGAAGGTTTAGAGACTGTTGTTCATAATACACTAGGAAATCTATTTATGGGCGATCATACTCTTGGAACAAAGAAATGGATAGGAACAATGGATCCTAATCTAATTCCTGGAGGATTGAGAGATAAACATGATCAAGAATATTTCAATAAATATTACAAGATCAGCTCTTCTGTAGAATCTAAATTACGTCAAATGATAAAAGCTATCCCAAATGTTGCTATGTTTAGCAAAAGCAAGGGATATAAATCAAATGATATATTTAATGACTTTTATGGATCTAATGCAAAAAAAGAAGATCAATCCGCAATGCATTTGAAACATAAAGCAAATGAAGTTAATCTTACTACAGCTACTGCTTATAAGATTTTACACTATGGAGATAAATTCGCTATAGTGTTCTTTATATTTGATAATCATAGTATTAGATCTGCTAAAGTTATTACTAGCAGAAGTCCTGGTAATTATGATGCTACAGATATCCATGATTTCAAGAAGATCAATCCTTCTTCCTACACTAAACCTAAATAAAAAAAATAAGAGGAATACCGTAATGGTATTCCTCTATTCTTATTATCTCATAATAAAATCTTTAAAAAGATCAAATATATAGGATATGAATTGATAGATTTCAAAGAATATAAACATTATAATCCCAGATAATATCAAACCGCTAGTATGTTTTATTGTAGAATATGGTTTAACAATATTTGGTTCCATACTCCAATTTCGGTCAGTGTCAGCTGGTGGCTTGAATTTATAAGGGCTATAACCTTCAAAATCTTTACTAATGAGACTATCTGCACTATTGTTATTATTAAGCCAATTTCCAGTATTCATTATACATTCCTCCTATTAAACATATAAAAGTGCAGTATACACTATAAGAGCTATTGCTACTAAAAGAATCATAATAGAAAGTAATTGAATATTCGTTCCTTCTTTACGACTTATCACTATAGGGAGACGGTGCTCTACTAGATTAGAATTAGCAACCATATCTCTAATATCATCTACCTCTACATATTCGTCATTTTTATAGTATTTATATTCATTACCATGACCTAATAAATATAAATCTTTTATATCAGATACATTAGCAGCGCTATAAAGAGAGACAATCTCTCTACTGTAAGAATCTTGGCTAGAGAATATTTCATATCTGCTAAAAATATAAACTTGTTTAGAAGCTAATAATGTTTTAAAATAGGAAAGTAATAAATTACCTTTGATATTAGATTTTACTCTATCAAACATATCGACCATCTCGTCATTCTTATCATTGTATCCATTGAATAAACATTTGCATTTATCTATCATAATGACAAGTTTGTTCTCATCAGAATCTATTTTAATATCTCTTGTAACTTCTCCCATTTTTAGTGTATATATTTTCATATTATTAGGATCTGTAGATACTTCTAAAGTTTTTAGATAATTAATATATTCAGAATTTTTTACTTTATAAGTAGATATCTTATAGATATTATCCAAATCATGATTAGAAACAGGATCGGTTCTTATTATTTTTATTGATGGAACTGGATTCATCAAAATACCAACAGGATCTTTGCTATCTAAATATTTCTCAGAATATGATATGAAATATATTCTTGGAATGATACGAACCCATATATGTTCTACGAAATTATTTAGTATTCTAAAAGCAGTATTAAAGAATACTTCTATATCCATATCAGCTTTATTCATGAACTGAACAAAATCTGGATGTACGTCGCTATCAATAGCTTCTAAATCATTACTATAATTATCAGAAAGTGCTTGAATAGTCTTTAGATCTACAGCATAAATAACGTCTAAATATTTAATCTCTACTCCTCCCTGTCCAGGATCTATATCTTTATAAAAAGAATTTATTGGAGTTGTCTTGCTAAAATCTAGCAAGTCATCATTTGTCAGAAGCTCATCTCCTTGTTTAAATAAAGTCATATTATACCTCCTTTAAAATTTTAAGAATAATGCCAATCTAAGCATGATTAATATAGCAATTAATATTACTGCTACGAAGATTCCAATAGCTTTTATGGTGGTATATTCTTTATTAAGTTTCACTATTTCATCATTTATCTTATCTATAGATGCCGTTGTCATTTTTCCTGCACTCATAGTTAAAGACACAAATTTAGCCAAATCATTCCTATTCTTTTCTATCATAGTATCATGAATGCTAACTTTATGCTCTAAATTTATCAAACCATCTGTAATATGGGATATATTAGTTTGCATTCTAATAAATTTAGATTCCATTTCGTTCATTTTTCTACCCCCTAAAAGAAAGAGAGATAGAGGAAACCCTCTATCTCTTATATTCGTTGTAAGAAAATACTATATTCCCACCAGAATTATATAAAGAGTCTATCATCTCTTGAGATTCCATTTTAAGAATTACAATATCAGTATTAGATAAATCTAATTCATTATTATGGGAGATAATCAAACATTGATCGAATCCAAGATCATTCATTATTTGTTCAATAAGAATAGAGAATTGAATACGATTCATACTATCTAGATTATCATCTACTTCATCTAGTTTGATGATATTATATCTATTAGATGAGTTTCGTAATAACACAAATGAGATCAGCATTGAAATCATAGATAATTGGCTATCACTCATTAGAGATATATCTTCCCGTACTCTGCCTTCACTATCAGCACAAGGAATGTTGAATTCATTCTCATTGATAATAAATGGTTGTAAAGCAAACCTACCACCAAATAATAATCTAAGAAGAGTATTAGTAGTATTAAGTATACTATTCATAAACACAGACATGTACACTGTTTGAATACCATGAATAGAAGTATACTTCTTAATCATTTGAACTTCATTATATTTAGCAGCATACTCTTGAGAATCTCTAGTATATTGTTCAAATAATACCATACGATATTTATTCTCTTCAATAGATTTATTAAGAGCAGGAAGATCTGTATTTTGTAATGCAGATAATTCTGATGCTCTTCTATTGAGCTTATCGGTGAGATCTTTGATAAGAACAGTATTCTTTTCCATAGATTCGATTTTATTTGTAATCTCATCTAATTCTACAGAAACTTCCTCAAATTTCGCTTTATTTATCTTAGCATATCTGATACTGTCTAGTACCATTTCTATTTCCATTTTACTACTTCTAATCTTCTCAATTTCAGCGAATATGCTTAATTTAGAATCACGTATTGTAGATAAATTCTTTAAATCAGTATCTATTTTTTCTTGCAAAATTCTTATTTCAGCATTTGCAGAAATTAATTTTTCTTTAGCACTTTCATAAGAATGAAGATCTTCTTCTAATGCTGATACGATCGTAGAGATATTTTTGAACTCTTGATACTTATCTACAGATTCGAAATTCAATCTTATTCCATGCTCTATATTATGATATAAGGTATTGATAGAATCCAAAGATTCCGTTCCAGGGAATTTCCTGATAATCTTAGACATTGACTGAATATATTCTAATATAGATTTCATTTCATAAAGACACTGAGTCTTAATCATATTCTCTTCTGCTAGATTCTTTGCAGATTCAATAGCATCTAGTGTAGAATTTATCTTGGTAGATAAAGAATATAGAGACTGCCTGCTTCGTAAAGCATTTTTAGCTTCTACTACGTCTTTAATAAAAGGACAATCAGATTTGTGATTACAATCATCAGGTATTTTATTATAATCCTTGGATCTATTGTTCAAGAATTCTACATCACGTTTTTCTGTTCTAAGATCATCTAATTGCTTTTCCAATCCTGATAGTATTTCAGTATGATCTAAAACAACTTCATTCTTACCAGTTCTTAAAGAATTCATAGATTCTTTTCTTACTGTTTCGGAATAAGTTTGGAAAATATTCTCTACTGTAGAATTGAATTTTTCTATAACAAGTTTTACTGTTTCGTAATCTTGCTCAGAGATATCCTTATAGGTTTTGAATAAATGAAAATATGGCTTATAAGATTCTAATTCTTTCTTAGTAGATTCTATCTTAGAATTAAGATCATCCATATGCTCTTTATTATAAAGAGAATCTAATTTGATCGTTAGCTCAGTAATATTATTATTGATTTTAGATTCCTCATCTAATAGCTCTTTTGCTCTAGAAGATAGCATCTCTTCATTAGCTTCATACTTAGCCATATCTTTTTCGTATTGAATAAGTTTCTCTTCAGAATATTCTTCTATATCTGGAAGATCTCTTATTTCTTTTTCAAGTATAATCTTTCTCATAGAAAGATTCTTGTAATCATCTAAGAAGTTACCACTGCTATCTAATCTAGATAACTCTGCTTTGATAGTTGCTATTTCACTAATCAAACCATTCTTCTTATTATCCAATTCTTGTAATGCTACAGTATCTTTCTTGATAGCATCTTCTACAATAGCTATATTACCTATTTGGGATAATTTAGTTACATATGAATCTATAATAGATTTCAATACTGTAGATTTAGTAGTAATCAATTTATGAATACTATTAAAAGCTGCTAGAGATGAGATAATGGAGTTTACATATCTCTTTCTCTCAGATGGTTTTAATCCACCTAATCCCTTTTTATTTGCTGATAGTTGAGATAGAGTAATAAAGTTATCATCTATCCCAAGTATGTCATAGATTACTTCTTTAGCAGTAGTAATATTATTAGATGGATTTAGATTTTCTATACTTCCATCTGGGTTGAGTCTGTTAAGATAGCATTTAGTTGGACGGCGTATACCATCTTTTACAAGAGACTCATATTTGATATTCAATATAGTTTGAAAATCAGTTTCATAAGCTATTTCTTTAATAGCTGTTTTATCAGGAATATAATCAATGGAAGAATCTGCTAGTGGGGTTAAGGCTTTAAATATTGTAGACTTACCAGTACCATTATCACCTTTGATAATTAGTACTTTATGAATACATTTTGAAAAGTCTATTTCAATACTAGATAGACCCATACCATTATATATTCCTATATAGTTTTCCAACCTAAGACGTAATAATCTCATAATTGTTCTCCTATACGAATAGATCATAGATCATTTTTATTAATAATCCAAGACCCCATAATGTTGATAACCACAATGCTATGATTGCGGTTTTAAGAAATTTATCACTTTCTTCACTTTTGTAAACATGTTTTGATAGAAATAAACAGAGTTTTATAAGTAATGAAACCGATATAAAGGCTAATCCTATCATTAGTAAATCAACACTTAAAGTTATATTACCATCTAACAATGTTACAAAGCTGTGATTTATTGCTTGAATATTAGAAGACAATATTTCACCTTCTTTAGAATAAGAATAAATAAGATACTGCATATAAAAATCCCATCACTAATAAATATATAAGAGTTAGTAACAAGAATGATACAAAAGTTAATGCAGTAATCTTATATGGAATATTGCAAATCTTATGACCTCTTAATCTTGTTATTGTTATAAAAAGAACAGCAATGAATGCTGAGATCACAAAGATAACTGGAAGTATATTTTCTGTAATTGTATAAAAGCTCATTTAGATAATTAATCCTTTCAATATAGATATTTTCTAGTTAATTAGAAGTCTCCAATATCGTAAGAGATAAAAAAGATAGAAGCATTACGCTTCTACCTCTTGTTCTGAATTATCCATCCACTCATTTTCAAAGTTTTTAACGATGGTTGCAATTTTTACAATTCCAGGAATATTATTGTGCCAAGAATCATTAGATTCATTAGCAAAGGCAATAATATCTTTAATACTTTTTGCCATATTATAAACATGCTTTACTGTTTTATCTTGAATTTTGGTATCATTTTGATCCATACAATGACGATAGATGAAGAAACCAGATTCTTTATCAAAAGGAATTTCTTCTTCAGAGTTTAATTTCTTTTGGAATTCCTCATCAGTAATACCTTCTATTCGAGGAGATACTTGGTCAAATAGTGATACATATACGCTTTCTATAGTTAATAGAATAGGAATAATGATTTTGTCTAGATCAATAATACCATCATAAGCATATTCGATATATTTAAACAATATTGCATGTTTAACCAAGCCCTCCATAAAGATCATATTTTTAGTATCTCTATATAAATCTAGTATTGGAAATACTCCCTCTGTAATTCTCCAATACTCAGTAAGCATGTTAATATAAGGTAATTCTTTGTATTTGATTTTAAGAGGATTGCCTTTTTCATCATATGCCACCGCAAGATTTTGTACTAATTTATTCAATTCATCTTCCAGTATTATAACCGTAGAATCAGTTGGAGAGAAATCAGAGAATTGGATGAATGGGCATCTGATAATATCTTTATCTTTCTCAAATTTCAATCCAGATACGAAATAGTATTTAACGGCTGCCACATTCAATTGGTTAAACTGATCTTTAGAATTCTTGAAATGGAATTCTTCAAAGTCTAATTTATCTTGTCTCATAAGACATTCATCTCTATTGATGATTCTATCAGATACTCTAGATTCGATAATAGTTAATATTGCTTCCCTAAGACCAGAGTGTTTTGGGATATTGTTGATAGTATTGATTCTATTTAATTCTGATACAAAGAAGTTTGTGAAAGAAAATGGGTCCGTTGTTTTAAATGAGCTGTTCATATTTTTTCTCCTTATTTATAACTTAAGAAAATACCATAATTTGGAAGTGCAATATAGAAAGATTCGATATCAATATCTTTTCTTTCAATATATTCAAAAGACTCAATGATAATAGTTTTCTCATCTTTATTATTTCTTAGATTGTATACTTCCCGATCACTATAAGTTAAGCTAAACTTTAATAAATTATATTCATCTGGTAAGAAGTATAGTAACCATAATGGAATCAATAAGAATCTATCATCTTCATTGTTTCTAGCAAATCTAAATCCTTTATCTTCTAAGAAGATGAATTGTTCTATACATTCTTTTGTTATATCAACTCCCTTTTCAGGATCTAGAAAAGACTTATTAAATTTAGAATTTAGTTCGTAGATATATCTAAATAATTTATCAGCAAATTCTCCCATTTCAGAAATTACATTCTTTAATTCTGGATCAACTGCTTCATTGTTTCCAATAGAGTCAATAACTCCAGAAATCATACAACCTATTGCATGTGTCTGCATGGCGTTTACTGCTTCTTTTAGAGAAGCACAATCTTCAATCTTTTTCATAATAAAATCTCCTTTAATTTTAAAAGAACAAAATAATGTGAGTAGACCACTATAGTCTACTCACTATTATAGTATATAATTATATGACTATTTGTTCTTTCTAATTCTAACAGCTATTCTATTTGCAATCATAGCTCTATGTCTTCTACCAATTGTTCTAGATACTTTCCATCCAATGAAACAATTTAATTGTAAATGTTTTGTAATAGGCATATCAGACTTCCATACAAATGGTCTATCTAATAACCATCTGTATCCTTTTTCATGACCATAGTATTGTTTCTTCTCTGGAGAGTCAACATAAACCATCTTAGAGTTATCAACCCAAGTGCCGAAGATATAAAATGCAAATCCATATGCACAGTTTCTTGTTAACCAACCAACTCTACAGAAGTATCTTTTTATTCTATCTTTTAATGGTAGTTCTTTAAAGTTTGCTACATAATATCTTCTTCTACCAAACTTGTTAACTCCACCTTGATATTCTCTATTGTATTTATCGAAATCATATCTAATAAACTTAGGAGCTACATTCATAATGTATTCTCTATTATCTATACTATCATCCCAAGTTTGCCATAAATGCCAGATACCTTTGAGTTCACCATCTTCATCAGCGAATAAGACAACAAACCAGTTTGTTAAATAACAAAATAGCATAATAAGAAGTTGAAATGGAAGAAAGATTAAAAATTTAAGCATAATATTCCTTTCATAAAAATAACACTAATCCTCTACAATATAACCGAGTATCTTAATGTCATCTTTACCTTTAGCCATTTCTTTTTCTTCTTCTGCAATCTTATAATAGTTGATAGGATATATCCCATCCATAGTTCTTTTCATTACAGACTGATATCCACATTCACAAGCATAGAGTATGTGCTCTTTGGATTTAACGAGTTTATTTGGATAAGTGCCTATCTCAGTTAGACCGTATAAGCGGTATTCTGACTGAAGCATTACTAATTTCTTTCCACATCTAGGGCATATTCCAAACTCATTAGTAGTTACTACTTCTTTCATTTTATCAATTCTCCAATTCTAATTATTGTATAATTTGCATTATTCGTTTGTCACCTTTTGCAACCAATACAGAATCAGAAAATTTGATATCTTTCATAGATTTCAATTCACAAGTAAATGGTTTAGCAACTCCATTTACTACAATTTTTCTTAATCTAAGATCAGATACATTTCTTACATTATGAATTTTCATTTGTTGTTCTAATTGAGCTCTTGAATAAACCCAATATCGCATATAATAACTTTCATCTGCCATTATAAAATCTTTCCCTTCTTCTGTGATCAATTCCTGAATCATCATACATATTATTCATGTAATTAGACATATCTTCTAATGAAGTAAATGTTTTAACTTCAAATTTTTCAAGCAATTTTACAGTAGCATCAATAGATTTCATTTGTGGAATAGTAAACTTGCTTCCATCATCTTCATTTAAGAAACATACAAATGTCGTATAAGGCCGAACGTGCATACTATGAATCATTTCTACAATAGAAAAGAATCCAGTCATCTTAGGAGTAATACAGTATACTAAATATTCATCATTGGCTTTATGATATTCTTCTTCTCTTTGCGCTTCTTCATTCCAATCATCTACAACTGGATTGAATGGATCAAATCTACTATTTAGCATAGGAATGAATTTATCTCTCCATTTAGATCCATTACAAGTACCACCTAAGAATACTGTAACCATATCAACAATAGAAACTTTTGTTTCAGCAATAGGAACTCTATTTGGTGCGGGAATTGGTGTTGATGAAGTTGAACTGATAGATATATCTTGTTTAGCAATAAGCATTTTCATATCCTCCTCTTACATATTATTTTTTAGTGCTTACTCATAGTGTCATCGGTATTTGTAATAAAAAAATAAGAGGATAGTGACAAGCACTATCCTCCCAATTCTATTGTTTATGGAAATCTTTTAATTGTAATTCTGGAACAGAATAATCTGGTTCTTTGAATAGTTTCTTATTGAACTCTACTACTTCTTTTAAAGGATTTTCCTTCTTGAACTCTCTATATTGAGCTTCTAATCCTTTTCTCCAGGTATTAGGTTCTTTAGATTTTTGATCGTCTCTAAAATATCCATGAGGTTTCATATCAATCAATGGAACTATCATTGATGTAGCACCAGGATCTGTAGGAGATGATGCAGACATGTCTGCTATACCAATATTGGAAGTATGACAATATCTATATACATCTGGAATTGCATTATTACCAGATTCACCAATACCTTGAGGACCTTTATAAGTATACTTTAAAGCAAGGTATGAATCATTATCTGTAGTGATATCTCTAAAGTTAACAAGGTTACAGTTTGTAATCTCATTAATCAAGAACATAGGATCTGTATTAAGACGTTTCTTAACAGACTTAATATCTACTTTATCACCCATATCAGATAATGCATAAATTGCTTTAGATAATCTAGGAGCATAAAGAGATGCGATGTATTCTTCACATCTTAGTCTCTTAATAGAAATATCTAGATTATCTTTAGCCAATAAAGCACTGTATTCATACATTACCCATCTTAAGATACCAAAGATAGTATTCTTATCTTGTTCTGGTAAACGTATCTTCTCTACAGTAGTCTTATCATAGATAAGTTTAAGAGAAGTTAATACAGAGATACCTTTATTTCTAGGAGTGCTTAGGTTAAACTTTCTTCCTAAAGAATCTAGCCAGAACTCTCTAGAATAAATGAATGGTATCGTAGCAAATTTTCTTGGGAATTCATTACATAATTCTACCATTACGTGTTGTAATGCTGGATTCATATGTAAGATATTCTTAGGACAGCTTACAAAGATTTGGCTAGTCTTCTTAGGTAAGAATGTATACCAATTATCATCATTAGGATCAAAGTCTGTTATTCTAACAAATTGATCTAATCCTAAGAATTGTAAACCTCTAATCAATCCCATTTCTGCAAAGATATATTTTACCATAGGTACAGATTTCTTAAAGATTTCTGCATCATAGGTTATTGCCATTACTTTGTTTTCTCTTACATCACTCAACTCTATGATGTGTCTAAATACACGAATAGGTTGGAATGGAGATTTTACAGTAAGCATCTCATACTTGTGATTTGATGTTCTATTGTTGTAAGTAAACGCATCTACTATTTGATACATAGCAGATCTCACATTGCCATTAATCTTAAAGTAGAACTTCTCTATTACTTTAGGAATGGCAATGATAATATCAAACATCTCTCTTCCATCAATAGCTTCGATATAGTAAGTAACAATAAGAAGTCTAAGATCAGATTCTTTTAGATCTATGAAGTCATATCTATTATCTGTAGAAGCTTTGAGTTTAGAAGATTTACTAATAGCATTAGCTTGATATTGTTGTAGAATATCTATGATTTGTTTATAATCATCTACAACTGTGAAGTTATGTACTTTGATTGTAAAGTAACCATTTACTCCCATTTCACGTTCTATTGATTTGATGATATTCTCTAAGTAGTATATAATCAAATCATCTGATCTAACAAATAGATCTTTATTGAATTTTTCTCTATACTTATTATCATAATTATAGATAAATTCTCTTTGATTCATCTTCTCCTCCTGCTAATCAATGGTATCATTTATACAGGTTGTGAGTTTTTCTCCAATAGGATTTGGAGCATTTTTCTTATCTTCAAATGTAACAGATGCTCTGATATCAAAGATATCACAGAATCTTTTCAATTTGAAGAATGTAATACTATGACCAGCTAAACCACGAAGGTCATTTGAATAGTCAGAACCAAATCTAGGTTTGTAGTTTTCTATGTCAATAGATTTCTTAGCAATTGCTTGTTTAAACAATGCCATTTCTGGAGTATCTTCTTCTTTAACGATAGGAGTATAGATATTATTAGCAGAGATTAGAATAGTACGTTCTTGTTGTTCTAACTTAGCTTGCTTTTCTATAGCATCTCTGAGATTTTCGACATTCTCAAAATCGATGATATTCTTAGCATCATAATCTTCATGATTTACATCTTCTGGATTAGAGTATACTAATACAGGGCCAGCATCATACACATTTACCATATCTCTAGTAAATTTAGTATTTACTGGATATACAGTATCTCCAGATACTACAGCAGTATCATCAGCAAGATCTTTAGAGATTTGCGGATTCAAAATAGATCTTCTTATAAAATCATCTTGATCCATAACATCTAAGATTCTTTTGCCTATTTTCATTTTCTTCATAATTATATCCCCTATTCGAAAAAATTATATCAAAAATGGTAATAGACGGATACTGGTTGAGAGGAATAACCTCTCAACCAATTCCATTCATTTATTATAGATTATTTTTGATATGATAGATTAAAGATTCTGGAACAGCGACTTGTCGTCCATCTTCACATGTGAAAATATGATCTTCATCTACTTGACGATTAGAAATATTTCTAATGAAGTTTCTTACTGCTTCTTTTTTATCTGTTTCTTCATCAGCTTGAGCCATAGCTTTCATCAAAGCGATAACGGCTGCTTTCTTAGCTTCAGCATCTTCCCCATCACAAGGAACTTCGGATACGTATACTGGAGTTTCAATATCGCTGTCTTTGTGTCTATGGATATAAGATCTAAGACCATTTACAGGACCATTTTCGCTAAGAACTGGGATGAGTTTCATTGGAGTTACATTAACAGTTTCGATAGGTTTCAAAGTATCGCCAAAATTAGAGCACTCACATGGTTCATCATCTGGATAAGGAATATATTGAGGAAGTTCATTCGACCCAGCTTCTTCCACCATCACAGATTCATTCTTAATAAGTTCTTTTGCAAGAGCTTGTGCTAAGATACGTTTTTCTTCGTCGCTTTCAATATGAAATACTGTATGTGTTACTTTCATAATAAATCTCCTTATTTATTAAGCACGTTCAGGAAGTTCTTGATTAGCTGCAACACCAGTATCATCTTTTACATGTTGTTTCAAATGTTCAGATGGTTCAATACCGATGTATACATTGTTACCAGCGATTTCACCAGTCATTGTGAATAAGTTAGTGAATTCCAATACAGGATCGATAGATACGTTAGAACGCATATAATCGAAGATCACATCTAAGATTGTACAGAACAATTCTTGTGCAGAACCTTCACAAATGTTACCGTTATCATCTTTAGGCATGAATTTGAATACTAAACCATATTCATCATGTGCATGATCGGCAATCACTGCATAAGCTGCTTGAGATTCTGGGAATGTATATACTTTCCATTTGTTGTCGATATCTTCTTCATTGAATGTGTAATTCAAAGTCCAAGAACCTTCATCAGCACCTTCTTCTTCTTGTTTATGGAATTGAACATATGCTGCAAAATGGAATTTATCATTCGCATCTTTGAATACCAAAGCTACTGGAGTATCTTTGGATTTGTTTTTACCCAAGAAGATAGCAGCACCTTCAAATAAGGATTTAATACAAGCTTCAGATACGAAGTCATTCCAGCCATAATCACGAGATGTGAAAGTTTTCATGATTTGCATTGGGATACTGGATTCAAGATAGTTCTTCATTTAAGAGTCCTCCTAAAAATATAATAAAAGATCTTTTATATAATCAACCCCGTCGGGATGATATCAAGATTATAGTGTATAACCAATTTAAAGGTTACGAATTAGTCATACACTGTATCAATTTTAATTACTTCCCATAATTGACTTTAAGAAACTGATCTGCTTCATCTGGAGTCATTATAAATGGATAGTAATCTTTAAAGCTTTGAAGGTTGTTATAATTAATACCACCTTCTACTGCAAGACCAGAAGCTTTCTTGAAGTTCTTTTCTTTAGCTTTAAATGCCTTAGTTACATTACCAGATTCAAATCCAATATATGGTACTACCAATATAGCAGTTGATCCTGTAACACCAGCATCTTCTCTAGCATCAAAACCAGCTTCATTAAATCTATTTGCTAGGCCATGATCTCTTAATCCAGAGAATCTTACTTGAGCTTTATTATCTTCTTCACCAACTACAGTATATTCTATATTGAAGTTTGCAAAGATGAATTCTATATCTGGTCTGAATAATTCTATTTCATTTCTAATAGTATCTACAGTTTTAGTACCAATACCTTTTGCTGCAGATATATGATTTAGAACTGTATCAGTATTCTTTAATAGTTCTTGTATTGAAACATTCTTAAGAATTATCTTCCAAGTTTCGGCTCCTATAGAAGTAAAACCAATAGCTCCTAAAATTCTATAATCTGGGAATTTGATTGTTCTCATTTCTTCTAATCTTTGAGAGAACTTAATACCATTAGCTTCACCAAGCTTTTCTATTAATACTTCTTTAGGAATAGCATATAGTTCCCTTAGCCACTTAGCTCCTAAAGCTCTAATAGATTCACTAGAGAAATCTTTGATATTTAATTTCTTAAATAGATTAGTTAATCTACCTATTATCTTTTCTGGACAGAAGAAGTTAGGGCAGATAGCGCTATTACCAGAATCTGTTACTACTAGATCAGATCCACAACAAGGGCACTTAGTAGGGAATTCTTCTAATGGATTTGGATTGGTTAGATTAGAACTATCATCGGCTTTTGTAATATAAACTATTACATCATTAACCAATGTAAGGTTAACCTTATCTCCACATCTTAATCCAAGATCTAAGAATCTCTTCAAAGAATGAGCTGTTGTTTTATCATGAATAGCACCAAAAAATTCAACTGGTCTAAAATGAGCCATTGGAACTACCCTACCATCTTGACCTACAGAATAGGTATAATGGGTAAAGGTAGAAACTCTTCTTAGAGGATTGAATTTAATAGCTATTGCATATCTAGGAACAGATCCTCTCTTTCCTAATCTTTGACGAATATCTTCATCAGCATACTCTATTACAACACCATCATATTGGAATCCCATATAATCTCTTAATTCATTGGCATTCTTTACGAACTGGCTTACCATGAATAATACTTGAGTATAATCTCCTTCTATGACTTCATGTCTCATAGATATATTCTTTGTATAATATTTATTTAGAAAATCTAACTCAGTCAATCTATCAACATTTAGAGATGATTCTAATGGAATAGGAGTTAGATAGTCTCTATACATTCTAGCATCTAATCCGCCAAGTAAACCTATTACGCCATTTCTAGGATTAGCATAAGTTTTACCAAAGTCCTGATCTATACGTTTTAGATTATTATCTGTAACGATATATTCAAACTTAATACCAAATACTTCAGATTCATCTACTACACCTTTAGCTCTAGGAAATTCTAATCCTCCTAGTATTGGAGTTAGATCAGATGCTTCATTATTAGAAGTATCTCCTCTAGTACAAGCGAATACTACTTTAGGACCTGCTACTTCTTCTTCAACAGATACTCCATCATATTTAAGAGAAGCTATGAGTTTAATATGATTTGGATTTATAATACCTTGTTGAACATGAGCTCCCAAGAAGTCTCTTTCAAAGATTTGAACTGTTCTATCGTCTAATACTCCATCAGTTAATGCGTCGGCTTTTAAAGTGTATTTACACTTGTCTAAAGTTCCACACATATTGTAATTGCTAGAAACGTTTCTAGATCTCTTATTTACTAAGGTATTATCATGATGAACTATAAAATCCTCTTCAATAGGTAAAGTATAGTTCCTAGTAAGAGGATGGAAATACATCATCTTATCTTTATTAGGAATAATCCTTACTACTTCTTTAGGCCCTTTATCTCCAGTTTCTAAAAGATCATAATTTTGTTTTACAGTATTCTCTGTTTTAAATACTATAGGTGGAGCACCAACTGGATATTGAATTCCCTGTACTTTGCACAATACTATCAAAGAATCATATATAGGATCTTCTAGTGGTAATATGATATTAGCTCCATTATTATATAAAGCATTTGATATCTTGATTATAAGCATTATATCATCATAATCTTGGGAATCTATTTTTTGTTTATTTATACATTCCATAGATTTGTTTATCATATAATGTTTTATATTATCTGGAACTTCTGGATTGCCAGATAGAATACTATTATAAATATTATTTAATTCTGCATTCATATACATTCCTCCTTTCTTCAAAAATAGATGTAGTAGGGAACTTAATCCCTACTACATTATTATTGTATATGATCATTTAGTCTTTTAAACCAAGTCGTCTAAGTTTTTCATCATATTCTCTATTACGAACATTTTCTTCATAGAGGCCAGGAATGATTCTGATGACTTCTTTAGTTTCTCTTGATTCGGGTTTTTGTTTATTAAGAACTTTCTTTCTATAATCTTCAGCAGATTTATATTTTGTTCTAGTATCCTCATCAAGAACGTCAACTACAAACTTAGCTTTTCTTGGTAGGATATCAACCACATTTCTCAACATAGGATGACGAATGTGCTTGAATAATTTGATAAATCTAAATCTACCACCAAGTTCTTTGAGATAAGCATGTAGTATTTGAGCAGATTGAGATTCTGCATCTTCATCTAACTCAATATCAAAGTCGAATGGATTTCCTGTAAGAAGTTTCTTATGAGAACGTCTTGCTTTAGGACTTGAAGAGTTAAGCATAAATTCTTGATAGAATTTTTCTACACCAAGATGTGCTGTAATAGTAGAAGATTCCATTTCACCAAAGATTCTTACTGGAGTGGAAGCAAACTTAGCATTATGGACTTTACTCATTCTAGACTTAGAGTTTTCATTTCTAATATTAGTAGAAGCCAAAGATACTACAGAGAACTTCTCTTCTGCTAATTGTTTTAGTCTAGAGATATATTTAAATCCAATAACAAGTTTTCTTCTAGTAAGAACCATTCTATATTTACCATTAGAATCTTTTACTGGAGCACAAACGTTACAATGTTTATTGATGAATGGGAATGTATTGTATATTGTTGTGAGAAGATCAATACTCATTCCAGTAGAAATTGGCTTTAAGGATAACAGAATTTTTCCTTCATGAAGCATTTGTTGAATAAAGAGATTTCTCTTATATTCATTATCTTCCCAATCTGCATCATTCTTATCATAACTAAATTGGAACTGTTCGGCTAAAAAATATGCTTGTTCTGGATTTAGCAATTCTATATATCGGTGGATCAATGCAAATGCTTGATCATAAGACATAGCATTCGCATCCATCTGAGCACCGATGTATTCTAATAATTGCCAACCAATATAAGTTACAGAAGTTTCAAATAACTGACCATCATTCAAGCGGTTGATACAAGTATTCATAGAGTATAATACATCTACTGGTACCCATTTACCATTTCTTAAATAATGAGGCATCATAGAGTCAGGCATTACTTTAGAGATAACACCTTTACCACCATATCTATCTGTAATCTTATCCCCACTGTGAAGAGGTTTATTTTGTTGAATATAAACAACCATTGTGATATTATTGAAAACCTTTTCACTAATGTATTGCTTACCATGAACTACTGCATCACAGTTATAAAGCATCTTTTGAAGATCGTAAGATATATTAATATCTTTTCTTTCTCCAGTAGTTTGATCATAGATCAAAGGACTTACTGCAGCAACAAATTCTTTAGAGAATCTGATTGTCTCATCATAATATCTTTTGATTTGATTATTATAAAGAGAGTTTTCTAGTTTCTCAGGATTGTTGCAGTAAACATCGATGTCGATAACTTTACCTTCTACGATGTATTCTTTATCATTCATCATAGTAGTTTTCAATCTTTCCCAAGATTGAGTAAATAAAGCTTCTTCATCTTTAAGTTCTCTACGAACAGCACAAAGAATATTATTCTTTACATCTTCATCTATGTCTGGGAATGTTTTGTATTCTTTGTCTCTACCATAGAGGTTTAGAAGAATATCGTTGTCATTAATCTTTACTTCTACTTTATCAATCAATGGAGTAACAAAGCGTTTAGAAGCAGATTCGCTAATAACGATTGGATCTTCTTTAACGTATTCACAAGCCACATACATTGTGGATAAGTTTACACCTTCGGCACGATTATTATATTCATCATAAGAAATTGTTTTCTTCATCACGTCGCCTTTGTGAATTGTTTTACCAGGAGTGAGGCTATCTAAATAATCGTTGTTGTAAATGTACCCATAAAATTCTGTAATATGTTTGTATTCAATACGTTCAATACAAGTTAGTTCATTAAGAGTTTTGTTGTATAGAATCAACCAATATCTTCTATTAGGATCATTGCTGAATTTAGAGATCTTAGCAATAACCTTATAGTTATGCTCAGCCCTAATAAAATTAGAGCTGAGTTCACCGAATTGGTTTTCATATCCAGTAGATACGATAGGCACCTCTGGTTCTAACAACTGAGCAATTTGCTCCATTTGAATCCCCTGCATTATTTTTCTTGAGCCTGAGTTTGTATTATTGAAAGGTTGTTTCAAGCCTTTACAAAGAGTATACTCATGATTAGGCAGACGTTGCTCTATCGCCTCAATGTCTTTTGCTAGGTTCAGCGTTGTGTTAGATGTTTTCATATGAAATCCCCTGAATTCTTTAATTCCTAGATTAGATTAATAGTAAGCGAGTATTATAGTCACTATATAAGAGATCTAGCATAATCTTAATATCATCTTTAGAGACAGATTCGATATAATCGAATAAGTAAGAATAATTTACCATGATATGAAGTAGAGTGCGTTCATTATCAGGATAAATATTCGTAATGATAGATTTTGTCGATCTTATACCATTGGAAACAGATTGAAAAGATGTATTTTCTTTAGACCCTGAAACAATTAATAGTTTTAATTTGTCTTCGACAGATTCATCATCAGAATAATCAGAGCATTCGTCTTCTAATGGAACACATAAACATGTGGCTGTTTTGTAGTTATCCATTTTTTCCAATTCTGAATCGGTCATTTTCTCCTTAAGACCATCTTTACATTTTTCCCTTAGATCTTCAATGGTGATGAACTCGCATTCAATACTAACATTCTTCATTGTTCTTTCCACTCCTGTAAATTAAAGAAAACAATTATGAGGCTAGAGAGAAATAGCCTCATAATTATAGTATATAGCCGTTAAATTGTTTAGACTTCGTAGAGAGCATCAGAAGATAACAACTCATCGGTATGAGATTCTTCTGCTAATTGAATAGGTTGTGGAATCTTTTTCAATCTTTCAAGAACAACGCTTAAGAAAGCTCCTCTGAATTCAGGATCTGATAAGACTTTTTCTCTAAAACTGCCATAAGAGAATTTATGAGTTTTATCAATATCAAATGATAATGATGCCCCACCACCATAAATAAGTTTATTTGCTTTTAAGTCTTCTAATAAGGACAACCATGGATCAAAACCATTAGCAAAATCGTATACTAATCTAGCACCAAGTTTCTTGCCAGAAGAACGAGATTTGACCAAAGAAATTTCTACAATAGAACCTTCTACTTTATACCCTTCGTCAGCTTTCAGTTTAGTTTTAGAATCTAATCGAATGATATTATTAGCTACATATGTAGCGGATCTACCTCTAGGTAAGCGTTCACCTTGTTTCAAATAAGGAACAGGATTTGCTTTAGGGAACATCGTCATTTGAACTTCTTCTAAGATATGATTAATACCAAATAGAATGATATTAGCTTCTTTTAGAAGTGGAATGATTTGTCTAAAGATACGAGTTAAGATTTGAGCAGTGGCAGCACCAGAGGATTTACCAGCTAATTCATTATCATCCGCATATTCTTTAGGCATAAGCATTGGAATGGAATCCAAGATATAGATAGTAGGTTCTAATTTCATAATAGGATTACCATACGCATCATTGCGTTTTGTATCATATAGGAATTTCTCAGGATTGCCTACTTTTAAATCATGTATCATTTTAATACGTTCATAAAAGTTTTCTGCTGTAACGCCAGTATTACGAACGATATATCTTTTATTATACTCTTCAAGAGTAAACCCAGATAAAGATCTACGACGTGCTGTAGTCATACCACCTTCAATATTATCTTCAAAGATAGTAGTAGTTTTAAATTGTCTAGCAATATTTGCTGCAATTTGAGTTACAAGGGTAGATTTACCACAATTTGTATTACCAATTAATACGTTATAACTGCCATCTGTAATACCCAATACAAAGTATTGTTTCATTTCCCCATCTGGCATTTTTTGATCATTAATAAACCCATTGAGATAATCAAAGTTTAAGAATCCAGTAGGATAACCAGTATCTTCTTTTGCTTCTTGGCTCATGCTGTAATCCATCTTGGATACTTTGTCTCTAAACATCTGTTCCAAAATGCTGTCTGTCTCAGCCATATTATTTCCTCCTTATAAGTATTTTAACCTCTATAATTCACACATCATTTGCGAATATAATATTGTGTCTCAAACTCTATAAATTTCTACAAACTAGATAGCAAGGGTAATTAAACCCTTGCTATTAGAAATTAAAGTATACTTCTTTTTTAGTTAAGTTATTTAATACTGATACGATCTTAGGATATATGGTTCTATCAATATCCTTTAGACTGAATCTTAGATCCGTATGATCTAATGCTTCTATATTAATCATATTATAAGCTCTAAGCATCATTTCTTCAATAATACTTTCTGGTTGAGATTCTATGATGTTTAGAATGGCTCTATTTATACAATTAGAAATATAGATTACTTCTGGAGTAATCCAATCATCATCTGATCTGTATACATAGTTATCTTTTAAGATAATCAAGAATAGTTCTGTTAGATCTCTAGTATTGTTGTAGATAGTTAAGAATAGATTAGTAATCTTTTCTACAGATATAGCATTAGAAGGATCTAATCCTATACATACAATAGCAGAGTTTAATCTTATAATATTCTCATCTTGTCTAAAAGAAGACTTTCTAGCAACTGCTATATATGAAGCAGATACTTGATTGAATTCGCAGTTATTAATAATCTTATGAGTCATATTATTATTAACCACAGTACTCAAGAAAGTGTATAACTTTGCCAAGTATTGATTTACTGGAAACATGTTGTATATCATATTATTACAATAAATACGATCTTCATAACTTAAAGCTTCTTCCATGCATACTTGAATTAGGAAAGTTAAAAATCTAGTATTAGATTTTAAGAACATTAATTCCTCAGATCTATCAATATACGACAAAAAAGATTTATACTCTTGTTTAACCAGTCTATATGCGAACTCGTCTGGTAACCGATCAAGGTTACCAAGACGTTTCGCTAATAGAGTTGGACCAGAATCTACTAGAGCATTACTTATTGAATAGAAATTATCTTCGTCTATCATATTCTAGTCCTCCTAATAGATTATAATTCGTCAGAAACTTCTTTATGGGATTTATCAGTTTCAGGTTCTGTTTTCTTACCCATTTTACTAAAGAAGCTAGATCTAGATGCTGCTAATTTTCTAGAATCTGTTTCTGTAAAGTGTTTAACTTTAGAGTTCATATCTAAACCATTTGCAGCAGAAGTATCGAAACTATGTTTGAAGAATCTGTCTTGATTCATATCAATAGATTCCATTTGTTTCTTATACTTGTTGTAAGTATTCTTGATATCATCATAAGGAATCTTCATACCAGATACGATGATATCAATATATTCTTCATCATGGTAGTTTTGAATATGTAAGAACAATTCATATGGTGTACCATATTTCTTTTTAAGAACATCAAAAGTTTGATCAATAAACCCTTGAGTCTTTTCACCACAGTTAATAATGATACCAATACGTTTAGCAGAGCGTTCATTATCTAAACTATGTGTATCCAATACCATGTTTTCCAATGCTTTATTGAAATCTTCTACACTGCGGATCTTATTCAATACAGTGTGTTCGATAGTCATAAAGCCTGGTGTTGTATCAATCTTATAAAGATCAGTATCGTCAATATTATTTTCAGATGCAATAATATTTTGACCTAGTAAAGTAGAGATACGTTTAGAGAATTCTACGTTTGCTAATTCTTCTGCTTTCTTACGATTACCTTCAGCCTCTTCTAAGAAAGATTTATTAGAAATAGCTTGAACGATATAATCTTCAGAAAGATCATGGAACCAATCTACTGTATTTTTAAGACCACGAACGTCATCTTCAAAACCAGTAAATACAAATAACTGTACATTTGCTCCTACTACTTCTTTCATGTATTTTGCAATAACAGAAGAAGCACCGCAACCAGTACCACCTTCAGAAGAAGATACAATAATAACCATACGATCATCTGGATCCATTAATGCATCTAGATTAACAGTATGATCAGCTAAAGCATCCATGATCATATCTTTAGCAAGATCACGTTCTTTACCACATCCTTTGGTATCACCAAATTCAATAGCGAATTCTTTGTACTTTTCAGGAACGTCGGCAAGGGTACTATTTAGAAGCAAGCAATCATTATCTTGAATAATTCCATCTTCTAATAATCTAATTACTGCTTTATTACCAGCAGCACCAACACCAATAAGTTTTGCGTTTAACATTGGTAGTTAACCTCCATTTTAAATAAACAAAATTTATAGGTACACAATAGAGCTATTAGCGACACTACTAATCTTAGCAACCCAATTTGGGTCTGTAGCATATCCGCCACGCTTCATTGCATTTAATGTAGTGTACCCTTTATCGTAATATGTAGATTTAATCCACTTAGCACCATTAATGATGCCATCTTCCATGCTTTCTCCCATAGCATGAGCTTTATCTGGATCAGAATCTATAGCATTGATTCCAAAATAATTATGTCGGTCATTAGCTATAGCGCTGTTGCCGAAACTTGATTCTATTGCAGCATGAGCAAAAATATATACAGGATTCAATCCAGACTCTTTGGATGCCTTGATAAATATATCTCCATGCCCTTTAAATTTGGTTCCTCCAGCTACATGAGAGGAATAGTTATCGATGATCTTATTCATATCATCAGTTGTTATAGCTTTATTAGCTGCTAAATCTGTATCACCATTAAGACCTTGAGCCTTCATATTATCTATTGATACTTTTCTTAGATATTGCATCTTATCTAACTTTGCTTGCTGTTGTTTATTAGATTCTTTCTGCTCATTTCTCATATCATTAATTGTATTTAGTATTGCAGTAGTAGTATCTTTACTTTCATCTACTGTCATTGATATTTCTCCAACCTTATTTTCTAAATAATGGATCTTTACCATGCAATACACATTCATTATTATAGATACAGCAAAACAAATCAAGACTCCTATAACTATTACAGCAGCTTTGTTATTCTTATTAGTATTCTTTTTTCTAGTTCTTCGTGGTCTCATTTCTGTATATTCCATTGTAAAATCAACCATCCTTTCATCTTAGCCAAAATAACCACTCATAGCAATAAATGCTATGAGTGATATCATATCAAAATAGTTCGATATTTTATTGTTTGTCTTTTTGTTGTTCTTTAACTTTTTCAGCGTCTTCTTTAGTTAATTCAGTTGCACCGCAACCAAAGTCACCTTGTTCTGTAAGAGAATACACTTTTTCTTCTTGTTCTTTACACATTTTAAATTCCTCCTTTAAAAATCTAACCTATGAGATTCAAATTATTTAATGTAGCTAGATCTCTAATAATTTAATCTCATTATTATAGTATATATTTATACTGAAAATTACTGCTTCATAAAATCTTCAAGGTCAACTCTAAAGTTGTTAATAGTAGACTGCTGTTGATTATACCAATCTAATAGATCTAAAATAGAATCAGGAGATAAATTAAAACTATCTCTTCTCATTATATTTCTATAAATAGATTTAAATTTACTAGTACCCTTAATTATAATAGGGTATTCTAATAGATCTGGCAAAGCAGAGAATATATGATACAAATCTATACCTTCTATAATCATCTTATGATGTTCTTTTAAACAGTATTTTACTATTTTAATAGCCCACTTACGCTTTTCTATAGTAGCTTTTCTTTCATCAGAATTTGTAAAGTTGTCTGTACTAAAAAGTTTAAACTGTCTTTCTACAAACTTTACGTATTGAGGATTATTTCTAAGAAATTTATAAAAGGTTTTAAAATCAGATTTAGTTTCTTTTAGCATTTGTTCTGCAGATTCTGGATACATGAGTGTATCCATAGAAAGCAGCTCTGCTTTATATTTCTTAGACAATTCTTTTGATAAAGTAGATTTTCCAGATCCAGAATAACCTACTACGAAACAAGCATTATACTTTTTATCATTTTCAAATCTATCAAAGTTAATATAAAGATCATCATCATCAAAGAAGATTGCATGATCTGTACTTGCTTTGAAGACTCCTTCTCTAAATAATGGCATAATTAACCTTCCCTCTTAAGACCAGACTGTTCAGTATTACGTTTCTTAAGTGTTCTAGGAAGATAATCTTCTGTATTAACTAAGTTAGAGTTGATATGTGCACCTAATAGATAAGAGGAGATAAGATTTCTTGCAAGAGAGTCATCATTCTCTACAGGAACGTCTTTTTGACTAACCATACCAGTTGTATTGATTTGATTATAGAACTTAGACTTAGCATTCATAGCATCAGCACGATATGTTGCAAGTTCTTTAATAGTTTCTGGTAGGTCAAATGTTACCATAGATTCGAACTCTCTATCTGTAGAGTTACCATTCTTATCAGAATCAATAAGCAAACCAGTTCTGTAATCACGTTTAGAGATATTTACAGAATAACCAGTTTTCTTTTGTACCATTTGTTTCAATCTCTTAAGGGTCATATAAACTACAAGTACACTTTGAGATTTTACTGGAACTCCATCTTTATTTCTATATAAGAAAGGCATATTAACCTTTTCTTCAATAGGAACTTTGATATAGTTTAATCCATCCATTATTTGATCAATAGTAGGATCGTTTTCAAATACTTTAGATTGAAATTTTAATGGAAAATCTTGATCAAAGAAATCGTAAAACTGTTTATCGTTCATCTTAGCAAACTTAGCTTTATAGTACTCAGTATTTGCACCAGTTTTATCTATCATATCAAATACTTTGTAGATCTTTTCTTCTACTTTCTTTCTTGCTTCTTTGATATTTGCCATAGATTATTTCTTCTTTCTTCTTCTCATAAGAACTTCAAGACGTTGGTTAATCATATCGGTGTTACCATATTTGCCAACTACTTCATCAGTATCTTTTTCACCAGCATGATGCGGAGTAAGATTTCTGTTATAGAACTTAAGCATCTTATCTGCTACAGTATCATCTTCGGTAGGAGTATCGAATTTATCTAATTGCTGACGACAGATCTTCAATTGTTCTTCTAATTCTTTACGAACTTTAGGATCTATATTCTTAGTATTCTTCAATTCATATTCGATTTGTTCAATTTGGTAAATAATACGTTTACGATTAGAAGGGTGAGGATCATAGATATTAGCCCGCATAGAGAGGTCATCCATAATCTTACCAATACCTACTAAGATATTTACAATAGGGATTTGTTTAAGAGTCTTAGTAATCTTGTATTCTTGAGGTCCTAGTTTTGTAAATGCAGCAGATAATTCAGAAGAGTATCCGTACATTGCAGCAAATTGGTCTGCAAACTTTTCATCTACTTTACCGTATTTGGTATTTCTATCCAAGATTGCTTTAGAGAAAGTATGACCAATTTCATGAAGTACGAAAGACATAAGTTCTGGAATAGTAATATAGCTAGTGAAGATAGCACCAAGGTTTAAGCAAACCAAGAGGTTTACTGGGAATTTCTTTTTATCAAATTTAGCACCACGAGAAGTTATGGAAACGTAGTTTTTAAGATTATCCAATTCATGTTCTTTGTCATTTGTGTCATAAGCTTTATCACTAATTCTATCTAATACAAATGGAATGGTATAAGCATTAATTGTTGGATCTGGATTGATAGTAAGAATTACTGCATTGAATCCAAATGCATCTGCAATTTGTTTTTCGATAGTCTTAAGAATAGGATCTTTGATAATCATTTTGAAGACTTTATAATCCTTCAATGGTTGATCCTTATTATATTTCTTTTTAAGTTTCATCAAAAGGTCTTCAATACAAAGGACCTCATTTGTTTTACCAAAATAAACTTCATTTAATGGAATCATTCTACACCTCTATTTATTAGCATTAATAATCATGAATGCAAAGTATTTAAGGAATGCTTTTTGATAAGAGAGTTTTGTAGCAACCCTATGCTTTCTCTTTCTATATTGTAAAGAGTTATCACTAAGCATTTCTTCTATAATATCTTTAATTCTGATGAGAGTTTCATCTTTAGTATTAGGTTTTACTTGAGTAGAGAATTTAAAGAAAGCAATAGAAGCTACGTCTTTATTAGTAGCTTGAACCATATAAGATGCAATCATCAATGTAATCAATTCTTTAACAAGAGTAATATTATTACTGTTATTGAATATACTTTCAAAGATACTTCTAACCTCTTCAGTCTTTACATTAGCATCTGCACACATAGTACAAGTCTTGTAATCTACTTGAGAAGTATTGATTCTTTCCATAGTTTTTTCAACGTATTGTTGTAATCTGAAAGAATCGTTAGTAGTTAAGTTAAAAGCATTATCACCAGAACCTTCTTCAGGAATTTGGTCTTTTTCATAAGTGATATATTCTCTCTTCTTATATGCTTCATAATAAAGAGTAGCAATATTCTTCATAAAAGATTTGATACGGTTGTATAACTGTTCAATTACATATACAACTTCTTCGTCATCAAAATCTTTTAGCATCTTCTCATAAGATGTAACCCATGTTTCATTAATGGATTTTACAGCTCCAATAACTGTACCCTTGGACTTCAAATCAAACTTTTGAGATAGTTTGTTATTGACAACGTATTCCATAACGTGTCTATATTTAGAAGGGGCTACAGTTTTGAAGAACTCATAATGAACCAAAGGATAGAACTTAGCAGAGAAAGCTAAATATATATTAGCTAACTCAAGATTCTTCTTATCCTTCTTTAAAGAGAAGTATCTTACTATACAAAGAGCTACAATAGTCAAATCATCTTTAGCAGAGTTAGGTTTAAAATGTAAGATGCTTGAATAATAAGTACCTTGCATCTTTTCTTTGATCTGATCCATCGTAATCTTTAGAGCTTGATATAATTCTTCTTTATCATTATCTCTATATAAGATTCTATCACAAGGCATAGTATCGAAAAGCATTTCATTACGTCTTTGAATGAAACTAGACATACATCTTTTCCATGCCATCATATTTTTATTCATACTACTCTCTATAATAGGATATACATCCTTGAGAATAGCCTCAGTATTAAAGTTCTGTTTTTTAGGCATTGTTTCAGCATACCTCCTATCCAATTATATGAATGTCTCCTACTCTTATTTTATGCATTTAAGAAAAAAAAAATAAAGAAGGAGGAAAGGGTCCTTCTTTATTTTTCTACATTATTAATTTTATTCATTATAAGGAGAAATAAAATGAATATGATGATGAGATAGTAGATAGTGTCAGAGTGAATTGTATTGTTATGTGTTTTGTTATTGAAAGGAAATTATATCCACCCACCAGGGAGTATAGTTTGATTTGTTCAATGTCAGTGTATTATACAATGGATGGACTTTTTAAACGATTCTGTTGTGAGAGTCTATTAAAATATTGACCTATCTAGAAATAATATTATAATTCATATACGGAAGATACATGCTTGGGGAAACAAACATGTATAAAACTAGATAGGTAAGGTTCACGATTTTGAGAGTTTTACTTTTAGGGATTTATGTTAAACTGGGAGAGAGAACCTTTTTGTTTTGTGTAAACAAAGTTAGTTTGTCTGATTTTAGTTGAGTAACACTAAATACTATCTCATCACTACTATAGTATATAACCAAAAAAATATTTAGGATATGGAAATTAATCCATATCCTAAATTGATTATATTTAAGCATGTGTTAATACAACTCTAGTTGGAGATTTCAATAATCTTTCACCAGAGCTAATTGTACTTCCTTCTTTAATAGAAGATACTTGAATAGTTTCATTCTTTCTACCTTGATAAGATACTAACACATCTTCTTCTGTACAAGGCCAGATATTTAGAATAGAATCATCTTTCTTAAGTTTAATAACTTTAGTACCAGCTTTACCTCTATTAGAACGAGGGATAATATCTAAAGATAATTTATTTACATAGCCATCTTTAGTTACCACAATCAAACTAGTAGCTTTAGGTAATACAAAGTTCATTCCATCAATCAAGCTAGTTGCAGTAGATGCTCTATTACCTTTAGTAGAACGTTTTAGATATGGAACTTCTTTAGAGTTGATACGCAATACTTTAGTACCAGAATAGATTAATAGATCCATCTTGTCTGGGCCAAATAAGATATCTTGTACATAATCGCCTTCATCTAATTTACTATAGATAATACCAGATGGAGGAGCTGTTAAGATATCACTAATATCAATCTTCTTAATGAATCCTCTTCTACTAACTACGAATAGATAGTTATGATATTTAGAATCGACTAATTTCTTAACTGTAGATTCACTTACAGCACAAGCAATATTAGAAGTAGCGTATTTATTTAATACACGAATATCTACGCCATTAGAACCTTTAGCTGCGATAGGGATCTTATGTACTGGCATTTTGAATACTTTGCCTAGAGAGGAGAATACCATTACGTCTTCATCGTTTTCTACTTTGATTACGAAGTTTACTTCATCTCTATTTAAAGAACCTACTTCTTCATTTTCACCAATCTTCTTAATGAAGTTATTCTTAGTGAATACAAGTTTAAATGTACCAGGAGCTATACCAGATGCTTCGGATTTAGAAATAATACGGCACATACGTTTGGTATTATATTTATTCTTAATTTCTAGCATCTCTTGAATGATAAGTCCATCAATCTTATCTTTATGAAGAAGGATATCCATAATCTTAGCAACGTTAGCTTCTAGTTCTTTTAACTCTGCTTCATATTTAAGACGATAGCCTTCTGTTAGTTTATTCAAACCTGTTTCTAATAAGTACTTAGCTTGAAGATTTGTAATCTTTAATTTATTAGCCATGAAATCTATCAATACTTGATTATCAGTAGTCTTTTGCTTTCTAATCATATTAATGATAGCATCTAATTCTTTCTTCTTAGATAATACATAAAGCAAGAATCTTCTTTCATGAATAGAAGTTTTGTACTTTTGAAGTAAAGAATTCAAACGTCTTGTTACTGTCATACGTCTAAAGTTGATAAAGTCTAATAGATAATCTCTATAGTTCATAGTACATAATTTATTATCTTTGATTACGATAAGACGTACTTGGCGTGTTTGTCTAATAGCTGTATTAGCATATAGATACTCTTTAACAAAGTTAGGATCTGTACCTTTCTTAAGAGTAATAACTTCATCAAAGTTTGTAATACGCTCACCCTTAACCATAACTGTTTTAGTTCTAGATACATGGTCTTGGATATATGGCATCTTACCACTCTCTACTAATTTGATAATAGAATCTTTAACAGAATCGAAATAAGTAAAGTCTGGTAAAGATTTAATAAACAATGCTGGATGACCTTGGTATTCGCCAGTTTCGATAATACCTTGTGCTACATAAGTACCATTGCCAGTCTCATTTATCTTTTTCCAATCAGTATCTAGTAATTCACAAGACATACATTCATCTGGAATTAAACAGAATTTATGTTTTGGATCTTTCATCAAGGCAATAGTAGTATCAATTACTTCACCAAGATTATGAGATGGGATAGAAGATTTAATACCTACAGCAATACCCACTTGTCCTAGTACTAATAATGCTGGAACTCTTGCTGGTAAATATAATGGTTCTTCAGCTCTTTTATCATAATTCTCAACCCAGTCAGTAGAGTTTTTATCTTCATAGATATCCCTGGCAAATACATCTACTGCAAATTTACTAATTTTACACTCAGTATAACGTGGAGCTGCTGGATTAGGATTGGCTTTAGAACCCCAAGATCCAGAACCTTCCATTGTTGGATACTTGGTTGAGAAATCATTAATCATATTTCTAATGGCCATTTGTACTGATGCATCGCCATGTGGGTTATATTTACGAATAACTTGACCCATGATATTCGATGTTTTAATGAATCCTTGACCTCTAAAGTCATTTGCTGCACACCATAAGATTCTTCGGATAACTGGTTTTAACCCATCGACCATTTCTGGAATAGCCCGATTTCTTGCTACATAGATAGCATAGTCTTGTAAATCTTGCCGAGATTGTTCTGCAATATTTACATCAATAACTCTTTCCGCCATTATTGTATTCTCCTTACAAAAAATTATTAATTTTTGGTTTTAAAACCTGTTTTCATGTTCTAGATTAAAGCTTATATGCCTTAATCTATAGTACTTAATTTATCAAATTCATTATAGCTACATAATGGTTCTATACCTCATAAGGAATTATCTGATAAGTACTAAATAAGGGGATAGAGTATAGATAGCGATAAAAGTTTTGGGGTGGATATATTGTTAATAATTTTGTGTGTTGTTAGGTTGTTAGATCACAATAATTAGGGGTGCAATATATCCAGTGTTAGTATATTCACGTTTCATACAGTGTGAGAGTGTATTATTTTGTTTATTTGAGTTCAATAGGGAGAGAACTCTTATAGGAGTATTTATGTGTCTTACTATGCTATCTATACTCTACACTGTTATAGTATATAATTATATCAAATTTTAGAAAAGTCAACCCCTAGAGCTTATTATAGCTCTAGGGATTATTTTAGTAAATCATAGTTTTAGTATCATGAGATAATTCAGGACCTATTTCATTATGAGAAGGATTTACACGTTGATCCATATATCCTCTCAATTGAGTTAGGTGTTCATTCAAGTAGTTGTTATCTATATAGATTATGAAATAACACATTGTAGATTTTAATGGCTGTTTGAATTTGATTTCAAAGTTTATCCAATCAATCTCTGTATCAACAAACTCAAATGAGTTATATATCTTAATATCTAAGAATACCTCTGGTGAGATTGCTATAGATTTTGTGTAGTCTATAATATCTCTAAGATCACCGATTAAACCATCGAATTTAATCTTCATAAGTTTACCATCTTTAATATCTTGAACTTCTTTTTCATCAGTAAACTCATATTCAGATTTGATATTCCATTGCCAACCTTTTTCATTATGAGGTGGTATTCTAGATGCATTCATTAATGAAGTTAAAGCAGATGCTTTATCAAGAGTAGTACACTGAATATTGTCTCTAAGTTTCAAAGAATAATATGCATAGAATTTAGGAGTTGGGAATCTTACATTGGTATCAAAAGATACACCATAATCAGACTTAGCCATACCAATATCACTACCAGAATCAACTGATATATCATTTGTCTTAATATGGATAATTGTCTGTGGTACTTTGAGGAAGTATTCCATATTATGAGTGGCAGCATTAAATTTATATAATACTGGTAATCTTGAGTGAGAATTAACGTAGTGTAAGAATCTTGTTACATTTATGATATCCCCATCTTTAATACAGATTCCAAGAGCATCGTCTGCTAATTGATTCATAAGTTCTTTAGGAAGTGGATAGTCTATATCATTATAGTGCTTTTGCGTACCACCAGCTCTAAAAGCCATTTGACACATCTTGGCAATATCTAATTGAATACCTCTACCATTAAACTTCATTCTATAATTGAAATTCATCATAAGCATTTCCATAGTCATAGAAATGAATAATGATTTATCTCTATCTATAAACCAAGCATCTTTATAGGTACAACGATTTGTATATAGAAGCATGCCCATATTATGAAGATCAATATTCTCTCTATTGAAGTTCATATCTAATTCAGGAGTGATAACCACTGCTGGTTTATTTACTACAACTAGGTCTTTAGTTCTTCTACGTCTAAATGGATTAAGCATATGCTCACTATCCAACCATTGAGTTTTAAAGAACTTATCACCAAATTTATCAAAGAACCAAGCTCTCATATATTCTACACAACATGAGTATGCTTGGTTTACAGATGGTACTATAAGATTTGTTTTTAAGTTATGCTCATAGCTTTTAGAAAGTTCTAATCTTACTAGATCTTTCTTTCCAGCTAGTTCTTGTATTTCTTCATTTGATAATACTTTAATATCGGTTTGTTCCATAAGTTCACCTCGCTATTATAGAGATGTGGTAGAAATAAGCAAAAAAAAATAAAAAAGATATATGGGGCCACACAGGGCCCCATTATTATAACACAGTCCAAATTCACTATTATAATATATAACTGAATATGAACATTTTTACAAAAAAAAGAAGCAGTATTAAACTGCTTCTTCTTTTACCATTTTAGCTATAAGTTTATTGGCTTTATCTAAAACATATTTTTCATTTTCTATCAATTTAAATTTAATTTGGATTTGTTTCTTAGCTTCTAGAAGTAGTTCCTCTTTTTTAATAAACAAATTAAAACAACTATCTTCTGCATCATAATAGTAGAAGCAGAATAATGGTACACCAATATATACTGAGGCTATATTTAATTTATAGCAATATATCATTGCCTTATCTTTGTCTTTAAATCTTGCAAGAGATTCCTCAATGTCACCGCTTCTTAAATTTAATTTATATATTTTAAACATTTTTATTCATCCTGATTATAGATTATATATACCTGTATTCACTATTATAATATCTAAGCAAAGATATCATCCTCATATATTACAATTCTTGGTCTGATAGTAAAGCCTCTATAACGTATATTAGCCCTTTTCTTTGTAATCTTACCATTTTTGTGATAATAAGTAGTACTATACTTTGCTTCATGTATTGGATTCATTATGTATGGTATTCTTATATTCATAATTATCACCTCCTACAATGCAGCAAATTTTTGCTTAATAAATAACTTATGCTGTCTAACTAGCTCTTCTAGCATTTCCATAGTAAAGTGGGTTTTCTTATATAGAGGAACTGCATATACAGAGTTTAATTCGAAGTATTCATTAAGACCATTCTTAGTATTAATATAACCTCTAAAGTCTAGAATTTCTCCTTCTTTATTAATCGCGAAGTTTAAGCTTCTAAAACCATTATCGTCTTTATTCTCTAAAATTCTACCACTAGGCAGAATGGCTCCTATATCTACTTTATCAAAGATATTGAATTTGATTAAGTCATCATTCATATCTTCTATCATGATAGAACTCCATTCAGTAATTACTCTATCAACTGCTTTTACAATTTTTTCATTAAGTTTCATAGTTTAAATCTCCTTATTTATAATAACTTATCGTTCAGTATTGGTATCATCTACTGTAAATGATTGAAGAGTCATATCATTTAACTCTTCTTCAATATTAGATAATTCTTTACGCATAGTATCAAATTTATCCAATATCCTATTGACAGAAGGTTTATTTCTATAACAATTATACTTACCAATAACACTCCTCATTAAACAAATAACTTTATGGAGTTCTCCTTTTGTATTAATAGTTGGTAGTTTTAAAGATTCTAGTATTTGTTCTTCTTCATGACGATCTTCCATCTGTTTCAATCTATTATTAATTCGATCAATAGGATTATCTGTTAAGGATAAATAAATACTATTTTCTAAACTTTCTTCATCTAAAGATTTGAAAGTGTCAGAGCTTATTAATGTATCTATATATTCATCAGAATTTAATACTTCTTTTGCCCTTTTACAGTTTTCTTCTCTATTAAATAATGATCCATTTTGTATACCATTTAATACAGTTTCGTCTACTTTAATAGGATAGCAAATTTGTTTCATATAACTATCTTTAAATCTATCTTCTGCTTCTTCCATTGTATAAATAGAAGTTAATAATGCACTTTTATAATTACCTTCGATACTATTAACTATTTTAGGAGGGTATATTACATAATCTTTATAAGTCAATTCTGCATTGTTTCTATAATAGCTAATGGCTATAATATAATATATAGAATTTGAATCAGATAATTCGGCTTGTTTATTGATAATGCTGTTTAATTTAGAATTCATTTTTAAATCTCCTTAAGTTAAAAAAGAAGAGAGAGGAATTACTCCTCTCTCTTATAAATTATTTATCTTCTTTGTTTTCTTTACCAAATTTTTCCATATTAGCTAAAGCTTTATTTGTCATGGCAGCCATTCTTTTAAGAATTTCTCCAGCTTCATTAGAAAATTCTTCTACCTTTTTACTAACAATTTCTCTTTGTTCTGGAGATAAGGCATTTCTTATAGCAATATCATTACCAATTTCATTAATTTTCTTAATAAATTCATCTTGTATAGTTTTTGTAGCCTCAGTGCCTTTATCAGTTACTTCTTTATAATTTGGATTTGGAAGGATGCGAGTTCTAGTTATATATTCAGGTTCTCCATTACCTTCTTCATATTTTTCGTTTTTGAACCTCTTAGTTTCAGTAATATATTCAGTATTAGGAGCTTCGCTAAATTTTTTATTATAAAGATTTCTAAATTCTATATCTGCTTTTTCTAGATGCTCATTAACTTCTTTTAAAGTACCAGCGGCATTGATTAGAGGTTGAAGTGCATCATTGTCTAATCCCTTTTTACCTAAAGCAAAAATGAAATGTTTTAATTCTTCTCTGGAATCTTTGTATTTCTTAACCAAAGTTCCCATATATTCGATATCGTCATAATCAATACAATCACTTGGTGTTTTAGGTTCTTTATCTTTTCCTAATAACAATCTTAGATTATCATCAGTAACAAATTTTAGATGATTAGTATTTTCAGCAATATTTCTTTCAACAATACTATTCATAACTCCACTAATATCTAATTCATGTAAATATTCTGGAGTATTGAAGAATGCTTTAACAAGTTCTTCATGTAAGTCTCTATCAAAGAAACGACCATTGCTAATATCTTCAGAAAGATCTCTAGGATCAAAATAGAAGTCATTGGTAACTGAACGATACAATTCATCTGTTACTAGATATGCTATTTTGTACAAAGTACTATTGTCTTTCTTGTTATAGTTATCATAATCCAATTTAGTATTTGTACTGATAACTTCATCAATAGATCCAGTAATATCCCAGTATTTATTGAAAGATTTAATTTGAGGGAAGTATTCGCTACCATAATTCACATAATTAAAAGTACCAGATGTATTCTTCTCAGGATTCCCATCGAATACTAATGTCATTATTACTCTAAGTTGTTCCATTTTTGTTTCTCCTTGTTCATATTTTGTAGAATGTAAATCATTTAGATTAGTAGTACCAAGAGTATCTCTCATGATATCTTCTACTCTAACTTCTTCTAAAGCCATTTTAATATCTCCTATTTTTCTTTCTTTTCTATAGCAGATTTATAAATACCAGTTTCTTGATCTATCTTACTATTTAGATCTTTAACTACTTTCTCTAAATTAATGAAAGCATTCTTATACATAGTAACTGCTAAATTCAAAGATTCTTTATCACAATCATGAAGGTATTGTTCTAATTCATTAGCTGTATCTTCTAGTTCTAATAAATCTACATGATTATGAATATTATCAACACATGTATCTGTTAAAGCATTTAAAAGATCTAAATCTACCAATTCTAATCCTAATCTAATATAATCTATTGGATCTACATTAGCAAATTTTAAATGAATACTGCTTAATACTTTCTTAACAGGAAGGTTATCCAATACATTAGATCTGTCTAAAGCATGGATATACTCCATAGTATCAAAGAAATTTTCCATGTAGTCTTCTTGTAATTCTCTATCTAAAAATTTCTCTTTCTCTTCTTCACTTTTACCATAGTATTCATTAGCTGGTACTATATAATACATAGTATCATATTTTCTACCTTTAGTACGATCTGTAAGTTTAATAACATCCACTAGGCTTTGCATATAATCAGTAGTAGTAAACTTGTAAACATATACTGGCTTGTAGTTTTTATTATTTTCTGGTATTCCACATCGACCGTACCAATAATCACGCCCCTTTCTAAATTTCATTTTCATTAAAATATACATTTCATCCTTTTTCATAAAATAAACCTCCTATAATAAAAATAATAACTCTTGATAGTATTTCTTATGGTAGTATACTATCATGATTATAGTATATAAATATATCATAATTTACAAAAAAAGAAGCAGTCATTAGACTGCTTCTTGTTCTTGCTCCCAAGACTCATCTATCTTTTTAGATAAGTCATTGTAAGCGCGTTCGTGGCGTTCCATTCTGATGCGTTCGATCCTTGCCACTTCCTTACGGAAGCGTGCCAACTTACGGTATTTACCAGCCATTTTATAGGCAGCTTCTATAACTTCAATACCAGACGGAGTTGAGTTAAAGTAGCACCATCCTGGGAATTCTGGATCGTCCTCCCACCAGGACATCCAGTCGTCTGTACCATTATATTCCATCTTTTCTACAGGATAACCTAGGGCTGCAGCGTATCGTCTGCATAGTTTCTCTCCTAGTAGCTCTGGGTGAAATTCTGCCCAGTCTCCAATCAAGAGATCAGATTTTAAAATCTTCAATGCATTACGTTCGAATCGTGTAGTAGCTTTCACTAATACACTTTCAAAAGCTTCGTTAGAATATCTTTGTTGTAAAAATACTTTCATTTTTCTTTCCTCCTATAATCAAAATAAAATGAAGTAATACCAATAGACTCTCACATCTATTTCATTATTATAGTATATAATCATAAATACATGTTTTTCCAATCTGCTATAGTATCAGGAAGTTCTTTCAATCTAGCTCTTAATATTACTTCATCTCTTTTGAAAGTCTCTACTAGTTTAGCAGCTCTTCCTTTTCTATATAATCTATATACAGCTATTAGATGCATTAGTTTATAGAAAGTAAATCTGATACCAAGTTCCTCTAGAGTTCTATCATTACCATTGGTAATAGAATATAGAAATACATTAAGTTTATACTCACTTAGATCATCACAATACATCATTGCATCATATAAATCAGGAAGTATCTTAATATCAATATAGTGATCAATAGCTTCATCATAACTCATTATTATGATATGATAGTCTATCTTATTCTTTTTCTCTAATCCTAATAGGGATTTTATCTTCTTCTTGAATCTTCTGAATCTAGTATCAATACAATCTTTAGGAATAGTACCATTATTGAGTAAATCTTTGATTTCATTAATAGATAAAAATCTATCTAGATTAACTGATATACAATTCATCTTACTATAGGGATTCTTCATTTCTAATTCCTTTCTGGGTTGGATAAAAAGAGCAGCAATTTTGCTTATACCTCCGTACCCCACTATAAATACTCGAAGTTACATACCTACTGAAAGGATACGGTTTCAAGTTAAACTATTTAGTTTAATCTTTTGACAATCAAAATCTACGATTTTGAATTGACAAAATCAGAGTACTAATAAATTACTCTTTTTTATTTATAATATATTATTATTTTTCATATTAGATTGAAGTTTTTGACTTTTTCTCTTTTTACACAAAAAGAAGGTATACCCAATTAAGGGTATACCTTATAGGAGATTTAAATATGAAAAACAAAAAAATATCTACACCACAATTCTAGTTGAGTAGTTTAAGTACATGTTTTTATATTATCCTAAATAAAAAAAATAACCGCTATAAAGGAGTAGGAAATATAGCGGTTATTTAATTTAAAGGATTTTACCTCAAATTACTTTGAAGTGGTTTTTAATATGTTCTTTTTACTATTGTATCCAAAACGCTTTATATCAACGAATGGTACAAACTATGAAACAAAAACAAAGAATTCACTTAAACAAAGTTTAGTTCGTAATTTTTATTTTTATTTTCGAAAGGAATAATATAACTAGATATCACCATAAAATAGTTATATTAAATTCATGAAATGAGTGTAGTAAATCACAACCAAATAAAATTTACTACTTCATCATCTAATCAATTTTGTCTATCAATAATAGATATTTGCTAAAGGTGGCAACTATACAAGAGTGTATTAAGTGAGTTTAGATACTCAGTAGCCGTTCTTCACGGTCTCTTATTTGAGTATAGATTTATTTTTCAATTTAAACTGTTAAAAGATTTATCTTTATAAATTTTACAGTTTACAAAGCCGACTTATGATGCCCTCGGCGATGGGCTAAAGCTTTAAATGTTTAAAGTGGGGGTTATTAAAAGTTTTGTAATTTTACAGTTTATTGTTCCATAGAGGATATTCGACGTATCGGAATATCCCCTTTACACCATCCCTCGGTTCCCCCTAACCGATAATATGCTGTATTTACCAATTTTATCTGGCTAGCTTGACAGGCTAGTGATTATCTGGGTAGCTTAACAGGTTACTGATAATGTGATATGTCTCTATTCTATATCATCATTTTTATTATAATTTGAAGGTCTTGATTCTAATATTTTGAGAGAGCCAAGAATCGATGACCTTCCTCAACGTGCTCTCCTAAACTCTTTATACCTTTATGCTTCTCTAGCAAATCTTTCTATTATATTGTAGTATTAATATTCGAATTCTACTTCTGTAGACGCATTAGCTACAGATAAAGCAGTATCGATATTAGTAATGTAATCCATAATTTGACGAACGTAATCAACGATAGCATTATTACCAACGAATCCCATAGGATCAGAGATAATTACTTCGTTAGCTTTACGAGCTTTTTCACGAGCTTTGTCAACATCATCTGCAGAGTAAGCACGTTTGCTATCTGCAGGGAATTTGCGATCAAGTTCTTGCTCAATAGCAATTGTTGCTTGTTCGTCAAATTGACGTTTCTTTTGAACGTCTAGATTGTAACGATGTACAATTTTATTTGCCAATAATGCTAGATCTGCATAGTACTTCTTACGAAGAATTGCATTAGCAATAGTTACCTTTTCAGTTTCAGCAACTTTGCCAGAAAGAACTTCTTTAATATCTAACAATACTGGAACTTCGATGTATGTTTCAGAGTTTGCTTTAATACGAGCATTGTTTACCGCAACCAAGCGTTTTTGTAATGCACAGTATTTATCAAAATCTGCCTTAATCAAAGATTCTTTTTGTTCTACAGTTTGAGGTCCAACAAATTTGTTGTAGTCAAAATAGTAGTTCAAGATAGAGAAACTGTTATCGGAAACAATTTCTTCCATCTTTTTAGTAATTTTCTTGCCTTCTGCGATAAGGCCAGCAATTGTCATCTTTTCTTTAGTCATAATAATCAATCTCCTTAAATTTAAAATATAAAGTTTATTTGTAATATATTGTAATCGTCTTAGTAATTATTTAATACCACCTTGACGTTTTACATTAAAGCCACCGAAGTGAATGAAATCTTCATCATTATCAAATCCTAAATAAGCAGATTCAATAGTAACGTAGTCACCTCGACGCAAAGTGCGCATAGCTGCATCAGCATCTTTATTTTCTGCTTGGATAGCTACAGCTTTGTCAGCCATACGTCTTGCTTTGTCATCAGTTGTATCATATTGCATGAATGGTGCTAATGTAACAACAGCAGTGTTACCATCAATTTTAACACCAACTACATAACCACTGATTCTGAAACCTTTATTCTTTTCTAGATAACCAGTTAATTTTGTATTCTTGGAAGGTGGTTGTACACCATCCACCATTTCAGATACAATTTCATATGTTGTGATATCCTTATAGGACTTAGGTTCTGAAGGACCAGCGATTGCATGGTATAACCCATGCAATCCACTATTAATACCACCGATTACCATAACAGCAATTAGGAAACCAACAATATAACCAATCCATTTTGTTTTGAAATAATGTTCGCTAATGGTGCCAAATACGATTACTGATTTTTCGAAAGCATTACCTGTAGTACCTTCTAAATTTTTGTTGATCTTTTCTGTTAAAGTCATTTTGTTTTCCATGATTTGTTCTCCTTAAATTTTAAAAGTTTTTAAATAAAGTTTAAATTAAAGTAAATAAAATAAGTCTTTAGGAGCAGCCTTTCTCCAGTCTATATGTTGTACTAATAAGCTTAATATATTAGCAAACCAATTAGACTTTCCTACCGTCCTTAAACTTGTAAGATAATCATAGTTTTCTAGATCCATATTCTTTTGAATAAAAGATTCTATTTCAGATTCGATAACCATAATTCTATTATTGGTTACATCTCTTAAGATATTAATATCTTCTCTATCCATATGACGGATAGATTCAATAATCTTAATATCATTTTGATATTCGAAATAAGTTCTTTCTTCATTAGAAACTAGATCTGTTAAACTATTTTCTGGTAGTTTAAAGAACTGTAGTATCAGAGAAATTTTCTCCTTATCTGATTCTTTAATAGTTATTATGTTATTGATAGATTCCTCCTCCTCTATAAAAACATATCTATCATCACAATACCTAAAAAAGAATTCCCTGATAAGAGGTACAAATAAATCAGTGGTCTTCATACCATATTTAGAGAATGCTATTGTTATATTCTCTGAACATTTTTTCTTATCAATAGTTCCGATAACTCTTAAATTGATTATCGACGCTATTTCAATAATGCCATCAGCATCATTAAATAGTAAATTGAACTGCGGGACGAACCACAAGCCCATATGGGCGTCTATCTCTTTAAAAAAGATGGACTGTATCATATAGTTTTCACCTCCTTTAAATATACTATATTCACTATTATAGTATATAATTATAACCAATTTTAGAAAAAAAAAATAAAGGGCTCAAAAGAGCCCAATATTTTTTAGCAGTTACCAGTTCACGTCGAACTTGGTAACGGCTTTTGTAAAGCCACGTTCATCTTTAATGATACATTTTGGATCAGTCGTAGGACTAATGAAGTCCTTACGTTCAGGATACGTTGTACGCACCAATGTAGGCACAATGTAATACAACCCTTCTACTTCCTCAGGAAGCTCAATTGGTAGAGTCTCAGTTTTACCAAATACTAATTCTCCCTTTTCCTCCTCTGTTGACATAACAGGTAGTCTTAGGGCTGCGTCTTTACCAACTGTTGGAAATGTAATACTAAATGAACGATCCTTTGCCTCATAAGTTGCGTCATGAGGGCAAAGATTTAAGTATTTACCAGCTTCTAATTCTACGATTAAGCTATTGAAAATAGTTGCATAAGTTGTCATTTTAGTTCCTCCTATAATAAATAATAACCAATGACAAAATGAATATCAGACTCTCACATCTTCTATTCATTATTATAGTATATAATTAAAATGAAATAGTTTTACAGTACTCTATAAGACAGATTCAACCTCCTAAGCCTAAATCTGGCTTAGGAGATAGGTTGTTTTAGTTATCATTTAAAGGGTCGTTAGAGAGTGTAGTGTCATCTATTGGAAAATAGTATAATAGGTCATTTCTATGAGATTCAGTAAAATCACCATAACTGAAGTTGCATTCCCTACCTACTATTTGGATTCTTGTATCATATCCAGTTCCATCTTCAAATCTCATATTATCTAATAGATAAATCTTATTACCAGCAACTGCATATAATTTAGAAGTATTGTATTCTTCTATGAAGAACATAATATCATCATAGTGTAATCTTCCAAGAGTATTAAATCTATCTGGTACTACATAGAAATACGATGTGTATTGCTCTTCTTTCATCCACTTAATCCAATCTAAGTGATTAGGAAATAAATTCATATATTCATTAGGAAGGTATCTATCTGAAAAGAAGTCAAACAAGAAATCCCTATCTGTGATTAATTCTTGATACTCTTTTCTAAATTGTTCATTAAGATCATCATATGGTAATTCAATAATATAAACACCGTTGTCTTTAATATTCACATCATAGCATTTACCAGTGGATCTTAGTTTTAAAGCATATAATGGAGAGAAACTAGATCTTTCTTCTTTGATATTAAAATAGATTACATCAATATCTGATAAGTCGAATTTAATATCTTCTTTAGTTTCATCTTCGTTATCTAATAATAGAACGTTATCTATAGCTTTGCATTTAATGAGTCTAAGCCATTCTCTAAGTTCAGTTTTCTTCGGTTTATATTTATTAATCCTAGCATTCCTAGTAAGATATTTTTTAGCCATAACTCTTATAACTCCTAAACTAAGTAAAATCCATATTGTGTATTATCCATATGTGAAAAAAAAATAAAGACCCTCTAATGAAGGTCTTTATTTTATTAATCATTTTCTTTTTCAATAGCAAAATCTTCTATTATGTTATTATACATTACCAATTTGGTATTAGCCGATTTGATTCCGATACTACTTATCATATCAACTACTTTTTTAAAGTTATTTTTAATCTCTTCATTCGGAGCTATATTCTTTATACTTTGATCACATAGCCAATCAACAAAAGTTGAATGATCACTATAAGGCATAGCAGCATCAAAATCTATTTTTTTATTCTCCATGAATTTTTCAAATACCATATAATTGGCAGCCGAGTATGTTATCAATTCTTCTGCTAATTTGTTGAAGTCATCTCCATCTTTAGCATAGAACCAAGTAACAGGAATCTTTCTTCGATATCTATTACCATATGGGCTTTCTAACCATGCATGCTCTTCAACAATTCGTTCTCCAATTATCTTACAGCATACAAAATCCGCAGTCTCTCTAATCTCTATATTTGATAGATATCTAAAAGGTTCTTTTCTTTTAGAAGTTAATCTAAGAGTATTCATCAATACTTGTTTTATATAGGACTTCTCATCAGAGGTTAGCATATAGCATTGTTTCATCGTAATTACCTCCTTCTACTTCATTATCATGACCTAGTATCTTAACTACAAACTCTTCTGCTCTGTCTTTTACATTGCAGCTAAATACTGGTCTTTTTACTGAATTCCATCTAGCAGTACTATTCAAATCTTTAGGTATTTGATCCAATCCAGTTTCAAAATAGTATATGTAGTAACATGCAATTTCTTTTAAGATCTCTCTAAATCTATTAACGACTTCCTCATTTGTCTGTGGACGGTCTCCTAAGATCTTATCTACATATACATTTAATTTTTCATACTTTCTTTTAAATCCAGTATATACGTCATATCTTTTTCTTAAGTGTAAAGATACTCGTACATAATCGTTTTGTTCACTAACAACTACTTCAAAATCATCACCTATAGTCATATAGGCTCTATATTCTGGATAGGAACTATTATTAGAAATATAATGGTTTGCTATCTTTGAAACCATAGATCTAATATCCTTTCTATCTCTTTGATCTAAATATAAATAATATCTCATTTTTTAATCTCCCCTATAATAGCATCATAGTCTGGACTATCTGTGTACTTATCATAGTTCTCTTTAATAGAGTCTCTAGCCCAGCCTTCAATATTATTTGGTTTATCATCAAATACGATGATATCAGCATAAGTAAATCCAGGCATAAATCCTGGTTGTCCTGGCATACCAGTTTGTGGTTCTATTTCTTTATTATTCTCTAAATCAAAAGAATCAATAACGTAAACAAAAGCAGTTGTTTCATCTAGATATTCCACTTTACCAACAATACCAGATCTTAATTCTCCAGTAATTTCATCATTCCACTGGATTTCATCTTTTAATTGTGGGATTTGCAATATACTCCTATGAATCATCTTTATTCCTCCTTTAAATATTTAAATCTTCAAAATATGATTCCACTATTATAGTATATAATTGAAAGCAATTTTTTACAAAAAAATAGAGATGGGAAATTAATCCCATCTCTAATATTTCTAATCTACATTAGCACCATATTTAGATTTAAATTCTTCTATCTTAGATAATTGGTTTTGATTGTATTTATATCTACCAATACCAACTAAACTATTTAAGTTAATAAGAATATCCTTAAATACATTAATAGAAGGATTCATCTTACCATCATCTCTAGAAATACAGAAAGCATTTCTAGGAGAGTATACAGCTTCGCATGCTTCTTTAAATTCTTTATTATAAAGCATGAGAATATTTAATGTATCCCCGTCAAAATCAGCAGCTAACCCATCTAATGTATATACATCAATACCCATTGTATAATCTAGAGTACATCCTACAACTCTTTTATATACGATTGATTGATAGAAAATAGTTGGGTTACGATTGATCAATACAGATACTCTATTAGTATTAATCAATTCATTGATAATTTGCAATACTCTTTCATCTACTTTAAGAGATGCATAGTACCAAATTTTATATGCCTGAGCATATGTAATATTATAAGATTTCTTAATAATATTAATAAGTCTTTGTTGCATTAAGATACATAAACCAAAGTATGGTAATGTAATTTCATCCATTCTTAATTTAGGATTAGGTACAATAACTGAACGTTCAGAGAATGCAGTACGTCCAGAGATAATAGATCTTAAAGTACCTTTCTTACCAGATAAGATTGCAATGATTTCTGTAGTCAAGTTTGTTAACTTAGATTGCATATCCCATAACAATTGATTTTGGTATTTCTTATTTCTATAAATAGAGAGATTGTTCTTATTTACAGTAGCAGCAAGTTTTGCTAATAAGTTAAAATCAGCATTGGTAGATTCGAATGTGAATCTATGGTTTTCTACTTTAGCAATACGAAGTTGTGTAGTATATACAGGAATAGAGTGGATAAATACTTTATCTCTTTCCTTCATGATCTCATCATAGAATTCCTTCTTAGCAGGTTTCTTCTTATAGAAGTATTCGATGATCTCATCAAAGTGATCTCTAAAACCCATTAACCCAATACCAGCAAATCTAGTATCTAAAGATGCCTTCTTACGTTTACCATATCCACCACGTTTAGACTTTTGTTTTAAGATACGTTTATCATATTGGGTCATAGGCTGACCATTAGCATCTAATTCCACAGATGGTTCTATAATCTCTTCTAAATTATTCTTACCAATTAAGCTAGAGATTGTTAGGAATAACAATGGATGGATAAGACAGAATTCTTCTTTGATCTTAATCCAACCGAAATATGTAAAATCTACACCAACAGATTTGACTTCTGTTCCACAAATAGGACAAACCCAGTTCTTATCCCCTGGTACAGAATAAAATGCGCCTTGTGTACAACCATATTTACAAGAGTATCTATTAGAATATGGGTTCTTATCTTGTAATGATTTACCATATTTAGAACTGAAAATAGAGTCATCTGATTTTAAAGCTTTGTTGATAGGTTGTGGTTCTTTGATAATAAAGCCATGCCCATTAGTGAGGTCTTTACGGCATTCCTCATCAAAATTGATCATCTCAAATTTAGTGAAATAATCAAATTGTTCACTCCTTGGATAGGCATTCGCGCTATTGTGATCCATCTTAAATTCTCCTCCTTTTTAATACCTTAAACAAAAAGAATTAATAATAAGTAAATGAGTTTGTAAAAATAAAACCCGCTAAGTACATTTAGTACTTAGCGAATCTTATTTCAAAATTATAGTATATAACCCATTATTTAATTGAAGACTTTTTATAATTTTTATAAGACTGAATTAGGAATTCTATCTTAGTCAATGGAACCACAATGCTTCTAACCCTAGCAGATAGTTCCAACTTTTCTTTTATAAAACCTACAAATTCTTTTTCTATGATATAACTACAAACCTTATCATATGAATCAATTATTCTTTTCTTCATTTCTGGTGGTTGATCATATGTGTCAGCACTAAATTTTACTTCAATAGCACTTTCTTTTTTACCAGTTTTTAATTCTACAATATATAAAAATTTATGTTTGTCTTCAACTGTAATTTTGAAATTCCCTGATACCATTTTCGATATTCCTTCACCTTACATTAAAATTTCATATCCATTCTTAGGATACTCATTATAATGTCAGACCTATCCAAATATACTATGGAGACATTCATATAATTCTAAAGATTCATATGAAAGGAGTTAACCTTTTATGGCATTAAAAGTTGTAAAACGACAAGCTAAAAGAATAACTGATCCTAAAGATATTGAATATCTTTTGGATATAACAGAGGACGAGTGTACTAAACTATCTTTTGCAATGGATATGTTTGGGGAATTTAATGATACAAGAAGATTTCAACCATATGACCTAGTCGATATCCCAGTTGGGAGTTATGGTCCTGAAGGTAATAAGAATAGCAATATTATCAAAACTACTGTAGGTATTTGGGTATTTAATAAGGCATTTATCGAACAAGACTTATTTGAACTATTTGGTTATATCAATGAACCTATTACAAGTAAGATGTTTAAAAAGATTAATAAACAAGTTTCTTATGCCGTAGTAGAAGATAAAGTACCTTTAGATGCATTAAAACGTCTTATTACTAAAACAGAAAAGTTCCAACCATACTGCAACATCTTATCTGCTTCTATTACAGAAAATATGATGAGTATTCCTAAAGCTATTTCTAAAAAGAAACAAGAACTGTTAAAGAAATATGAAAAGGAATTAGATGAGCATGATCCAGTAGTATCTCAAAAAATAGAACAAGAACTAATCAAAGATTGCAAAGAAATGCTTAAAGATGATCCATCTATTGATATGATTAATTCTGGTGCTAAGATTGACTGGAATAATAACTTCAAAAACATGTTTGTTATGAAGGGAGCATCCAAAAACCCTGATCCATTAAATCCAAATGGTGAATATACTGTTATTAAATCTGACTTAACCACTGGTATTAAACCTGATGAATATGCTGCATTCTCAGACTCTCTAGCATTTGGTCCATACGCTCGTGCTAAGAAAACTGCTGATGGTGGTGCATGGGAAAAAATCTTCGTTAAAGCATTAGAGCATTTAACTGTGTTAGAAGAAGGTTCTGATTGTGGTACTAAACGATATAAAGAAATTCTTCTAACTGGTGATAATATCGATGATTGGATGTATAGCTATATTGTAGAAGGTTCTAGATTAGTAGAATTAACTTCTGATAATAGAGATTCTTATATTGGTAAGAAAGTAAAACTAAGATACTCTGGCCTATGCGAATCTGAAAAAGGTATTTGTAACAAATGTGCTGGTAATCTATTTACTAGATTAGGTATTAAAAATGTAGGAGTTGCATCATACGTTATTCCTGCAAAGATTAAATTGAAATCAATGAAAAACTTCCATGATAGTACTGTTAAGACATTTGATATGGAAGAATATGGTTATGATAAAATCTTTGGTTATTAAAATCTTATCCCCTACTAGATTAATTCTAGTAGGGGCGTTTTTAGTATTATGAAAAGTGTAACAGCAATCGTTAACAATACAGCAACTATTGTAACCCATATAAGGATCTCTAATCTTTCCTCTTCAAGAGCTAGATCTATGACAGTATAAATATCATCGACATATTCATCAATAGGTTTTGAATCTATCATATAATCAGACTCATCTGTTTTGATATCTTTTTTATTTGTTTTCATATTAGATCTGTATCTAACATACTCTTCATTAGATCCTTCTTTCTTAAATCTTTCAAAAGCAAGATTTTTAACCATTTCTCTTAATGCGTCCCTCATATATAAATCACCATCCTCTTTACTCCTTAGTTTCTATATTAATAAAAAAGAACCCCATAGGAACAAAGTCCTATGGGGATAGATTTTATTAGAAGTAGATACGGTAGATGATATCCCAAGAAGCACCTAAGTCATTTAAGAACTTATTAGGGAAGTTGATTCTTGTAGCTGGACGGATATCTTGATAGTAAGTATATCCATCTTCACTTTCCTTCTTATATGCTAAGCATAAGCTGATACAGTTGAATCTAGCATCATTAATACCAGTAGTATTAATAAAGTAATCACGGCAGTCATCTTTAGTAATAACCAAAGTATTTTCTACAATGATTTGTGCTGGTAATTCAGATTGATCATCATAAATTGTAGCATCAATAGGAGTACCATCTTCCAATTGTTTACGTTCAGTAGGATCGCTATCAAACTTTTTAAAGTAATAAGCAACCATCTTTTTATTCTTTAGCTCTTTACGACCAAAGTAAATTTGGCGATTATCAGCATCAAGATCTTTATCTTCTGGGACGTATTGGAATGGAACCATGTCTTCTGGAGCAATCCATTTCTTATTATCTACTTCATATTTTAAAGCAGATTCACGATTACAACCAGAAGTACCTAAACAGAATAATTGAACAAAGTAGTTATTCAAAATTTCTTCTTGATTAGGATTATTAATTGTATTTTCTAATTGTAGTCTATTATTATAGGTAGGAGTTACAAAAGATTTATCATGAAGATCAAACATTCGCATAGCAATAAATTCGGATCCAGAGATAAGGGTTTTATTACTACCACGGAATAGTTCTAATCCAGTATCATGATCTCTAATAATAACTTCTGTTTTTAATCCATTAGGATGACCTTCTTCTAAGGATACAAGATCTTCAGATCCTTCAGAAGATTTAGTTAAGACTTCCTCTTGGATTTTGTATTTATCATTAATCACGTTGGTATTCCTCCATACTTTATTTAGATTTCACTATTACATATTGGTCATGAGTTAATCCACATTTATCTTCAAAGTCTAGAGGTGGATTAAAGATTTTAACTCCAGTTAAATTAGTACATTCAACAAACATTCCTTCACAGTTAGTACTGCTAGTCATATCTATAATACCTGTAATTGTAGTTAAGTTAGAGCATCTGTTAAACATATCTCCAAAGTCTTTTACTTTAGAAGTATCGAAGTGAGTCAAGTCTAATGTGGTTACATTAGTAGCTGCAAACATTTCATTCATATTAGTAGCAGAACTTGTATCAATCCAGCTTGTATCTATAGTAGATAAACTAGAACACCATCCAAACATTCCAGAGAAATCTTCTACTTTAGAAGTATCTATATGAAGATTAGGAATATCTGTTACTGCACTTCTTTCAAACATTTTTGAAACGTTATTAGCTTTAGCACCATTCAATTCTGTTAAGATAGAAGAAGATAATATATGCATAGTAGAATCTGGATCTTTCTTAGACATGTATTTCTTGAGGCTTATGTAGTCATTAGTAATATTGATAGAGAGGTTGAAGTCTGTATCAACATTGGTTTTAGTAACTACTTCGTATTGATCGTGTCTAATCTTAGCCACAGATTCAAAATCTGCAGGAGGATTGATAACTTTTAAACCAACTAAAGTATCACAACCGACAAACATGTTCATATAGTTTGTACAAGAACTCATATCCAATACACCTTCAATATTTACGAGTTTTGAACAATCTTCAAACATGAAGCTCATGTCTTTAACTTTAGATGTATCCCATGTAGAAATATCTATAGAAATAACATTTTCACAAGCAGAGAATGTTTCAGACATATTTGTTACATTCTTTGTATTAACCCATTTAGCATCGATACTGCCTAGAGTATTACAATCCTCATACATAGCGAATGTAGAAGTAATCATAGAAGTATCTGCATGAATAAGATCAGATCCAGGAACATTTACTACTTTAGATAAACCTTTGAACATTTCTTCCACATTGAAAGTATGTTCTACTAATGACAAGTCATTTTTAATAGTATCATTCAATATAGCTACTTGACCAGTAAGGTTACCTAAAGATTTCTGAGCATATTTAGATAGATCTTTATAAATACTATTAATAGCAATATTTAAACCAAACGTCCAATCCTTATAAGTAGTACCTAGTTTTAACTTACCTGGAATGATAATAGGTTTGATTTCTTCTTGAACAAATTCAAAGTTACCAACAAAGCTATCAGTATCTACATCTTTTCTATCAATATTAGTATCTGCATTGATAACAGCATTTACTTCATATAAGAATGGAGATAATTTACCAGTTAATAGATCTTGAGATAATAGGTTCTTAACGTAGTTGAATACGTCAGATTTAATAATATCTTTAGAGAACTGTTGGTAATCATCACCCTTAACTCTACCATCTATATCTTTCATTATTGTTTGAGACCATAGATAAGTAGATGCTGGGATATCTATAGTAATATACTTGCGATCATTATTGTAGCTGAATACGAGATCTTCCCTCATCCAAGGAACTTTATCAAATCTTTCATCCACATGATTGATCTCTTTATCAAATACCTTTTCTACGATAGGGTAATATTCTGGTCTCTTATCTATTTCATTTGTATAAGCCATATCATTAGGACGAATAATTACGTCTTCATCTCTGTCTTTACCCCAGGTGATTTCCATAGTAGTATTTCTTGTAAGGAATACTATCTTATAGGATTTAAAGAATTCAATCATGAGCATAATGTACTTCATGATTTCATTACCAGAGTGACCAGCATATCCATCAAAGATATATCTCATATCACCCATATATTCATTTAAAATATAGATGATATCATCTACTAGACTTGTAATAGTATCAATCTTTTCATCAGAAGAGATAATACTATTTACCTTAACTAGTTTATCGTATAATACAGTATCTTTATCTTTTAAGAACTCAGTATATGTTTTAGCAATCTCACCATTGCTTAAAGTAAAGTACTTCATGGTGAGCTTCCAATTCATAAGAGAGTCATAAAGATCTTTCCATACTTTATATTCTTCCCAATCTTGAGCTTCAAGCATTCTTTGGCAAATAGTTCTACGAACTTCTATATTTGTTTTATAGATATTCATAAACTCTGTTAGATCTTTAATTTGAGATTTAGGAGTAATAAAATCCCAAATAGGGAATTCTTTTTCTTCTCTGTGTTTCTTTCTCAAGTATTCTTTAAGATCAGAGAGACTAGTTCTAAAGTTAAATCCTTGAACAAGCATTGTCTTAGCAGGATTATCAATAATGAAATCTTCAATACCGTTAAACATGTAAGTCAAAGAAGTCATAAAGATAAATAAATGTGCTAATTTAAATGGGTGAGAAGTAGAGATAGATGGAATCTTTACTAATAGTTTCTCTTCTAGAAGAATATCATCATAGAGCATACTGTAGAAATAACTCATTTGAGTAGAGTATGCAGAGATATCAATCATTTGAGTTATACCATAGTATTTAGTTCTAGCATAGTTCCATGGTTGTTTATAAATAGCATCTTTCACTAATTGATGATTGTTCTCTTTATAATCAACACCATCCCACCAGCCATCCCCTTTGACCATTACATCATAATCTTTATAGTTTGCACTATCTTTCATATTATCTGTAACGTATTGTTTATCTATAGGGATCTTACAGAATTTAAGATTAGTAGTATAAGAATAATCTTCTTCATAAGCATAGCCTACAGTAGATCCACCATTAGTATTATAGATATAATGAATATAAAGTTTGTCTCCATATTTAGCTATATCTTTAGGATTAGTGAAATAGAAACTGCCATTAAAGATACTATACTCAGAATCGTCTAATACATTACCATATGAATCAGTAATAATATAAGGCCATCTATTTTCAAAGTAGTAATCGAATGGAACTTTAATATCCATATATCCTTCTGGAGTTATAGATATAGGATTTTCTAAAGTTTGAACTGTTAGAGATGGGTTAGGATTGTTTAGATAATGCTTGTTATAGATAAATAAGAAGTTTTCATTTATATCAGCATTAGAAACCATCTTAGGATTCATAGTAACATGGAACTGATTAGTTAGTCCCATATCATCACTTGAATGAATAGAATTTTCACTAATAGTAATAAATCCTTGATCAGTTTGAATATAAGGGAAGAATGGGAAATTGATATTGAATTTAGGATCTCCATGATTGAAGATCTTATGAGTTTCTTCACTCAATACCAAAGTATTTTCTGTAACTCCATTATAGAAGAACGTTACATTCAATTGCTGATCTTTCTTTAAGAAGTGTTTCTTTTTAAGAAGTCGGATATTTTTCTTATTATAATTTACAGTATAATCAATACCTTCAGTAAGTTTATTACCTTCGATATCAACGCATACTTTATTTCCCTTAGTAAAGTAATTATCTACTGGGAAGGTGAGAGGGAATCTATCTTGATTATCAGCACCAGCTAGTAGATGCGTAATAGCTACTTTAATATTACTAAATTCAGGTTTGGTTCTATCTTTGTTTACATAAACCAATTCTAATTCTAGTTCATCACCTTTTTGAAGTGCTAAGGTATCATTTACTATAACAAGAGAGTTATTAGTAACACTATACCAATCTTCAGGAAGATATTTATCTAGATACTTCACATAGTGTTTATATTTAGTAGCTACATAGTTCTTGAATGGATAGTTTACTTTGAATTCATTTTGATAATCAGTAGAAGCTTTAAACTTAATTACTTTATCAACCAATTCAATATCTTCATTGATAGCATTTGTAGAGTAAATGAAATTAAAGTCTATAGGAGTACCTTTTTCGAAATTACTTTGTTTCAAAGTAATATAAGCACCACCATCAATTTCAGAAATATTGATAGTGTAGTCTTTATTAGATATAAACTTCTTACCAACCATAACAAAGAATGTATTACCATTCAAGCAGTAGTTTTTAAATGGTTCATCAATATGAATCTTAGTTTGATTATTAGTATCTGTTAGAGTAGTAGACTTAAAGAATCTAGCTTGAGAGTAATTGGAGTAGATAAAGATACAATTTACTTTCTTACCAACTGTATCTATTCTATTATCAATAGTAAGAACATTTGTAGCTAGGTCTACAGAATATGTATTCTGAGGTAAGAATACAGAATCTACTGTTACGATTAACTGATTTTCTTTTAAGAAGAAATCAGAGAATGGCAAAGTTCCTAAGCTAATAGTATTAGCACCTTCGTAAGTCTTTACTTTAGTTTGGAAGTTATAAGATTTATCTACATTGAACTTGATATCCTTAGTAGATCTATCATAATAAAAATCATAGATGATTTCTTTCTTACCATCTAAGATTTCATTAAAGAATCTTACTTTGTTATAATCATAGATCTCATAATCTATTCCTTCTCTTAAGATTCTATCTTCTAATCGAATAAATAATACATTTCCTTTTTGAAGATAGTATTCGAATGGGAATGGAATAATACCAGTATAGTCATAGTATAAGTGGCCATTAATATCTTTAGAAGATCCGCCTTCATAATCTACAATAAGATCACCATTTAAATCATAACCAAGATGATTAGGAACAAAGGTTAGATCTTTACCTTTAATTTCTTGGAATGAAATATTTACATATGATGCGGTCTGAACCTTTACTACTGCATTGAAGTCTTGTTTAGTAGATTTATCTTTTAATGTAAGGCTACCACCGATATCATACAATGAAGCACCATTAATAGCAGCATATCCCAATCCAGCAGTAGTATTTAATGGATCACTAAATAAAGTAAGATCAAATCTAACACCTTTAATAGCAGCTACAGCTGAAGCTGCTGCAATTCTAGCTTCTAAACTATGATTAGATGCTTTATATTCTTTAGATTGTAGAAGATTGGTAGTTCCCATGTTCTTACTAACATTTGTGTTATACATAAGAATATCATGAGGGATAATCTGTCTTTCAGGAGTCTTGGTAAGGTCTACTATAACATGATCTTCTTCAACAGTCTGATTATAGTTTCCTTTAAGAACTTTCTTAGATTTCCATTCAAATCCATTATAAGAATCTGGTTTTCTTTCTTTAACTAGCCAATATTTAAAAATCTTAATACCATACTTATCTTTAGTATCAAAGAGTTTAATGATATTAAGCATTTCGGTAGTAGAAGATTTATACTTACATAAAGAATGGATATTTCTAGCCAAAGCTTTTTGATACTCAATTGGAATTACTCTATAATATGGAACACCATACATAGAGAAGATAAATTCAATACAACGTCTATCAAGAATATCCTTCTTAATAATATGAGATTGAATATCTGCAAGAATATCTACTAATACAGAGATGATTAGATAAATCATCATCATATCATGATAATTCTTTTCTTCTAACTCCATAGCATAAGAGTATACCGATTCTAGCATAAACTTACGGTTTTGAGTAAACTTCATTAAGAATTCTTCTGTAACACTGTAGTCTACATCAGCATTCTCTGGATACCATAATATTTGGTAATCCAATTTCTTTCTAGCTTCATAAATATCTATACCATAAGTTTTATACTTAAGATATTTATGATCTGGATATTGCATTAGGATAATATTAAGAATTCCTAATCCATCTAGTTCTTTTATTGTATCATTAGATAACTCATGCATATATGTAGCAGATTTATCATAATCTAAATAATCAGGGAATAGGTATTCATATTCCCTTACTGGAATACCCCATTGATCAATAGCAGGATATCCGACAAGATTTCGATAATAAGGATTTAACTCCTTATCATCCATATATGTATCAATAAACCATTGTCTTAATAATTTCGTAAGTTTAGGTCTATATTCATCTGGGATATAGTATTCGTCTTTAAAGTTTTCATAAACCCAAAGCTCTTTCTCATCCAACCCAGCTTCTATTAATAGATCTCTAGGATATTGAATGCCTTTAAACATATCTAATTCGATATGATTTTCGACACATGCAATATATAAAGATGCATTCCTTAGAGACTCAGTAGTTTCATATCTATCTGCTTTTGCTTGGTCTTTAATAATAGAATTAAATGCCAATAATTTCAGATTGTAGAATACTAAATCTATGAAAGGATTTTGAGTCGTCAATTTATCCTCAGAAAAAGGTAAAGACATGAGTGCTTCTCCTTTCTTAAATTCCTATAAAATTAATCTAATGTCAGAGTAGGTAGTTTTATAGGGATGCGTCCTAATTGCAGCGGACAACATACAAATAATTCCGTTAGTATTAAAAGGGAGATAAATATAATGTATACACAGACAAATGTATTTCCAAACGTATTTGTAGAAAATGCAGAGCATAATCCGCTCTTAACCTCTCCAAATTCGGAGTATGCAGTACAATTCGCATTAACTAAAGAAGGGTCTTATGACCTTGATGAATATAAAGCATTTCTAGATTCTGCTATTAGAGAATTTAGACATAGTAGAACCTATAAACACTACAAAGCATATTTATATTCTATTGGTTTAGATTGCTGTCAATTCCATCCTAATATTACTGCTGGTAATGATGAGGGTGAAGAAATGGCATCTTTAGAGATGCATCATTGCATGCTTAATATTTATGATATTGCAATTATTATTACAGAACATATTTTGAATACCTATGGAGCTATTACTGAGTTTGATCTATCTGACTTATTAAGATACGAGCATACTCAAAACAATATTCCTGTAGTAATGCTTTGTAAAACATGTCACCAATTATATCATCATAAATATCTATACGTTCATCCAGAGATGATCTTTGGTAAGTGGTGGTCTTTATTAGAAAGATATCCTAATGGACTAAATAGAGATATCGCTTATAAATTGATGATGTATTTAAATAACTCTCTAGATGGTAAATATAAATTTAAGGAAGAACAAGCAAGTAAGCTCTTAGAATTAAGAGATAAACTATATGATTGGTCTACTAAACTAGAGAGGTAATAATGGCACTATATAAAAAGATATATTTTGTATCGAAAGATAATATGGATGGAAAAGTTTTAACTCCTAGAGTTCCAAAGAATTTCCTTACAGATAATGGGTATGAAGATGATACAACCAAAAGAGTTTGTTTTAGCTCTTCTATTAATGGCTGCTTAATAGCTTTATCTCAAAATCTTGAAGGTAAAGAATTTTACGTTCATACTCCAGTAGATATGAATAGTCTAAAAATTGTAAAGCCTTCAAAATCACAAGTTCCTGATGTAAACCACACTAAAGAATTATGGGTTACAAATCCAGTTAAAATAAAAGCATTTTGCAAAATTATTGTTGGTAAAGCAAAAGATAAACCACTTATGTATAAGTATGGCGATAATAAAATAGCATACTTATATGCTTGGGAATATACTAGAAAAGAATTAACAGACTAAATACTAGAGAGGTAATTTAAACAATGGCAGAACTGTACTCTAAATATGATAATCTTAAAAATAATACAAAAGCATTTTTTACAAATCTTTTTATCAAATTAAAAACTCTTTATCTATTCATATTAGATAATATAAATAACCATAAAGGTATCTATATCTTATTAGCATCTATTGTTATTTATTTAATCAGTGGTGATTATGTATTCCCATTCATATGGGCTACAGTATTATACCTACTAACTTTAGCATATGATTATTTAAATTACAAAAAAGAAAAAGAAATGATTGAATTAGTAGAATTCGATCAGTTCAAAGAACTAGATAAAGTATTAGATAAATATATAGAAGAATGTTATAATAGAGACGTAGGTTTCTTTAATCCTACTGCAGTTTCTGACTATATTTCTGAAAATGAACAAATCAGATTAATGAAGGAATTAAAAGATAGTGTTGCTTCAAATATGTCTGAGGTATTCAAGAATAAACTAGAGCTTTATTATGGTAAAGATAGAGTACCTAATATACTTTCTACAAAGTGTTTTATCTTTATTACTCTTATGGCTGCTGGTAATAATAAAGCTATCTATAGTAATCCAAATATCAAAATTGATAAAAAATAAAGGCTATGGGATTAAGTTCCCATAGCCTCATCTTTTTGAGAAATATTCAGTCATAAATATTCTATATAAGATTCTTAATATATCTGCATTATGAGATATATCTACAAACTCAATACCAATACTATTTATAGCATCAGCATAGTATGTATGATATCCACTATTTACTATCTTAAACATACTACGATTATTAAGCTCTCTATAAAATTCTCTATCTAATAATCTATGAGTATATTGATAATAGAAATCTTTTATCATTAGAATACAATTCTCTACCGTATCAGTTTGAGCTGTATATGCTAATGCTAATAAGAATTGCATAAAGTGTTCTTTATGTTTTATAGGAACTTGTTTCCCAGCACCTTTTAATCTGAAGTTTTCTATAGCTCCATTGCAATAATATAGAAAGTCTATATATTGTAATCTATAGAAACTACTATACTCATTCTTTAGTTTAAATTCTAGATTATCAGATAATCTTGTATATGGAACTAGAGTATCTATTGTAGTTATAGAATCCTTATCTATATACAGCACATTATCAGGATTGAGTTCATTTATTTCAAAGAATCTTCTTCTAGCATCTTTAAAGCAATTAGATAATCCCTTAGATAATTCTGGATTATCTCTTTGCATAAGACCAACTGTTATCTCTCTTTGTTCTCTCGGCATATTAAATATTTCATCATATCTTTTCTTAGATATAAATCCATATTCTAATAAGAGACTTATATTAGCTTTAGATAGATCATATTCTCTAAGATGCTTATTTATAAGCCATTCATAAGGAGCTACATATCTATCCTTTTCCCATATAGCCATAGTACTCCTTAGATATAGAACTCAGATTCTTGTAATAACTGATGAGGATCATAGTATCTTCCCATTCTTTTCACATCATCTATATAGTTTAGATATCCACCTTCTGTAATAAAAGTAGACGTAGCAAATGGGTCAATATCATCTATATCATTTATCAAGAAACTTTGTAAAGAATATCTTTCTTGTATAAATTTGATAAGAGAATCTACTATAGCTTCTACCATTGGATGAGAGTGGTTAGTTACTACAATAACCGTTTCTGTATTTTCTACCATACTAAGAACTCTCATTAGATCAATGAATGATGGTTCATTATACAATAGCTGATATGCATAAGCCTTATCGAATTGAACTGTATAATTATCATCACGGAATGAGTTTGCATAAGATAGATTTTGCATTATATTTGGAAGCGGTTTTAAACCTTCCAATCTATATCCAAAATCCAACATGGAATAGAAATTGAATACTGGAGCATTCTCTGCTCTTGCTTTATCTTTTACATACTCTAATAATCTCATATCATTGATATTAATAAATTGAAGTTTCAATATAATCACATCCTTTCTTCTTCATAGTTATAGTATATGATTATATCATCTATTATCTAAGAATAAGAATGTAAAACTATTGCTCTTATTCAATGCAACACTTCTATCAATATCATCTTGTGTAGGAAGAAGCTTTCCTGTAAATGGGCCACCTTTATATTGTTGGGTTACCATGTAATATGTAGGATATTTATCTAATACAACATCTTCATCATCAGAAGTATCATTCTTAGAAATAACTTCTTGTTTTATAGAATACTCAAGAGGTTCTAATTCTTCTGCTACTTCTTCCTTTTCTACTGGTTTTTGTTTATTATCTAATAGGGCTTTAGCAATAAAGAATGCTTGTACTTCACCATACATATCTTGATAAGCACCAGCTTTAATAGAATGCAATTCTTTGGTAGTGATTCTATTATTAGTATTCTCTATTTTAAACCAACCCATGTCTGTAAATTCGCTTAATATCAAACGTCTAGCATATTCTAATTCTTCTTCTGTTCTTACAATTGGCATGATATCCTCCTTTATGATAAAAAAGAAAGAGAACTCGTTATGAGTTCTCTTTGTTCTTTTTATTGATTACCAAATTTAGATTGAGATTCAAAGATCTTATCATTGATACTTTGCTCTAAGTCTTTATTTAGTTTATCATTGATCTGGATAATAGGGGATTTCATAGTATAGTTAGATGCAATCTCTGCTCTAAGTTGAGCTATATAATTACACACTATTCTATACCCATCTTCTAATCCAGATGGTTGATAATTTATATCTGATAGTAAAATACTACAAGATACATCTGTTGGCATAGCATCTTGTGGAAGCATGCTAACGAATTCATACTTATTAATCTTACCATTAGAAAATAGTAAGTTAGAGATAATATAGTCATACTGAGGCATTCCAATATTATAAGCTTGCGATTGCTTATATGGAGCCATTACAATACCAAAAGTATTCTTAAAGAATTCTCCTAAAGTATATAAGATATTGAACTCTACATCAGGTTCATAATCAGTATAGATTAGGAAGTTTCTAAATCTAATACTTGGCCTATGACCATATAAAGCTTGTAATACAGTCACCACAGTTGCTTCACGCTCTCTATTAGATAAGTATTCATAATAAATTTGATGACCAATAGCAGCTTCTCCATCAATATAAGCAGTTACTGCTTCTGGAGGTGGAAGTAAATTCGACATGATTGCTAAGTTTGGAACGTTAGCATACTTATATGCTTCTTCTATATCTACCACTGCTATTACAGCATAACCAGATGCTAATGCATCTGGTATACTTCCAGCATCATTACAGCCATACAACACACCTTCTAAAAATCTATTAAACTGTGGTTGCATATTATTCATTTGAGGTTGCATTGATATCACCCTTTAGATTATAACTCATCAGCTGCTGTATGAGTTTCTTCTTCATCTTCGTTGCTATCGAAGGATACATAGTTATCTACATATTCTTTACAGATATCCATCATACGAGCTGGAGTGAATTTGTCTTTGAATTCATCTTTAAAAGCACCATATAATGCAGTTGCGATAGAAGTCTTAGCTTCCTCTTTAGAAGAATAATCATGTTCGATTTCATCAACCTTTGCATTCAAGAAGTTAAAAATAGCTTTTTCCATTGCTTTTTCTCCACCTTCGTTATCAGATTCTTTTTCAACAACAGCCTCTTTAGCAGCTGGATAAATAACACATTCGAATACAGGACTAGTAAAGTTCTTTACTGTCACATTAAAGCATTCATTATTTCTATTGTCTACGGTCTTGGCAATATTTACTTCTAGACCATCTGTAGTACCACTAATAGTTTTGATATCATCTTTGATCATCTCAGTGATTTCATTATCAAGTTTTCTAATAGCAGTATCTACGTCAACATCTGGAATGAATTTCTTATCGAATGTATTGAGTACAGTGTCTTTAAGAGCTTCTGCTAGTTGTCTCTCTTTAAGAGTATCTACAAGAGAAGATCCAACGATACCAGTGATTACATTTTCTGTACTAGAGCTAAGCTTAGCAGCTTCTTCCTCTTCTTTAGACATTGGTTTTACTGGGAATAGATTTTCCTTAGGAGCATTATTTTCTTTGAATAGATTTAACTCATCTTTAGAAATAGATTCTGTGATGATATCTTCAATACTCATGCTCTTAACGTCTTCATAAGTTTTTGGAGCTGTAGGGAAGGATGGCTGAGGATTTGTTTCCTCCTTCTCAGCCTCTTCGATCTTTTTAATCAATTCTTCCTTTTCGTCTTCTAAAGGTTTTGGTTCTTTAGTTTCAAACTCTACACCATCGTAGCTATAATTAGCTTCATCGACAAGAGCTTTAGACTTTGGGTCTTCTTTCACTTCTTCCTTTTCTTCAGTTTCTCTTTCAGGAAGAACATAGTCTGGATTCATTGGATTATAAACTGTACCAATTATAGATGCTAATCTTACAGCATCTTCAGAACCATATTTCTCTTCCATTTTCTTTAAGAAGAAGATAATATCATTCTTTAAGTTTTTAGGATAGAAGATCAAGTTATCCGTAAATAATGGTTGGTCAGTAAAGTTTGGATATCTTTTCTTATTACCATGATTATGGTTATCTTGTGGAGCTTCGTTATCTTCTATCTTACGTTTTACAGTATATTTTGGAACTCTAGGTTCATCAAATTTAAGTTTAGGTTCTTGGTTGTATTCTTTCTTATTACCAAGTTTTGTTTTAGGATCTATAATAGTATCCGTTTCTTTGTAACATCTTTTAACGATTTGATCACCGCGTTTAATTACTACTTTGAAGTTTGTGTCTAATAATGCCATTTCATTGTCCCTCTTTCTGTCAATTCTTTCTAATACATCTTTAGCATCAATTCTTCTTGCTAAATACTTAGCAGTATATCTAGTACCACATTTAGTACAGATAATCTCAGACATACCTTTATTATAATCATAATCAAGGTATCCGTCACAGTATATTCCAGTATGAATATCTCTATGACTACATCTTAGCTTTGCCCAATCTAATTCAAATACGTATGGATAATCTAGGATAACAGGACCAAAGCCGAATCTTATACCCCAGTTTTTATAGAAGTTGCCTCCTATATCTTCCATAACATATCCTCTTCTAAGGATCTCAAACGTAAAGTCAAATACATCACTAGCATAGACTTGTTTAAAGTCTTTTTCCTTCATCGTTTCAACACGTTCTACTAATGCAACGACTCCATCACTAGTCACATCAAATGACTTAGTACAAAATGGTTTAATAAGTTTTTGTAAAGTAAATTCAGATATATTATCCATCTTGCCAACTCTATCAGATGCTATTTTGATAACAACTGTAGGGTCATAAGTACAATAGAAAGTTCTTCTATTAGTACCAGAAGCTAATGGTTTTAATCCAATTGTAGCAAATAACTTATTAACCAAATCATACTTTTTTGTTGGGTTGTTCATAAGTTTAACACTGTTTACTATAGATCTTAATTGATCTATAACTGGTAAAGGAACGTAAGTAGTGAGTGGAGGCTTGGTCATATTATCCCAATTCTCCTCAGTGAACTTGAACACGTCAGGATCAAAGTTAGCAAACCTTGCAGCGTCCTGCGATTGCCTTATAATAGCATTGCGTTCTTTGATATTCATATGCTCACCACCTTATTTATAAATAGGTCGCAAAGGCATATTTACACCCATCGATGTTCTACAGTATTCCATGAACTGTGCTTTACGTTCTTCATATTCCTTAGAATTAGTAGGATCTACCCAGTTTGATGGATAGCCGAATTTTGGGTCTACTGGACCTGGTTTGAAGTTTGGATCTTCATTACCAGCTAATATCTTCTTATTAGCAAGTTCTATGAGAGCTCTTTTATAGGCCATTGGATTATATGGTCTATTCATAGCTTCTTGCCGTTGTCTTTCTATATTTTCACAAGAGATTTCGTATAATGCATGTGGAATTACTTTTTCAAATACATCTTTAGCCGTTGTTGCCTCATTCATTGTATTGCCAAACAATTTTTGCAACTGTTGTTGTTGCCAATATCTAAAATTGTTTACAAACTGTACAGGATCTATCGGCGTAGCTTTAGAGAGCAAAGCTATATTTGCTTCGGTCATACGATCAACATATTCTTTCCGTTGTTTCTTCTTTAACTCTTCTGGTGATAGGTTCTCTTGTTGGTATTGAGATGAATTCTTTCCATACCACCATGCATCGAAGTCTTTTTGAGATTTCGAAGAGAAGATGTCTCGATATAACTCATATTGCTGTTGTTGCTTCTTCCTCATCACACGCATTTCATGATAATGAGTTTCTATTGGGTCAAACTTATTATAATACTCATTCTCTATCTGTTCTAAAGTTCTTGGATCCTCTTGAACTTTATTATTCTTGCATTGCTGCTCCATCTTATTTTCTTCTTCGGTAGTTTCTTTACTACCATTACTCTCTACTAAAAGATTTCTAATCTTTTCTTCTCTAGTTGCTAACTCACGTCTATCAACGCTATAGGAAAGAGGTAGCTCTTGACGTTTTCTATTGTCGTCTAACAATTTCTTGAGTCTTAATTGGTGGAAGCCGTATACCAGGCACATCTCCTCATACTCACAGAATACATTAAATTCTTCGCTAGTAAGTTTTCTTCCTCTATCAAACTCGTATTTGTAGTTCTTGTCGGTATATCTTATAAATGGATACAGTTCACAATATTCTTCATCGAATTCCTTTTCACCTTTTTCATTTATAGTGTATCCAGGAATTTCTCTACAATGCATAGGTACTCTGTAGTCGTTATAGCCTTCTTCTCTTCTATCATACATTTCATCTATTTCATATTCTCTTAGATTGTCTTCGGCTACTTCCATGAATATATTGTAGTCATCTCGATATTTAAGATGTCTCTTGCTCCATACAACCCTTGCGAGTGCAGGATTATAAACTTCTAACTTTTTACATAGATTCCTCAAAGCTTCTTCATCGCGTTTATTGAAGAATAATCTCTTTGGCTTTGTCACTATGATTTCTTTTGCATTCAATCCGATTATATCTTTTGGAAGGATTCTATAAATCCATCCTCTTAGTATTTCGATTTCTGAATGTAAACACTCTATGATAACTCTGCTAGGTTTATTAGCTTCTGCTTCTTCCTTAGCTTTCTCCGCTGCAGCTTGAGATTCTTGCTCCATGCGTATTCTTCTTAGAGGTTCTGGGAGATCGTCTATATCAACTTCTCTCATTACTGTTTTGAAATTGATATTCTTAAACTTATCATCCCATGTAAGATGCTTATTAATAAGAGCTTGCTCTTCTAAGGCATCTTGTTCTTTTTCTCTTCGGATTTCTTCTTCTGTTTTAGATACGACTTTAACTTTAAATCCTATCCCAGCATCGATCTCCTCTTGAGTAAATCTCATATATGCTTCCCTGTTAGCAGGATCATTCATATAGAAATTATAATATGAAGGCTGAGCATTCCAACCTCCTACCATATTAGGCTGCATTCCTAATCCATTCTGCATTGGGAATGGTGTTCCTCCATACCAACTAGCAGTTGAATTAGCTACAGCATCAGGATTTGCAGGTACAACTCCATCTAATGGATTCTGGAATTGTGTTTGTTGTACAAAGTTAGGATTCAGACCAAAGTTATTTCCTACCATTTGATTAGGAAATGGTTGTGGGAATCCTCCTCCCCATTGTGGTGGTGGAGGAGCTGCTGGACTAACGTGTACATTAGGCATTGCTCCTAAGGCTTGGTTCATCATATTGAGAACCGCATTCTGATTAGCTATGAAGTTAGGATCATTCTGTAAACTATTCTGCATATTACCAACAGATGCTGGATTGCTAAAGTCTACCATACCATTAAAACCTAGGGCTGGATTCATTTGTGGTGCGCCACCCATTCCTCCAGGCCCTGCCTGCTGTTGTCCTAATAAAGCTAATGCTGGATTTCCTCCACCCATCATAGACATCATAACCTCTTGCTGCATAGATATTGGAGGAGGTTGTGGTTCATACATAGATGGGTTTTGCTGCATTGCTTCTTCTTTTTCCATTTTTGCCAGTACTTGATCTATGCTATCTTGTACTGTTTTTACTTTAAGCTTGTTTCCAAACATATCAAACATTACTTCACCACCGACCTATAAGTTGGAATATACGAGTTCCTGCTTTGGAACACAGAAGATGTAGGGAAGGATTGTTGATATGTAGGATAAGGAGTTTGGCTATAATAAGATCCATAATTTGGGTTATTGAACAATGGATTTATATACTCCAAAGGTTTCCCTATAAGAGATCCGTCATCATCTACATAATATCCTTCCTTCTTATTAGGGTGAAACGACCCAGCCTCAACAGGTTCTACAATTATATCCTCAGTAGGATTGAACCTAATTAATTCTGGGTCATCATCAGACCTTATCATGTTCTCAGGCAGAACTTCTATAGATCTTTCTACCTTATCACTTTTATCAAATAGACCTCCTAAATTAAGCGTATAAGCTTGATTTGAAGATGCTACTTGTTGCGGATTAACGCTTAAAGCTGCTTGTGTGTTATTAGACACTTGTTGAACACTTCCGTTCGTTGTAATAACATTTTGAGGTAAAAAAGATGGATTCATCATATTAACATTTTGAAAAGGAACCTGTTCAACAGGACTTGCCTGTTGAACGGTTTGTTGAATCATCTTATCCCTACGACGTTGATATAAAACATGGAAACAGTTTGTTAGTCTAGCATTGTAAGTACAATCTTGATTAATTGGTTCTATGATACCTGTAGATTTATTAACCTTCATAGGTTGATAAGGATACATTTGAACCAATTGCTCTAATCCATACTGTGCTATTAAATCATTAAACCATGTTTCTATTGCTATATCTGGAGCGATTCCAATGAAATCTTCTCCAGCCATATTCGTATAGCCGAATAAATCTTCTACTGGTTCTACAGGATTGGAACAAGTTCCTGCTAACCCACTTAAAAAGTCCATAATTATAAACCTCCTTCATAATTATAGTATACAATTTAGTCTTATTTTGCTTGGTGTACCAAGTGCAAATAGTCTGTTACATCTTCAGGTTTTGGATACCAAATAGCTGGATATAGCTTTCTTTTAATATCAAATTTATCTAAAGATCCACTTTTAATAGCTCTATTGAGTTTAGTTCTTGTTAGATTATCGATGTAGTTGTTAAAACCAGCTATTTCCATCTCTGTATCTAATGGAACTGTAACTCTTTGATTGTCTGGGAAATTGTTATTATGAAACATATAATGAAATTTGTTCATACTATCAATATTGTTAGCTTGAATATGCCCAGGTACATGATATATAGACACATGGACATTTGCTTGAAGAATCATTCTTACAATATCTAGAATCAATTCTTGATTAGCAACTGGCTTTTTACCACGTCTATTATCACTAGTCATCAAGGTAAAATCTTTACCATTCTTATAATATTTAAAAAACCATTCCCGCAGACCAAATACGGATATCTTAGAATCTGAAAAGATATTTAAGAATAGATCTGTATTCTTATATTTTAATAGATCAGCGATACCCATACGGATAGCATATAGTTCTGCATAGTTTACAGTGGCTTCAACTATATCATATCCTTCATTTATAATACTTCCATTAATAGTGGTTACAAATCCAGGACAAGTAAGAAATTTATTCTTATTAGTTCCAGGATTAATAATCTTAGTGGAAGCATCTGAAAATACATTTACAGCATTCTTATAAAAGAACATAATTCCTCACTTTCTTTAAAAATTATCGAAGGTCTTTCCTTCTTTAATCCTTGATTCTTTAAAATCAATTAAAAACTTATTTAACTTTTCCTTATCGACCATTAAGGAATTTATTTCTCTTTCTTGTTCTGGAGTAACTTCCTCTACTCCTTTACCAATAAGAGCTTCTAAAAGATCAAATCTGTAATTTAAAATAAAATACATGGCTTTAGATTTGGTAGCATCCATTGGGCTTTTCATACTAATATTTGTTACCTCATGATGGGCTTTCTCCAAATCAGGATCTTTATACTCTGGATCCCTGAGCAACTGATATTCTATATAAGTAAGCACATTATTGAATGTGAATGTGGCCAATTCTCCTATCTTTTTATTTGCTTTGTCTTTAAATATTTTTAAATATTTATCTTCTATAATCATAAATAAATCACCTCTTAAAAAATAATTTAACCTGTTAATATGATATCTTATATGGATTAATAATTTAATTAGATATAAAAATGTATTTTCATTATTATAGTATATAAATAAACAGAAAATTACTCCATACCCAATTACAGGTATGGAGTATATATTTTTACTTTTTAAAAGTATCAAACTTAACTGGCTCTCCATCTACGATAAGAGCTAGGTTAATAGGACACATAGGATCTCTATAGTTTTCAGATCCTACATAAGATAGATTTAAAATACCAGATTTATTGAATGTAAAATAGATAAGGTATTTATCTTTCAATACATATGGTAAGAATTGAGCATCTGATACATGGTCATTATCATAAGTATAGCTTCTAAGGATTTCTTTCATCAATGGATAAGTGATAGTACCATAGAAATCTTTCCGTTCTGTTTCCATAATGGATTTATTAACAGCCTTATTATAACCCTTGATAGCTACATCCATACGGCGTCTAGCATTTAGATAGCCATCAATATCAATAAGATTAATTGGAGGGAGTTTATTTACTTCTCCTTTAGCAATCTTATCTAATACCTTTTCTAATTTAACTTCAGCTGGTTTAGGGATTTTGAACTTTGCAGCAAAGGCTTCTTTAGCTTTAGCAATTTCTTTATTACTTTGAATCATCGTCATTGGATACCAAGCATTACCACCAAATAATGATAATACAGAGTAAGATGATTCTGTCAATGGTTTTATTTCTTCAAAATACATTAATAATTATCCTTTCTATATTAAGATACAACGGTATATTGATTTCTTTTCAATTTAGTTATATCTTCAAATACATCTAAATTTCCTTCTGGGATATTTTTTATTTTTAATCCCCGTAAATTATCGCATCCTTGGAACATATTTTCTAATGTGGCCTGATCATCATTTCTATATCTGTAATGAGTATGTTTTAAACCATTATACTGACCGCCAGATACTATTCTAAAAGAATCATCCAATTCTATAATACCGTCTATTTGACGGAGAGCAGAACATCCTGCAAATGCCCCTTCTGCTGATTGTATTTTCATTTTAGTATTTCCGAAATTTATAGTTTCTAATTTATAACATCCTGCAACAAAATCATAGAGGCCTATTATTGTAAATTTGCAATCTTGCATATCTAGATTAGTTAGATTTACACATGAACTAAACATACATGGAAGACCTATTTCTCTATTAATTTTTTTGATATTGTCTGGTAGAGTAACAGTTTTAATATTTCTACAATTTGCAAACATATAATTCAATGAAACTATTTTAGTATTAGAGGCAAAGTCAAGAGAATCAAATCCTATAATATCTGATATAGACTCTATTAATGTCCCATCGAATAAACTAGTACAACTTTGTAACTTTGAAATATCCCAACCAGTTATATTTATTTTTTTCAAATTAGTGGCTCTAAATATAGAGAATAATGAGGTCACTTTAGACACATCCCATTTTCTTAAATCGAGTTCTTGGTTTCTAAACTTAGTATTTTCAAATAAAGATGTCATATTTATAACATTGCTAGTTTTTAGATTTTCTATGCCCCTTAAATCTATTGACGGATATTTATTTGCTTCCCAATCAGCCCCATATCCATTATTATGAAATGAAAATGCACCATTCATATATACAACATTTGATGTATCTAAATTATCTGCATATATAGGAACTGAAATATTAGAACATCTGTTAAATAAATCAGCTATACTTTTAAGATTGGTAGTATTTTGTTTATTATTTTCTCTAGTTAATGGAGGAAAATCTAATTGAGACAAAGAACCTGCATTATTAAACATACTTTCCATAGTTTTTATATTATTAATCTTTTCAGTATTTGGAATTGCTATTGTTGTTGCCCCTGCACTATAAAACGCATAACTGGTATCTTCAACAGTGCTTAAATTTAAATTAGGAAGATTTATAGATTTTAGTTTAATAGTAGTTTTGAACAACTCTCGTATGCTTATTACATCAGGAATTTCCAAATCTTCAAGATTTTCTATATTTTCTACAGAATGCATTTCATTAAAAACAGAATTAATTGGTGAGTATAGATTATTTAAATATTGCTTACCAGTAAAATTCAATGCACCTTTTTTAAATTTCAATGTTTTAATTTTATTAGCAGTTGAAAACATATAAGACATATCATAAAAATTTTCTATTCCTGTCAAGTCTAAAGTTCCAGATAATGAATTGCAATTATAAAACATTGAATTACAATTTACAGGTTTTTCTGAATGTATATTGTTTAAATTTACTGTTTTTAAACTAGGACAAAATCTGAATAGTTCTTTAAATGAAGTACATTTAGGCATATTAAGATCTAGATTTTTTATCGTTGTTAATTTGTTATTATTTTTGAAAGTTGCTTCAAAGGATTCTATATTTTTATTATTCTCACCAAAATCTCTTTGTAGCTTTATTTCTGTTACTGTATTATTTGGAGACCAATCATTATCAGATCCATTAAAAGTTCTTATCCAATTTTTAGAATTTTTAAATGAAGGAAATTCTGACCAGTCTATATTAGTAAGAATGCTATTGAAATATAAATCCTTTAAATCAGTTATGTTATCAGGATTTACACCATTAAAATTGAAATTTTTTATAGTTTTTAATTTTCTTAGATTAGCAAATAATCCAGTGATTTTTTTACAATTATCTAGTCTTAATGTATCATAGTCTATAGATTCTATATTCTCATTAGCATTGTTATAAAAAGCCCCTACAATTTCATTAACAAACTCTGTATTTAGTTTAAAATCTTTAAATAAGGTAAAGTCCCTCAATGTTTGTTCAGGAAAACTACTTCCTGTTTTTCTGGAAAACCATTTTTGGTAATTAGCTTGACCGTTATTTATGAATAATGCATTTCTTTGTTTTGTCGCATCTGTGAAATAATATGGATAAGCAGTCTCATCCCAAGTATTTTTACATCTTAGAAGATCTGTACTTGTAAATGCACCTTCTCCTCCATCTGTAAACCCATCATCATATAATGATCTTATTCTTGTAGGATCAGGGATTACTGCATCTCCTTCTTTTACTGTATACGTATTAACAAATTCGCCTTGTAATCCGTATCCATAAATAAAATACAAACTATCTAAAGGATATATTCTATCAGACTCTATCATATTGACAGTTTTATCTGGAGTTATATAAGTTAATATGAACTTTTCTGGTAATATCTCATTATTCATATCATTATTTCTTTGACCAGAAGAATTATCATTACAACAAACTTTAGTAGAATAGATAATATTACTATTTTGAGTATTACCATCTAATATTCTTAATTCAAATAACCCATTATTCATTAACAAATTTTTATCTGGATTATTTGGGTATGCATTTTTAGATATTTCATCTACGGTAAAGAAATGAAATTGGAAATAATAGTCCTTATCATCTGTTTTTGAAAATACTGGTTTGACATGCCCACTATTTGTAAAATCTAATGAATTTATAAAGGTAGTATTACTCTTTATCGCATTCAGCATTTGTTGTTTTTTCTGATTTGCTTTGTTTGGATTGTTCTCTGATGTAGAAGATAACCATTCTCTTGCAAAATAAGCCGATTTATTTAAAAACCATTCATTAGTAGACGATATCAATATGGCCTTAAATTTCCCAAGCTTTACCCAGGTCTTATATTGTTTATCAATATCTTGAATATTATGAGGATTGTTTACTATAGCCATATATGCTATACCTCCTATATATTAAAAAAGAGAAAATCTCTATATAATCGAAACATTACTTCATTGTCAAGAAACACAAAAAGAATGGATAGAGGATTTCTCCTCTATCCAATAAATTATTATTAGGTTGGCATTAAGGGGGGGATGGTCTTGAAATATTATAAAATTTAGCCCATATATTAGCTTCATTAGAATAAGGATTAGTATCATAATCAGCAGGTTTAGGTAAAGGAAGATTATATAGTTTTCTAAAAGCAACTGATGCATCACCATATATATTAGTATCAAAATCATCAGGCTCTTCCATGTGAATACCATTATACTTCATATAAGCTACAGCTTCATCACTATATGGATTAGTATCAAAATCAGCTGGTTTGGAATGAGCAATAACAGTACCGTCATCAGTTGTGTTATCAATAATTATATATTCTTTAGGAAGTCCAAAGAATTCAAATAATTGTTCTTCAGTAGTTATTTCAGGTCTGCCATTATCTTGAACGAATTTTAATAAAGCATCTTTATCATAGTTCTTAAATTTCAATCCAATATTAGTTACACCAGGAGCTAAAGCTTCTTTAGAAGGAAGAATATTTTTTAATATATCAGCCCCTATAGGATTTACTAATACACCGTTTACATAAGTTCCTCTATTATCATCTGGATTGAATATTATATACTCTTTATCTGGGAAAATAATTTCTCCCTCAATAGATCTTAGTCTAAATGGTCCAGATTTAGATACATTAAACAAGTTAGAAATATTTAGCATATATTTACTATTTGGTTTTCTAGATCCAATAGTTTTGAATTTGATAAATGTTGTTGAGGTTCCTTTAAACATATCTGTCAAGTATTCAAAATTTTGTAGATTAATTTCCGTTAAATCTATAGAACAAATATAAGCATTTTCAAAAGTTCCTCTAATTTTTCTATTTATACTCTGCCGTGACCCATTTTTTAAATCTGTAGCTCCGATACTTTTAAGTTTAAGTGGTTTTACCCAATATTCAAATATAACATTGTCAAGATTTGGTTCAATATCAGAATCTGTTGAATCGATGTATGATTCAAAATTCCTAATCGCTCCAATATTATTATAGTATTCTCTTTTTAATTTCTTTTTGGTATCTTCATCTTCTATTTTATCTATGTATTTATCTAGATTAAAAGCATTAGCGAACATATAGCTCGAGCAACTATGAAATTTATTAAATGGAAATTTATCAAGCCCAATTATTTTTTGAGCAATACAATCTCTAAACATTCCTACTATCCTATTTCCTGGATAAGAATAATCATATGCTTTTGACCTAGTACTCATTGGAGAAAGATTAAATTCACTAATATCTAGTGTTTTTACAAATGCACCGCCGAATAACGAGAAACTTTTATCATCAATAGTAGGATGCTCCCAATCATCATTTACTGAAATATATCCATTCAATAATTTTGGTTTTAATTTAAAATTATTTGGATAGGTTGTTTTATATTTACCTTCTGCGGTTTTAAATATATTTAAACCATCATAGATATATTTCATACTGACACTATGATATGAATTACCAGTTTCTATTACAAATATTTTTGATAAAATTTTATTAATCTCATCCATATTAACAAAATTAATTCCAGAAAATAAATAATCTATAGAATTGGTTAATACTATTTTTGAATCAAAATAATTCTTTTTTTCAGAAATAGAATCATATAATGAATTAATAGTATTTATATCTGGAATATTATTTTTAAACCAAAATTCTAGATTCTCATATTTATTATAATCAATTTTCAATTCTCCATATTCATTAGGAGTTGCAGAGCCTTCTGGAAAAATAGGTTGATCAACAAATACTTTATATTTTGGAGCATTTTTATAATCTAATTCACTACCTTTAAGTAAATATGGGTTATCTACTTTAGCGAATAGTTGTAGATCAAAATTAAACATATTATCCTCCTTTCTTATATTTTATTAATAAATTCAATATTCTCTTTAGGAATACCAATAAAATCTGTATAAAAAGTATCTAAAGTATATTCTTCACCATCATATCCACTATTTGGATCTTTATAATATTGATAGAATTTAGTTTCATTAAAATTAATAAATTTAATTTTGCAATCAGAATCTAAATGTGCGGTTTGCCATTCTTTATCGTATACAGTAAGCATGCTGTTGATATTGTAAAACATATTAGCAATATCATCATCATTTAATTTCTCATTCATCTTTGAAAAATCAATTGATAGATTTGTTATCCTTTTTACGCACATAGCATTACTAATCATATTTTGTACAGAGTATTCTGGAGTAAGTACAAATCCTTCTGGTAATATGATTTCTTTGCAATAAATATTACTAAATAAAGTTATAGATGAATCCTTTGGATTGGCTAGGTAACCAAGATTCCAATTAGATAAATCTAATACATATTTAGGATCTTCACTAACATAATCAGAATTAGTTGGGTTGGCAGATAAAAAACTAGATAAATCCTTTATCTTCTTTGGTGGTTTAGAAAACTTAATAACTTTATTAGTATCTCCTAATATTGCTTTTAAATTTTCATTTTTATAAAAATAGGCAGGTAAGAATGCATTTGCTTCTTCTATATTAGAATAGTCTATATCTAGTATACCTTTAACATATCCATTTTTTGTAGAAAAGACACTTTCTAAATATTTAATCTTAGGATTCAATTTTATACCAGTGGCATTTACATTTACCAAAGCATCGCCTAATAAACCGTTTATATTATCTGCCTTTTCTAGTTCAAGAGGGGTTATATCTAATTCATCCGTAGTTGGTAATTCTGTATCATTGCTATTATTTTTACTAAGCCCCAATACGCTAAAAGCTCCTAATAAATTAGCACCTTCTTGAATTTTCATATGAGATATAGCATTATTAATATAAGCTATGTCAACAAACTTCTTATCAGGATACTTTTTATTTAAATCTTCATATTTTTTTGGCATTCCATGCTCATATGTATTTGATACATGATAATCTATGAAGGTACTAAATACAGAAGTTAGTTGAGAGACTCTTCTATCTTTATTCCAATAATCTTTTTTAGCAGAGGTAGATTCGCTCATACTATTTATAGTACCAAGATCTTCAATGTTTTCTAACATCCATGCCATATAAAAATATGGTCTCATATTAATATCAGCACTGATAACCATAGCCTCATCATCTATGAATCTATACTTGTCACCATCATTTATATAAGCAAATGTTTGTAAGTCAAATTTAAAACTCATTATTTATTCCTTTCTATAAAAAGAAACAAGCACTATAAAAGTGCTTGTTCTATTTTATTTTTAGATAACTTCGTATTGAGTTTTATCCAAACCAGATAAGAAGAATCCATTAGGAGGATTTTTAATTTTCAATCCACTAAGATTCTTACATCCAGTTCCTTGGTTAATACCAAACATACCAGCATATTGTTTACAAGATTTCATATCGATAACACCAGTAATCTTTTTAAGATTATAGCACCCTAAGAACATTCTTGAAAAATCTTCTACATTACTAGTATCCCAATCGGAGATATCGATTTCTTCTAAAGAAGCACAGTCTTCAAACATAGAGCTTACATTAGTTACTTTAGCATTTACTAAGTTTTTAATACCTTTAAGTTCTTTAAGACCTTTACAACCTTGGAACATATTTTTCATATTAGAAACTTCTAATTTACTAAAGTCCCAAATACCTAAGTTCAATTTACTAATAACTTCTAATCCAGAGAATAACCATACCAACCCATTAGGATTAATATAATTAATATTGATCTTAGAAATTACGTCATTTACTGTTTGATTAGTAAATAACTTACAATCACTGAATAAAGAACTTACACTAGATGCATAAATAGTATTATCAAAGATCTTTCTTTTATCTTCAGGGAGTTTATCTAGAGTAGAGATATTTTTGATATCTTTAATATTCTTACTAAACCAAGAACCCATATCTATTAAAGTAGGAGTCTTGTTGGTATCATCAATAAATGATAAGGTAATATTCTTAGTAAGATTAGTAATATATCTAGGATTAATAGATTTCATGTAATAGCTCCTTATATATTAACCTTTATATTTTTCAGTAGTTTTTAATAAAGCAATAGCAGCTTCTTTAGTATATCCATTATTCATTAGATAATCGATATCGTTCTTTTCATAATCCATACCATTAGGAGCTACCATGGATTCATCATAAGGTTTAGTATACTTATCTACTGTACTTAATAAGTTGATAGCAGCTTCTTTAGTATATCCTACTTTTACTAAGTAATTGATATCATTCTTAGCATAAGGTCTACCATTAGGACCTACTTCATCAGACGCCATTTCTTTACCATCAATTACAGATTTAGTAAAGTTATGAGCTCTAAAGTAGTTTGCTTTACCACGGATAATATCACCACCACGATGACCAGTTTCATCGTATGGATTATAGATAGGAGATTCTGCAGTTCCTAAGAATTCTAAATCCCATCTATCTACATTAGATTTTGGACCATATGTATTATTTTCATAACCAGTATAGTCCCCATAATAAAGATCTAAACCATCTTCATTATCTGCTGCTTCACCATGAGTAAGAACGTGCTGTTTATCAATAGTAAGATCTAAAGCATCTGCTAATACACATACTACTTTAGCCATACCATCAATTTGTTTCTTAGTAGGTGGATAAGGACCAAGATCTTCTGGTGTTGCATGAGCAGCACAGTTCATAGTAATCCCAATAGCACCAGAGTTTCTATAATAAGTATGATCTAATACATCAGATAGATCATCATCAGATAAATACAATCCACCTTCTGCATTAATAGAGATATTATAATCTCTATAATTTGTATAATAATCGCCAGCAGTCCAGTGTAAGTAAAGTTTTACATCTCTACCTCTGCTTTCTGCTAGATCCCATAAATCAGCTTTAGCTCTTTTAGCCGCATCATAAATTTCTTTATATGTTGTTATACCTGCCAATGGTTTAACCTCCATTAATATTCTATATAAGTAACATTGTTCCCATTAGTACCATCTTCTTTATAGAAGAATAGTTTTTTAAGGATCTTATTATATACCAATGTTCTAGGAGCAAGATTATCTTTGATATTACCAGTGATTTGCCAGCTCCCACTAATATATTCTAAGATCTTACCAGCTGGAAAATCATATAGTGGTTCTTTAGGGAATTTTCCATTAACCATATTATCTTGGATATATCTTCTATCAGCATCTAATAAGTATCCGCATAAAACATGGAACTCATTATCAGGATACGCTTTACCAGTAGTCTTGTTTAATTTAATAACTTGACCATCTTCAGCAGTTTCATAAATACTAGATTGGAATAGATCCATCTCAGTATATTTCCCTGGATAATTGTGGAAGAAGAATTTTCTAGTAGCTTTATTATAAACAAAGATACGATTAGATAAATATTGAGAGATAGTGCCTTCTTCTTTCCACTTAGAAGTATTGTAATCATAAGTATAATGTTTTCTTGTACTTAGATCATAAATATCATCATTATCTAGAATACCTTTTTGAGATAATAAATTGAAAGTAGCTCTTGCATTTCTAACAATAACCCCAACAGGAGCTGGGTTGTTAATCATTTTTGTTAGATTATTAAAAGTCTCTTTCTTATAATCTCCTTGGAAAGGATTGAATTCATATTCAAAAGTATTATAAGCTCCTAAGTTATCTTTCTTAGGATCAAATAAAGTAGATTGAAGTTTGAATAAAGTATTATTCTTCTCAATTCTGATATTAGCATATAATTTAGTATCTGGATTTGTTACGTCTGGATCTATAAGTTCCAAAGTATGGTCTGATAAAATTTCTTGAGTAGGATTCCCTAAATCATATACCACAGCAAAAGATATTTCATTATTAGTAGTATTATTTCTAGGTCCTCTTACAAACGACAAGGTATGTTGTACTCCGTTATCATCTACATTATATCCTAATAAGATACCAACCATACCAGAGTTGTTATCTATAGTAATAGTATACTCTAATGCATAGTTATAATAAATTAGCTTAGGATCCATAAAGCCACTTACTACAACAGATTTAGAGTTACAAGAGATTTCACCTTTATTATTAACAGTCCAACCTACGTTTCTTGTAGTATAGTCTGTATAAGGAATACCACCTAGATTTTGACCCTCTTGCAAGCTAGGGTCAAAATGAGCATTATCTAAAACCTCAATAGCTTTTGTATTATAATGAGCATATCCAACCCAAGTATCTCTAATAGTTCCAATTAGATCTGGTTTGGTTTTCTTCATCTTTTCTAAATCTTGAGGAGTATCTACTACTCTAAGAGATAACCACTCATCGTGAGGATATAATCTCTTTTCTTTTTTATCAATTTTAACAACTTGACCTTGCTGACCAGTTAACCAAAGGTTAGCAAAAGGGTCGCTGTTTTCTAGGACCATGATGCGTTTATCTAACGCATCAATATCAGCTCTATTCTTCATAATCTTATTATGATTATCTACAATCTCAGACTGTAGTGTTTTAAATAAGAGTTGTAAAGACGGAGCTATCTCATCCCAGGTAATAGTATATTCTGAGTTAAACACGGATAATTACCTCCAGTTGACAACTTAGTAATCGATTACTTAATATGTCAAACAGTACTAAATAAGGGGGAAATAAAGATATGGCCTTCAATAATGAAGACAAAGTAAGCTATAAGGAATTAGCCCCTAGCTTAAAAAGATTATTCAAAGATCTTGAAAAAGAAATAAAAGAAAGACAAATTGGTTATATAGATGATAACGCCAAATATATAGGTAAATTAAAAGATAAATTAACTGCTCTAGAAAATAGAGATGATTTAAAAGAGCTATATAAGATGGCTAAAAATGATGACGAAGAATCTGCATCTGGCCAGGTATTAAAAATAAATCCATCTAAAAGATCTTTATATCAGCATGATGAATTTCTTAGTAGGCGTATAGTATCCAATCAATATGAGAAAGAAGAGGAAATGTTAAGAATTCCTACTTCTATGGAAACTATATTTAAAACATGGAAAAGATATGCTCATTTTGATGGCTATGCTAGTGCATATTTGGATGAAACAAACCATAATGTTGCAGATTTACCAGAAGGACAGAATCTAAATAATTATGAATATAATCTTTATTTAGATCCAAACCAAACTGGTTGGGTTTTTGATAAAAAAACTAATTGTATTAGAGCGACATATGATGGACATGTAACAGCAGGGTTTATCTCTCCTACATCTGACTATTATTCTTATTATATTAAAACAATGGTAGACGTTGGTTGGGATGACGATAATCTAATGATTGTAGTTGGGTATATGGTTGATGAAAATGGTAAAGAACATACACTTTCATTAGCTAGAGGTGCTGGTAATTTATGGACTGGCAGTGGTAAAAATATAGAATCATTTATCAAAGATGGTAAGAGATATTATAATAGAATTGGTTATAATATACCCATCCCTGGAAGTGATTATGGTCCTGAAGGTTTTAAACCTGGTAATCCATCTATTAATTATCCTAGAGATAAATGGAGAGATAAAATTAATTACAGAGATATAGGAAATTTACCATTTGATACTACATTTTGGTGGGGTCTTATTTATGATATGGGTAATGATACTCAGTTTATTATTACTGATTTATCTGATGAGGTTGGCCCTTCTGCCTTTCCAACAAATTATGCAAGTAGAGCTAGTGTTTGCATAGCTTATATTTCTGCTCTTAGAGAAGGTAATTATTTTAAATTCACTACATCTGAATGGTCTAAAGATGGTAGTGATGACAAACAAATGCCAGAAGGTACTTTCGAATTTATTTTACCAGATGAGAAACCAGAACATTGGTCTGATGAAATGTTTGAGAACATGAAGAATATGTGTTTAGAACCTTCTCATGTTGGATTTGGTTGTCGTTCTGGTCAGCCTCGTTTTACTATCATGGATCAACGTGGTATCTTTGATGATGAGGATATATATTCATTATATGAAGATAAGATATTCTCTTTCAATTCTCAAAAATTCTCTTGGGAATTTAAAGAAAAGATATCTGAGAATAAGAACTTCACACAAAAGATATTTTTATACAACCCAAAATTAAAGACTCTATATTGGTATAATGATGTATTTGATTATACTAGAATTACAATGCCATCAGATCTTAAAGAACTTACACGTCCTGGTAAAGATGGTCAAATATTAAAATATAATGGAAGAACTGATTTCTTACAATATGATGATGAATTCCATATATGCAATGTAGTAGACGATGATAATGATTTCAATCTATTACAGAATTCAAAATTCTCTATGAAGGATATATTTGATAACTGGGATAGAATAAGTGGGATATGGGATTGGAAATTTCCAACAGAATATAAAAACCAAAACCTTAATACAGAAGGTCAGATAGCTGCTAGAAACGCATACTACTTCGATGACACAACACAACAAATCATAAACCCTCGTAATAGTAATGAAACATCTGCTTTCTTATCAAAAGATTATTACAAATCTTTTAAAGTAAAAATTAGACTAGATCCATATAATGATGACGATGATCCTATATTTATGATTGTCGGATTCATGACAGATGATAAGGGTATACAGCATGATGTATCAGTTGTAAGATGTGGTAATAATGATAGTGGACAACATAAGACTGGTCCATTGTTTATTATGTATGATGCTATGTCTTATTTATATACTGGAGATAGTGGAGATCTTACTCCTAATAATATTAGAGATCATAATTCTAAAGAGTATAAAATGCTAGTTCTTAAAGGATTAGAGTATGGAGTAATCAAACCAGTTAGATGGAACTATGGTCCAGTAGAAATAGAAATAGAACGTGGTAAAAAACGTGATGGTACTCCATTCTTAGAAATAAGAACTTGCAATCCTAATGAACACATTGATTATGATAATCCAGATTTTAGATTATATTACGAATTACCAACAACTATTCCAGAATATTGGACAGCTGAACAATATCTCAATGTAAGAAATATGCTTACTAATGAATCTAGAATAGGATTTGGCACACAATCTAATCCATGTAAAATAAGTATTTTATCACAAACAGGATTCTTACAAGATGATTTAATTTACCATCTTAAAAAAGATAGAGTATATCGAAGAGTAAATGGTAATGATTGGGAAGAAATAGGAACTGTTCCAGAATACATGATGTCTAAAGTTCTTATGTATAATAAGTCTCTTAAGAAATTATTCTGGTATAATAATGAAGTAGAAGATAAAACTACTACTGATTATTTCCAACTAAGTTCTAGACCTTCGGTAACTCCTCAAAATATCCCTAATCATGAAGGGATAATTAATTCTACCATTGAAGTAGTAGAATACTATTCTCAAGAATTTGGAGCTTCTGTTAAAGTAGTTCCTATTACTGGAAAAGAAATTTCTGCTACAATTCAAATTCAATAAAATTATAAGAGTAAGGGAGTTAATCCCTTACTCTATTCTTATTCATTATATGGATATGTAATCATAATAGGATCTGTAATATAGATACCTTTCTGTTCGTCTGTATCTTTTTGTAATAATAAATAAGTTGTATTACTTCTAAACTTGAATACTTCTAAATCAATAAGATCATACTCTGGGGTATAATTAGTTCCTACTGGTAGAGTATTAATCTCTTTTAATTTATCATGAGAATATCTTTTATTGAATGTAGCTGTAGCTGGATCGTATGCTGATTTATAATTATTAGATGGATCTTTTACTCCAATAATAAGATGAGCAGTTGTTTTATTAACACCTTTATTTACAGCAAGTTCATTCATTTCTTGATATCCAATGCAATAATTATTACCAGTTTTATTTGTATCGTTTTCTACTATATCTGGTAAGTCTAGATCAAATAGATCTCTGAAAGAAGCCATAATATAACACCTCCATTAAATTTACTTTAATGTGTTGAATGGTTATATACTATATCTATGAATAGTATTTTCAAACCATGTTTTATTTTTTGCGTAAAAGGAGGAAAATTATGAAAGAATTTAATGAGTTTACTTTCAATAATAACAACACTGAATATCTTAGTGATCTTCATTCTAAAGGTATAATAGAACCTAAGATAGAAAATGGTGTTGTAAATATTATTGTAAGTCCAATTACAGTAAAACCAAATGGAAAGGTTGAATATAATTTCGAATACTCCCCAAAACACAGAAATAAACAAGAAGAGGAATAACCTCTTCTTGAGATATATTTTAAAGGATAATCGTAAAATGTAATACTAACACTCAGAAAGAAAATAAAATAAACGGCGTATTATTGTAAGATGAGATGAGAAGAGAAAGAGATTTACAATGATTCTGAGTTTATTTTATTTTAATAGGTATATATTTGAGAGGACGTTTTTGTGCACCATGAGAGAGATCTATATCAAAACAATACGGTCTATTTTATATACAGTACACATTTTAAGATTAATAATCCTTTATCTTATTGTTAGTTCTAATTGAAGGGGTAATGCTTAAATGAGAGGAAACAAGGATTTATCTAGTATAGTGAAGAGGGTTCATGATTATAAAACCAAAGTAAATAAATCATACAATCCAGATCAATTCCTTTATAAAGCAAATAAGTCGAATAATGAAATATTCAAACACATAGGCCGTCACGAAGAGAGTTCTATAGGTAGCAGATCTGATAAAGTTATCTATAATTCTCTATTGGAATTTTTTGATAATAATAGATATCTAAAAAGCAATATGAAGAAAATCGTATCAGGATTGATTATTGTTATTATAGGCTCTATAGGATATGGATTTTATAATCATTCTTTTCCATTATTAGGAACTTATTCAGTGCAAAAATATCTACAGTCCTATGAAGATATTAATCCTAATGATGAAGATAAAGATTCTAAATTAGATATTCTTCTAAATAGTGATGGAAATGTATATTCTGTAAGTACAGAAGAAAATGCTATAAAGGCTACTAGTACCTTTAAAGATGGTGATGATGAAAATACTATTCTACTGATCACAATTAATAAAGTAAGTGATAATCCAAACTATTCTGATTCAAAAGATGTAGAGCAAAGAAAAGTTGGTATATTAATGAATAAGAATAAAGATGGTAATATTACTTTCAAGATGACTGAAACTAAACCATCACTTCCAGTATTATTCAACTATAAGCAACAATCTATAAGTATAAGTCAATACGACTATAAAACTATTTTGAGAGCATCTGATGGAGCTGATGGTAGTAAGCCATTAATAAAAGCTGCTTTATATTGTGCTAATAAATTAAATCTAATAGATTTAAACACTGCTAAATTTAATGATATCTAAACTAAAAGGAGATCAAGATTATGGAAAAACAAATTTTTGATATTAAAGAAATCGTGGATGCTGTTTCTAATCATTTAGAAAAATACACAATATCAAAATCTAAAACTACTGAAACTAAATTAAAAATGATTGAAGATGCTCTGGCATACAATCATGACTTTATTGAATCTAATGTAAATAGATTTGGTGATCTAGATAAATTAGATAAGACTATTGTGTTTAGAACATATGCTGCTAAGTCTGATATAGAAAATAGAAGAAAAGACTTTAAAGATGAATTAGTTAGAAAAGATCAAGAAACTAATTTAGTTACTGAAGTAGATCATGAAACAAAAGATATTAAATTTAAAGATGATCTAAAACAACCTAATGCTATTAATACTCTTGTAAAAGCTATTGGTAATGGCATTAGTACATTAGAAACTTATGATTATTATAAAGATAGAATGAAAACAACTAGTGATCTTTTCAACTTCCAAGGAGTAGCTGCAGAAAGATTAATTAGACTTGGTATGCTTACTAGAAGATATGAACTTATCTGTAAGAAGCTAACTGCTATCTCTGTATATAATCGTCATGGGTTTAGCGACTTCTCTGAAGAAGTTTTAAAAGATCAAGATCCTAATGAAGTAGATCCATTCAATAAGAACTTTGTATTTGATCTAATTATCGATATAGCTTATAGCAATCTAGATTCTTTAAAGATAATGGAAACAGCTAGTTCTATTAAACTTATCTTTGAAGGAAATGAAAAAGAATTAGAACTTATTAAAGATACTCTAGGCGAAATGGTAATTGGTAAAGATTCCAATCTATTTAAGGATACAGAAGATTATCTTAAAACTTGCTCACAGTATTATGTGGATCAATTACATAAACTTACATATGATATGATCAATGATGATCTAATCGTATTTGATTATTCCAATTATCCAAACTTAGGAAATCCTACAGTATCTGCTTGTGAAAAACATTCTCACGAATGTAATTGTGGACATTGTGAGCACGATCATCATCATTAATAAAAAAAAATAAGAGGAGTAAGGGAGTTAATCCCTTACTCTTTTTTTGTGTTAAAAGTCAATAGCACAAAAAAAATCAAATATACCTCCTCAATGATATATTTGATAATTAGTAAATAAGATATAATTATATACTATAAATATGATAAGATACTCGGAAAGGAGAATTCTAATGAATAAATATTTATTAGATATACTAAGTCAAATCTTAGCGGGTTTGATTGTATATTTGATTACCAAGTTTATTTTTTAGGATTCGCTAGCTAGTTCTGCCATGTTCTAGCTCCTCCTTTTGAGAAAGATATATCTAAATATTTTTCAATAAGAGTATCTTATCAATACTTATTTACTATTACTTACAGTTCTTTTATTTTTTGTCTTTAACCCAAACAGGACAAGGAGCAGAGACTTTTACCGAATCATATCCATTTACAAAGATATCTTTAGATTTACAGATAGCATTACCATCTTTATCTACACCAATCTTAACTGGATATTTTACATATCCTGGAGCTATGGATTTCTTTAATAAAGAAATATTAGAAGTTTCTCTACCACCTAATGGAAGCTTACGTCCTGTTTGTAAATATGTATTGATGAATTCTTTAGAGAACTCAATCATATTTCTAGCTTCACCAGTTTTGAATTCATAGTTATCCATAAGACGATGTGCTTCTTGATTAGAAATACCTGTAGTGTTTGCAATAACTGAACTCATTGTATTTCTCATAGTTTCAGATGGGCAAAAGCTATGATCAATGCCAGTTCCTTTATACACATCTACTTTGTATTCTTTATCATTAAGCATTGCTTTCATAATAAGCAATTCATCTTTTTGTGATTTAGTATCATATGTTTTTTTATCATTAGGAGATCGTTGTTCATTAATCTCCTTTATTAGATCCGCTACCTTCACTTGTACTCTCCTTTTTAGAATACGGTTTTAATACCAATACAGGATAAATTTTCTTTCTTCTATTACAGTTTCTTAGAAGATACTTATCTATATCTTCTCTACTCATAGAAGATATCTCTTTAAGGAATTTTGTTCTTTCCATATCTTAATACCTTTTCTAGTTACTTTATTCAAGCATACATCGTTGAATTACGATATTGTTGCCATTGCAATAATTTTATATTTTAAAGAAAAAATAAAAGGCGATCGGAATGATCGAGACAAGAACCGATCGCCTTTATTTAATAAGAGGATAAAGTGTGTAGTTAATCCTTATTACTTTTGGCTGGTTTATCACAAATATTAATGTACCCCCCAGTATATTAATATCAATTTTAATCATATGGATTGAGTTTGAATGAGACCCATATGATTAAATATAGCCTGTCACTCAATTGTGACTCTGAGATATATAACCTCTTATCATAATTATAGTATATACCCATAATATTTATTAGTGGGATTACATCAAGGTAATGTTTTACAATAGATAAGGAGGATACCAACGTGGCAATATTTTTAAATGAATTAAATCCATTTAGATTATACAGAGGCCAATATTACTACCCAATAGATCTTAAAGATAGAACTCATAATTCTATTGTATATCTAATGACACCCAATACTGAATCCAGTATTAATATTCTAAATAATAGACTTGCTAAGTTGAATAATATTATTTTCAATTCTTACTTCATTGAAAAGAATGTAAATCTTATTATTAATAATAACTTAAACCAAGAAGGAGATATTTCTATTAATAATGAAGCATACGATTCTGCTTTATTAAGAGATTTATCTCTAAATGAATCTGTATCTAATAATGATATTATTCTAAATGAAACTGGTATGGAATATAAACTAGGAGAAGAATATCACAAGATTCTCTATCCAGAATTTGTAGATTCTATTATCAATGAAGAAACAGAAACTACTAAATTTGGTTCTTATAACTATACCAATATCTTTAGACAGATTTTATATAATAACAGAATGCGATCTCAAGCAGAATGTTTGAAGTTCTATGAAAAGATTAGAAATGAAGTAAGATATCTTAAATACACATTTGCTGATCTTAGACTTTATAAGAATAGGAACTTATTCTATGATTGGTCATTCTATACAGATATCTTCTATAAGAACAATACTAAGTTTACTGGAGATAGAGGATTGGATGTATTCTTTACATTCTTAAATAGATTCCTTATGGATTCAAGATTCTCTAATTATGATAAGAAGACAATTGTTATTCCAGTAACAGATTGGAAGAAAGCTGTACCAGATACAAGTATCTTTGATTATAAGAATTCTTCTAATCCATTCTCATTCATCTATAGAACAGTGAAAATCAATCCATCTAAATTACAAGCATGGAAAGATTACACTATTTTATTTACTGGTGATAATGGATATTTCACTGTAGATTTCAATATGATGGATATGAATCATTTGAATAAATTTGTATCTCTTACAAATAATATTCTTAGTGGTGAGTATACTGGTATTGAAGAAATCAATCATGACTCTAGACAAGCAATTGTTGCTCAGCTTACAGATAAATTAGAAAAAGGTGGCATCACTTTAACCAACCTAACTGGTGGTACAAAAGAGTTATCAAAAGACGATTTAGAGAAAATGGGCGTACTAGATGATCCTAGTTTAACCAAAGACCCTGAAATTAAGAAAGCTGCTCTAGTAAATAAGCTTGATAAAATAGCCTCTAAGTCCACCACTACTAAAGATGCTATGGAAACTCTTGAAAAGAATGATCCAGATGATAAAGATAATGAATGGCTAAAAGATGTACTTCTTGACCTTCAATCTGAAGATGGTATCAAGATGAATAAAGCTCGTAAGTCTAGAATGGAAGAAACTCAAAAGAAACTTCTTACAAAAGAAGTTAATGGTAAATCCGTTGCTAAACTTATGGAAGAGTTCCAAAAGAATGATGATATCAAACCTGCTGAAATTAAGATCGATTCAATGGATGAATCTTGGAAGAAAGTAAAGTTTGCTAATTTCAATAAAGAGTATAAGATGGACCCAGATATCGTAGCGATGTTTAGTCACTTTATTAATGTGAGTCATCCTATGAATATCGTTGATATCAAATCAGAAAATACTTCTACATCTGAAGATTATATCGATACTTGGACTTGCCATTATGAAGATGCTGAAACTGGTAAACGTTTTACAATGACTCTAGATATTCCTAGATTGATTAATAATCGATTTATGAAATTAAGAGGTAATGAAAAAACTCTTATTGGTCAATTGATGCTTTTACCAATTGTAAAAACAGATGGTGATGCTGTTCAATTAGTATCTAACTATTCTAAGGTATTTATCTATAGAAAATCTCCAAGTGGTTTATCTAAATCTTCTCCTATTATCAATAAAATCGTAAAGACTTTAACTAAGTATGAAGGTAACGATATTAAAGTCACTGATGGTGATAATAGAAAGATTTGTTTAAAATACGAATTACCTATGGAATTTATTGACTTAGCATCTATGTATTCTAAGATCAAATTTAAAGATGGTTCTTATATCTCTTTCAATATGGATGAATTATCTAAAATCCCATTTGATAAATCTTATTTCCCAGCTGGTTCTCCAGAATCTAAAGCTACTGATGAAATGCTTGCTAATAAATATATTGCTTGCTATGTAGTTAATGGTAAAAGAGTTCCATTTATTGATACTAGTGTGGATATGGGCATTTTGAATATCTTAAGAAATCATGATAAGTCTGGTGAGTTTGATAAAATCTATAGAACGGTTTCTGTAGCTAAGAGATTGATGTATTCTGAAGCTTCTATCATGAATACTAAGATTCCTGTAGTTATTCTCTTATCATATAATATCGGCTTGCAAAGATTATTGAATAGAGTTGGAATCAAATATGAATTCCAAGAAACTCGTCCATCTAGAGATACTACTTATATCAAATTCAAAGATGGTTATCTAGCATACTACTCTGATGATCCTGGTCATAATATGCTTATGAATGGATTGATGCAATGTGATTTCAATGATTATTCGATTAAAGAAATCAATGGCAAAGATATGTGGTTAGATATCTTAGATGACTTTGGTGGTAGAATCAAAGCAGATGGTTTTGATAACTTCTATGATTTAATGATAGATCCTATTACTAAAGAAATCTGCAAGACTTTAAATGTTCCAGATAACTATATCGATCTTATGATTTATGGTAATGATTTATTAGTAGACAATAAGTTCAATCGTCATACTGATATCACTGGTAACCGTTTAAGAACTAATGAAGTTATTGTTGGTCACTTATATCAAGTTCTTGCTAAAGCATATGGTGCTTATAGAACTATGATTAAGAGAAGCAAAGGTCAAGCTACTTTCTCTGCTAAGAGATCTGCAGTAATTGATTCCATCTTAACACATGACCAAACCTCTTCTGACTTATCTACTTTGAATCCTCTATTAGAAGCAGAAACTTCTTCTAAAGTTACATTCAAAGGTTTATCAGGTATGAACTCTGAAAGATCCTTTGGTCTTGATAAACGTGGTTATGATAAAACAATGCTTGGTGTTCTTGGTATGTCTACAGGCTTTGCTTCTACAGTAGGTATTAATAGACAAACTGTAATTGATGCTGGTGTTAGAAATAAACGTGGATTTATTACTCCTAAGAAACCAGAAGAGTTGAATAACTTAAATACATTCTCTGTTATGGAAGCATTATCTCCATTAGCTATTAACCATGATGATCCATTCCGTACAGCAATGGCGTTCACTCAAACAGCACAACATCAAATGTTGGTTAAGAAATCTATGCCTGCTCTTATTACTACTGGTGCCGATGAAGCATTACCATATCTTACTTCTAATAAGTTTGCATATAAATGCCCATTTGAAAAAGCCGTAGTAAAAGAAATTACTAAGGATTATATGATCATCGAAGATTCTAAGACTAAAGAAAGAGACTACATTGATCTTAGAACCAATATTCAAAAGAACTCTGACGGTGGTTTCTATATTACCATTAAACTTGATCCAACAGTAAAAGTTGGTCAAAAGATTGAAGCTAATGATATAATAGCATATGATAAGCAATCTTATTCTAATGCAATTGGTAATAGAGGCAAGGGTTCTAGTCCATTTAATATCTCTTATAACATGGGTACTTTAGCCAAGGTTGCTATTATGAATACAGACTTAGGTTATGAAGACTCTTGTGTAGTTGATAACTCTATCTCTGAAGCTCTAGAATCTAAAGTAGACGTGCAAAAGGATGTATCTCTTGATAAGAACTCTAACGTATATAATATGGTATCTGTTGGTGATCATGTTCAAGAAGGCGATCCTTTACTTATTTTCCAAGATGCATTTGATGAAAAAGAAGCAAATGAGTTATTGAAAAATATTACAGATGATAATGCTGATGGTTTATCAGATCTAGGACGTAAACCAGTAAGAGCTAAGATGACTGGTCAAATTACTGATATCAGAATTTATAGAACTTGTAATGATGAAGAACTTTCTCCTACATTATTGAAGATAGTAAAAGAATATGATGCTAGAATCAATAAACTTAAAAAGGTTATGAGAAAGAATGGAGTAGATAAAGAATATACTCTAGAAGCAACAAGTAAACTTCCTGCAGAAGGTAAATTGAAACATCTTGATGGTGTTCGTATTGAATTCTATATTGAAGTAAATGATAAGTTTGGTATTGGTGATAAACTAGTATTCTCTCAAGCTCTTAAAGGTGTAAACTCTTACATCGTTCCTAAGGGTGAAGAAGCATTTACTGATTATCGTAAAGATGAATATGTAAATGCATTCCTTACTATCTCTGGTGTAATGGGTCGTATGGTTCCATCTGCATTGTTGCAAGGTTTATTAAATAAACTTGTTTTAGAAACTTCTCGTCAATGCCAAGAAGAACTAGGTATCAAACCAAGAATGTTGAATGAAATATTAGCCGATCTATAATAAAAAAAATAAGGAGTAGAGCATTACGCTCTACTCCCATTCTTTGTCTAAAGTTATTGATTTGAACAAAAAAGAATATACCTTTTGAGCATATCCTTTTTACATACCGTTTTTACACTGCTAGGATTGATATGCGAAACAACGTCCTATAGTAACCACATTTTACTTCCGTGGTGGAGTGGAAGAAACACTAGTTTATAATGCTATCATCAATATAGTATATAACTATTTTTCAGTTTCTTCTATCTCAATATTCATATCATAGATATCTGTAGAAGGAGATTTCTTAACAACACCTCTTGTTGTATAGATTATATAGCTATCTTCTAGAGTATCTTCAATAGGAACTTGTTTTTCATAATATCCTGGATATCTATGGGTACTTAGTTCTTGTGTAAATTCATCGGTAGTAATTTTCTTACCATTGTATTCTACACCAGTGATTTCAATATCATCACTATCTGGGAATAATCTATCCATCTTATCTAAGATCATATCAAATTCACTGATATAGTTTTCTTTGATATTTTCTTCTGCATACTCATCTATTTCATCTTTCTTCTTTTCTGCATCATCTTCTAAGATTTCGTATACAGTTGTAAGAATGACTAAGTTTTGAATTTCTTTTAATAGATTCAATTTAGTAGATTTCTTATTTAATTCAGCTTCTGCTTCTTTACGATACTTTGTTGGATCTTTGGAAACTTTCTGTATTCCTAAAGAGCGAATAGTATCTTTATTATCCATAACGGATTTGTAATCTCTCATATTATAGATTACGCCATCCATACCAATTAGATAATTTGTAATAGAGTAGTTGTTTTCTACATCGTCTATTTTATAAGAGTCATTCTCATCAATAACTTCTTTTAAAGCATTAGTTCTAGCTATTAAGTTACCATAACTATACTCCCCTTCAATGAAAGTAAATAAGTTAATGGTAACATCATCATTTTCAATCGTATTAGCATTAGCTAATTGGATCTTTAAAGATCTAGCTAGCTCTTTATCATTTTCGCAGATATAGTTATTCTTTACCCCATCAGATAGTTTATCAAAAATGTGGTATATATTTATTGTATACATAGTTCGATTCTCCTTTACAAGTTACTTAAAGATTTAATTAGAAGTCTAGCTCAAAATACAATATAATTATATACTATAATTATGATATAAGAATATCGGATAAAACATTTTAATCTTGAGCTTATATCTTTTTTGGTTTCCATTATTAATAACGAAAGGAAAGGCAAAATGGAAAAGCAAACTTTTACTTTAGCATTAGATATGCTAAACAAGGAAACAGGCAAATTTGAAGTCGGTGGTTTACCAGGAATTGATGATCATATTATGTGGGATATTGAGTTCGAAGTTCCAGAAAAATATGGTATTTACCACATTATCTATGGTATCCAAAAATGGATTAAAGAATATTTCTACAAGTTAGAAAAGTATTCTAAAGTAGATAATACAGAAGCTAGAAGATTATTCTTCGAATATTCTGATGAAGCTAATAAAATAATTCATAGAAAAGATCAAATTTTAGCTCGTCACTTCTACAACTATTTTGGTATAATCGAAAAAGATAACGTTATGTATGGTATCTTTGTAATAGATAAAAATGGGGCAATTCTAGCACCATATAACTTTGAAGAAGATGGTACTTATGTTGGTCGTGAAATTTAATCTATTGAGGAGAAATAATTATGAAAGAAGTAATAAATGCATTTTCTGAATTGATTGCAGGATACGAGCCTATGAAAAATAGAATAGCTGATGTTGTTAGTATTTTCGTAAAACCTAAAGTGTTTGATGCTGTTTATGTAGATAAATTATTTCTAGACGATAATAACTTTATTGAATGCACTAATACTGAAGGGATGGATATATTCAGCTATGGCAGAAAAGATAAAGATGTCCGAGTGACAGGTATTTTGACTCAAACTATAGATAACAATTTCAGACATAGCCAAAAGTATGTAATTGCTCATAATAACAAGATTAAGTATTTTAGAAAATACTCTAATCATGATATGGATGAATATAATACATTCTTATATGATAAATTCAATAATGCTGTTATTGGATTTAGAATTGGTCAATATGAAATAGTAAATAAAAAGGAAGAGGAGAAATAATTATGGCAGCTATATATGTAAAAATGTTTGTATTGGATACAAATGATGAATTCGACGAAGAAATGAAATTTGGTCCTTATGAATATGAATCTAATGAAGATGGCACCCAATCTATGTCAGAGGATGATGCATTTGATGCAGCTCTTGATAGAGTATATTACGAACGTGATAATATGGGATTAGAAGATCTTCCTCCAATAGATAGACTAGATACTTTGGAACGTGTTTCTGGAATGGAGCTAAGCAAATTCTATCAAATCTACATTGATCCAGAAACTGAAAATATCTATGCATTCGCTATTGCCAATGAGAGTGGCGATCTAATAGATTCTGGTATTAATTTGTATGAGCAAGATTAAGGAGGATATGATTATGGATAATTGCTACGTTATTTTAGAAAGTATGTATATCAAATACCCAATTGGCGATAAAATTCAACTCAAACATATAGAGTCTGATCACTTATTTGGTATGGTAGCATATGAAAATGAAGAAGCGGCTATTGATATGGCTAAAGATTTACAAACCAATGGTACTGAAGTTACAGATGAAGAAATTCTTAAACAACTTCCAGATGTTGATGCTTTGGGTGATAGCTTAAAATATTATAACATTAGCCAATTAGAAAATACAGTTATAACTTATAAAGTTATGGCTATCAATATCTTAAAATCTAAGCCAGTTATTAAATAGGAGATATAATTATGGAAAAAGGTTATATATTATTCAATTCAGTATTCTTTGCAGAATACAACGAAACAGTTAAAGGCAAAGTAGTTGTATTTGAAGATGATGGTTCTCTTTTCGAATTGAAATGCTATAAAACAAAAGAAGAAGCCATCAATCGTATCGATAAGTTCTTTGAAGTTGAGGGTGGACACGAAGAAGTACCTGAAGATGAAGTAAGAAAAATCGATATCGGATATGGTGATAAGGTTGTGTATACTAAAAGTGGCAAAGTGGGTAATGTAGCATATACATTCTACGTTGTCGAAATTGATCTGGATTAAAATAATAAGAGATAGGACTTAGTTCCTATCTCTTTTTTAATACAAATTGGAGGTTAGTAAAATGGAAGAGATGTCAAAGGTGTATTTAATTTTAGAAACTACTTATAATTTTGGTGAAGGGAATAGTAATGGATCCGCTAACAAACTTCATCAATTGTTTTATAATAGAGTTTTCAAAGATGTGGATGATGCATTTCATGTATTAGATAAGCACGTTAGTATTCAAAAGAAAACAAATGCTGCTATTAATCTAACAGAAGAAGAAATCAAAGAGATTAATGACTATTATAAAGAAGTAATTTCTTCTCATGCTCGCAAAGGGTATAAAGTAAATAATATAGCACATTGTTATGTTGTTAGAGAAGTAGTATTAGTGGATTAATTATAAATAGAGATTGGTCTAAGCACCTATCTCTATTTTTTTAATTTTTAATATGATTATATATTATAATAATGGTGTTAGTTTTATAACAAGACTTACATCATAATATAATAATCTCAAAAAGAAAGGAGGAAATAACAGGGGTAATGAGATTATTATAAAGGGTTAATGGAGTTCGATGATATAGTTTCTAGTATGACATAATACATTGAAAGATAGGGCATTGTATAAATCTCATACTCACTTTAACCTTTAAGGAGGACAATAAATATGGCGAAGTTGGCGAAGCATGAATTAAAAGAAACAGCAACGATTGTTGTGGAATCTATTTATAACTTAAATACAAATAAACGTCCAGGTATTGACCATGGGATAGAAAATAAATTTGGCATTATTTGGCGTAATAAAGCATTTAAAAGAGTAGATGAAGCATTTGATGAACTAAATAAATTTTTAGATCAAAAGTTTGGCGAAGGTGCTGAGTATTTAGAAGATCATGAAGTAAAAGAAATAAATAAGTACTTCTATAGCCATGTAGCTTCTAATGATAAAAAGATAATGCCTATATCTTTTAAGATTAATGATAAAGCATATATGTTTTCAGTAAGAAATATATTTTATAATCAAGGAGATAAAACTATGACTAAGAAATATAATTATCTTGTAACAAAAGTAGAAGAATATGATGGTCCTACATATTATTCAGTTCCAGAAGTTTTGGATATATTCGAAGATAAGCAAAAGGCTATCGATTATGTAACTGAGTTAGTAGAAAAAGAAAATGAAGAATTTGGTATTGAACCAGAATATCCTTTTACTGATAATAACTCTGATGCTAAGAGAATCTATTCTGTAGATCTATATTATAAGAATGATGAATTCCCAGAAGAAGATAGTAAGACTACCTTTGCTATAGATCGTTATGAAGTTAAATAATTAGTATTAAAAGAGATGGGTTTAATTACTCATCTCTTTTATTTTTTTCTAGAGTATATCGAAAATTTTCAATATGTGTTGGGGTAAACCAAATTTTAATAATATATTATAGAAGAAAAAGTTCGTTATCAGTTTCTGATATAAATCAAACCTACAGTTTGATTAAACAATAGTGATTAAATCTAATATATTATCTATATTAGATTAGTACTATGCACCTAAAAGGTGATAGTCTATATGGTTAGTATAATACTATATCTATATGATTCTATCTATAATGACTTCTATAATATATATTTATATACTAGACGGGGGATTGTGGGTTTTTTGGCTTCGCCATCAACCCACGACCCGAATAGCCAAAGGCCTTATTTTTTTTTATTGGAGAATAAAGATTGACAATTAAGTAGTTCTAAATTTTAGAATGAAATTATAAATTTTATAAAGAAAGGAAGTATAAGATAATATGGCAGAAATGATTGTTATTACTAATGATACTCTCAATAAAACCAAAAATGATCTAATGGAAGATACTAAATTGACTACAATGTTTGTATTCGATAATGAAGAACGAGCAACAGCAAAACTATTAGATCTAGTAGCTGACTATGTAAAAGATGATCGTTATTTTGAAACAACTCAAAACGATGTATTCTTACTAGCTAATGCTGTTGGTGTAGAAAACCGTGAAGATGCAGAAGATCTATATGAAGCAGTTGTTGGTGTAAAAATCGATAATGAAGAACTTCTAGTAGGTTTTAAATTCGAATACTTGTATAATCCAGAAGATGATGAAACTACTAAAGGATCTAAAACAGCTCCAGCAAAACCAGATGATTTAGAAACTAATCCTTATAGTGATGAATCTATTGCTTATAGAAAATTCTATTCTATGGAATTACCTAAACCAGAAGGATATGATGAAAACCCTTATAAAGATGAATACTGTGTTATCTATAGAAAATTCTATAATCTTGGTATTCCTAAACCTTCTGATTTTGATACAAATCCATATACTGATCAATCTGTAGCATATCGTAGATATTATGGTATGGGTCTACCTAAACCAGCAGATGTGGATACAAATATCTTTAGCAGAGAATCTATCATCTGGCATCACTTCTATGGCATTGGTATGCCTAGTCCTGCTGATCCTCCTAGCATGGATGAAGAACCAAGAGAATCTGATAAACCTCCTGTAGAAAAAGAACCAGACACAGTAGCTCCATTAGATCATCTATAAGATCTAAAAGGAATGATTATTATGGAAAATAAAAGCATTGTATTAGTTAAAGATAAGTTTCAACTAAATTTAAAAAAGGCTATTATAGGTTTATTAGTAGTACCTGTAATATTCGATAGTAAAATTCATGCAGTACAAATACTGAATGATATGATTAAAAACAATAACCTTGAAAAAGGTATTAGTGAAGGAACTGTTCAATCTTTAATAACGTATTTCCATATTAATTTAAAAGACTATTGTTGTTTTTGTTATTCTAACAAAACAAATGATATTGTTATCGGATATAGATTAGTAGAAATGATTGATACTAGATTTATAGACTAACACAATAAAGATCCATAGAGTCTTAATTGACTCTATGGATTACTTTATCACATCATTATAATACAAAATTTAGCTAAATTTTTTATAAGATTGGGAGGCTACAAAATGCCAGATATCGAAAATTTTGATGAAACCAATCGAATCAGATTCAAGCAATTTATACTTAAAGGAGAGTTCTTCTTTGTAGGAGGTTGGCATGCATACGACATTCCTGCAAGTATTACAGTTAAGAATAATGCCTTTGTAGAATACATTGCAATGATCAAAGGTAAACTTACCCATACACCTACAGATGTGGTTAAAGATATTAAAGGTGATTTCTCTATTGGTAAGAAATATATTGATGATCAGAATCAGATTGATATTAATGGTGAAACTAATCTAGAAGAGTCTACTTATAGACTATTCCCAGACCTTAAAGGTCAAATGATCTTTGATAAAGAAGTTGATTATACTGATCTAGATTCTAGTGTAAAACTACAAGCTAATTTTATTGAAGATGATACCAATACAGAAATAGAACATGATAAGACTTGGTTTAGTGGTGCTATTACAGTTCCATCTATTAGAGCATTAGATATTCTAAGAAATTGTAATTTAGAATATACTAAAGCAGAGTTAGAAGAATCTATTTCTAATTCTATACCAGCACAAATCACTGTAAAAGATTTCTGGTCTTCTACAGATATCAATTCTAATGTAAATCTAAATGCAGATGCATTTAATAGAACTTTGTTTGTTGTAGATGATCTTATCTATCTAGCTACTATTAGTAATTATGATCTAAAATGTGATCTAGATATTACTGATAAGAATGTAAGACAATTATACTTATATGGTATAGTTGGAATTCAATCTAATCAATATATCTATTCGATGTATTCTAAAATGCTAGTACCATGTACTTCTAATACAGAATTTGCTGCATCTATTACAGTAGATGATTATATCAAAGAACTCCTTGGAGATTTACAAATAGATCCAGAATATGAAAACTACGATCTATTAGATGGTGTAGTTCATATGCACGACTATGTAACTCCTGAAATTGATGGTACTGTATTCTTATCTCACTATCATACTTTCAGGCAGTTTAATGGATTAATAGATATAGTAATTCCTTATGAAGAAGGATTTGAAGGATCTGTTACAGTACCAGTTATTGTAAATGGATGCTATAAAGATATTCCTGGTAGTGTAATTACTGGTAATAGACAATTAGAAGATATCTATTCTGAAATTCATATTCTAAATGATAAATATATCAAACCAGAACCAACAGATGATTTCTTAGTAGTAGATTCTATGAATGACTTATTAGATATTCCTAGAGAAATGCTTAAACCTGGTATGAAGGTTTATGTAAAAGAAACTAAGAGAGAATATCGATTAGGAGGATCTATTCGTAAAAGAAGAAAGGAATGCGAGTGCAACCATGAATAAATGTTGCTGCAATGATAAGCTGACTAAAGAAGACGAATTCATGCTTAACTGGTTTGATGTAACAGCCGAAGCAGAATTCTCTTGTTCCGTCAATGTACAAGGAAATCCGAATCCTATTATGGATAATTGGACTAATTGTGAATGTGGTAAAAATGCAAAAGCACTTCCTCCTAAACCATATGGAAGAGTTGCTATTGTAGTAGATCCATTATGGAGATATGAACCATACGTCGTTACTAGAACTCTTACTACATTCTTTGAAAGATACTATAGAAGAATGAACTTAGAAGTTATATATGGAGGATCTCCTAGATCCGATTTTGATGTAGAAAAGATTGCTCATATGTATGGAGTTGATTACGACCACATGCATAAATCTCCTCTAGAATCTGATTTTAGAAATCCTGCTGCTATGAGACATTGCATTGGCGATTTCTTATGTGCTTTAGAAAACTTCCATCCATATTCTAATACTTCTAAATTAGATAGAGTAATTATCTTTATGGATAATAATATTGCTTATAGAGCATCTGCTATCTATCCTATTATCAAACTATGCAAACAAAATAATATTCCATGTGTTTTGATTCATAGCGATGGTCAATATGATGAAGTTAATGAACCATTCTATGATGGATACTATTACGATCCAAATAGTAATAAATTGATTATGGGTACTGATAGATACGAAAGATTCAATCCAGGAAATACTATTCATGAAATCCATGAATGTCATCCTAGAAGAAAATCAGAATATGTATATGCTCCTAAATCTGGGAAACCAGATTGCCAATGCAATTGTGATCATGAATATGGAGTATGTAGACCTCCTATCTATCCACCATTATATGATTATGAAGGCAGAGAAAATGGTTGGAGAGGTGATTATTATGGAGGACCATATCATCACAATAGAAATGAAGGAACTCATCATCTAACTTACGATTATGATGATTTGTATGATTCCTTTATGGACCCTTGTGGAAGACTTTATGATTCTCATAAATTAGTCGATTAATAATTCTAATTCATGCCCTAGAGCCGTAATGGTTCTAGGGTTTTCTTTTAATTTTATATAAATACATTGACTTTTTTATAAGATAATTATAGCTATAACTTTATATTCCCTTATAAGAGGAGAACTAGTAAAATGGGACTAATAGACAAACTAACCGATATCGTAAAAACTAACAAAACAAGTGATAAGTGGACTACAGATCCTAAAATGACTGAAGATGGAAGATTACAAGTAGTACCAACTCCAGAATTTGAAATAGTAGATATATCTGATAATGTATATCTATTAAATAGATCTGGAAGAATTTGTGTTGGAATGTTGCCAGATTCTGGATATGATAAACAAAAATCATATTGTTCTAGAATGGGAGCTAGAGGCCATGAATCTCCTTTTGAGCATACTAATGTGATTGCAATTATTAAGATTCCAGCTTATGCTTCTTTCACAACTAATTATGTGAAATACTTAACTGAATTCTTATCCTATACAACTTACTGCAGAGTATCTATTAGAGAACAAAGCAATCTTTCTATAGCAATACTTATTAGTGGATCATCTAGAGCACTAGGCCATATTATTAGAGAATGCTCTGAAGAAAATCCATTTGTAAAGACTGTTAAGAATATCATGTGTGCTTCTTTTGAAAAAGAAATCCTTCATCAATATATTAAAGATGAATTGATTGATGAAGAAGATTGCATTTATGAACCAGAGGTTACTACAAAAGAAATTATTTCTAAAGTAACTCAGCATAGATATGAATATGAAAAACTAGAATCTCCTAATAATTATGATACAGTAGCGGATGAGTTTGAAACTAATACAGAAGAATGGTCTGATAAGTTAGTAGATTACCTTCATAGAAAAGATAAATATCTATTAAAGATATTTGAATATATCAAACAATATGGGTTTGATATAAAAGATCTATTTAAAATTGCTACTATGTCTTTCGTATTCCATGATATTTCTAGAGCATGTGCGAATCAAATGACTCGTCATAGAGTTGCTATCTCTCAAGAGTCTCAAAGATATGTAACTCATCAAACAGATCTATCTCAATTTGTAAATCCTCTAGATACTTATCCAGAAAGATACAAAGATCTAGATGCAAATACTGCTGCATATTTAAGAAGTATTGATCCATTCGAAACTTATCAATATGCATTGGATAATAAGATTGTAAAAGAAGATGCAAGAGCTTGGTTACCTATGAATGTAACTACTAAACTCATGATGACTTTTACTATTGAACAGCTTGCTCACTTTATTGATATCAGAGCACATAAAGCAGCACAACGTGAAGTGCAAATTGTTACCGAATCTCTTATTAAGTATTTGATCGATGAATTAAATAATAACTTTACAATCAATGAAGATGATCAATTCCCAGATATCTTTGCAAGAATAGCATTCATTGCATTAACGCCAAATAATAAAGACATTTCTAATAGATTCCATCCTAATGAAATCTTCTTATCAAATCAAGAATTAAAAGATATAGATGAAGATCTTGGTGAAGAAGTAGAGATTACTGATATGGAAGTTAAGAATATCGATGATGCTCGATCTATTTTAGATAAAGCAGAAAAATATAAAGAATTAGAAAATGAAGAAGATACTACCAAAGAGGAGAACTAATAATGTCTAACTTTGTTAAAGGAAAATTCAATATAAAACCTACAGTAATTAACCTTACAAAAACTTTCGATACATTCGAAGATGCATATACTACAGTTATCAAAGCTATTCCAGAATTAAAAGCATACTGTGGTGATACAGCAATCGAAGCAGCAGTACTTAAAGCTATGATGAATAGTATTGCTAATAATATCCCATCTATTTCAAATGAAAATTATCCTAATACTCTTTCATTCAGTATTAATTCTAAAGAAGTAGGATTTAAAACAGATTCTAATATTGCCCTTGGTTGGAGAACAGTTTTCGATAGAAAATCTGCTTCCATTAAGTATAAATTCCGTATTACATTCATTTCTGTACCAGCTTTCCGTAAAGCTACTATTGAAGAGATGAAAGAAGATAATTGGAAAGAAATTGATCCAACCAAGCAATCTCGTTTCTGGAATGATACTGAAGGAAGATCCTTCAACAAATTTGAGAAACAAGATGAGGCTGAAGATAAATAAGTATCTTCTAAAAAGCTAGACCCAGTTCTACCTTTTGATATACTAAGCTGGTATATCTGGAGCATTCCCGCAAACACAATGAACATCCCACTACAGATTAAGTTCTGTAGTGGGGATCATTATGTCTAATTAAGACATCAGCGTAATGCTAAAGAAAGGAGGACAAGTCTTTTATGGCAAAAAACTCTATTCTAGCCTATACGAAGAGATTAGGTAAATCATTGAAATTTGCTGCAGTAGAAGTTCTTAAAGAGCAGGCCCCTGTAACAACTAAGATGATTGAGAATAATAAGGACTATGCTAAGAATTCTTTTAAAGAGATTGTAGGCTCTAGACAAGCTGTCGGTCTTAAAATGAAGAATCTTAGAGAGCAATTTATTTTCAAACCTGTCAATGACACGTTTAGGAATCTAAAAAGAGAACTCACAACTGGTAACTTCTATCATGAAAACGAAAGTGTTGCTAAAGCCCAACAAAAAATGATGATGGACATGATGTCTGATATGTTTGGCGACTTGATGGAAGATTTCGATGATACTGACGAAGAAAATCCTGGTTCTAAAATATCCCGTGGTGATGCTGTAGTAGCATCTATGATTTCTGGTCAGTTAAGAGCTAATACAAGTTCTCTATCTAGAGTTATAGCTGAAACAACAGATGTTCAGCTTAAGAACCAAAAGGCTATCTCTCATGCACAATTTGCACAGGGAGAAAGACAAATTGGTGTCATGACTAATGGCTTTGAAATGCTAGGTCAGGGCGTTAACTCATTGATAGAGTTTAATAATAAAGTAATGCTTACTTATACTCAAAATGCTACACAGTATTTTGAAACTATGAGTAATCTTACAGCTGAAAATAATGCTATATTAAAAGAGCTCATTGATATACAACGTAGTGTATACAAAGACTCTTTCGATACTAAAGAGCATAGAAACCAAGCCAGATCTAATAGGGTATTTAGTAAAGATGGGTTTAGTTTAGAAAACTATTTTAAACACATCGAAAAACAAGCTAACAAAGATGGTGGTACATTAGATACAATAAAAATGATGTACTCTGCACTCCCTATGATGATTGCCGAATATACTGGTAACCCTATGAAAGCTGTTGCTAAGGGTGGTATCAGTATGGCAATGGGTAAAGATCTAAAGAAAGCTATTGGTAACTTTGATAAAAACTTAAGCGGTTATTTCCAATCTGCCTTAGCCCAACTATTTGATTTGGGTAATGGTAAGAAAGGGATGAGTAAAGAGCTTGCTAGAATCTTTGGTGTTAAAGAGGAATACAAAGACTTCTTAAAAGATTTTGAAAGTAGTAATTACAATAAAGGAGCCATTGCCTGGAATGGTATTGCTCAAAAATCTTTAGTAGAAGTAATTCCTGGATACTTAAGAAAAATAGAATCTGCTCTTACTGGAGAAGCTGCTAGAGTATTCAATTATCAAACTGGTAGATGGACTACTGAACTTGCTGCTGCTAATGTTCAGAAGCATATGGATACACAATTAAAACGTGAAGCATTTGAAAAACTCAGAGAGTCTATTGCAAATGCAGTTGTTTATAGTGATCTAGGAACTTCTGATAAGCAAGAATACAACAAGCGTAAGAAAGAGATCATTTCTGTAGCTAATAAATTGATGGATGGTGTTTGGAAGAATGGCACTTTCAATCCAAGGGATATAGAAAGAGTATTAACCAAATATAAAAATAGAGATAATCAATACAAGAGTAAAGATACTTCTCAAGAAACCTTTGATCTTGTGATGAATATGTTTAGAGCATCTGGTCAATTAGGTCAGTTACAAAGTAAGATTAGTAGCGGTTTAGCTGTTAAATCAAGAATGATCGAAAATACCTATGCTTCTGGTCAAGGGTTATTACATGAAGCTACTAATGGTGGTATTAAAACTTCTATTGGTGGTGAATATATTGCTAGTAACTTTATACCGCCAAATGCAAGATATAAAGATAAATATGGTATGTCTTTATACGATTACCAATATAGTATCTACAAAGAATTATTCCATATCAGAAACTTAATTGCTTCTGGTGCTGGAAGTCTTGGTGGTGGACGTAGGAGAGGTGGAAAAGCCGATCCTATTACTGCTTTAGATCAAGCATTTGCTAGACAGTTAAAACAAAAAGAAAAATCTATTAAATCCTCTGTAGTAGAAACTGCTACAACTGGTGGTATGGGTAAAGACGTAGCTAATTCTTTAGATGAAGAATTAACAAATGCTATGAAAGCTCTCCATGGTCAAGGATATAAAGATAGGACTAAAGGAAAAGGTAAATTAGCTGATACTCTTAGTAATAAAGCGACTAGTTTCTTAGATGATGTAATCAAGTCTAGTACAGTTGGTGATAAATTACAGACTATTCAGCAAGGTGTACAAGGTATATTCAAAGCTCCTGCAGGATTACTTACAACAGTAATTGCTGGTGCTGATGAATTTATTCATGATATGCTTTTCGGTAAGAATACTAATATCAAGGATGAAGATGGTAAACCTGTAAAAGGTTTATTCAATGTAATGATCCATGATATGAAGGAAATTACTAATAACCTTAATAGACAAATTAACGATATCTTAGGTAAGCTTAGAGATAAATTAGCAAAAACACTTCCTGATAAAATCAAAGGATTTGCTAAGGACTGGTTTGGTTTTGATATTGATAGAGGTATAGCAGCTGCCAAAGCTAAGGTTAGACGTGGTGCAAACTTCGTTAAAGAAAATGCTAAACAAGGCGTTCAAGGATTATACGGATATGCTAAAGATGCCGTTCAAAGTAGTGGCATGGAAGCAGCTCAGTTCTTTGGTATTGATGATTTAATCGGTGGTAGAAGGTACAATTCCGATGCTATTAATCAATACGTTGCTCAAAGAGGTAAAGTAAAATCTAGACTTGCTAAGTTAGCAGAAGCTGAACGTGGTATCCAACACCATGCTAGTGGGATTAAATACGTTAATCCTTCTAAAGGTAATGTAACTCTAACTACTCTTCACAAAGGCGAATTAGTTATTCCTGCTAATATGAATCCTTTCAATCCTGAAAGAGATAGTGTTAACTTAGGGCAACAATTATCTGAAGAGAAAGACTTCAAACGTAGATTGATTTCTAATATAGGACACCATGCAGGTGGTACTAGTGATTTAGAAATTGTTGAACAACTTGGAGCTCATGAGCAAGCTGTTACAGAAGCTAAGCTTAAAAATAAAGGAAACTTCTTTACTAGAGGAATCGAAAGAGCTACTAGAAGAGTATCTGGTGCGATCGGTATAGATCCATTAATGGCATTCTCCGAACAAGCTTTTGGTATAGACCCTAGAAAAGCAGCTTCTCAATTTAATGACTTTGCTAAAAAGAATATGGGTGCTGGTGTGCAAGGCGGTGCTGCTGGTGCTGTTCTTGGTACTATATTCCCATTAGGTGGTCCTTTATTTGGTGCATTAGCTGGTTCTGCTATTAATGTAATCAAAAATAGTAAAACTTTCCAAGAAACAGTATTTGGTAAAGATATTGTTGATGATAAAGGCAATGTTACTCATAAAGAAGGTATCATCTCTAAAAAATGGCAAGATACTTTGGCTAAGTATATGCCAGATGCTAAAAAATACGGTACAGTAGGTGCACTATCTGGTTTAGTACTCCCATTTGGTCCTTTGGGTGGTGCTATGCTTGGTGCAAGTATTTCCATAGTAAAAAATAATAAAGACTTGAATGATTTCTTATTTGGTGACCGTGGAGGTTTATTAAATAAAGATCGTAAAGCTCTTATTAAGAAACATTTCCCTAGAGTAGCGGCTGCTACTATTGGTACAATGGTTCTTGGTCCTTTTGGTATCTTAGGTAATTCTATCCTAGGTGCTGGTTTAGGTATTATTTCTACTACTGATAAATTTGAAGAGCTTATGCTTGGTATCAAGGATAAGAACGGTGTAAGACGTGGTGGTTTAGCTGGTGCTATTAGACGTCACTTTACTAACCCTCTTAAATGGACTCTTCAAGATATTCAAAAGAATATGGGTAGATGGTTAAGAGACGACATGATCAAACCTATATTCAATACTGTAAAACCTGTAACTAAACTTATTGGTGTATATGGTTTACAATCTGCTAAATCTATTACTAACTTTATTAAGAGTAAACTTGATTCTCCAGGCTTATTCTTTGAAAAGCTTTTCGATAAACTAGGTATCGGAACAAAAGCATTCAATTTGACTAAGTGGTTTGGTAAGAAAGTAGCCAAAGGAGCAGGTAAGCTTGCTAAAGGTCTAGAAAATAAAGTTGGTGGTTGGGCTAATAGACGACTTATTCAAAAGGGTTATGGTACTAGTAGTACTGAAGAACAAATTAAATTTATTCAAGAAAATAATTTGGAAGGTAATGTAGCAGACGTAACTCGTATGATGGGTGATATTGGTACTGGCAACTATGCTGGTATTAATGCTGCTAGAGCTCAAATGAATGATGTTGTAGACTTTGCTAAGAATAGAAAATATCGTGGCGAAGACTATTATCTCAATAAAGCTACTAAAGAATCTTATGCTGACTTTAGAGCAGCTGCAGATCAAATTCAAGAACAAACTAGAGGTGCTGTAAACCTCAATGCATTAGGAATCATTGATGAATTTAAAAATGGTAAAGGTGTTCAAGGTGCTCTTGATAAACTTGCTAAATTTAAATCTAAAAATGGGGACCTATTATCAGACGAACAATATAAATCTCTTGTTCAAACTCTTAAAGCTGGTGAAAAGAAAGCTGTAAGAGCTCAAGAAGCAGCAAGAGTATTTAATAAAGGCAATAAAGCAGCTATTTATAAAGTTGCTGATAAAGTATACAAAGGTCTAACTATTGGGGTTGAAAAACCTCTTATTTCTAAAGAAGACTTTAGAGAATTATACCTCAGAGTTGTAAGAGGTGATGAAGATGCTGTTAAAGAAATGGAAGCAATTGCCAGAGTATTAGGCAGCCGTGTCAACGAATTACAAAAACGAAAAGGTATGTCTCTAAATGCTAGATTAGATGAAACTGAAGCTGAAGATAATAATCCTAATAATAAAGACATGACTCAACTCTATAGCTTCCTTACTGGTAACGGTGGGGTTAAAGATATGAGTGATGCCGTTAAACAAGGTTTCTACGGTGCCTTATATGAAAAAGGTAAAGGTTTCTTTGATAGATTAGAAAAAGCTAATGATAAAATTGATAAACGTCAAGGTGAAGTATTAAATGCTTTACAAAACTTTACTAATGCTATCATTCCTACAGTTAGTAAAGCATTCTTACCATTTGGATTAGCTGAGAAAATGCATTTAGCTCCAGGAGCTAGAGAAACATTTAAAATCTGGCATGGTAAGAAAATTAATGCTAATGATATTGAAGACCATGCATTTGGTGGTATCATTGGAGCTGCTAAAGGTTTATTTAGTGGGTCTGGTGGATCAGCTGCTAAAGGTGGTTTACTAGGAGGCTTATTTGGTGGTGGAGATAAAAAATCTGATGACTTAGAAGAAGTCAAAGAAACTCCTTCTTCAAAAGCTACTGATATGAGAACTAAAGATGAAATAGCTAAGGATATGGGCTCATTATCTGCAGCATCTATTATAGGTGCTAATATGAGCAGTTCTAAAGGTGCTTCATCTATGAGTGCATCTGCTGGTAAGAATGGTATAACTACAGTTCCTACTGCAGATGGTGATACTAAAGAATATGCCATCTCTTCTTCTGATGGACAAATGATGGAAATTCCTAATAAACACAATAGAGAAATAAATGCTAAGAACAAACACAAGGTTCAATTGCAAGAAAGATCTACTGTTGCATTAGAAAGAATCGCTGAAAGAATAGGTGCTTCTAAAGCTGGTCAAACAGTTAAGAAAGCAGGAGGTAGTTTACTAGATTCTTTATTTGGTCCACTTAGTGGCATGCTTAGTGGATTAGCTTCTCTTCCAATAATAGGCCCTATGATAGCTGCAGCTCTAGCAAAAATTGGTCCTAAAATTAAAGGTGCCGTTAAAGAAGGAATCAAAGATTTAGGCAAGTATGTCTGGGATACAGCTAAAACTTTAGGCAAAGGATTATTACCTGAAGGGGCTACTGAAAAAGCAGGATCTCTTATTGAGAAAGCTAAAGACTTTGGTAAAGATGTTTCCAGGAAAGGAAACTCTATTTTAGGCGGTGCAGAAAGTAAAATAGGTAAGCTATTAACATCTGGTGCTGCTAAAGGTCTAGGTGGTATAGCTGGTTATGGTCTATTTGATGGACTAGGTTATCTATATAATACAGCTACTGGAGATCAAGCTGCTGCTCAAGAAAACTTAAAGGCATTACCAGGTGATTTCTCTATGGGTCTAGGTAGTTTTGCTGCTAATAGATTCTTACAAAAGAGATTTGGTAAAGGTGCTGGTTATCTTGGTGGTGCAGCTGCTATGCAAGCTTACAAGATGGCAAATGGAGAAGATTTCGATCTTGGAGACTTTGCTTTTGATGTAGGTGGTCAAGCAGTTGGCGATTATATCTTCAGTAAAGCTGGTGGAAAACTCTCTGTTCTGGGTAAAAAGGCTAAAGAAAAGGCTGCTAAAATAGCTGAAGAACAAGCTACAAAGAAGGCAACTTCTATGTATCAATCTGATGCTATTAAGAAATACGTTGCAGACCGTGGACAAGTTAAATCTAAACTTGGTGGTTTAGCAAGAGCTGAACAAGAAGTCGCTGCTAGAAAAGCCGCTCAAGAAGCCGCTTCTAAAGCTGCGAAACCAGGACTCTTATCTAGATTAGCTACCAAATTCAAAGGTAAGGGTAAAGTTGGTGCAGCTTTAGCTGGATTGGCTGCTTTGAGCTATGGTGCTATGGGCAATGCTTCTGCTCATGATATCGATGATACTACATCTGGTACTACTGGTCAAATCAATGATGGAGTTCCATCTCCACAAGTTGAAGAAAGCCAAAGTTTAACTGGTATGCTTGGTGGTATTGGTGCAACTATTGGTGCTTCTGCTCTAGTTTCTAAACTAGGTGGTGGTATTGGTAAGATGGGTGCCGCTGGTGCCGCTGCTTATGATATTGCTAATGGAGACTTCTCTTCTATCCCAAGCGATATGTATCACGGATTTGTAGACTCTAAAGCATTGAGTGCTATAGGAAGCGGTGCTAGTAAAGCATTTTCTAAAGGTAAAGAAGCTTTAGGATTTGCACAAGAAGCTGGTACTGATATAAGCAAAACTGCTGCTAAAGCAGAAACTCAAAGTTCTACTATTCAAGCTTTATTATCCAAATTGAAAGATGGCATTACAAAGGTATCTGATAAATTAGGATCTGTACTTCCTGCAAAAGCTACAAAGGCTTTAAAAGGATTCGGTGCTAAGATTTTAGAAAGAGCTGCTAAACCAGCAAACATTGCTCGCGCTGCTACTAAGCTTATGAGACAAGGTGCTGAAGCTGCTGCTGCTTCTACAGGTATTGGTGCTATCGTATCTGCTGCTATTATTGTTGGTGGTGTAATTTCCGACTTCTACCATGGTTATAATTCTGCAGATGAAATGCTAAAACTTTCTGAAGGTACTTCTACTACTGGTATGAAAATCGTAGCAGGTATCGTAACTGCATTATGTTCTGCTATTCCAATTCTTGGTATCATCATTCCAGAAGATGCTGTATTGGAAATGGGTATTGAATATGTAGGTCCAGCATTCGGATTCGGTAAAAAAGAACTTGATGAGCTAAGAAGAAAGAAACCTAGAGGAAAAGATGAACAAACTTCTTCTCTAAGTGATAATATGGACAAAGCTAAAGATACTTTCAGTAAGATGATCGACAGTGCTAAAACTGGGGCTCAAACTGTAGTATCAAAAGTAATAGAGAAAGGCCAACAGTTTAAAGACTTTGTTGGTAATAACTTAGAATGGGCTAAAAATCAAGCTGGTAAGGCATGGGACGCTCTTAAGACTGGCGCTTCTAATCTATATAATTCTGCTAAAGATGGAATTATGAATAACTACAACTACGTTAAGAATGGCATCACTAATAACTATAACTACGTTAAAAATGGTATTAGTAATAATTTAGAATATTTAGGAAACAAAACTAGTGAACTTGGAGATAGAGCCGCAGGTGCTCTTGGTGAGGCTGGTACTTCTCTTAAGAACTTCTTCGGATACGGACCAGGTCCTGGATCTGGCAAACATTCTAAATATGGTAAAGGCAATTTCTACTCTCAATTAGATAGCCAATATTCTATGCCATTCAATGCACCTGGTGACTCTGAAGCACAAACTATGGCAGACTCTGGATGTGGTCCTGTATCTGCTGTTAATGCTTTATCTTCTCTTGGTGTTGATGTAGATCCTCGTATGGCTGCTCAATATGCAATCAAAGGAGGATTTAAAGAAACTAACGGTGGTACCAGACCTGAATTCTTTAATAGTTTCATGAGTAAAGCTGGTATGGAAACAGATAATCTTTATGATAATGATTCTATTAAACAATCTCTAGCAGCAGGCAATCCTGTTGTATTGATGGGTCAAGATAACGCTGGTGAATCCGATAGAACTCCATTTGCTGAAAATCCTCATTACGTTACAGCTACTGGTATTGATAATAATGGAAACATTATTGTTCAAGACCCAGAAACTCGTCAACCTAATAAAGTATATAGAGCAAATGATATCTTATCTAAATCTACTGTAGCTATCAGTGCCAGATCTAAACGATATGGTTCTGGTAAAACTGTAAGATATGGTAAAGGTACTTCTTCTTTAAGACCTAATAACTTCCATTTCGGTACAGGCAAATTCAGATACGGTAGAGGTGGTATATCTGCTGATAAGATGTGGGCATTAGCTAACTGGGTTGCTCCTAAGACTGGTATTGATGCAAAACTAGTATTTGCTCAATGGTATCATGAATCAGGTAACTTCTCTTCCCAATTAGCTGTAGAAAACTACAACTTCGGTGGTATGACTCAAAATGAACCAACTGGTGATCCTAAGGATAAACAACCAGATGGTGGTAACTACTATATGCACTTTGGTAATGAAGAAGAATGGGCAGAATACTATGCATGGTATTGTAACAGATGTACTACACCTCCATTAAGTGGATCTAAAGACGTAGATGACTTTGCAACTCGTCTAAAACAAAATGGATACTTTGGTGCAGATCTTACTGAATATGCAAATGCTATGCGTGGGGCTTTATCTGCTATTCCTTCTGGCAAACCAAATATGACTCTAATTGATCAATCTAAATTTGGTAAAAGAGATCCTGGCAAACCAAGTAAAGCAACTGGCGGTTCTTCTTCTGGAAGCTCTGGCGCTACTGGTTTCTTAAGTGGTATTTCTAAAGCAGTAAGTATTCTAGGAGATGCGTTATCTTTCGGAACAGCTCCATCTAGTTCTGGATCTTCCGATGGCTCTAATAATGCTGTATCTGGCGATGCTGCAGCGAATGCAAAACAAATCTTTGATTTCTTAAAATCTAAAGGTTTAAATGATATTCAAGCAGCTGCTATCTGTGGTAATATCGAAGCTGAATCTGGATATAATCCTTCTTCAGTAAACTCTGGTTCTGGTGCTAAAGGCCTTTGCCAATGGTACCAAGATCGTGCTAATAAATTAGATCAATTAGCTCAATCTAAAGGTAAGAAATGGGATGATCTCTCAGTTCAATTAGAATATCTATGGTCTGAAATAGGTCCTGGCGGATATTACAATCAATTCGTTCAAGCTATGGCAAACCAATCTATTGAAGATGCTGTAGTAACTTGGGAAAAAGGTTTTGAAGTATCTGGAGATACTGCAAGCTATCCAAGACGTATTGCTTCTGCTAAAGCTATCTTAGCAGGTAAAGGTAATATAGGTTCTTCTGGTAAGGGCAAACATATCAAAGCTAGATTTGGTATGGGTAACCAATTTAAACTGGATACATCTACTCCTGCTACAATCCCTGGTTTAACTATGGATCCTACTAAGAAAGTAGATATTAATAACCAATATAAACTTCCTGCTTACACTGCTAGTAGTTTAGCTAAACCTCAAACTACTAAAACTATGGCTCAAGCATTAGACGTTAAAGGTGTTAATAGTAATAACAAAAACACAGCTTCCAAACCAGCTTCTTCTGGTGCTGATTATAGTAAAGGATTCTTTGGTAGAATTAGTGGCATGGCTGAAAAGATTGCTTCTCCTTTATCTAAAATGACTAAAGCTCTAGGTGCATCTATTCTAGGCACTGCTGGTAAAGTATTTGGTAATAATCTCAAATTCTTATTTGGTGATGAAAATCCATTTAGCAGTATCTTAGGTATGGATACTAAGAAAGAAGGAGGATCTAATGGCGGTGCCCAATCTGGTGGTGCTGGTTCTGTATCCACTCCTCAATCTGGTTCTGCAGCAGCTGCACTTCAAGCAGGTATGGGCAATGCCCCTATTACCTCCCCATTTGGTCCTCGTGAAAGTCCTGGTGGTGTAGGCTCTTCAATGCATAACGGTATTGACTTAGGTGTTGATGAAGGAACTCCAGTTCCTGTTCCAGTAGATGGTGTTGTAGATGACGTAGGTTGCCAAGGTGGTCCTGGATCTGGTTATGGTAACTTTGTCGTTGTAAAAGACGGTAAAGGAATGTATCACTTATTTGCCCATTTGTCTCAACAATGTGTATCTAAAGGTGATAACGTTAAATCTGGTACAATAGTTGCAAAATCTGGTAACACAGGTGCAAGTACTGGCCCTCATTTACATTATACTGTAACTAGTGATCAAAATTGTGCTGGTATGGACGGTGCAGTTGACCCATGCCAATATTCTATTGATGGATTGTGTTCTGGTGGTGGTAAAGGTAAACACAGTTCATTTGCAAGCACTCCTGGATTCATGAGCATATCTAAATATGGTAGAGGCAGCACTCGTATCAAAGTAGACTATACTTCCAATAGAGGTATTGATGAAGGTTCTTATGGTTTACATAACCAAATTCCTAAATCTCCAGCTTCAAGATTCGGTAGAGGTAAAACTTCTAACTTCGGTAGAGGTTTTGGTTCTATGATCAAAAACTTAGCTTCTAATGCTTGGGGTAGTATTAAAACCTTTGGTTCTAATGCATTTGGAAATATCAAATCCTATGGTAAAGAATACCTAAACAATTTGAAATCTTCTAACTTCAATCTTCCAGTTGCTAAAGTTGATGCTCCTAATGGAGTTGGACCTAATGGAATTCCATATTCTGATAATGATATCAATTACTTAGTGAATACTCAAAACATGAGTAAAGAACAAGCAATTGCTGTATTATCTAAAGATCCTAAATATACTAATGGAGCACCAGCTGGTGGTGCAGTAGGAGGAGCTTCTCAAGCTGCATCCGCTGCCGATCCTGGTTTAGGTGCTAAGTTAGATAAACTAATTAAAGAACAAACTAAGACTAACGAATTATTATCTGCTATCGTTCAATTAGCAAATACTTTTGCTGATAAAGGTATTAAAGCTAACATAAATGCAGCGAGCATGCCTCAATCTGGAGCTACTGTTGCCACAATGGCAGCTTCTAGTGTAGGTGCGGGTGCAGGTGTAGAAGGCAACTTCAATAGAGTCGGTACAACAGATATTAGTAACTATCAATCAATTATTGACAATATGAACAGTATTGCTAATAGATAAACTACACAGGGATAGCAGAAATGCTATCCCTGACATTTTTGTAATAACCTAGTAATTAGGAGGATAAAAATGTTTGAATTATACAAAGTAAACGCTCCAGTATTAATTAAAAGTAGACCATCTGCTTCTAGTAATACTGTGAATAGTATAGATAAAGGAAAGACTATAGAAGTTGTATCTGAAGAAGACGGTTGGTTGAAAACCATCTCTGGTAGATACGTTTTAAATAGCAATAGATTAACCAAGATGGCTGATGTAGATGAAGAGATCTTAAAACAAAAAATATTTAGATTAAATCTACAAGCATTTGCTGGTTCTGATAAACAAAATAATGATGATCAAGATATCAATCTGGAGGGTACTGTAGTTAAGATCAACTCTGATGCAAAGAAAGATATCAATGGTCAAGATATTCCAGATTCTGCTAAAACTGATAACAGTACCTTTAGAGTATCTTCAGTAGATCCTAGTGGGTACGTTAATATTAAAGATAGTGATGGTAAAACTTACCGTGTTGCTTTAGGAGCATTTTCTTATAAGAATAAAGATGGTAAGTTTAAAGATGTGGATATAAATAAAGTATCAAATGAATTACAGTATAAAGACTTCATGAATGATATTAAAGCATTTAAAGAAGGATTTACTAGTGCCTTTAATGCTATTGATAATTTTATTACTAATATGAATAAAATGACAATCAAAAATATCAGAACTGTATTTGGTATGCCATATCAATTCATGCCTATTTGCGATAATAGAATTGATAATACTAATAATGATGCGGCTTTTGGTAGAAAGTTTGCTCAAAAGATTGTTGGTAGAGCTCCTATTATGGTTCTACAAGCAGGCGTAGCTAACTTCCTTCAAGGTTATGAAGGGGATAAGAAAGCAAAGATTCAAAAAGAAATAGTTTCTGCTATTAGTAGTAATCATGGCGAAGTAAAAGAATCTGATGTAAATAAACTAGTAAACCAATCTGGTAGATATTATAACTTTAAAGCAACTCCAGAAGATTATTTCTTTGCTGTAAATCAAATGTGTAGATCTGTAGCATCTCTATTAAATATCAATGATGTAGAAATAGAATATGGTGCTAACGGTGAAAAGAATAAACTAGGTAACTTTGACTGGGGTTTAGCATCTCAGCATCCATTTGCTGGATATCATAGAGGATCTGTATCTTTCTATATCAACTCTGAAACTCAAGTACAAGAATCATTTTCTAATAGTACTACACAATCTCAATTAGCAAGTAAGATTAACCAAGTATCTGATATGGCTAGAGAGGTTAATTTCTTATTAGGTGGTGCATCTGGATTAATGAATACAGCTGCTATCAAACCAGAAGCAGACTTAGAAAAAGGTTCTAGTGATACAAGCTCTATGTCTGGTATTCTTGGTTCTATGTGGAAACATGTTAATACTATGATGGCTGGTGGTAAGATGTTCTTCCCAGAAATCTGGGCTGATTCATCTTTTATGAGATCTTATGATATTACTATCAAATTAGACTCTCCAGATTGCGATGTATTATCTTTATACTTAAATATATTTGTTCCACTTTGTCATATCTTAGGATTTGTTATGCCTAGATCTGCTGGTGATAATACTTATGTATCTCCATTCTTAATCCGTGCATTTTATAAATCCATGTTCCATGTAGATATGGGTATTATTACAAACTGCTCTATCCAACGTGGCGATTTACAAGGTTGGACTCAAGATGGATTGCCTACTCAGGTTACAATTCAATTATCTATTAAAGACCTATATGACGTTATGTCTATGGCTACTGGTAAAGGTGATAATGATATGATTGGTAACCCAGCACAATTAGACTACCTAGCTAATATGTGTGGTATTAATATTGCAGAGCCTAATATGCTTAGATATGTAAAACTATATTGGTTAACACGTCTTGGTTCTAATACTGTAAAAGATAGATTAGTTCATACTTGGTCAAGAGCTTTAGGTTCTATTTATGCTGCTTGGAATAATATGGGCGGTAACCAATCTGGTAATGGTTCCATCATGTAATCTAGCCTATATTTATATACTATAATTATGATATTATAGTATTTTAAGTAGAGGATTGGAGCAGATTATGAATTCATCTTTTGTAATTGGATTTGTCTTTGGAGCAGCAGCTCTTTATATGTATTCTGACACAGTTAGAAGAAATGTAGCGATAACAAATAGAGAATTAGAATTGTTATTAGCTAATAAGAGAGAATTAGATAGATTAGTTACAGAGGCCTTAATAAGAAGAGGCATTACCTTAGATGAATATGGGAACGTATTAAGATAGAATAATGAGAGTATACTACGTTTGTAGTATACTCTTCTTTTTTTTGTTTTTTATGTAATAGGCTACTACTAAGTAATCTTGTCTTATTCCAGGAGGTGAGATAAAATAAAGACTAGGAAACAAAAAGCAAAAATCTATGAAGAGAAATACTCTGAAGTCCCAAGGGATTATCAAGAGAGACTTTCTTGGATGATCGACAAATATAAAATAAATAAATCTAAAATGGATGAAATTATTAATACTAGAAACCAAATGCTTCAACAAATGTATTACATGCCAGAGCTATATGTGGTAATATATGAAAATCCAGAAGGAAGTCCTAGACCTAGAGCTAGGTTTATAAAAAGCAAGGGAAATAATATTCTTTCCAATGCAAGATCCAATCCTGGGTTTATACAAGTATATTCTATTACTGGTGCTGCTGATAGACAATTTATGAAGCAATTTAAAACTACTCAAGATTTCGATTTTTTAGAGTCTTTGATCTATACTCCTTGTCAAGTACATTACAATGCATATTTCAAAACACCTAACGTTTTTAATACTAAAGAAAAAATGTTAGCAGAGATGGGAATGATAAGACCTTTATCCAAACCTGACTTTGATAATGTGGAAAAGAAATATTCTGATATGTATAATGGTAATATATGGATAGATGATTCTATTGTTATAAGCTCAAGCTTTAATAAATATTATTCTGAGCTTCCTAGAATAGAAATAACTCTAAGGTATATGAATATGCTATATAACAAATATCAATACAAATCTATTTCTAAACGATTGGGGCAAAACGACATTAAATTCTTTGGAGAATAATTTGAATTTATTTTAAAAAGGATGGATGTTAAAGTAATGGGTAGATTGGTTAATATTGACGCCGCTGATATTTTTTCTAATAATCTTAATTTGTGCACTTCTATTAAAATCAAACTTCTTAGAAATAATATTCTAAGAGCTGATAATATAATTCCTATTTTAGATTCTTCTGACTTCTATAAGAATGGATATTTCCAATATAAAATTATTGAGGAACCATTGACTCATAGTTTTTATATTTATCTATATCCAAAAGAAGAAAATGATAATACAATATTTGGCATTATTAATAATTGCATTGGTAGCTTAATAAGTTCTTATGGGTATGGGGATTTAGATGCTCAGGAACTCAGATATTTATCGAATGTAAGCAACTTTGGATTCTTGTTTACTTGCTGCAAAATAGCTAAAGGTACTTATTTAATCAATATCTAAAATAGAGGGTAATGGATTAAGTTCCATTACCCATATAATTGTGCCAAAATACTTATTCTAAAATTGGTTATAATTATATACTATAATAGTGAAATCCAGTAGAGGGATTTCTAGACGAGAGTCTATTTAAAGTTTATGCTTTTTTATAAGCAAGAAAGGAGTTGCAAAATGGCAACACGCAGACGCAGAAATAAAAAGGTTTCTGCAAAAGAAACAGTGCAACAACAAGAACCTGTAGTTATCGAAACTCCGGTTGAAGTAGTTGTAGAACAACCAGTTGCACAACAAGAAACAGTTGTTACAGAACCTGTAAAGGAAGAAGTAGTAACAACACCTGTAGCAGAGGAAACGACGCAGGATTCCTCTAAGAAAGAAAAAGAATATGTCATTGCTAAACCAATGCTATTCACAGGGGATATTAAAGACCTTATTCCTGATGGGATGAATAATGGTTTGAATAATCCTGCGTTGGAAATCCCACAACAATGGCAACAACAAAATATTCAACAGCCGCAACCTGTGCAACAAACAATTGCACAAGTAGAAGTTCAAAACCCACAAGCCATGGGGTCTGAACAAAAGGCAGCATTAGAACAAAGTATTCAAGCTAAGAAAGAAGAGGAAGCTAAAATGGTAAAGCAAGATCAACTTGATCAAATTAATGAAACTAAAATCGAAAAACAGGAGGCAGAACAAATGGAACAAGTTAACAAATTAGAAGCTTTAATCGGTGCTAAAATTGCAGAAGCAGGCAATGCTCAACAAGAAGAAAAGAGCCTTAAAGATGCATTTGTAGAAGGTGCCGTAATCGGCATTGGTGCAGGTGTTGGTACTGTAGCAGGTATCTATGTAGCTGATAAAGCAATTGGTGCATTCGAAGAATGGCGCAATACTAAAGATGCAGCTGAAGAAACAAGTAAGCTAATCTCTGGTCTTTTATAATATACTTTAAAGTAAGAACTACTTTGATAAATTGAAAGGAGGTAGTATATTATGCTAAAAGAACTACTTGTTGAGCTTATTGATAAACCTATCGTTGTTGATGAGAATCCTTTGATTTATCAAAGGAAACTTATGCAAAGATGGCAAAATAAAAAAGCTCAAGAAAGAGGTATGGCCTCTAGAGCAAGAGAAAAGGCTGGTATAGAATTATCTGATGCAGAAGTTAAAGCTTCAGTAGAACATGAGCTAGCAATCATGGATGTGTTACATAGTTAACAAAATTTAAGAGTAGAGTCGTAATGACTCTACTCTTATTTTTTTTATTTAGTTGGTTTACTTGCTAAAGTATTTCCTTCTGTACCACTAGATGTAGATGTAGCAGTAGGTTGAGGAGGTGCTGGGGTAGCATTGTTAGTATTAACAGTCATAGTACCACCAGGAGTTTTTGCATCAGCAGGATTAGTTGGTGCAATATTAGTAACAGAGTTTTCTTCCCGAATAGATTTTTTCATATCATTAAGAAGAGCAGATAAGCTTTCTTCATTGATACTTAAAATACCCATAGTATTCAAGCATTCTAAGAAGGAATACATTACTTTTGTATCATTGATAGCTTTTTGGAAATCCAATCTACCAGTCATACCTACAGAGTAAGATTCTTTAATAGCTTGGTTTCTATGAATAGTTTCTAAAGTATTTTTACTTAAGATACTAAATACAGAAGTGGCTTCTTCACGGAAAGCACGTTGTTTACCACGAACCATAGCCATTGCTTGTTCTTGAACTTGATCACCATATTTAGGATCTAATTCAGAATTTGGGTCACCATTGAAATCTTGGAAGCTAGGGTCATTAGGATCGATAGTATCTTTTAAAGATGCTACCTTTTCTTTTGCCTTTTCATATACTTTCTTGATTTCTTCTTTTTGTTTTTTGTTTTGATCGATGAAATCATTAACAGCATCTTCTACACGAGAAGTAATCATTTTAGTAATATCTTTTGGAATGATGCTCTTTGTATCAAATACAAAGTTTTTAATTGTATCATCTTCGATTTCAAACATTTCTGCTTCAGGAATACCTTCTTGAGCAATTTCTTTAGCTTCATTCATCATAGCAGTATGATAACCTTTGATAGCATCATACCATTCATTCAAATAGCAACTTTTGTCTTTGAAAGATTCGATTAATTTAAAAGCGCCATGTTCTTGAACAAAGTTTCTTACCAAAGCTTTACCAAGTTTTCTTTCATGAGAATTGCAGAACTGTTCTTTTAAAACAGGTTTCAACATACCTTGATATAAGCAGCATTCTAATAATTTAGTATTTACCGCTTCAGAGAATTTACTAACAAGATCTTTATCAAGTTTAGCTTTATCTTGCGCTTTAGTGTATTTTTTATATAAATCAGAATTATCTAATAGATCTTTATCTGTATCAGGATAAAGGTTAATAGATTCTTCTTTAAGAGCTTGTTGTTCTAAGTTACGTTTAATCAACTCAGCTGTGCTCATAGGAGCTCTTTTAAACATAGTTTCTATTTCCTCCTGCTAGCATTCATTACTAATATACAAGCTTGCTAAAAATTCATCGAATGTATTAGCAACCTTAATAACTTCATCAGAATCTAGATAGTACAAATGAACTGCACCTTTAGAATCTGCACACAATAATGCGTCATTAATTGTAGAAGCAATAGGATATAAATCGTATTCTTCAAAAGGAGAAGTACCTTCTACACTATTTTCACCATTACAGAAATATTTGTATAGATTATAAGCATTTTCCTTAGAAGTTAAGTTCATAGGATTGCCAAAATCTAAGAAATACTTAAATTGAATACCTTTGTGTTCTTTAGCATCAAATTTATTCTTACTATATGGAGAATAGTTATAATGAGCAATGATATAAGAAACAATGTTCTTAGGAATTTTGAATTGATAGTCAGCTAGAGAATCCATAATATCTTTTTTCATTTCAGGAGTCACTTCAGGACCTTGAAGCATCCAATCGATATTAAATTCATCTTTTTCTAATGCTGTCTTTTCTGGTTTTCTACCAAGTACTAACATATCTGATTACCTCCTTAGAATAAAGGTCCATCAGATGCATCAGCAGGGTTTGTTTCTACATCATCAATGCGATATTTTTTATTATCTTTCTTGATTTCTTTGTCTGCTTTATTTTCAGCAGTCTTAGCTTCTACAGCCAATTTATCTGCAATTTGACGGAAAGTTCTAGCAACTTGAAGTTGTTTACGAATTACAGATTTTCTATCAGCATCAGTAGTGATATTAGGATTATCTTTCAATTCGTTAGCATTCATTTCCAACAAATCAGCTTGAATGTCGAAGTATACAGATACACGTTGACGAGCAGCAAAGAAATAGTATACTAAATCTTTAACTAAAGGAATCAATGCAATGATTACAGGAACAGCAATCAAGAGACCTTTAACCAATACAAGACCACCAACACCAAACAAGTTTTGAGTTCTATTTTTGATTAATGGACGAAGTGCATTTTCAATATCATTTGTTCTGCAAGCTTCATTGAATTTAACAAGGTTTTCATAAAGCAAATGTTCTTTTACTTTAGCAACACCAGTTTTATCCATTACAATAGTAAGACCATCGTTTTTAGGATCTTTAACGTATTCAATACAACAAGCAATCATATAAGATAAAGAACCAATTACTGCAAGAGTAACAGATTCATAGATCATGATACCAAAATCTACTTTAGCCATATAAGATTGAACGAATACATCAGAGTTATCTTCTAAGTTATCAATAGCATTTTCGATAACTTTAATAGGAGCTGTATCTTCTTTGTATTGTTCAAAGATGCTAGTAAGTGTTTTAGCACATTCTTTCAATTGATTATATTTAGGAAGGCGAGTAATATCACCACGAGATTTAGGGATATCGCCTTTTTCAACATCATCAATTTTAGCTACAATCATTTGATATAATTTATTTGTAAGGGAAAGCAATACAGTATTTTGTTCTGCTTCATCTAAATTATATAAACGTGTATTTGTTTTGTAGTCAGTGATATCCATATATTCACTAACGATTTGTTTAAATTCTTTTGTCATAACTTCTTCTCCAACTGCACGTTTATTAGGATTATTATTCATTTGATTAGCGGGATTAGCAATATTATTGCTAGGAGTACTGTTCGTATTAGTTGGAGCACTAGGTTTAACCATATTAACAGTAGAGGCTACATTTCCAGCAGGGTTAATTGGTTTTGGATTAGCATCTCCTTCGCCATCATCAAAATTGATATTAGCAGGTTTTACTTCTTTTGGTGGAATATTATTCACAGTACCATTAGATCTTGGAGGATTCATACTATTTGGAGTATTAACAGTACTTGACATATCATCTTCGTTAAAAGGTCTAATGCCAGCTTGATAAGTAATCATTCTAACTATCGTCCTTTCACTAATGTATTAATCATTTTCTTATATTCACCAGCACCTTGTTCTCTTTCAAGACTCATGAAAGAGATAGTTTCAAAGTTCTTAGTACCATCATCGTATAAGAAATCTACCTTTTCATTTACTTCATCAATAACAGCAACCCCAATGAAGTTATAACCTTTCATAACAGAAAGCATAGTAGATGCTTTAGAAAGATCTAAACGGTGATGTTGTTTAATGATTTCTACTTCTGCTTTAGAAATTACTAGCATTGTGATAGCAGCACAAGCAGCATTATCAGCACGAGCAGTAGTATTCATCTTAGCACGGTTAGCACGGATTTCCAACATTTTCCAAATACGAGAATTAGAACCTTTATTGGATTTGGCAACAGCATCAATCTTAGCACGGTCTACGGCAAATAAGAAATCACGGAAGAATTGAATTTCACCAGTAGTAGCACGAATGAAGTTCAATAAACCACGACGATCAGTATTCTTTAATACCAAACGATTCATCATTTCGGAAGAAGAGATGTAATGGATAACACATTTAACACCGATTACTGCAGTATTAACGATTTCATTATCACGACCATCAGCTTGAGTTACAAAGTTGATAATCATTAAGCTAGGAGTAGCTTCATTTGCTTTCTTAATATCAGTAGTAAGAATTTGTTTAGTAATGATATCAGCTTTATCTTTAAGAGTTGCATTCTTATCTTTGATAGTAGCTGCTTTTTCTCTTGGGCTGATAGGATTTCTACGAACAGTAGTAGTTCTTCTATGATGAATAGGATTGCCATCATTACCAGCAGTTTCCCATTCTCTAGATTTCGTACTATCTGTTGTAGTATAAGTATCAGTATCATCAGCTTCAGAGATTTGAGTTGCTTTGTAATCACCAAATACAGTTTTAACTTTGTAATTATTCAAAGATACTGGATTTAGATTTTCAGCAAGAACTTTAACATAGTCTTCATTGTATGCTAAGTCTTCTAGTACAGCTTTTGTAGCTTCTGTAATACGAGCATTATCTAAAGCTGTTGTTTGTACTTCTTCATCTAATTTGTTTGCAAAGTCAATTACATCGTCTACAGTCATATCGCTAAGATCTAAAGAAGATGTAATATTGTTATGGAACTTTTTCAAATAAGATTGAGCACTTTTAGCATCTGTAATTTGGCTAGCTGCAAATAGCATTTGAAACATAGCTACATATTTACGTTCAGCAGCTTTAGCAATCATTTGTGCTTGTTCTACAGATACAGATTCACTGACAAGGACAGGGAATACAGCTGTCAAACCTTTTGCTTCTTTAGCAATGTTTGAATTCATTTTAAAACCTGTAGTATCATTTGTACCTTTTACAGTACCTGTAATACCACGTTTTAATTCATCAAAGTCTAAATCCATTAAGGATAAGACTTTTTTCAAAGGACCCATATCCATTTCAGATAATAGAGTATTATATTCATGCATGAAATATTTCCTCCTGAAAAATATAAAGAGTAATTATATCGATATAATTATCACTGAAGATAATTACGATAATGTCATAGGATTAGCTCATTACAGCCTTGATTAAATACTAGGCTCTCCGACATATGTATAATAAATTTTGTAATTTTTTTGTTTAGGTGGTGAGACAGTGGCCAATAATCCTAGAGATTATATTGAAATAGTACGAGATGATGAATATAGAGAAAAGATTGATTCAACAGCTGATGATGCTACTATGCATATGTGGGGTCGTGCTAATGATGATAATGAAGATATAGTAAAATTGAAATCAGATGTACTATCTCATGAATCTGAGATGAGAAGGACTATGAGGGCAAATGGTATTTATGAACCAGATGATCTCAAGTATTGGACTACATTCTATAGACTCCCAAGAATAGATCCATTTAATCACGTTCAAGGGGCTAGGGAATATGTATTCTTTACCAAACCAGACCTTCCAATATTAAGATATAATGATGGCAGTCCAGATGATAAATCTAAATCAGGTTGGTTATCTAATGAGGCTAGTCAAATTCCATATTTTAATTGGCTATATTCTCATGGCTATCTATATACAGTTTTAGAAAATCTATGTTATGGTGCATCAGATGGTAGTTCTGGTAGATCTTGTCCATTTGTTAGAATTCTTAGTAATAGAAAGACTTCTAATATTGATATTCCAGATATTGCAGTAGATGAATTAGAAACAGCTCAAAATATGTTTGGGTCTAGAATCCTATATCCTAAATCATCTATCAGTTCTGATGAAAACATTGACTTTAGTGTAGAATTTGAAGATACAAGATATTTAGAAATTTATAACTATTTCAAAACTTACGATATAGCTCGTCAATTAGCTTGGTTAGGATTACTACCTCCTAAGAAATCTTATATTATTAATAAGATACTATATTCTCATATGAGCGTATTTAGATTCTTAGTAGACGATGATGGAGAAACTATTATTCATTTCTCTAAATTTACAGGCGTATTTCCTAAATCTATTTCAAGATCTTCATTTAGTGAAATTCCTCAATCTGGACCATTAAAGGTTACTATTGGTTTTAAACTAAGTGGTTTCTTTGAAGATATGGAGCCTAATATCTTAAGTGATTTTAACTCTCTTGTTTCTTTATGGAAAAAAGGAAGTATTACAGAAGCCCCTCCAAATAATGAATCCCCTTTATGGGACGATTATATTGGAATGCCTTCTGGTGAGAATGTTGATTATCCTTATATCGAATTCCCTAAAGAAGCCGATTGGAGAGGTTATAAATTACCATTATTAAAATGGGGCACAGATGAAGCAAGATCTGTTCCTAGATATGCTGGTGATAGTGATACATTAGATCCTCTAAATATTAGAAGAGGAGTAGATGTAAAACCACCATCTTCAAATTAATAAAATGAATATATAGACAGGAGAAGACATGGCATACTATACTACGAATATACTTAGTACTGATATCTATAAAGTAACAGACTTTATAGAAGGTCTTAAAGCTAAGTATATTGATATACCAGAGGATACTCTAGTATTAGGTGTTTATGGTTACCTATCTTCAATCTTTGGTAACTTGGCAGAAAATACTGCTATTATGGCTTCTGAATATTCTATGGAAGCTATTCCTACAAAAGCAAAGTATGAAAGAAACGTAATCTCTCATGCATTGGCTTTAGGTATTAATAGTATTACAGCTAAGCCTGCTCAGATTGAAGTAACCATCAACTTACCAGAATCTCAAATGGTTGCCAATATGAAGAATAACAAATTCGTTATTGATAAAGAATATGTGTTCTATATTGGTGAAACTACAAAATACCCATATGTATTAGATTATGATATAATAGTTACACGTCACCATCTTCCTACTGGTGAGGTTGTATATACTGCAGCATATGAATTGACAGATACGAACAAACTATCTTCTGTTACTAATCCATATTTACCATATCTTGGAGCTGTGAATATCTCTGGTGATAGAATGATCTCTATTAAGACTACTATCAGACAAGTTACTCATACTCAAATCTATAAAAAGATTATTGTAAATAACCCATTAGAAACTAAGATCTTAAATTTCACATTTGAAGATCAATTAGCATATTTCTATGTAATGGTTTCAGAAGAACAAGATGATGGTACTTATAAAGAAGCAGTATATTATGAACCAATCTATGATGGTTTATACGATTATACTACAGATTCTAATAAGAACTTCATCAACTACATGTATCTAGATGAAAAAACAATCCGTTTAAGATTTAATAGAGAAAACCAACCAAGAAGAAATGCTGAAATTACAGTTCATGTATTTACAACTCTTGGTAGTAAATGTAATTTTAAACTAAATCAATATCAAGAACTGATGTCTTATAAGTCTGATAAGTATCCATATATGGGTATGTATTTAGTTCTTATGAGTGCATCAGATTCACAATATGGCGATGATAAACTTACTATTGATGAATTAAAACAAGCAATCCCTGCTGAAGCATTATCTAGAGGATCTATTTCTACTTATACAGATTTAGATAATTTCTTTAACTCACTTCAAAGAGATGATTGTCGTTTATATTTATTAAGAAAAGTTCATAACCAAATTGAGAGATTGTATTATGTATATCTTATGATGAAAGATGGGGATAATATAGTTCCTACTAATACAATCACTACAGATCTTGATGCTGATGTATTCTCTAATAATAATAAAAATAATATGATTATTAGACCAGGCGCTAAGTTCTATGCAGATCCAGTTACTGGAACTATAAAGAATGTAACTGCTGATGATGAGGCTACTATTAATAGCATGGATGATAATGGGTTCTTATATATGAATCCATATTTGATGTGTATCAACAAAAGCCCATTCTATGTGTCATATTATTTGACTCTTGTAAATTATTACAGATCTCTATATTTTGAATATGTAAACAACTCATCTCTTATTCAATTCGTAGCAACTACAGTTCATGCTCATAGAGAATATTATGATGATTATGATACATTTAAGATTGATATGACTTGTTATCAATCCATTGGTACTGATTTCCAATTGGTTAAATATGAAGAAGATGGTGTTACTATTTCTGAATTGAATTTCAAAGTATACGCTGTTTTATATAGAACTGATAGTGAAGGAAATGAGTACCCATTCAAATATCTAGAATCCAATCTATTAAGTTATAACCAAAATGGATATCAATATGATCTCCAATTCAAGTTTAAACTTAATGATATTATTTCTTCTAAAGATACTTATATCTATTCACCAAGTGGTATGCATAATATTAAGAATGGTAAAGATCTAGGTACTTACTTACCGACAAACGTAAAAGTTAAATTCTTCTTTGTTGCTAAAGAAGATAAAGAGTATGGTAAGACTTATGAGATTAATAAAAAGAAAGGAAATCTAGACGATATAATTCCAGGTTTAGATGGATGGAGTTTATTAAACGTATATTCTGCTGGCGATGCTGGTTTGGATATCTTCTATGATTATAGCGACTTCAATAACTCTTATATTGCATTGAGCAAAGATGAAGAAGCTGGTACTTATGGATATAGAATTCATAAGATGCCTGTAGTAAGATATACTTATCTTAATTCTAATGAAAGAATTAATAAGCTAGTAGAAATGATTGATGAACGTAGATTATATATTCAACAAGCTACATTCTTACTAGAAGATTCATTTGGTATTGATTATAAATTCTTTAATACTTATGGACCTTCTAAAATGTACAACATTGATAAAGAATCTAATATTGATAAGATTAACCTCTCTCTTAAATTTGAAATTAAGTTCCAATCTAAAGAAGAAGCTTCTTCTGTATTGGATGATATTACAAATTCGATTAAGGAATATATCGAAGATATGAATAATCTTACAGATCTTCATATGCCTAACCTTATCACTTATATTACAAATATCTATCGTGAACAAATTGTATATATTAAATTCATTGGTTTGAATAACTACGAATCACTACATCAATCCATCTATAAAAATCCTCAATTAGAAGATAATTACTTTAAAGAAACTCAAACTGTACCAGAGTTTATTAATGTAAATACTCTAAGAGATGATAAACCTGATATTACATATAAGATCGTTGAGTAGATATTATGAATAATATTAATAAAAAAGAGAGATTAGAAAGAAAGGGTTCTATCTCTCTTTCTTTTAAATTTGATCTGCAATTATTTGCAGATACAGAGACCCTTTCTGGTGACCCATATTTACCTGATCATAAAGCTCAGAATGATTTTATTGATGACGATACAATTCCAGAAGTAAGTACTAGTAGAACTAGGCATACTAACCCATATACTATTTCTCATATAGATAGAAAATATAAATCATGGGCTACATATATGATGAATATTAAACTAACAGACTTGAATTATTGGTTTAGTAGAATGGGCATAACTGTAATACGAGGTATTCAAGATTGGCCAGGTGATGGTCCTAGAAATGATAGATGGAAGTTTAGTCCACTATATTTCCAAGATCAAACTGGTAGATCAGTATTGTCTGCTGAAAATCAAAATAAAGTAATGCATTATTTTGATAATATAGTATATGTATCATCTGCAGATTATTTTGCTGATGCGTTAAATCTACAATCAAAAGGTGCTACTCGGAGTAATAAAAGCTTTATATCTCTAGCTACTATTGAGAGAATCGTAAAAAATATGAACTTTATGTCTTGTACTTCTATGCAAGGTATGTTCTTTGGAACTGGTGGTGGAATACAGGGATTACAACCAGTTATAGAGCAAACCCTAACATTTGAGAACTTTACTTTCACAAATGGCTCAAGACCTAATATGGATCACATGTTTGAACAGTCTGCATTTAAAGGACTTGTTATTAAATCTAATTTTGTTCCAGGTAGTATGGATTACTTCTTGAAAGACTGTAAGTATTTAGAAACTGTTGATTTAACAAGTGTTGCTACTAATATGATAGCATTAACAAAACTAAGGGAAACCTTTGCTGGTTGTTCTAGATTAAAAGAAGTAAAAGGTACTATTTATCTAGATGGATTGGTATGGAATGCTATTGATAATAATGGAACCAAATTTGATACATTTAAAGATTGTACTGCCCTAGAAAAACCAGTTAAATTTGCAGGATTTAATCTATCCACTTTCTGTAGAGGTAATAGAACCCTATATGATTATTATTGGAATAAATACAGAAATGCTGGAGGGGTTAATCAGGTACAAGCTGCTATAATATCTGAAATTTTAAATATTCCAGTTTCTAAAGTAAGCGTTCAATAATATATTTCATATATCAGATGACATCTTATTGAGGCATTGTTTAGCCCTTTAGAAATAAGATGTGATAACACTTATATAATATTTTGAAAAGAAAGGAGGAGTGCATTCATGGCAGCTCCAAGTATTACTATTATGGACGAATCTGATAGATCTGTCACTAACTGGGACGCTGGTGTCGTTCAAGCTAGTAATGAATCTGCTGTTTTCTCTATATATGTATGGAACAATCGCAATGGCTCTACCGCTATCTCTGATTTAAAAGATGTAACTATTACTGCCCTTGATATTGACGGTTCTTCCAATGGTGAATTAGTTGCTGGTAAATGGGTTCGTGTTAACGTTCCTAAAGTTGATGGTAATGTTACTACATGGACACCTGTTGGCGGTTCTGATGGTAAACACCTTCAAGCTGAAGCAATTACCACAGCTAGTGATTTCACTATCAAAGGAACAGTTAATGATGGTAATAAAAATACTACATCATCTAAACAAAACTACTGTAAAGTGAATTTGAAAGTTGTTGTACCTGTAAATGCTACACCTGGTACTAAAACTTACAAAATTCGTGTTAATGGTTATTATGTATAATAGGAGGTAAATTACATGCCTGCAAATTTGGGTCCAGTAATTACATTATATAATGAAGCCAATACAAGCCCAGTAGACACTTGGTCTGTTGGTACTGTAAAAGCTCAAGAACCTTCTACTCCATTAGTGGTTAATATCTGGAACAACCGTGGTAATGATACTGAAGATCATTCTGACCTTCGTGAATGTACTCTTACTGTTTTAGATGCTAATGGTAATACAGCAAATGAAGACGTAGCTCGTGACAAATGGATCGAAACTAAACTTGCTGCTGATTCCGATTGGTTAAAAATCGGTGGCTCTGGTTCTAGCTTTGTATCTAAAAAGGTTACAGCTAATACAGCTTCTGCTGGTGAAGGCATTTTAAAAGGTACTATGAATAATGGTCGTGTGGAAACAAGTGGTACAAATGTTGCTACTGTATCTTTCCGCGTTAATGCACCTATCAATAGTACTCCTGGTAACAAAACCTTTAAAATCCGTTTAACTGGTTATTACACCTAATAGGAATCAACCCCATCCCATTAAATTGGGATGGGGAATTCCTGTGTTTAAAACAAAAAAAAGAATAAGCTTGAGGAATCTTGCTTATTCTTTTCCAGAGGTCTGATATTACCAAATGCAAATATCAGCCTCTGATTCAGGATCCAAACCTAATGTAGGTTTGAATGGATTGATGTACAAACCGCAAGCAGTATTCATCTTCTTAAACACCTCCTCTCACTTTATTTTATCCTCCTTAAGGTGTTCATAAATATAGTATATAACTGAAATAATATAGTATTTCAGAATAGAAAATTTTATCTCTGATACTGGTTGTGAAAATAAAAAAATAAAGGAAAGCGTGCACTCAATCCTTTATTTTTTTATGGTGTAGAATGTTCCGTATTATACGACCCACCATTAGACGTATCTCTAGTCTTTAGTATAATACGCTCCATGCATCCAGGGAAATCATGGAGATTCATTTTCTACTAATATGCATAACCCTGTCTCTATTCGGCATATTAGTATTGTACCAGTAGATTTCTTTCTCTAGCCTTAATATTAAAATCTACTGGATTATCAAATCCTATTAAGGCCTGGCTCTAGAGTAAGGGCTCTCTAGAGACTCGATAAATGTCTCAATAATAATATATACGCCCTTAACCTTCTATATACTATTATCACTACTATAGTATATAACTGAAATAATACACTTTTACAATTAATGATATCTAATACTAATTATTAATAGAATAATTATTTAAATAAAGGAGACAACAATGTTCGAACGAGTAAGTAAAAAAGAATGGTTAAGAGCTTTAGAAGATTTAAAAACCAATAATCCAGGATTATGGAATTATGTATATGCTAAAGATATTAAAGACGAAGATTATGATATTAATACAGTAGAACTTCCTAGAAGATCTACGCCTTTATCTGCAGGATATGATTTCTATGCTCCATTTGAAATTAATGCAATTCCTGGTTTAAGATATCTACTACCTACAGGTATCAAATGTAAACTAACCAATATTTCTGGAGCTAATGCAGTAGTATTAGAAAACCTAGTATTAAAGATTTATCCTAGATCTTCCTATGGTATGAAATATGGATTTAGATTCATAAATACAATTGGGGTCATCGATAAAGATTTTTATGACAATGAGACTAACGAAGGTCACATTTACGTTGATTTCTCTGTAGAAAACCCTATCAGTATTAAAAAAGGTGATAAATTCTGTCAAGGCATTATTGAAAATTTTTATATCTTCAAAGATGAAATTGAGCCTTTAAATAAAAAAAGAACTGGTGGTATGGGTTCCACTGGTAAATAGATATGGGTTACATTAAGTAATCCTAATTTACTATATGAAGAGGTGATATTACAATGGATGAAAAACAAGCTTTGCTTAAAAAAATAAAAGATGTTTATGCAGCTCCTACTACTAATCCTGCAAACTTCCAAAAGATTCAATCTTTCTATCAAGAAGTAAAGAAAGCTGAAGAGATTACAAACGATATGCGTTTGACTGCTCATAATATGGCTCATGGTTTATTTATAGACTAAGACAAATATATCCCGTATACTCGTAATGAGTATACGGGAATTTATGTGTTTAGATATTAAATAATATAAATTTATTTTCTACTGGTTTGGATTGTTCTAGTTTGATATCTTCTTCTTCATAATATCTAATCTCATCATCCTTCCAAGATTGCATACAAATCTTTCCTTCAAAGTCTGTATTCTTCATAGTAATGATTGTTTTTAATTCCATAGGTTGACCTACAGGAACATCTAAGATTACTTGGAAAGAGAAGTGTTCTGTTTCACAGTTATAACCAATGAAATGATTAGTAACTGTACCAGGAATAGCTTGAGCAACACCAGGAACTGGGATATAATCAAAGGCTGCTTTCTTGTATTGAACTACGTTATGATAATCTGCTTCATCATTTTCAGTAAGACGTAGATATACGTTAATATCTTCATCAGATTCTACAAAGAGTTTAATTTTTCTATCAGCAATATTAATAATACCATCTTTAGTATTGAAGTAGATCTTAGATCCATTACCAATAAGACCAAATTCTTTAATTTCTTCTTTTCGTTCATCTACTTCTTTATTGTAGTTATTATTTACACCCTCATTAGTGAATTCGTAACAAGTGGTATCATCTTCTCTATTTACAAACCATACAAACATTTGAGATGGTACAGGAGATAGATTATGGGATAAGAAATCGTTGCTGGTAAGATTCATTTTTATTCCTCCTAAGTAAGTTATGTATAAAAAATAAAAGATACCAGGTGAATGGGTTTGGTCCCATTCACCATAATATCTTTTGTTGTAGAGAATTTAAGAGTGGAAAATATAAGCAGTAATCAACCTAACCATGTATCCGTTCAGTAATAACTACTGATTGTTTATTATTGAGGCTTTCAGTGTATTTGTGATTGTTATGTGTATGTGTTTGTATTAGAGTATAGTACCCAAAGAAATAATGTTGTGCTTATTCTATGGGTGCACATGAGTCTTTATTGATTCTTGAAGGAGTGAAAGTCTTTAAGGTGGAAAAGACGCAACAAGAATCCCACGTTTTTGAGATAAGTATGAATTTGATTATGCTTATATTTTCCTACTAATTAGTCTAGCTTATATTAATTCTTAAATTCGTTTTTATAACGATCTTCTTCTCTTATGAACTCAGCTACTATTTTTCTTTGATGAGGTTCTGGAGTATTTGTAAATTCTCTAACTTCTGTTTTAAACTCTCTAATAGTTTCATTAATAGGAAAATTGATATTATCAGGGATTCTATTTAAGATATCATTGACTACTCTATCTTTAAAACTCTTTACCCTTTCTTCTACATCTGGGAAGATTTCTTGTTTTGCTATATTATAAATAGCTTTTCCAAATTCTGCGATTTCGTTTTGCATTTCGTTTTTCTCCTTATCTAAAAACTATTGTAGATATATCTCTACCATTATTATAGTATATAGCTATAAACCAGCTTAAACTCTAGTAACATAAAGTAATGGCTTATTCTATTAGCACTCTAGACGGCCAGAGTGTCAGTAGGTAATCCATTATTTAACGCGATGACGATGTTGCTATTGTTAAAGTTGTTTAAATTTTTAAAATTGCCTCTTTGTTTTAATATGTACTTTGTTTTCTTTTTTCGTTGCTAAGATTGTTTCATTTTTGAATGTGCCTTTTTTTTCTTGGGCACATCCTCCTAAGCGAATATAAATATATTTATTTACATAAACACACGTTCGAAAAAATTACCCCTAGAGCTACCACGGCTCTAGGGGTCTCCTTGTGTGTGATTATCGTTTAGCTAATTTGTATTCATAAACAATCAATGCAACGAATAATCTAAAATAGATATCCATAATATCATCGAATCTTACTTCATCTGTGGATCCAGTGAAATTAGTATTACCAATAATACTTTCAAGTTCTTGTAGATCACTGAAATTGAAATTCACATCTTTCAATCTATATTTATTATCTGGTTGTGGAAGAGATCCAGCACTGATAATCTTTTCAAATGTTTCAGTCATAACGCCTACAGGTACAGAACCACCAGCAGCTCCTGGATGACCACCACCATTGAAATACTTATTACTCAATTTACCTAAAGGAACAAGTTCTTTAATTTCTTCATTATCTGTATAGAATGAGAAAGAAAGTTTGGATCTATTATCAATGAATCTAGCAATAATTTTGATATCTTCTCTATTGTCTTCGAATCGTTGAGAGAAACCAAAACCATTTAAACAATGGAATTCTAAGTTTGTATTCTTATCATTTACTTTGTATTCATATACAGGATCAGCAGCTCTAAGTGCTTTCATTTTTAATTGGAATAAAGTATATAGCTTGTAACCATTATGCAAGATTTCTTCCACATCTGGAGTGATGAATGGTTTATTATCTTCATCATCATAATAGTAATTCCCTCTCCAGATATTTTGCCAAGTATTACAATATGGCTCTAATGTTTTAATATCGTTATACCATTGATTTACCCATAATGCTGGTTGATAAGCTTGTGGATATTTTACATCTTGTTTTAAATCATATACAGAGATCAATCCAACTAATGGAGCTTTAGACTTATAGACTTCTAATACTTCGTTAGCATTATTATCTAATTTATATTGCTCTTGAGCCATATCAAAGTTTTCAAGCATTTCTAATACCGAATCTACTGTATCTTTAGAATTAACTGCTTTGATAGAGTTATACAACCAAGCATAAGTTAACCAACAACCGCATTCTCTTGTATCTAAGATATAGGTAAAGTTATTATATTGATTACAAAGAGAAATTGGATTTTGATATAAAGAAGTAATGTGATGATCAATCCATACTACTTTATCATAGTATTTAAGAATTTCTTCTAATTGATTATTCTTAAGAGATAGATCTAGGACAAAAGCAATATTCTTTTTCTTTTCGTATGTAGGATTTTCAACCATACGTTCTATCTCATCAGAGATAAATGTCCCATTGTAGTTGTATCTAATAAAACGGATAGAGGTTTGATTATTGAATCTAATTAATTGATTAATCAAAGACCCAGAAGAATCCCCATCTAAATCTGTATGATGGAATACAGTAATATTACAACGATTTTCAGGAGTAAGATTTACATACATCTTGAGATTTTTTAAAGTATCAGAATCAATAACTTCTGTAAAGTCTTTATCAAAATGGAATAAAGCTACAGGTTCGCCATTGGAATCTTTGATTCGATATTCATTGTATCCATTATAAGTAATAAGGTTTTCTTTATTAGAATATTCTTTTCTAATCTCATCTGCATAATTTTGAATATAATCAAAATTACCAATAGTGTTTTTGAATGATTCTTCCATATATTCTTCTGGATTAAAACAATTACTGATATCGTACATTCTAACACGTCCTCCTATTAAAATTTAAAGTAAAAAATATAGAGTGCCCATTACGAGCACTCTATAATGTCTTGGGATTATTCCCTAGAATTCATATTGGGAAATGTCGATATCTTTAATCAATGTGAATTTGTCATCATTGACTTGTCGCATTTCTTCAATTTCTCTTGTGATATCTTCAGTAGTATATCTCAATAATTTTCTATTACGAGGATCTAATGTAGACTCACCGATTTCAATATCATTTAAGGAACCCAAACCTTTTGCACGTTCTATATTCTTAGGTTCAGATTTTCTAAACGTACTGATCAATTGATATAAACCAATCTTATGACCATTCAAGATATATCGTTTTTCAGATTTGTCTAAATAGCCGATCAATACAGCACATGCATTTAGTAATTGTTCATTAAAGATGATTGTGTGTTCTCTATCACCATTAATACCATTTACAAGGCCATTAAGTAATACAACATCTCCTTTTTTCTCAATCTTGAGATATTTGTATTTCTTACTAATCAATTTCTTGAATTCACTGAACTTATTGAATGCTTCGTTTCTTAATAGCAATAAATCTTCTAATAAGATAGGATCAATCATATAGTTATTGGCAATGCGTTCGACATAAAAATCGTAGTTGTTATTATTAATGATAAGTGAAGAGATCTCACTCTTAGTGAATTCTTTCTTCGTCTTTTGATGTACAACTTTATTAGCCTTTACGAACTCATCCCTCACATATTGAGTGAAGTCATCTTTATCAATGAAATACTTCCATTTCTTAGTACCCTTATCTACATGATATAATGGAGATAATACAGCATATACTCTTCCTTCTTCAATCAAAGGACGGCAGTATACTAATAAGAACTTAAGGATTAGTGTTCTAATATGGAAACCATCATAATCGGCATCGGCTAAGATAATAACTTTGTCATATTTACAATTGGAAATATCAAAATTCTTACCATATCCGCAACCCAAGATAGCTAGAATAGATTGAACTTCTTCATTCTTTAAGAACTCTTCTCTAGATTTAGAGAATGCATTTGGCATCTTACCACGAATTGGGAAGATAGCTTGATATTCATTACGAGAAGTTTGACATGGAGAAGCAGCTGATAGCCCTTCTACAATAAACAACTCTAAATGATCTTTCTTCTCTGCTTTTACAAATCCCTTAGGAGTACCAGAGATTGTATTCGTTTTATACTTCTTAGAGATATTTATCTTTTCTTTATCTGCTTTAGTACGAGCAGTTGCTACGTCTTTTAAGAAGTTACATAACTTTTGCAAATCATCTGGATTCTTCTTAGACCAATCTTGAAGAGCTTTAAAAGTGATATCCCTAACAAATGGTGTTAGTTCTTCTGTCTTGCAAACATTCTTTGCTTGACCATCAAACATGACGTCCATATGAGCAGCCGCTACAATACCAACCAAACCAGTTAGTACGTCAGTATTATTAACTTCTAATTTCTTTTTGCTATTGGCTAAGAATATCTTATTCATATAACCTTTAAAGAAATCACATACACCTTTAAAGTAACCAATAGATGGAGTAGATAGTTGAGTATTTACTGGAGAAGTATTTGCAAATGTCATTACATCTGGACCAGCATTTACATTAGCTACATAAGTCATAGCTACTTCTACTTTCATCCTACCAGTATCATAACCAAAGATAATTGGCTTGATCATAGGCTTATCTGTTTTATTGATAAGGTATGTAAGAACGCCATCTTTGTTTACTAGATGATCTTTAAATACAGTACCATCTTTAAGATAACCAGTATAGAATACTTCAGCACCAGGTTTCAATAATGGAACAATATTAGATACTAGCCGATAAATATCTTTACTAGTCAAAGTAATTCTACCCATAATAGAAAAGTCTGGTTCAAAGTCTACTACAGTACCTTGAGCCCCTGCTGGATATTTAATTTCTTTAGGCATAAAGATTTCTTTACCATCAGGACCTTTCTTACCAGTACCATATTTCTTTAAAGGTTCACCTTCAGAGAATTCTATTTGATAAGCTTTACCTAATCGATAGGTCGTTACTGTAAATCTAGAAGATACAGCATTAGTACATTTAGAACCTACGCCATGCAAACCAGATGGATATTCACCTTCGTGTTTTTCATAGTTTGTAGAAGTATGCTCTCTACTAAATACACGAACAATGTCTTCTGCTGGAATACCACGACCATTATCCATTACAACGGTTCTAAGACTATCTTCATAGAATTCGATCCATACTTTATCACATGGCGAAACGCGTCTATTCAATTCATCTGTAGCATTTTGAAATACTTCTCGAATCGCATTCAACTGACCTTCATTACCAGTGGAAGATAGATATTGACCTGGATTCTTTCGTACTGACTTAGCAAAAGATTCTAGACTTTTAATCTTTTTAGAATAGTCTTTGATATTAGCTGTCATCTCTTTTGAGAGATGAGAATTATTTGGAATCTTCATTCCATTTCTCCTTTCATTCTATAATTAAGAATACTATCTTGTTATATATAGCTTCCATAATTATAGTATACAATTACCATAGTATTTACCTAGTATGGACGTACAGCGGCTACAGCATACGTTACTATATTTTGTATATCTTCAGATTCTTTTAAGTCATTAATGAATTCTACATAAGATGGTAATTTGAATTTCTTATTCTTAACACCACCATCATAATACTCATGAGTATAGCGTTTAATGATAAAATCATATACTTTTCGCAATTGAGTATATTCTATACCAGCATCTTCTGATACTAAAGATATGATCAAATCTATTTCATGAGGAGTGTATTCTGATAAGGAAATAAAATATCTATCCTCATTAAAATGAGATCTATTATCTTGTGGAAATACTGATGCTAAAATAATAGCATGGATTAATGTTTCTCTATAAGAATGCTGAGTTTTAAATTTAGCAACTTGCTGTTTTATTTCTAGAAACAATTCTGAAGTGGTCATACTAGTGGTACTAACCTTATTGGTGTTTAAGTCGAAATATTCTCTTTTAAGCATTATAATTTCACCTCATAAGCCATGATTAGAAGAAAAAATAATGGATTATTTCATCCATTATTTCTTAGTCCATCTAGATATTATTAATAATATCTAGAATAGACTGTTTTATTTGATCTTGAAATGATGTTGAAGCATCTTTTCATATGCTTCTTTTTCTTCTAGATCAAAAGAGATCAAGGTTGCATCTAATAGAATATTATATGCTCCCTTTTTGCTGAATATGTATTTTACATTTTCAGCCACGTCCTGAATAGTTACATAAGAACCATTCAAGACAGATTTGGATAGTGCGAAAAGTGTCACAATCGACACTTCCATTTCAGCACCATTTTTAGTTAGATATCTCATGCTATACCTCCTTAATAATACACTGATATCATTATTATAGTATATAACTGAAATATCCATACTTTGTCAAAAAAGAAGAGAGTAATTCCTCTTCTTTTATTAGTCGTATACATCCTCAGGAGTAACTCCTAAGTCTGCCATTTCTCTCCAGAAATCACGTTCTTCACGAATCTTTTCTTCTTGCCATTCTTCATTAGCTCTGCATAATCTATCAATGTATTCTGGATTTGCAAAGAAACCGTGTAAGTCATTTAAAGCTTTTGCCATTTCTAAACAAAGTAATCTGAAAGAATCTGTTTTATCAATATTTCTCATAAATTGATCATTAATACCAGTACCTAATTCTAAGAAGGCTTTGGCTAAAATTAGTAAACAGTATGGATCCTTTTCAAGATGGTCAATAATAGCATCTGGAAAATTAAGCAATGTTCTTTCTAAATAATAATAGTTGAATTTATCTTTCCCATATTTGAATTTTATATCATTTACAAAGAATTCAATAATCTTTTCTTCTTTATTAACTAAGAAACCAACTTTACCTTCAGTACCTTCATTATAACTGAATTCTCCAGAGTTTGCTCCTTCTAAAAATGCTTTACAAGCATCATTGAATTTTTCTAATGCATTAATATAATTCATTTCCATTTTATTGTCTCCTTTTTATAAAAACTACTTTTCTAGTAAATCTTTCATATAGCTGAAGATTTCTCTAGTACTTGCTACGTTACCGTGCTTAATTCTTTTATCCTTATCTAGTACATAGCTGAATCTAATACCATATAAAGTATTTTCATCGACCTTATCAAACTCCATAAACAAAATACAATATCCTTCACCAACAGGGAATTTCAATCTAACTGTAAATTCTCTACTATTTTTATAGATTCCAGAAGTAATAAGAATAGGTTTATTAACTTTCTTAGCTACTTTAATAACAGAAGCCATATCAGAAGAATAATTTCCTTCGATTAAAGCTTTTATTACATCTAAGAATCTCTCACTATAAGTAGGCTGTTTCTTGGATCTGATTAAGAATTGACAGTCGTCATAAACAAAATATACTTCCACTATTTCATCATTGAGGTTGTATCCCTTAATTTCAATACCACCCATATTCCACAGATAGAGGACCTCTATATTTTCTTCTTTATCAGTTTTATCATATTGAGGTATAAATTCTTTATCTTCTTTTATCATAATACTATACTCCTTATATAAAAAAGATAGGGTATGCATTTTGCATACCCTATTTATTATATTATTTATTGAACAATTCTTCGATACCTTCGGCAGATCTACGAATAGTTTCTAACTGCATATTTAAGGATCTAGTAATAACACGCCATTTACTTAGATCATCATTGAAGATATCTTCTTCATTTACTTTGACTAAGTTAATCCATTTCTGCACTGCTTCATTAAGATTCTTATAGAACCATACTGGAAGTTCTGTTCTTCCGATAAACAATGCATTATTAACTAAATTGAAACTGCTAGCCAATACTACTGGAGGATGCATTTTAGCTCCAGTTGCATACATATGAATGCAGTGAGGATACGCGGTTAATTCTTTCAATTCTTTATTCATACCAAAGATTACTTCAAATTTCCCACCTTTAAAGGAATAAGGATAACCTGGCATTCCAGTAAGTGTTGAAAGTTCAGCGATAATGTCTGATATAGCTCTGACATTTACTTCAATAATTTCTTCGTAAGCTCTTATTTTTTGCATAGTTTCAAAAGTGTTTAATGCGATCATGATATTTACTCCTTATTATTTAAAAAGATTCCAGGTATAGGACCTAGCCTATACCTGGATATTTAGTATTAATTATTATTTTGTGATGATATTACCATAGGAATCACGTTGGATTTCTTTATTGGATTTTAAAGTATGAACGCGTTCTAAGGAACCGTTCTTTTGGATTTCAAAACGAAGCAATTCTGGTTTGAATTCATCTACTAGACGACCATCGATGGAAGTATTTAATTCTTTTGCTTTTTGAATTGCACGTTCTACGATCATAGCGAATTCATAACGAGTCATAGTACGATCACCTTTGAATTGGCCATCTTCATAACCAATTACTAGGCCACGTTTAGCCATGTCGTTTACAGCTTCATATGCCCAATGGTTAGCAGGAACATCTGGGAACATATTAGTTTGATCTTCAGGTAAATCAGCACCAAGAACTGCATTTAGGATCGCAGTAATTTTAGCATTTTGTGCTTTCATTGCTTCCATTTCACGTTTCATATCAGCAACATCTTTAGCTACAGATACTTTACTACGGCTTACACCAGATTTAGCACCAACTTTATAGGAGATACCAGCATTTACAACTGTATCGCCATTACCTACAGTGGAACCAACTGTGAACATTAGATCTTCGTTAGGACGATAAGCAGCACCTAATGCTACAGAGTTAGAACCATGGAAATGACCATAACCAGCCATTACGTCTAATTTGTGGTCAGGATCAAAATCCAATGGATGCAATGCAGCTAATGCAGCAGTACCAGCAATACCACGTTCAGAGATTTTATGGTTTTTAGCAACTTTATCGGAAAGACCATTGATTGCATTAGTGTTGGAGTTGATTTGATTAGGAATATTTTGATCTAGATCGAAACGTACTAAACCATCAGCACCAACGGATGCATTAATGTGGTTACCATTAACGAAGTTGAAGCCTTCGTCAGCCATTACTTTATTTACAGTACCATCGTTTGCTTTGTAGGAAATAGGTAATACTTTAGCAGCTTCGTTACCATCGAATTTGAATGTTGTAGTATCTGCTGTATGGTTAGCACCAGTAGCTGTTTCTACTTTGATTACAGAATCGCCTTCGAATTTATTAGCAGCTTTAGCGATATCAGTTACAGTGTTTTTACTTACATAAACACCGTATTGAGCATTAGCATCACCAGTGGATTTACCATTAGTAACTCTAACTGCTGCAATATTGTCAACTTGATTATCACTGATAACGGATTCAGTAGAAATGCTGTCTTTTAATTGTTTAACATTGACAGCATCTGTATCAGCAACACCAGTTTTTACATTATTGATATTTTGATCACCAGCACTAATACCATTAGTAGTAAAGGAAATGGATTTGCCATTGGAGTTAGCAGTCATACCATCCATAGTATATTCTGCAATATCTAAGTTGTCAGTATTTTCCAACTTCATACCATTAGCATCTACTTTAGTATTTGTACTTGTAGTACCATCAAAGAAATGAGCTTTATCCTTGCCAATGTAAGAATGTACATCATCAGTCACTTTACCAAAGCTAGCAGAATTCATATCTACTAAATCTTTGTTTACATTCACTTTGTATTCTTTACGACCAAAGGCATTATCCTTAGACTCAACTGTTGTGTTAGAACCATCTACAAGAGTATTGTACTTTTGAGCTTCAAGAGCAACGTCATACAATTGGCTTCCGTTAATAGCATCTGTGGATGTGGAAGATACACGGCCAGCAGATACATTTTGCAACTGACGTGTATAGCTAGTTACACCACCAGCACCTGCACGACCATTAGTGCCGAAGGATACTACACTGTCAGGAGTGGAGCCAGCATAAGTGGCGTTGGAGAATCTAATATCAGTTGTATTATCTTTGATATTGGAAGTACCAACAGCTGATTCTGTAACACTATTAGTACCGATAGCAATGCCATTTTGAACGTCAGCAATAGTGTTGTTACCAAGTGCAACAGTATCAACAGCAGTAGCTTGACCATGAGTACCTACCACAATAGAGCCTTGGCCGCTAGTGACAGAATTAGAGCCGAAGATCAATTGCTCTTGATCAGCAGTAGTCATTTTATTGTTGTAACCAACCACTACAGCTTGCTCACCTTTAATAGTACCATTATTGGCACCAATAGCTACAGAATTTTCACCTGTAACATTGTTTGTTCTACCAATAGCAATAGAGGATGGACCAGATACTGTAGCACCATTACCAATAGCTAAAGTGTTATAACCAATAGTTCTAGCTTGGGAACCAATGGCAATGGTGTACTCAGTTAGAGCTTCTGCAGAAGAGCCGAATGCGAATGTATCGCGGCCTACTGCCTTAGCTTTGTCACCACCAACAAAACTGTTTTCACCATCGGATGTATTACCTTGGCCGAATGCAAAGGAGTTTGCTTGTTTCACAGTATTAGTATCGCCTAATACGAAAGAACTTGTTGCACCTGCTTCTGCAGTATTGTTGGAACCGATTACCATACCATAAGTTCCATTGGATGTATTGTTATATCCAATATTTGAACCTTGTGCATATACACTACCTGCAGTTAGAGATGTTAATACAGCTGCTGTTAATAAAATACCTTTTTTCATTGTTGTTTGCTCCTTTTTAAATTGCCTTTAAAATAGAATATATTAAAAGAGGTACGAAATTGATCGTACCTCTAATAACCTAAATAATTGTCTTAGCGATTTTGATTTTGTAAAAGTTCGTTGTACTTTTCTTCCATAACTTTCAAACGATTTTCAAGTTCTTGAACTTTTGCATCTGTTGCAACTTGTTTGTCTGTATTCATTTCAGAATTATGACCAAAGAGGAATGTTGCACCACCGTTTATCATATTATTATGACCACCTAAAGTAGTTCCAAGAGATAATAGGATATTTTCATTAGGTTGGTAGAACGCACCTAATGCTACGGCAGTTTTGTTACCATAATTACCGAAACCAGTTGCAAATTGCCACTTGTAGTTTTTGTTGAATTCTAATGGATGCAATGCAGCCAATGCAGCAGATGCAGCACCCACTTTATTCACTTGATTATCAGTGTAATCATTTGCTTTTGTAAGTGTATCAGAAGCAGTAGAATTCATTTCTTGAATTACACTGTGAAGTTGAGACCCATTAATAGCATCAGTGGATTCACTGGAAATACGACCTGCTGCTACATTAGTGATAGTACGTTCTTTATTAGAATCACCAACGCTTACTGTTCCTACAGGAGTAGTACCAGCAAAATTGTAAGTTCTACCATTGATATTTGCAGATGCTGTAGCTACTGCAGAATTTGCTACGGAATCACTACCTAATGCAATACTATTATCAGCTGTCACTTTGGCATTTGTACCAATAGATACGATGTTATTAAGACCACTAGTAACATAGTCTTTATCCCCAACACCAATAACTACACTGTTATTAACATTTTCTAATTTATTATTAATACCAGCAACAAAGTTATTTTTAGAGGAAGCACTACTACCAATAACACTATTGTTTACACCAATGATAGCAGTGGATCTAGTATTATCTGCTTTATTGCCTCCACCGATCGCCATAGTAGCACCGCCACCATTAGAACTAATAATAGATCCTCTTAATTTATTAGCAAACTCTTTTGCAGAAGCTACATTTTCAGCATTAAGGTTATCTATTCTTGCTCTGGAATTTGTAATTTCATTACCAGCACCGTAAACTAAAGCACCATTAGAATCAGATACTCTGTTTGCAGTACCCATTACTGTATTAGCAACACCAGCTGTGGAACTCCAACTGTCGTAAGATTCGACACTATTGAAAGAACCATTCACAGTTGCAGCAAAGTTCTTAACAGGTGTAGAGAAACGACCACCAGTATAATCACTACTGATAATATTGTAAGTACCAGTGTTTGTAGTAAATGCACCATTAGAGAAGCTATTAGCACCTACAGTTGTAGAATATGCATTTAGAGATGCTGCACGAGTACCATCATGGTCTGTATCAATAGTAACATCACCTAGTTCTCCACGATAATTATGAGAACCAATCATAGTACTACCAGTTCTTGCATATGTGTTATTACCAATGGCTACAGAACCAACCATTTTAGATGGATCAGCTGGTACCCGAGCAGATGACCACATATTACCAGAGTAATTAGTTTGACCCATACCGACTGATGCTTCTACACCACCAGACATATTTTCTACATGGGATTTGTAACCAATAGCTACAGAGCCATTTTGACCAACGTAGTTTTCTACTTTAGAAGATTGGCCAACTGCAATATCTTGCGTATTAACTGCATTAGAATTTGTGCCATAAGCAATACCATTGCCAGAGCCAGTAGCATTATCAACTGCTAAAACTGGAAAGCTAAGTGAAGTCAAAACCAAAGTTGTTAATAGTAAATTTTTCTTGTTCATTTTAAACCTCCTACAGTTTAAATTATTTATTGATGGAAGCTTTTAGTTCTTCATTTTCTTTCATCAATTTTTCAACGATTGCTTTAAGATCATCAATATCTTTTGCCATAGATGCAGGACTTCTATAAGTAGAATCTTTAGCACCTAATTTATAAGATACACCTGCATTAAGCATGCTATCACGACCGTTAATAGTTGCACCAGCAGTAAGCAATACATTTTCATTTGGTCTGTAAGCTATACCCAATGCAGCTGCTGTTTTACCTTTGTAATGACCAACTCCAGCCATAACATCAGTTTTGTGATCAGGATTATAATCTAAAGGATGTAAAGCAGCTAAAGCAGCAGCAGAAGCTCCAGCTTTGCGAACTTCGGAATCTACATATGATTTATTAGCAGCATTGATTTCAGTCAACTGAGAAACATTTACTGCATCATTAGGATCTGTACCACGAGCAACATTAGTAATTTTCTTACCGCCATTATTTAACCCATTTTCATCAAGGGTAATCTTGGCAATATCATTTGCATCACCATCATTGATTTTAATTGCAATGCCATTATATTTGTAAGAAGTCTTGTATTCTAAACCATTAGTATCGCCATCACCTCTATAAATCATATCGATTCCTTTAGTGGTGTAAGAAGACTCATTGTTTCCATCATTTAGATTAACAGAGTTCATATTATACAAGTCTTTATTTACATTGACGGAGAATTCTTTACCACCATCAATATTTACAGTTTTAGATACATTAGTATTTTCACCATCTGCCACTGTTGTAAACTTTAATGCATTGATTACCGCATTAAGTTGAGAGCCATTTACGGCATCAGTAGAAGTATCATCTACTCTACCAGCAGCAACATTTTGAAGCTGGCGTGTGTAAGAAATTACTTTACCACCACCATCTCTACCATTAGTACCAAAGGATACTACACTATTTGGAGCGCCACCAGCAAATTTGTATTTTTCGCTATTGATATAAATACCTTCAACATTTGTTGCAGCTTCTGTAACGCTATTAGAACCAATAGCAACAGAACCCTCTACATCAGCCAATGTATCCTTACCAATAGAGATAGAATTAGTACCAGTAGCATCTGCCCTAACACCAATAGCTACGCTAAAGTCTTTTGTTGCTGTTGTTGTATGGCCAATAGCAATAGCCCCATTAGCTGTTGCATTGTTTTGATTACCAAGAGTAATAGCCCCAGTACCAGTAGCCGTACTTAAACCACCTAAAGCCATAGAATCTTTACCAGTTGCTTCACCTCCAGATAATGCAGTGGAGAAATCTCCATTAGCAACAGAGCGATTACCAATAGCTGTAGCACCATACCCTTTAGTTGTAGCACCGAAACCCATACCAATCGTATATGGTTTATTAGTATAGGAGTTTTTACCATACAAGAATACCGACCCTAAACCAGGTTTATCTAATTCTACTGTAGCATTGTCGCCCATAACAACTGACCAAGTTGCATTAGTGGCTTTAATATCTTGGCCAACAGCCAATGTACCAAAAGAGGTATCTACATCGTTATTATGACCTAGAACTGTCGCATGAGGAGAATTCTTAACAGTGATATAGTCACCTTTGATCATAGTAGATCTACGACCATATTTAGGAATAGAATCTTCTGTGTTTTCATTGCTAATATGATTACCAATCATCAAACCATAATCAGAGTCTTTGACTTTAACCACATCACCGATTGCAATGTTTTCCACATTGCGGTTCTCAGGAGCCACTTCAGTACCAGAGAAGATATTGTAAATATTTGTACCTTTGTAATTAGACCAACCACCTAAGATCACATTATGATTAGTATTTTCATTTTTAGGTACAGTTGTATCCACATGGATATTACCAACACTAGATACTAAGTTGTAATTAGAATCTACGTTATCAGTATTCTTAAGTACGATATCTGCAGCGCAAACATTGGCTGCTAAAGCTGTTAAAATTACTGTTGTTAAAAGAGCTTTCTTATGCATAAACACCTCATGAATTAATAACTAAAATTTTTAGCAATGAAATCAGCTACAGACTTTCTGAACTTATGATAGTCAGAGTCGTATAGATATTGTACATATAGATCTTTTAATTTCTTAGAAAGATCATGTTCATCAAATTCCATTACACATAGAACTTTGATAAGTTTCATAGCAGAATTAAAGATTTCTGTAGCTGCTAAGTCTTTCTTAGCAAGTTCTAAAGAAGGACCAGCTGTTTCATCTGTATCTGCATACAAAGGTTTAGCTTCAGCTACTTCGCTTACTACTGTTTCAGATTTCTTTAATTGAATATTTTTCTTTTTGTTGTCTTCAGCCATTATTTATTCTCCTTACTGAAATCAAAAGTACCATATCCTGGATTAGGTAATACTCTAATAGGACTGGTTTCCAAAATACCCTCATTAACAAGAGTATCTACAAAGTACGCTATTTTGGCATATGGTACGAATAGGCTAAGAGTAGCATTATCAACTTCTTGTGGATAAGTATCTGCTCTTAAACCTTTGAAATCGTATTTAAGCTCTTCGATCTTCTTCTTTGTTTCAGAAACAGTATCATCTTTAGTTGTTTTAGATTCTGTTCTCATAGTAACAAAAATAATATCGTTTCGATAAATACGGATAACGGAACTATCATCATTATTTGATTTTCCAACGATATTTCCTACTGGGAACTCAATAAACTTTCCAGTTTCATTTGAAACTAGCTTTACAAGAAATGCTGGTGTGTTAAAGGTATCTTGAATAGCCTTTACAAAAGCAGTATCTTCATAAAGCTTAATAACATCGAAATTTGGTTCCTTTCCCAATTCGCCTATGTTTCTAGGCTCTTCTGGCAATAATTCATCATCGTAATCATCGTTATTGCCGTTGAAATAGTCTACAATAGAACTATACATTCCCATTTATAATTCCTCCTTTCCTTTAATTTCTAAAAAATTATAATGGGTATGAGAAAACTTTTTCTTATAGCAGAATATTTTCTCACTATTATAGTATATAATCATAGCCAATTTTAAAAGATAAAAAAATAAAGCGAAGATGGAATTACCCATCTTCGCAGTATTATAGTCATTATATGATTTAGTATACTAAAAAGTATTAAGCAAGATATCCTCTGATATGATATTCGTTTTAGTGAACTTTGTATTATATGAATTTGCGATGATGAATTATTATATCAGAGGAAAAATAATTAACCTTTAGCTATTAAGCTTGTGGTTGAGCAGCTGGTTCCACTACATCAGGAGTAGGAACTGGAGCTACGTTAGGGTTAGCAGCGGCTGGAGCAGCAGCTACATTAGGGTTTACAGTATAAGTTGCTTGTTGATTTGCTGTGAAATCTTGAGGAGCTTCTACTGTGCCAATTGGATTTGGACTTGGGAATTGAGGCATTGTTTGTGCAGGATTTTGCATCATGCCTTGATTAGGGAATTGTTGTGTATTGTACATTGCAGTTGTAGGTGCAGCGTTATACATCATAGCTGGATTACCGATACCAGCTTGGAAGTTATTAGGGTATAGACCACCGAAGCCAGGTTGGTTGAAAATGTTACCCAAGATTTGGAATGCGTTATTTTCATCAGCTGGTTGTAATACACCATTAACATTCGTGATCTTTTCAAATGCATTTTTAGCAATACCCCATAATTGAGGAATTTTGTTGAAGAATGCAATCATCATGTAGATATCACGCATGGAACTTGTTGGATTTGGTAAGTAAGTTTTGATGGATTGATACAAATCATTCATGTTCAAGCAGATTTGTTCAATATCACCTTTTGCAGAGTTCAAATCAATAAGATTGAAATCAGAGTTACAAATTGGGCAGTGATAACGGCCATCAGCCAATTTTTCCAATTTGATGTTACCATTTTGATCTTTGTGAGTACAAAGAGCACGAAGGTATTCGTCGCGAGTTAGTTTTGTTTGAAATGCTTGAGGAGCTTTTTGGATCTCAGACATTTCTTCTGGGGATAACAATTGGCTCATTGTTGGATTTTGTGGCGCATTATTGCCATAAGCCATGCCATTGAATTGTTGTCCGTAATTGTTCATGTTGTACATAAGTTTTTCCTCCTAGGATAAAAACGGAAAAATTCGATACCCATACGATATACCTCATAACGAGGTATATCATTATGGTATCATTATTATAGTTTACAATCAAAAATATGTTTAGATTTACTATTTCTGACTGAAACTAAATTACATTTGTTTATAAAAGTGTTATATCGATACTAATTTTTTATTAATATGAAACTGGATGAACAGTTTTATCATATTCTTCCAAATCAGTAAAGTTTCGTTTTCCATCAGGGCTGTTTTTATGAGCTTGATTGGAATAAGCATACATACGTTTTCTTTGAATACCGATGTCTGCATTAGTTTGTTCGAATAAACGATGTTTATTGTATTCGATTTGATCTTGAGTCATATTCAAAGCAGCAGCTACTGCTTCAAAAGCTTCTTCGTTTAGTTCACAACGAATATTTTGAATTTCGCCATAATCAACACAGATCATAACAGCTGGGACCATAGATTTTGAACCAAAACTCATACCAGCGGATGGAGAGTTATGAATTGTACTAGGATTAGTTACTAGGAAGTATACGAAATATCCTTCTGCGTCATTCCAAATTACATTCCCATTATGATAATCTATTACGTTCAAACTATTATCGCATACAACATGTGTAGGGAATTTCATCTTTTGAATAGATCCATCTCCACGTCGTACATTAGTCTCAGCTTTCTCACAAAGAGTTCTTAGTTTTACAACATCAACTGTTTCCAAGATTGAGTACCTCGCTTTCTAAAATATCAGGTTTATTTGAATGTAAACCTAATCAAGGGATACTGTTTCTTCTTGTTCATATTTACTATTAATCTCTTTATATTCTCTATTAAGTTTTCTATATTCTACAATTTCATCATATATAGTATTAAACCGTTCATCAACCTTAAAGCAAGTTATCATCACACCATCAATAGAAACGGGTACTATAAAATCTTTATACAGATATACCATACAGAAAGGACTCTTAGAATGTGCCTTTTTACACATGTATTTCATATATGAGTATATAGATTTAAAGTTAGGATGACGTGGTATATCTTTAAGACATATTCCGTTCTTCATTACATTTCGTCTGAACTTATTCTGACCTTTCTTATTCTTAAGATTAGCCCTTTGTCTCATACGACGAACTGAATGTTTGGATAGTGTAGCTCTATGATATATAGAACGAAATCTGTTCATTAGAAAAATACCGATTGGTACTTTCTATTGAAGCTGTTATTTAACGTCATCCCGATTGATCTAATTTGTGTAAAGTCGCCAGTTTGAATATAGTTTGTGATGCCATTATACATAATTTGATACATGACCATCTTAGCATTTGTTTCATTTGCTACTTCATTTACTAAACCAAAATCACCTGACTGAGTATATAGCTCAGTACCAGCTATTTTAATACCTAGTAAAATTATATTAGCTTTTCTGATATCGAATGCTAGCATATCTAAGGCATATTGTAGAATTCTTGCATCAGTTTTAAGAACTTCTTCAAATTTAGGATTTGAAACAGAACCTCTGGCGATATCTCTAAATAAGAATTTAATATTTCTTCTAATATGATCCATTGTGATAATCTCTTTTCTATTACCACCATACATCTTATCTAGAAACATACTCTTATCAGTTTTCTTGTTTACAAATGGTTGTTTTATTTCTCTCATAAAATTCACCTACTTTCTAATACTATTTTTAATGAGTACTATTTAGTTGGCGAGTTCATCTCTTTGTAATAGAAGATTTGCAAATCATTAGAAGTCATCAATTTGTCTCCTTCTTCTTTATCTTGATTTGCATAATCTGTTACATATTCATCTAACTCATCTACAGTTAAACCTTGATCTGGGAAGTATTTTTCTATAAGCATACGCAAAAAAGAATAGATCGAAACTTCTTTACCTAATCCAAGGTTGCCACTCATGACATAACTGTTTAAACAGTCATAATTCATAAAGGCTTGAAGAAGATATTGGAATACTGTTTCTCTACCTCGTAGAGCCATCCATTCTCCTTCATCTGTAGTGTCACTACCGGCTAAGATAAATAATAATAGATATGGCTTATCATCGATTATTACTTCTTCTCTAGTGGTAGGGTCAAATAGTTGCACTATTTGTTTTCTTTCTCTAAAGATTGGCATCTTAATTCCTCCTTATATGGTTAAATTAGAACTACACTACACTATTATAGTATACATTTGAAGTATGATTTAGAATAAAAAAGAAAGGCCATTCAAGGCCTTTCCGTTTTATATTATAGATTTACCATTTAGAGATATAACAGACTTTCTTACTGGAATCATTGTTCTATGTGTAGGTAAAACATAGATACAAGCATTTCTAAATCTAGTTATTCCAGTATAGTTTAGATTACGTTGAATATCTCTATGAAGATGCTCTTCTAAATAAATACCAGTAAAGTATTGAGATCCCTGAGATATATGAGTAGTAATTGCATAGCCAAATTCGAACTTTTCTAATTTAGAACCGAATTTGTTATTCATCATAGACTTCATTTCTCTTCTAGTTCTATAATCAGATATGAAATATTTAAAATCACATTTCAATTTCTCAAATTTGATATCTGGAAATAAATCTGGCACAAAGTCCATCATAAAACTCTTAGCTTCATAACCAGTAATAGATGGATAATTAGTAACTGTTCCTGCCAAACCATTAGCTAGATTAATACCATCTATTCCTACTCTCCAGTTATTTTGTCTACAAACCACTTTTTCACCAATTATAGGTACTGGGCTAGAAGTTTTTAATATATTACGTCTTACATAACCGTTAAATTGATCTCTAGTCTTATTAGTTCCACATATAAGAGTTTTATACGTTTTAATCATATCATCATTTAAATCATCTTTTGATATAACTAGCACATCACCATAGTTTCCAACTCTTGGCCGTATACCTTTTATAAGCATATTAGATATTTCTACTATGGCAGAATATTGTGCTTGTCTCATAATCTTAGACAATCTAAATACTTTACCAGTATATAAAAACCCTGGTTTATCTGCTACTGGAGGTAATTGGTTAAGATCTCCACATGCTAATATTTTAATACCATTACTTTCCATTTCTTGTCTCATCTTCAATGGTATAGTAGACGCTTCATCGACACATATCAACTTAATCTCATTAGGATCTAATGGAGAATACACAAATCTTTTAGTTGTATATTCTTTACCCATTACTCCATCTTTCTCAGTCTTAACTTCTAATCTATATAACCAAGAATGAGCAGTAGATGCATTTGGAAATCCATTTAATCTCATAACAATAGCTGCTGATCCTACATATGCCATAGGAGCAACTTGTTCTGGCCTCAAACCAAGTTGGTCTATGATACAATGCATTACTGTAGACTTACCAGCACCAGCAGGAGCACTATATTGGAATACTAATTCCGATTCATGCTTATACCAGTGAACAGCAGCTTTTATAAGAGCTTGCTGTTCATCAGTTAATTCAAAATCTAGTATCATTTCTTTCCCTTTTCATTTTCAAGAGCTTCGAAGTATTCTTTTTCATATGCATCATATATCCCTAAGATCTCTCTAACTGGGCCATTGGTCATAGCTTCTAATCTCATATATGCTTCTAAGTATTTAGTAGAGTCTTTATAATGCATATCTGTTTTAATCTTTGCACCATTAGCGTATAATAAAGTCATATATCCATAAGTATCTACTTTAGGAGCTTGATTTGGTTTAGCAGACATGATTTGAGCGGATACAATTTCTGGATGAGATTTTTGTAAATATTGCTTTAACAATTCATCCATAATGATTGGATTATTGTAAGGATCGAAGATTAGATCTTTCTTATGAAGAATACCTCTATTTGTATTTCTTAGGAACTTACCTCTTACTACAATATAATCTGGGTTTTCAAAGTCTTCTTCTGTATCTACAATGTAGCCCTCATGATCTTCTTCAAGACCAGTAATTCTTAATACATCTTTAATGAATCTTTCTGATAATTCTGGATTAGTACAAGTAGATGATCTAAATTGTGTTAAAGACTCAATCTCTCCACCTAATACGTTTGCTTTTTTCTTTGCCATAATAATTTCTTCCTTTCTTTCTAAAACATAATTCTATTACTATCTTATCTGATTGGTTTTCATATTTTATATTTCGACACAGTAATAATGAAAGAGGTGATATAATGAGTACTCATAATGTGAATTCTAGTACAGAAATAGCTATACTTCTAGATGATTACGTTAATAAATTCCATCCAGGTGAGCAATTATTTAAATTGCAAATGACTGGAGGTATGCAAAATAACAGCCGTGCTTTATATAGAAACCAAGTATCTATTCCTAATCTTATGAATAAAGAAACTGAGGGATTAGAGTTTGGTGAGGTAAAAAGAACAGCTGTTGTTAAATTAGCACTTCCAAGAGAGGTTACAAGAACTTACCCTAAGAAATATATTCCAGTAGGTACTAGATTTATAGTCACCTTTTTAAGTGGGGATATTACTAAACCTCAAATTATTGGAATGGAATTATAGGAGATCCAGATGGCGATATATTACAATAGTGCTAGTCTAGGTATTACTGAAACTCATACTCTAAAAGAGTTTATTGATACAGGTAATGCTGCTAGTGATAATTCAGATTACAAATCTATCTCATATTATGAAACAAGAGATGGGTTTGAATTTGTAGTAAAAAATCTGTTAGATGATTATCTAACAGATTTAAAAGAGCAATGTATTCTAATTGAATTAACTCCTCAAGAAGTTAATAAATATAAATACAATCCTAAAATGCTTTCTTATAAGATATATGGTTCTACAAAACTATTCTACACTATATTACGTTTGAATAATATTTGTAGTACCCATGAGTTTACAATTCCAAATAAAAAATTGTATCTCTTGCCTAAGACCACATTGTCTAATGTAATCTCTATTATTTATAATAAAGAATCCATGGCAATGAATACTTACAATCAAAAACATTCTAGAGATAAGATTATTACTCCTGTGAATAAATTTATATCTAAATCTTATTCTTCAACAGCATCAATTGGCTCATCTAGTACTTCTTCATCTTAAGACAAAAATAGTGGTATGGGATAATCCCATACCACCACTTTAATGTGTTTGAGCATTGCTATGTGGAGGTGGTACTAGATATACAACCTCTTTCTTTTTATTTCTATTAAATGGAGATGAATCTTCATCATCTAATGAGAATTTAGGAGTCATCTCTACAAGTTTAGTATCTTTGATATCAGTCTTAGGTCTTTCAACCATTGTATCTACAGGCATATAAACTTCGTTATTTTTCTTAGGAGTTTTTACCAAACCAGAACCAGAAGTCATATCAACTGATTTATTCAATGCTTCTAATCTCTTAGCTGGGTTATTTATAGATACATGCTCTGTAGTACCAAACTTAGAAGTCACTTCTTCTATATCATTATTTATTAGAGACTCTTTAAATACTGCTTTAGGTTCAAATAGATCTTCAACCAATGCTACTGATTTAGGATAGAATGGTTGGAAGATTGAATCTAATCTATGATTAGGAGGAAGTTTGTATCTATGCTTTGTCATCTTAATACCAAGATATCTATTTCCCTCTTTATCATATTCTGGAACAATGATAAATGTGCCATCAAGGTTAGTATCAATCTTAATAGATTCACCAATATTTGCACGACCTAGTTTCTTAATAGAATCTAGTTTGTTAGCATTTCTTCCCTCATCAATAATCTTCATTGCTTCACGATTAAGTTGTGATGCGGTTATTACTGGAATCTTTTTAGAAATTGCAAATGTTTTAAAGTCATTTACTACAGTACCAAGATCTTGATAAACGTCTTTAGTTCTTTCAGATGGTTTGATACGCATCATATAGTCTTGCAAGAATGCTATTGTTTCAAATCCCTCATCTTCAAGATCTTCTACTATTTTATACATATAAGTCGTATCTACAGAATTTACTGGTTTATATTTGATAACCAATTCTACAGCACGTTTATTCTCAGGATCAAATTCAAATTGGCATGCTTTGAATTGAGCTATTGCATCTTCAGCAGTAGCACACGCTTCCATAGATTTACCTTTAGTCATTATATGATATAATGAACAAACTGTTTCTACAACCAAGTTTTCCATTGTTAATAACACAATACAAGGTTTCTTAGATTTATCTTGAGTTATGAAATCTTGATTATACTTCCATAACTGATACATGATATTCTCTAATGTAGTTGTTTTACCAGAACCTGATGCGCCAAAGAATGAATACACACGTTCTTTTTGGAAACCTCCACCAAGCATCGCATTAAATCCCTGCATTCCTGTAACTAGTTTATATGATGGGCTTGTTACATATTTATGGATATCTGGAACTGTAGTTTCCAATTGAGATAATCTAAATAGAGTATCAGATGAATCCTTGTTTATTTCATTACGTCTAAACAAGGTTTGTAAATCACTAATTCTAGATTTAAGATAATCAATAGTTTGATTCTTCTCTCTAAAATCAGCATTTTGATATTTAGTAATAGCTTCAAGTAATATCTTAATGTGTTCATCAACCTCTGTATTGGTTAATATCATAGAGATATTGCCCTCAATAGATACAACTTCATCATTAGAAAGCTCTCTAGAGATAGCTGGATCTTTCTCTAGACTAGTTATATCCATTATTAGGTTTATATTAGATAGAATCATCTCTCTGTCATTTAGACCTTGCATTCTATTTTCTAATATAGCTTTTAGAAAACGTAGTTTTATGGCACAGTTTTGATTCTTAATAAAGTCCTCAGGATTTAGTCTTATGACTAAACTATTCAGCATTGTTAGTCCGTGCTTACGGATATTATCATTCATAGAAAGAGCATATCTACAAAAAGAATTTAGCATATACTCATTAATGCCAGAAGCTTGAGGAGCTTTTCTAGCAGATGGTGTCGTAGTCGTTGTATTGAATTTAGCTTTTCTTTTATTAAAGTCTGTCATACTAGAAACTCCCATAATTTGATATTCAGTTCTATTAGTATTATAATGTTTTTGGGGTTAAAGTTTTTCAATATAAGACATAAAGTCTGCAAACTTTTCAATAGTCCAAAAATCATTTCCCTCTTCTTGATTTATATATTGAACTAGCTTTTGTTCAGGAGATAGATTTTGATCAAATAGATAATCATATTGCTTATACTTCTGATTCATCGTATTTAATTCTTTTTGTATCTTTTGCTGTTCAAAGTTAGTTTCAATTTTTATATTAGCCTTACTCCTATAGAAGTTCTTTAAGAGTTCTATAGTTCTAGGATTATTCTTGGTAATAAGAATTCTAAGATGATCTATACCCTCATTTAATAATGCTTTGATATAATCAATAATAATCCTAGGATCTTGATCAATCATTTCATCAAGATTAATTGTATCATATCGGAAAGATTTAATAGGTTCAAAATGAACCATATATTTTCTTTCTTTGATATTGTGTAGAAGAATTATAAATCCTTTTTCCTCTTCTTCACCAAACTTGTATCTTATTGGGGATCCACAATAATAGAAATCGCTACTATACACCCCATGTACATGAACGTGCCCAGATATAATAGGGCCTTTACAATTACCAAAGTCTTCTATGTCGAATACTGGTTCTCTATTAGAATTAAGATCCCTTTTATTCTTGCCAAATATAGATCCTTTAAAAGTCCCATGCATATAACATGCATCATATAATCCAGAATTTACTAGATATTGATTGTAATATGGTTCACCCATATTATACATTTCTGGAATGCATAGGATTTTCTTACCTTTGACAAATAAAAATTGAGTTTGGGTTACGATTCTTAAGTCGCAACCTTGATTCATAAATGGCACAAAGATCTTGAGCTGATCAGCATCATGAGATCCAGTACCGTTTATAAGTATCAAGGTTGCATTCTTTCTTCTACATATATCTACAAGTCTTTGAACAAATGAGATTGCATATACTACCGCATCAGAGTTTGCCATAAATTTATGGTCAAATATATCCCCATTTACAGATACAATATCCAATACATTCATCATTTCAAGATAGTTCAAAAACTGTTCATCCAATATTTTATATTCTGTTAAAGGCTCTATAGTGCCAAAGTGTAAATCTGATATATGAGCTTCAACAAAAGTATCTTTTGTATTGTCAAAACTTACTACTTGTTTCATTGTTCTTTTTAATCACTCCTTACAATATTATAGTATGTGACCAAAATTTAAGTTAAGAATAATACTAGAGCAAGTTTATGCTCTAGTATCATTAACTTGTTTTGATATTCCTACGTTTAATACAGATCTGAGGATTATATCTAAAATACCCATTATATTTACTGCCATAACAGAATATTTACTGTATTCCTCAGCTTTTAAGTGCTTACCAAATTTATAATAAGGGTTTAAGATCCTTCCCTTTTCATCTATTTGAAATCTTCTTAATGATTCAATTCCAGCTGTTGCTGTTTCTAATTTAGTAGAACATTTGTAAACTACTTCTTCAATAGTATAAATCCGTTCATCTAGATCTAATCTAAGCTTAGTCTTTATAAATCTATCATTTGTTGGACGATATAAACTATTTAGATTATAATTGATTATAATAATCTTGTTTATACGTTGAAAAGCATTTTCTCTTGTATCATTATATTCGAATATAATATCACAGCTATCTCTATTATTTTCAAATATACTTTTAAGAAGATCTTCAAGGTCTACTTGGAATAAGGTAGAGAAATACAATAAGAATATAGAGTATCTCATTACATGGTACACTATAGTTTCTGGATGCTTGAAAGATTCTTTTAATATCTTTCTAGACCCTTTAGATATCCTATTTGTAAGAAGAGGAAATTTAATATGTTTTATAATCCATCTTCTTATATATCTAACGTATTTATTTCCATCAGTTCTATTAAAGTCATTGATATAACTAGTAAAATCTTCAAAGATATTTAATGGATCATATTTATCATGCACTTTGTGGTTGGAGCTGATGAAGTTTCTTGGTAAGATCATTAAAATTCTCCTCAAGATAATGAATGTGATAATAACTATAGAGAATTGATATAAAAGTTCTTTCACACAAATCGAAATAATTTTTATGATCAGGAATAGATAAGTCTAAAATGTATTCTTTGTATTTAGGTTGATATTTATTTAGTTGAAGAATTATGACCCCATCTATATTAATACCCTCTTTTTCTCTAAGTACTTTAGAATATGCTGCTAATTGTAAATAGTATTTATAGGTGACATGATTAGAAGTTTTAAAATCAATAAGATAAATCTTATCATTTATATTCATTAGGCAATCATAGGTTCCACCATACCACTCACATACTAATTTCTTTTCCTGTCCTAAGATTTCATATTTATTAGCTTGAATAACTTTCCACCATTCTTTAAAGGCATTAAGACAAACTTGTGGAGTATCTTCTGGTACTGGTAATCCTTTTAATAAACATTCGATACCATGATGAACCTTAGTTCCAAATGTAGCTGCTTGATTTAAAACGTCTCTATATCTTTTATGCTTAAACCCTAAACTATTAGCCCAGTTCATTAACTTTTCTTCACTAATCATTTTAGAGAGTACCTCTGTAACTCGAGGTACGTTTTTCCCATTATATGTATACCTATCACTGGAGTTCATCTCCACATGTAGGTCTAAAATATCTTGTAATTCCATTTTCTTATCCCTTTCTATTATACTTAATAACAAGTCTAAGACATCGTATTTTATCATATTGGAGATGCTTTATTGACCACAGGGACATTAAAATAACTATTCAAAAATATCTAATAGGAGGAAATAAAACCAATGAAGGAACTTAAATCCTACTCTGACTCTTACTTTTATAAACAGTATCCAAAATATCAAAAACTCTTATTGGATGCTATTATGACTGATCCATTAATCGATAAAGCCTCTGAAGAATTTAAAGGTGTTATTCTTGATTTGAAACACCAAAGAACAGATGAAGCTTTATTACGTATCCTAAATTCTAATAATACAATTCTTTTAGATTGTCAAGTTCCATTACCTAGAACTTTCAAAGTATTCTGTGCTAAAGAAATGAAAGGTAAAGATCGTGGTAAGATTAAAGTATTTATCGATGCTTCTACTTGTATCGTAAAAGATCCTAAACACGGTGATTATAATGTAAATGAAACTACTTTAGTTTCTTACCTTATGAATGCTGGTGTTACTATGATCTATCATAAGAAATTTGATCTTATCAAACGTAGATCTAATTTGATTTTGAACATCACTAGATGCTTCGCAGATTCCTTTACTCATATTATTGATTTCTTAGCAAAAATCTCTATTCAAGAATCTAGTAAGATTCGTGTAAATTATTTTGCTGCTATGTACTTCTTGATGGGTATTCTTCAAATGGAAGATGAAGACAAAGCTAGAGATATTGCTATCAGAGTAGCTGGTGTTTCTAAAAATGAAGCTACTCTTTTAGATATCTCTATTGAAAGAGCTTGTCGTAAACACAGTGATATTAAAGAAAAAGATATTAATCCATATGAAAATATCAAGATCTTTATCAACTCTTTAAGAGACGCTATGCATTTAAATCCTAAAGCTATTAGTTTAGATACAGTTGTCGAAAGATGGATGAGACAATTTGGTCCTGGTACAGTATTTGGTTTAGAATACTATCCAGCTTTCTCTGCTATGATTACTGATGCATACGTTGGTGGTTATTTAAATAACCAAAAGACTATTGAAAAAATCTGTGGTAAAGATATGGTTCAATATTCTAAAGATGTAATTACGATGTTAGGCACTATTGCCTAATAATATTAGGAGGTATTCGTAATGCCTAATTTTTTACTTAACCTCCATTTTGATAAAACTGGTTGTACAAATTCTTCTGTCAAAAACTTAGGTGGGGTATCTTTTACAGATACCTCATCTATTATTGAAGCAGCTGGTACTGCTTATTTTAAACCATTTAATGATAATGCTGGATTGTGGTTAGAGAATGTAGGTAAGTTAAAAGACCACTTCAATTCTAATCAAAACTTCACAATTTATCTTAAGTATAGAATTAAGAAAGAGAACTTAGATAAAAATACAAAGGTTCCAATCTTATCTTATAAGAAGAATAATAAAAATAGTTTTAATAACTTCATCTATATAGAAGAGGCAGGGTATTTTACTTTCCAAATCTCTCCAGAAGAAAAGTATTCTAGTGCTATTGTAGATTATACATTCAATGATAAATGGCATTATCTTACAATCACTAGAGAAGATAACGTACTTAGAATATTCGTTGATGGTTGTTTAACTACTATAAATGATATTCAAGGAAGTATGGTATTTGGAGATGAGTTATTCATTGGATATAAACGTAGTACTAGAAATGATATATTCACATTTAATGGCGGATATCTAGATGATATTAGTATTATTGATGAATGTATATATTATGATACCTTCATCCCTCCTACTCTATATATCACAACAGAAGATACTATAGAAAACTATTTTAGAAATAACCATTCAAATGTTTTAGGTCAATTAGAATCAGAAACTCAGGATCTTATTGATCACAAAATGGAATCTACTTCATACTATTTTAATGAAGCTCAAAGAGGATATCTTCCTCAAAGGCTTAGAATAAAATGGCATGAAGAAAGAGAATATTTTAAGAATGAAGAATGGAATAGAGAATCTAAGTATATAGATTCTACTGTAATTTCTTTATATAATATGGCTCATGATAAAGTTGGTTTTGAAGAGAAACGTTTCTTTGAAGGTACCGCTTATCACTTATTAGCTAATAAAGAAATCAATCCATTTCTATTATTTGTAGATGGAAAGTTTGTTCCATTATCAGAAATTTATATGATTAGATCAGATGATTTCTATACTGTATTTATTAATAATAGAGATCCTATCTTATCTGGTCCTGTAAAATCTGTTGAATATATTAAGATTCCTTTCCCAGTAATCTATGAAGAATTTATTGGTGAAAGAGAAGATAAAACTCCTATCTACAAATTCAATAAAGATGGATACTTTGATAACTCCCAATCAGCCATTTATTTCTATTATATAGATAATGAATCAGCTCCAAATACTAAAGTTAGAACGAATGGTATATATGAACAAACAATGCCATCATATGTAGATTCCGAAGGTGGATCTGAAAAGCATAGTGATGATGAGTTAGTCCATTATGTATGGAGATATGGTAACCTTGAAGCTAAACGTGTTCATGGTAAAAATATCTTTATGTATTTTAGAGCATGGGACCATGGTTATGTAAAACCAGGTGATCAAATAGTTTTATATAGAGACAATGTTCCATTAGATCCTAGAACTTATCGTTTGATGGGTGTCGATCTAATTGAGTTCTTTAATTATCAAACCCTAGATCTTCCTGATACTTTATATACTATGGAGATCATTACAGATAACTCTGATTGGTTAATAGAAGACTATGCTACATCTAAAATCTTTTCTATGGTTGCAGAAGAGGAAGAGCAAACAGTATTCCAATTACCAGTAGAAGATTGGCCTGATGTGGATAATTATAATCAAATACTTATCTTCAATGGTAGTATATTCTTAAATCAAAATGATTATATTGTAAATAACACAAATCATACTGTTACCTTTACCAACTCTACTAAATTAATTCATAAAGGTGATACTTTAATATTTGCTTTTGTTAATATCACTAAGGGATCTCAACATGGCCCTCTTCATTTGAAACCTTATTTCTTCTCTCAAGAAATAAAAGAAAATTCTAATTCTATTACCTTACCAGATATGCCTGGATTGGAATATAATATGAATAACTTTATGCTATTCATAGATGATAAAGTAGTCATTCCTAGAAGATATAGAATTGAAGGGGATAAGTTAGTATTCATGGAAGCTAATGATGGAGTAAAACAAGGCCAAATAGCCGTGTTTACTCTATTTAAATTAGTCAGTGAATATGATGATCCTACTAATATTAGATACAAAGCAATCCAAGAAGAATTAGCCCTTGGTCGTAGATTTATTCTATATGATATGACCATTGATAAAAAGTATAAAATTACTTTAGACAATTTAGTAGCTTTTGACCAAAATGGTAGATATATGCCTGATTTATTTGGTCAAATTTATAATAGGAATATTATCAAGTGTTTATATAGTGGAGAACCTATGCTAAGGGTTCCTACATATATCAGTTGTATTTGGATGGAAGACTCACTTCCTAATGAAGCATTAGCTGTTCATCCTACAAATAATTCATTTATGAATGGCTATATTGCTTTGTTCGAAGAATTCTATGAAATGGATGATCATTTCAAAGAGTTGATGTCTGACTTCAATACACGATATTATAAGAGTAAACACTATGGTGAGAATTTAGCTAGAGCTTTAGACTATATGGCTTGCTATCAACAAATTAAGTTTGATAAAGTCTATGAGGATAGAGCTACTGCCGATAGAGTAACATTCGATGTCGGTAGACTAAATTCTTCTTCCACGTTTGATGCCAATGGCGATATTGCTTATGAAATGGAAAGAAATGAATTTAATAGTCGTTACTATAGATCTTTCCCTATCTATTTCTTAAACGGTATCGTTCCTGATTGGTATGATCAAACTTCCTATTCTGGTAATAGAGTTACAATCCATACTCCAACCAAACTTAAGAATGGCGAAAATGAACAAATCTTTACTGAAACTAAAGTAATTGGGATTCCTATACCATTCGAGTTTGATAAGACTATTGGTGTTGAAGATACTAATGATTTATATCTTAAAGAATATGGTGATAAGAAAAACCAATTCGGTAAAATAAGATATAAAGGATCTGCTCTTGCTGATATAAAAGACGTGTACAGACCTAGAAGAACTGAGTTTCTTGGACGTATTAACGTAGATTTTGAATTCGATTACAATATAAGCAATGGGCTTATCAATGTTATCACCGTTATGAGTGGCTTTGGTGAGCCCCTTTGTAACTTATATGTGGGCAATCAAGAGGAATATAAGCAAGTCATGAATGCATTAAATCCCCATAACCCAGTATTTAGTTACAACTTAAAAGATATAGAAAACAGATCTAATTTACGTCTAAGTATTACTTATAAAGACGATCAATATAGATTCGTTCTTAGTAGGAATAGAAGAATTATCGAAAGCGTATATCTTCCTATTCCTTATTCTAATGGTACAGTTATTGCATTTGGTTCTACATTTGATACTACCAATAATGGAGATTACAGATGTATTAAACTAAAACAGTTCGAACCTAATAAAGAATTAACTTTTAGAGGTACAGCTAGATTTATTTATGGTACTTACAGAACAGCTAGTTCTGTAGACGTATTGGAATCTATTCGTTGCCATAAAATGGTAAACTTCTTACAGCCATTAGATAGCCAATTATTATATATAAATAATAATACTCAAGACTTCTTAGGAAAAGTAAGAACTGGATTTGAAGCTAGTTCTGAAGTCTTTTCTATCGTGGAAGTTCCTGAAAAGACAAGGGAATCTGAATTCACTGCATCTATTAGAGTCAAACCTGGCTTAGCACTTTATGAAAGAGATATCTCGTTTGATATCCCATCCCAAGTTCAAGTTAAGGTTGATATAAATCCAATAGATATTGATTGTGATGTAGATCTCTATGTATGGGATTATGTAGATCCTACAGATAACAGCGGCGAATCTTATGAGTTCTATTGTAAGGTAAATCCATCTTATAATTTCACTCCTGTAGATATACCATGTAAGATCGAAGTTCCAATTGTTATTATTAAAGCATAACACTATTACTACAACAAACCCCTATACGATAATTTCGTATAGGGGTACATACTAGTAATAAATTTCGCTTTTTTATTGTTAAGGAGGGAGAGCATTTGTACACTAAGCTTGTAACCAAAGTGGTTACAATTCCAATCCCTTTTAAAGATAGTTATTATGATGGGCCGTCTCATAATCGTAAACAGATAGATGGTCTTGAAAATATTATACTTTCTCAGATAGAGAATGATAGTACAGATAGTAGTAATAAGATATATCCTATATGGCAATATCTGAGGGAAATAGACAGAATATCTGGAAATTCTACATATGATAGAACTAATTCAGAATATCAATTAAACTCTTCTGTATTATTTGATCTATCTTCTGTTTATGTTCCAAAACCAAATGAAAATGTTTTAAAAATAACATTTAAAACTAATCAAATAGAATTAGATAGACTTCGAACTTCTGATCCAAAAAATATAAAAACAATAGATTCTCCTATTGGGGCTACTAGTATATTCTCTATATTTGATAAATATACAACAGTTCCTATAGTAAATATAATTGCTGGTGATAAAGGTAATTTTGAAGATGAGCTATATAAAGCTTATCCAAGATTATCTAAAATGGCAAATTTTAATCCATTAAATCCTAATAAAAATGGAGAAATTATTTCTCTTTATAATCCTATTTTAACAGTAGAATTTTTAAAGGGAGATGGATGTAAAGTAACTTTCAGTGCTGATGAAATTCCTACAGAAGAGAAGATTATTCCTAAATATAATCTAAACTCTTTATATTCCATATTTGCAATCAATGGTTATATTACAGATGAAGCTGATCATAGAAATACCGAATTCTATAGATATAATATCCAACCTACTCAACAGGCTTTGAGCGTTAAAGCAAATGGTGTTTACGATTCATATATTCAAGTAGAATATGGTACTCTTCAAAACTATGTAGATGAAAATCCATTAATCACTGGTGATTTCGAATACGTCCAAGGTGAAGAAGATAAAGACCTTCTAGAAGGAACTGTTGAATTATCTAAAACAGATATGGAAGTGGAATTCCCTCTAACTATTTCTGTTATAGAAAAGAAACGTTACGAAGGTCCTGTAGATCCTAAATATATTCGAAGAACAAATCAGAAGACTACTGATTTCCAAATAATCGAAGAATTGGAATCTAAGTTTAAAGATAGATGCTGCTTATGCACTGGTATCAAATACGATGATATTCAAGTATTTGTAGAAGTTACTAGTGGTCATTTATATCCTTTAAAATATATTATTGATGATAAAAATAATATGGTATTTGAAGATAATAAATATGCTACTAACCTTCCACTCTATGCAGGATCTAAAAGACAGTTCTTATATAATAGATATATGATAGATAAAGATACTAATTATCTTTCCCTTGGAGAAGAATTCAAATCTGGATGGGATCCTAAGAGATATATGATCTTTAAGAATGGTCATCTTTTAAATAATTCTATCTATCAAATCATTGCTCCAAACTTCACAAATGGAGTTAAGTATAAACGTATATATTCTGCTAGTACTTTTAAAGAATCTGATTATGTAGACGTATTCTATATAGAATGTGATGATAACTTTACTCATGTTCCATATAACCATGACGTCTATATGAGCTCTAAGGTTGTTTATCCTGAAAAGAATAATCAAACTGTAGTAAGAGTGCCTTACCCATACAAATCTTATCCTAGAGGGAATAAATACTTCTTTGTATTTAATAAAGATGGTATTTATTTAGATAAGAGAAAACAATATACCTTATCAGAAGATGGGGACTTTATTACATTATATGAAACACGAGCTTTACAAAAGACAGAAACTACTGTTGATTGTTTAGTATTCGTATTCCCATATGTAAGAGCAGACTTCGAAGTTGATGGTGAATATTCTGAAGATGGTAAGTTAGAAAACTCTGGCATTACTTTTGTATATTCTTATGCAGATGGTGGTACCGATACAGGTTTATTAGACTTCAAACCAATATTTAATTCTTATGAACTTACCAAGGATAATTTCTTATTGTTTGGTAATACTACTTATATAGACCCATCTAGATATGAATTACTAAGTAATGGAAAAATTCAGTTATTAGATCCTGTTGATATTCGTCACTGTAAGTATGCTCAATATGTAATGGTGATATTTAATAATATTGGTATATTAGAAGAGTATAAAGAAAATTCATCTGAAAACTTAAGATTCAATATTAAGGTTCAGCAAGTTACTGCTAAACAAGATAATCAAGTTACATTTGAACTTCCAGATGGTATTGGTTATAATACTAAATTCTTAGCTTTCGCTGGTAGTCTTTCTTTAGATGAAAGTGAAAGATATGCATACAATCCAGTTACTAAAACTCTTACTCTTACAGAGCCAGATTATAGTTTAGATGCTGGTAGAAATCTTACTATTGTTACAGTAGAAGATTTAGAAGCTAAAGGTGGATTTACAGAAAGAGTAGATTTTGAAAAGATAGAATTCCCTATCACTGCAAAAACTATTATTTCTATACCAAGTTGGTATATCGATCAGATGAAAATTACTCCTAATAATATAGCATTATTTATCAATGGAGTATTTATCACTCCGGAAAGATATACTCTAAAAGGAAATGTTATCATTCCTACTTATAAGAATGATAGACAATTCAATTCTGATAAAACTATCACTATCTTATACTTCTATAAGAAACGTGTATCATCTGCTGAAGATGGAATTGAAGGTCCGTATGAATTATTCAATATGACTAGAGATCATGATGATATCTGGTTCGACGAAATGTATGCCAAACCAACATTAGCTGGTAAAGCAGTAGACTTCATACAGAATATTATCTATGGTAGATTAGAATATATAGAAGATCTTTCTAACTGGTATACTAGAGTATTGATCTCTGGTAATTTAGAATATTCACAAGATCATCCTGTATCCTTAGACTTCATATCTGGTAATCTTCAGTTGTATTACAATGCACCTATTGCAGCAGATATCAATGCGACTATCGATGATCTAGATGTAGAATGGTATAAAGTAAGTCCTAACTTAAATGGTAGAGAAGTAGATACTTTGTATAGACTTCCTGATATGGCTAAGTATGTATTAATTGCTAATAATGTTGGTGCTATTCATACTAAAATGAATCAAGATAATAGCTTCTATTCTATCTTTACAGATAATGATGATATAGTTGCTATTAAATTTGAGCCTACTACTTCATTAGAAACTATTACTCCATATACATTTAGAGGTATGACTAAATTAGCATACGTTGCATTTGATAGAAATAATAAACGTATCAGTCCTTACGCATTTGCTATTACTCCTAAATTGAGATCAGTAAAACTTGTTCCTGAAATCAAAGTAGAAGAAAATGCATTTGGTTTATTAGATACTTTATATATTGCAGAAAATGCTAATGTAGCCGATAATGCATTCGAACCTGCTAAGAATATAAGAATTAGTTATGATAAGACTTCTGAAAACTATATTATGGATAATACTCCAGAAAATAGAGTTGGTACTTCTGAAGT